TCGCCATTTGAATCAGCGCCGATACTAGAATTAGAAGTTATTAAATCAGATATCTATATGAAGAATTCATTTACAGAATTATATTCTACGCAGTGTTCAAAGATTACATTCGTAGCAACTGATTCGATTTCGATACCTTATGTAAAGAAATTAAGAGAAGACATATATAATTCATCTAAACTATTTGAATTAGATATAGCAGGAGATGTTAGACGCAAAAGATGTGTAACATGCGATGATATAGTAAATCGTAATTATTTAAAAGATACGTTTAGTACAAAGATGAATTCAGATGCAAATGTAATTTCGACGTATCTTACAACAGAAGATTTAAATAAAATATCAAAGGTAAAAATAAATGGTGTTAATATATCAACACAAAAGGATGGTTTAAGTAATATGGGTGAAAATACTTGTGAAGGTTTTAGTTTTAGTGTTCAACTAAAGAAGTCAATTCCAACTATTAAGAAATATATTGTAGATGAAAATAATAAGATTGTCACAGTCTATTTCAATGATAATACACAGTATTCAGTGAAGTGTACTGCAGGTGACGAATTTGACTTAGAAATTGGCATTGAAAAGTGTATTCTTAAAAAGGTATGCGGTAAAGGTTTTAAGAGCGATATTAAACGAGTTATTAAAGCTCAAAACGATAGAGAAAAAGCCGAAAAACTTGCTAAAGAAAAAGCTATTGAAGAGGCTGCAAGACTTCAAGCTAAGAAAAAGAAGAATCTTGAAAAACGTATGAGATTAAAAGCTCGTTATGAAGCGAGATATGAAACTATCTTAGCAGAAGAAAAAGCAAAACTCAATAAGACTAAAGTATTAAATGAAAAGGTAAAGTAAAATACTTAATTAAATAATTTTAAAGAAGTCAACAATTTAGTTGACTTCTTTTTTGCGTTTTGTTATAATATATTTGTATATAAAATAAAGATTGTAATCAAAATGATTACAAATACAAGCTAAACTATATAAGTTAAGGAGATTAGTAGTGAAGAAATCAGATAAAGAGTTTTTAGACAATTATGATGTAAATAAATATGAAAGACCATCTGTAACTACTGACGTAGTTATATTCACAGTTGAAAATAATTTACTTAAGGTTTTATTATATAATAGAAACGAACAACCTTTTGAAGGTTTATTGTCTCTTCCTGGCGGATTTTTAGATCTTAATAAAACTTTATTAAATAACGCTATAGGTGTCTTAGAGAGAAAGACAGGGCTTCAAGATATGTATCTAGAGCAGTTATTTACTTTTGGTGATATAGATAGAGATCCAAGAACAAGAGTAATAGATGTAGTGTATTTTGCTCTAGTTCCTATTGATTTATTAAGAGAAAAATTAAATGATGAATCGTATTTATTAAATGTTAAAGACGTCATAGATAGTAACTACATATTAGCTTTCGATCACAAAACAATAATAAAACATGCCGTTAAAAGAATTCAAGGTAAATTAAGTTACACAACTATTGGATTTAATTTAATAAATAACTATGAAGCTTTCACTATTGGTGAAGTACAAAAAATTTATGAAGCAATTTTAGATAAGCCATTAGTTAGAATGAATTTTAAAAGAGACTACATCAAAAAATATATTGATAGTGGATTAATAGAAGAAGCTAGAGGTACATCCAATAGATATTCTAAAAGACCTAGTAAACTTTATAGAATTAAACATAACAGAATAAAATAAATATTGTATAAATAATTGTAATCAAAAAGATTACAAATAAAGAGGTGAATAAATATGAATAAAATACTTATAGTGGTAGACATGCAAAATGACTTTATAGATGGAAGTTTAGGTTCTAAAGAAGCACAGAACATTCTCTTACCTGCATGGGTTAAAATTAGAGAATATGGCTTAAATAAAGATGTAATATTATTTACGCAAGATACACATTATGATAACTATCTTGAAACGAATGAAGGCAAACATTTACCTATAAAGCATTGTATAGTTGGAACAGACGGGTACAATATTAAACCAGAACTAATTCAAGCGTTAGATGGTATAAGTGAGTATTACTGTTTAAGTAAAGAAAGTTTTGGTTACACTGATTGGAAAAATGTATTTAATGACTTAAAGCTTTCTACAAAAAATTTAGAAATAGAATTAATAGGATTATGTACAGATATATGCGTTGTATCTAATGCGCTTATTCTTAAAGCTTTATATCCTGAAGCGATTATAAAAGTAGATTCTAAATGTTGCGCAGGTGTAACTCCTGAAAACCATGAAGCAGCTCTAGAAGTTATGAGAAGCTGTCAAATAGAGGTGTTATAATGATACTTTACAATGAAAAAGAGATTAAACAAGAAAAATTTGGTGATGGAACTTTAAAAATGGCGGTTCCAGAAGACATAGAAGAAAGATTTACGCATGAAATAACTTGGTGTTATGATAATGATGCTGAATTATTTACGTTATGGACTTTAGTAAATCAAATAAGAGATATGTGTGGACAACATTCTAGTATATTGTTAATTATGCCATATATTCCTCATGCCCGTCAAGATAGAAATGTAAGTAATAGATTCTTTACTCTTAAATATTTCGCAAAACTTATAAATGAAATGAATTTTATTGAAGTAAGAGTATTAGACCCGCATTCAGATGTATCTACAGCGCTTATAGATCGCATAAGAGTGTATCCTTACTTAAAAGACTCCATGCAAATTCCTTTTGATGTAGTTTTAATGTATCCAGATAATGGTGCTGCTAAAAAGTATAATGCTAATAGCGACTGTATTATTGGCAATAAACATAGAAATGCTGAAGGTAGAATTACTGATTATGAACTTATGAACTTTAAAGAAGGAACTAAGAAAGTATTACTGATAGACGATATCTGTTCTTATGCTGGTACACATGTAGCAGCTGCTAAGATTTTAAAAGAGCACGGTGTGGAACAAGTAGATCTACTAATATCCCATTGTGAACATAACATTTTTAGAGGAGAAGCTTTTGATTGCATAGATCATGTATACACAACCGATAGTATTTTAGATTTAAAACAGTTAGATTCTCAGGAAAATGAAGTATATTTAAAAAATAAAAATAAGTTAATTGTTATAAAAGAATTTAGAAAGTATGATTAAATATTAAATTCTGATGATATTATTACATTTGGTGCTATATGAATAGCTAAATTACATGAGAACTATAAAGTAAGGAGCTATTATATAATGGTAGAATGTAAAATTTGTAAGAAGCAATTAACTAATGAGAGACTTTTAACTATACATTTAAAAAAAGATCACAATATCGATAGAAAGAGCTATACTGATCAGTATTTAAAATTAGATAATATATGTCCATTTTGTGGTAAAGAAAAAGCCTTTCATAGCCCAAACTATGACAGAACATGCGGGTCAAAAGATTGCATAAATAAATTGAAGCAGCAAGTTTACCTAGAAAGGTATGGTGTCATAAATCCAGGGCAGCGAGAATGTCAAAAAGAGATTAATAGGCACACATTTGATTCAAAAGAAACTAAACAGCGTCGAAATGAAAAAACTAAAAAAACTTGCTTGCAAAAATATGGCACTGAAAGCCCTAATCAATCTAAAATTGTAAAAGATAAAATACGTCAAACAATGTTGATTAAATATGGTGTTGAAGCTGCTACTCAGTTAGAAAAATGCAAAAAGAATGGCCATACAGTTGATGCGGAAAAACGTAGAAAAGAAACTTTGCGAATAAATAACTTAGATAAGTATGGCGTTGAAAATGTATACCAATCAGAGACTATAAAAGAAAAGATTAAACAGACGAAGTTACTAAGATATGGAGATGAAAATTGGTGTAATCCTGAGAAAATAGCAGAGACGATGTTAAATCATTATGGTGTAAGAAGCTATGCGCAGTCAGAAGAAGCTGCGAAAAAGCATCATACTGTAACTATTTATAACGGCATATCATTTGATAGCCAGTTAGAATTAAAATTTTATTTATTTTGTTTAGAAAATAATTTAGATATAGAAATAAAACCGATAAAAATAGTATACAGTGCAAATAATAAAAATTATTTTTATTTTCCTGATTTTATAGTCAATGGCGTTTTATGCGAATGTAAAGGTAAACATTTATTAGAATATAATGAAAATAATGAAATAATAGGTTTAAGAAACCCATATGTTTCAAAATTGACTGAAGAGCAGATTATAAAAGATAAACTTAAACTATCTGCAAAATATGCGTGTATGTTAAAAAATAACACACTAATACTTACAGATGAAAATGAATTTGATAAAATTTTAAAACTTAAATAAAGCTCTCAAAGAAAAAGGTGTAGAACAAATAGACTTATTAGTTTCTCACTGTGAGAGTAATATATTTAAAGGTGATGTATTTAAGTATATAGACCACGTTTATACAACAGACAGTATCTTAGACTTAGATAGACAAGACTATGAAGGTTATCAACCAGAGTATGTTGAAAATAGTAGACTTATAATTATAAAAAAATTTAGAGAGGTGTAAAATGTTTAATATAAATCCATTATTAGAAAGTGATTTTTACAAACAAGTACATTGGAATCAATATCCTAAAAACGTAAGTAAAGTTGTAAGTTATTGGATTCCTCGTGGAACAAGAATTGAAGGTTGGAATGATGTAGTTATGTTTGGTCTTCAAGGTTTTATTAAAGAATTTTTAATAGATGACTTTAATGACTATTTCTTTAATAGACCTTTAGTTGATATTGTGAAAGAATATAGACATGTTATGGATAACACTTTAGGTGAAGGCTTATATGGGATCGAGAGGATTGAAGCTTTACATGCTTTAGGTTATTTACCTATTGAAATTAAAGCAATTAAAGAAGGTACTAAGGTTCCTCTTAAAGTTCCTATGTTTGAAATTTCTAACACACATCCAGATTTTGCTTGGTTAACTAATGCATTAGAGTCTGTTATTTCCTGTGAAATGTGGCACGCAATGGTTTCTGCGAATGTAGGCGTAGAATATAGAAAAATTGTAGATAAGTGGTTTAATAAGACTGTTGATGATAATGTTCCTCATAGAAGAGCTCTTGGAGATTTCGCAATGCGTGGTCAAGAATCTATGAGATCTGCAACTAAATCTTCTGCAGCTTGGTTGTTATCTTTTGTAAATACCGCAACAGTACCTGCCGTTTCTTATTTAGAAAAATACTATAACTGTGATTGTGAAAAAGAAGAAGTTGGATTTGGCGCACCTTCAACTGAACATTCAGTAATGTGCTCTAATTTCGCGGTAGATGGTGACGAAATTACTATGATAAAGAGACTTCTTACTGAAATATATCCTAATAACTCTTTTACAATGGTTTCTGATAGTTATGATTATTGGAATCTTGTGGACAATATCTTACCTCAATGTAAAGAAGAAATTATGAATCATAATGGTTGCTTCTCAGTTAGAGGTGATAGTGGCGATCCTGTAACAATTGTAACTGAAACTGTTTTTCATTTATGGGATATTTTTGGCGGAACAATCAACAGCAAAGGCTATAAAGTTTTAGATAAACATGTTAAAGCGATTTATGGTGATTCTATCACAATGAGAAGAGCCGAAAAAATCTATAAAATTTTAGAAGAAAATGGATTTGCGGCTAATAATGTATCTTTAGGTGTTGGAAGTTTCTCAATGCAAGCATTTGAGCAAGAGATTGAACCAGGTTTTATTAAGTTAAACCCATTCACAAGAGATACTATGAATTTCGCAATTAAAGCAACTTATTGTGAAACTAAAGATGGTAAGGAAATCCCTATCTTTAAAAATCCTAAAGAAATGGCGTTTAAGAAATCTAATAAAGGTTGTATAGTAGTTTGGAAAGATGCTGTTGATGGTAGATTAGCATATAGAGATGGTTTATCTTTCAATGAAGCATCTAATGACAAAAACAATCAATTAGAAGTTGTATTCAAAGACGGTAAGATGATTAAAGAATATTCATTAGCTGAAATTAGAAACACACTTTGGGAAGGTGAATTTTAATGAGATTCCAAGTTCAATCATACGCAGAATTCGATCAATCGCAATTAGACATGCCTATAATGCATGAAACAGATGATTTTAAGGATTTAGTGCAATTTATACGTAATTACTTTGCGTCAGAAAATTATTTTAATGCTGTATTTTTAACTGATACTGAAAACAATAAATCAGCATATGTAGGCAGAGATTTAACCGTTAATTGCGGGGAATCTATAGAACATTTTTGTGGTGAACCTGAAGATTACGATCGTCAAGAATGCGTAAATATAAAAGAAATTTTAAAAGATTACACAAGAGTGTATAATACACCTTCTGGACCTATGATGGTGATGGCTATTCCTTATAGTCCAGAATTTGATAAGGTAAGGAGTTTTATAGAATCTTTATGACAACACAAAATAAAATAAATAGAATTATAGACTGGCTTGAAAAATATAAAGAAGAAGCTAATTGTCACGGCGTAGTATTAGGACTTTCAGGAGGTAAGGATTCAACTGTAGTTGCAATGCTCGCTAAGAAAGTTTGGGGCAGAAATGTATTTGCAATTCTAATGCCTAATGGGGAGCAAGCAGATATTCAAGATTCTCTAAAGATTGCAAATGATTTACAGGTAGATTGGCGAATAGTTAATATTGAAAGTGCTTTTAATGGGGTTATTAATGCTTTGGAAACACCTGAAGGTTGGTGCGGATTCGCTAAAAATACTGATCTTAAAATTACCGAAAAATCCAAGACTAATATAGCACCTAGAATCAGAATGGCCATATTGTATGCGATAGCTCAAACTTACGGTTATAGAGTTATTGGAACTGGCAACGCTAGTGAAAAGTATTTAGGTTGGTGCACTAAATTTGGTGATCTTGGTTGCGATCTTAACCCTATCGCCCATCTGACTAAGTCTGAAGTAGTAGAAATAGGAACAGAGCTTGCTAAAGAATTTGGATTAGATGAAAAGTTTATTGTTAAAGCTCCAGGTGATGGCTTAACAGGGAAGACAGATGAGGATAATTTTGGATTTACATATGATGAATTAGATGAATATATAAATGATCCATTATTTAATAATTTGTCTGAAGATAAAATAGATAGAATTGAAGCAATGCATAAATTGTCATACCACAAATGCAGAATGCCTTATACAATAGAAGATGAGACATTCTAAATAGGAGACTAAATGAAAATAGGAATATTTCCAATGGTTGGCGATCTTTTACACACTGGTCATATTAAAGCGTTAGAATACGCTAAAAGTAAATGTGATTATCTTATAGCCGCAATGAATTGTGATCCAACTATAGATAATCCAAATAAAAATAAACCTATAGAATCAGTGTATGAAAGATTTACTCGATTAGATAGTTGCAAATACATAGATAAAGTTATACCATATGTTGGAGAAAAAGATTTATTGCTACTATTGCAAACTACTAATTATAATATAAGATTTATTGGCGCAGATCATAAAGGTGGCTACACTGGCGATGATTATGAAAAAGAAAAGGGAATTGAAGTAGTTATTATTCCTAGACCACATAATGAATCTTCAACAAATTTAAGACAAAGATGTATAAAAGCTGATCAGAAGTGATCAGCTTTTTGTATATTAAAATGTAGGAGTTATATATGAAAATTTGGAAAGTTGATAATTATTGCATTGGTCCAGCAGTTGATGCTGAATATGATAACACAAGCGAAACGTTAGAAGATGTACTAAATACATACGAAAGACGAGGTGCAATAATTAAAGAAATTATAGAAACAACTAAAGGTAATTTTAGAATTATTTACACAATTGAAGATGATTCTAAAAGTTATGGAGTTTAAAATATGACTGAATTAGAAACAACAATTATACAAATAAATGAAGAAGTGTTATCTAAGATATCAGAATTAGATACAAGCAAAGTGTATGTATTTGAATTTAATGTAGGTAATACGACTAAAGATAATGTGATGTCTTTATGCAACAATTTAAAAAGGTGTACTGATCAATATAACATTAAAGCTATATTTATACCTACTAGAGATGACACTAAAATTAAAATAAGTGAATTAGTTAAATATATGAAAGAGGAACTTAAAGATGAAAAAGTTTCTAAAGATAACTGATAAAAATATAAAATATGTAAATAATCTTCCTAACATATATTTAGTTTGCTGTTGGGCACATTGGGGTGTAATGAAACTATCATTTACTGGTAAGTATAAATATGACAAAGAACGTAAAAGATACATACCTCTTGTTTATGAATACGATGATCATAATGGTGAATATGAAGAATATATTCTATTACCAGTTACGTATGTTACAACAGGTCAAATTTTAACTTGGACAGATAACGAAGGCGTAGCACAACTTATAGCTGATGCAATGGAGTTTTCAAAAGAAAAACATCATGAAGAATTTGAATTTTTTCGTGAAAACAGATATAAGTAATTAAGGAAGTCAACTAAAATTAGTTGACTTTTTATTTTATATAAGTTAAGATATCTATATAAGGAAGTTTAGTATGAAAGAAAGAAGTGAAAAGATATATTGCGCTTGGTCTAATTCTTGTAAAAAGCCAGATAAAGAATATTTATGTTGTAACTTTTGCAGTATAAAAGATTGTGATGTAAGGTGCAAAGATGATATAAAAACTTGTAAATATCTGTGGTCATTAGAAGAACATAATGAATATCATAATAGAACTCAAAATTATGAAAAAGTACTTACACCTGAAGAACAAGCTAAACAAGAATTACGTGCTAAAAAGAGAGCCGAGAAGCGACAGAAAGAATTAGATGAAATGAAAACTATAATGGAGAAGAGAAATGAAAATAATTGATGCATTGGTTGATACGTTTAATTATTATAATAAACCTATATTTATTATGATGGTAGGACTTCCTGGTTCAGGCAAATCTTATATCGCTAATGAAATTAATAAGAGAATTAATATTAAAATATATTCATCTGATAATTATAGACTTAAACTATTAGGTGATGAAAATGATCAATCTCAAAATGAACACGTTTTCGCAGTTATGAATGGCGACATGATAAACGATTTAATGAATGATAAAGACATCATTTATGATGCTACTAATACTACATTGAAAACGAGACAAAAAACTTTAAGACTTTTAGAAAAGTTGGATGTATATAAGATATGCGTAGTAGTTCCAACAACAGTTGAAGATTGTGTTGAAAGAGATGCTAAAAGAACTAGAACTGTTGGAGAAGCAGTAATTAGAAAATTTGAGCATAGTTTTCAAATGCCACAATATTTTGAAGGCTGGGATAAAATCATAATAGAAAGACCGTTTCAGCTTTATGGCGACTATATTGTAAATGTTCCTGATTTTATGAAAGGTTATGATCAAAAGAATTTTCACCATATCTATACGTTAGACAAACATTGTGAATTACTTGCACAGAACTATGAAGATAAGTATATGAATGCCGCAGGTTTAGTTCATGACATAGGCAAATATTTTACACAAATGATAGACGAAAATGGCGTAGCGCATTACTATAGTCATGATAATGTTGGAACTTATTACTTGCTTACACATCCGGAAGTATTAAATGCTAATCTAATAGATGAAATTTATCTTAAAATTTTATTCTTTGTGAATTGGCATATGAGAGCACATAATGATATCATTGGCGGTAAAGCAGAAATTAAATACAGAAAGCTATTTGGCGATAGTTTGTATAATAATCTTATAGAGTTTGCTAATTACGATAAAATTGCAAGTGGCACAGATAAAGGACAAAATAAATGAAAGTAGAATTATTAAGTTACACACAAGATCCAATTACTACAATTGAAAAAGCAGCTAGTACATGTTACGATTCAGATATAACTGATGGCAAAATAATGAGACACTGTTACAAATCAGGTCATCATTCAGTTTTAGAATTTGCTGACTTTACATTTAAGATTAGTGGAGTAAGTAGAGCATTAACGCATCAATTAGTAAGACATAGATGTGCTAGTTATGCTCAAAGAAGTCAAAGATATTGTAAAGAAGATGGGTTTGAATATATAATTCCTAATTCTATATCTAGAGATTGTGCAAATTTAGCTTTATATGAAACTATGATTAAAACAATTCAGAATGTATATAAAGAATTTTTAGATAGAGGTATACCTGCAGAAGATGCTAGATATGTATTACCTAATGCCTGTGAAACTGAAATATGTGTAAAAATGAATTTAAGAGAACTGATTCATTTTTGTAATGAAAGATTATGCGCTTGTGCTCAATGGGAAATTAGACAATTAGCACAAGCAATGAAGAAAGAAGTAAATGAAGTAGCTCCAGAATTAGCGAAATTTTTAGTTCCAAAATGTGAATCACACGAAATTCCTTACTGCAATGAAACTAAAAGTAGAAGTTGTGGTAAGCATAAAACTACCAAAGAAATTATGGAAGTCTTGATTAAAAGTGAGGATTAAACATGTTTGAAGTTAAAAAATTAATGAAAAATAGAATCAAGTATATAGATAAATTTAATAAACTGTTTATAAAATTTTTAAAAGGTGCTAATTTCATTTCAAGCATATATTTATTTGAAAAAATAAATAAGATGTGGGAAGCTATAAAATTCAGTAGCGCTTGTTTGGATGAAAAAGATAAAGCAGATACTATATATCATGAAGTATTTGGTGGTGCTGAAAAGATTCTTAACGCATCTAACAATAAATTGTTGTCAATGTACGTGGGATTAGCAACTATAATGTGTGAAAATACACAATTTACATTTAAACAACTTATGATATACGTTTTCTAACATACAACCACTATAGAAGTTCATAGAATGACATTATAGGAACTTGATGTTACTAAATGATTATTCTTATTAAGAAGATAAATGAGGTCACAAAATGTATAAATACACATTATGGAAAGTTGAAGACAATGATGATTTAACTGAAATTGATAGTTCAGATTTATTAACATATATTGCTGACATTTGGCATGATTATAGCAATCGCTATACTGATGATGAAGGTGAGTATAGAGTTATAGTTACTAATAACTTTATAAATGAAGATTTACCTGAAAATTTTTTACATTTAGCTTATTTAACTAAAACAGATGCTGACTTTCAAGTATCAATGTCATTAGAAAAGGTTTTAGAAGCTATGTACAATGAAGATTTATCTAATGAAGATATTGATAAGATGAGCGAGAGTAAAGATACGTTGCTTAGTTAATAAACTGTTTATTAATGTTTAGTTTATTTCCGGAAATAAGCTTTATACATTAATATAAAATATATAAATATTATATAATTTAAATATATGTGATTTCCGGAAATAGGAAGAAATGAGATATTTAGTAGAAATTATAACAACTAAAATAGTTGAAATAGACGCCTCATCTGAAGAAGACGCTATAGAATCAGTTAAAAACACTTTAATTAACACACAACAGATGAAACCTTGTGATCCTATAGATTTTAAAGTAGTTGAAGAAGTTAAGATTTGACATAATTTATAGATATAAGTCTTATATATGACACTAGAAGCTAAATTAAGTATATGCATAATTGCATATATTTTTGTGTTATAATAGGAATTACGAGATGAATCAACGAGTCTTAAAATTTATAGAAGATAATGAAGACGCTATAAACAGAGCAGATTTTAGTTATTTATGTGCTAAAACCGAAAAAGACTTAATCTACACTAATCATATTAGTTAGTTTTACGTTATAATGAGATCTGCAGGATTTGATTTTATTAAAGAAACTGATACTATTCCTGGTTCATATTATGCACATATGAAAATGGAAAAGGGTTTTGAAATACCAGAAGGCGTAACAAGTATAGGTGATTATGCTTTCTATAAAACTTCAGGTTTAGAATATTTATTTATACCTAAAAGTGTGAAGTATATAGGAACTATGACTTTGGCTCATAGCGATAATCTACGTACAATTGAATATGATGGAACATTAGAAGAATTTAGTAAAATTCAATTTGAATTTAGATGTTTTGATGACGATGTGTTTACTATGCAAACACGTATGTTTAAATTTACAGACGTAACTAAAAGTTTAAATCAATTAATTCAAGATGGCGTTATAAATTCATAAAGGTGAATAATGAAATTACTTACATTACAACATAAGAAAGTTTTAGAACTTTTATAGAAAAACAAAATTTATAGAGCAGATTATAGTCGTATATTTGATACTAACTATAAAAAGCAGTATAGACAATTAGCAAAATTTGCGGGTTTTAGTGATTGTCCTATTTTTTGTGCTCCTATAGATGAAGATGAAACTATAGAATCTTCAGGTTTAGAAAAAACTAAAAATAATGTTTATTTAGAGTTAAACGTGCCAGATGATGAATGCTTTGTAACAGAGTATTATGATTGGACAGATTATTTGTATTTCACACAATTTCCTGAAGAATGTGATAAAGACACTATGGAAGCTATAAAAGAATCTTTAAGTAAAAATCATAATATTGAAGATTGTGATACGCCTCAAATAATTTTAGATAGAATAGAACCTAAATGGGTTACCAACTTAACTATAAAAGAATCTTACACAGTTGAACATAAGATTTATGGTAATGTTGTCTATGAAACCGATGATTTAGAAGATGCTAAAGCTGAAGTTCAAGCGATGGGTCCAAGATCTTATATCATAAGAGATGATAAAGGTTTTGAAGTGAAAACAAAGTCTATACCTTTATATATCTATAGAGGAGAATCTGCTAATACGTTAAGTAAGAAAACTGGTCAAGCTCCATCTGGACTATTCTTTAGCAATAAACGAAGTAGTGTTACAGGTTGGGGTGACGTAACTAAATATTCATTATCAAATGATGCTAAGATATTTGAATATGAATCTTCAGATGCTTATTGCAATGATTTTAATTTATATGATAAAACGTATCCTGAATTTAAGAAATATTTTGGAATGTATGGTGATATAGAGTCTCTAAGTCAATTCACTAAGCTAACTAAAGAACAGCAAAATAAGATAAATGATAGAGTAGAAAAATATGCTGGAAATAATTTCTGTTGGTATGATTATTGGTCTTGGTGTTTGCAGTTAGCTGCTAAGATTGATTTAGAAGCTAAAGGTTATGATGGCGTTAAATGGTTAAAAGAAGATTTTGGTAACGCTATTCAATATCAAATTTGGAATCTTAGTGTAATTAAAAAATATGAACGTAAATTAACTGAAGGCGTATCTGACACATATGATAGTCTTTTAGATTATATAAGTACTACAGATGAAATTCCTACTGGACCTGCATATATTTTACCTAATGGCAAATTTATAAGCATATTAGAAAATAATAATGATATTCATGCTAATTTATTTTATGACTTTTTATTAGATAATGATTTAAAATATGATTGTGATTATTACATGAGAGTTATTGAACATGACTACAATTGGCTTAGAGTAAATGATGGTTTATCAGAAGAAGAGGAAAGATGTTATGTATCTCTTAACGATTCTAAGTTAAGTAGTGCTCAATATGATTCATTACTAAGATGGCTAGACTATGTAAGTAAACATCAAGCTTATGTTCAAGTATTTATAAATAATGATAAAAATAGTTATGTTAAATATGATTTACATGAATATATTCCTGATGATATTATAAAAAGAATTAAAAGATATTATTCTTCAGGTGAATTGTACGAACAAGTGTTGGATGAAGTGTATCCTAAGAAAGGTGAATCAAAGGAAGATTTTATTTCAAGATTTATGTCAGTGACAAAGGATGAATATCCAAGTCAGAAACAGAGACTTGCAGTTGCTTATTCATATTGGAATAGACGAAATAAGAAAGAATCAATACAAGAATCAGATGAGAAGACCTTAAAACTTCCTGATGATATTAATTCATATTACTTAAGTAAATACTATCCAAACTATCATAAAGAACTTGTGTCATTAAAAGATGTTTTACAAGATACAGATAATTTACACGATGACAGTATGAAAACTAGAAGAACAGAAATTTGGGGTGAAGATCCTGAATTATACAGATATGATATTAACAAAGATTACTATGGCTCAAGATTAGAACCTATTAGATTGGCTAAAATAAATAACAAATTTATAGTTTTAGATGGTAATCATAGATTGCGCGCTTTAAGTAATAGCGATTATGATAATATAGAAGCATTAGTGAGAAATAAATAATGGATTTTTTCGACGAAGAGCATTATATAAACATTGAAAAGTTTTTAGATAATCCTAATATTATCTCATTATTGAATAGTAATGATTTTTTAACTCTGTATGAAGCGCAAATAGCTACATCTAATAATATGTTTGAAACAGGCTTATTTACAGACTTGTTATATAAATCTGACATAGATCCATTGAGTCACATGTCTATTATTCCTGAAGGTTATTTATATAATTCTAAAATTTCAGGTATCTATATTCCTGACAACATTAAAATTATACGTAGTTTGGCGTTTGGATTATGCACTAATTTAAATAATGTTAGAATGTCAAGTAATATAGAGTTTTTAGATAAATTTGTATTTCCTAATGAATTTAAACAAAGGCTGTCAAAAGACAAGTATGGTGTAAGTTATATTGGTAATGAGAGCAATCAACACATAATCGCTACCGCTAGTGATGAAGGTAGCGATATAAACCTTGACACCTTGAGACTTAGTAATGAATGCAAATGTATTGATACATAGGCTTTTTCTGGCGCAATATTAAATAGGGTTATTATTCCTAAATCTGTTACAAATATAGGTCAATGGGCTTTTAATCAACATGATTTATATGTAGAATATGAAGGTTCACAAAATGATTTTAATCATATAGAACTAACAGGAGCTGAACCATTTGGTAATCAGAAAAATCCAATAGTTCATTGCACAGATGGAGATTTTAAGTTATAATGATAGACAAAATTCCAGAATATATAATTAAATATTTAGAAAGAGAAGATATCGTTGATGCTATAAACTTAAATGATATGGCAAAAGTTTATTAGTTTAGTGATACTTATTTTGGAGGCAGCGAAGCTAAAACTATAACTGAGATATTTATATCAGCAGGTATTAATCCTTTAAATAGCAATTTAGTGAATATACCTGAAGGTTTTGTTGAAAATATAAGTATGAAAAATATAGTTATAAAAGAAGGCGTTAGAAGCATTGGTAAACATGCATTTAAAGGTAATGCTGATTTGGAAAATATAACTATACCTGCTAATCTAAAAAGTATAAGTGTTGGGGCGTTTGATAATTGTTTTAAAGATAAAACAGTTAATATTATAGGTGACTTAAATGCTTATGCATAGATAGTTGGTTTAGACAGACTAAATCAGGGTGATGTTCATTTAACCGAAGAAGGCGCTGAGATAGAGAATTTAGTATTAGACAAGGTAAAAAGAATTTCAGATCAAGCTTTTTATAACCAACACTTAAAAAGTTTAACATTAGGAAAGTCTTGTGAATATATTGGATGGAATGCTTTTTCTAAAAATCCAGAATTAGAAGAATTTAAATATAGTGGCACTTTAGAAGAATTTAAGAAAGTGGAATTTAGACCTAATACATTTAGTGGCACTAAAATATCAAAAGTTACTTGTAGTGATGGTGAAGGTAATTTAAAGGAATATGTTACAAGATGAGTATGAAGGGAACATTATAGTAGCTTTTTAGAGATAAGCCTGAAAGTAAGCAATTTGTAGATGGCATATATGATACAACTAGTTATGAAGATTTTTATAAATTTTTTAAGTCTTATGACTATGATGAAGACACTTAGACATCACCATCTTTAGTAGCTTTAGCCTTTGTGATGGCTTATGCAGATCCATTTAGAAATGTGATAAGTTGGAAACGTTCTAAAATGTATCCTAATGAATATGATTTATTATGGCATTGTAATAAATGGAATATATCGTTACTATCTGCAGACATTAGAGACAGAGATGATGCTAATCAACCTATTGAAGAATACTTATTTGATGTATTAAGTAATGCATTTCAATTTTCATTTGAATTTACAGAGAATGAATGGATGGGTTGCCAACATTTAGTAAATGGTGTACAGTAATTATGAAGAAAACTTTAGAAAATTTTTTAAAGAATAAAGATAACATATATTTTTTAAATCATATGGACGATTATGATGGCGGTTATATAAGCAATTATTTATGGAATGTCCCTAAAAATAGTCAACAATTAGTGATTTCTATTGCTTTTGCATTAACCAAAGCTGATCGTTTTCATAATAAAATATTTTGGGAACATGATCCTTATGGTGGCGGCTATACATTATAGCGGAAATACAAGGACAAAGCAGAAGATATATCTATAATAGGTGCTGATCCATTTGATAGAGAGATGCCAGATGATTTACGTCCAACAAACACAGCTGAGTTAAAACTGTTTTTAAAAGATTGGCTCATAAATACATGTCATGATTATTATGATTTTGATATAAGTGAAGCAGAACTTGAAGATTTATATAAATATGTAGATGATTCACAGGTAGTTATGAAATCATGACAAATAGAGTAGAAAAGTTTTTAGAAGCAAAAGGTGCGCGATAGTTTTTAAATGACATTAGAAGTATGCGACTAAAAGACGTATGTGATAAGTTATATAGTATAGGTGGTGATAAGTTAACTATCGCTTTTATATATGTGATGTCTAAAACATTCGATGACAGTTAGATATTCTGTGATAGAAATACATTTAACTATGACTATTCTATTAGTTGGCATTTTAATGGCGATAAATGTCTTGAACTATTTGGCTATAATTCTGAAGATTACTATAAAGAATTACAAGACGTAAATAGCGATAAAGAGTTATATGAAAATTTAAAAGAATTAATATATTGGACATTAAAAAACGATTTTCATTTTGATATTATTGAGATAGATGATTTTGTCAGCATGATTAAATGGTCATTCTAATTGACATATTGATGTGTTTATTTTATAATTATAACCTAGAAAAGATATCCTTTGACTTTAGTCATAGGCCCAAAAAAAAATTTAATAAAATCTACTTAAAATCTTAAGCTAAATTATATGTAAAAGAATTTAAGTAGTACGGACACTTGAAATCAATTTTACGAACTAAATATTGTATATTATATGTGAAAGCATATTTTATAGCTTTTAATAGTTTGAATTAGATTTTGTCCGTACCTTAATCTTTTTCAAACTATTTTTTTTATAAAGGTTTAGCTTATGCTCATAAATAAAGGATTTAAATTTAGAGTTTATCCAACTAGGGAATAGGAAAATTTCATAAATCAAAATATTGGCGCTTGTAGATTCATTTATAATAAGATGCTTGCAGATAAGATTTCTTATTATGAATTTGAAAAGAAAAATTTACAAGTAACTCCTGCAAGATACAAAAACGAATTTTCTTGGTTAAAAGATATAGATAGTTATGCCTTATGTAATGAGCAAATGAATTTACAAAAAGCTTATAATAACTTCTTTCGAAATCCGAAAACTGGGTTTCCTAAATTCAAAAGCAAGCATAAAGATAGTGCAACTTATACAACATCAAATGTTAATAACATAATCAAGATTATAGATTCAAAACATATAAGATTACCTAAAATAAAAAGTTTAAGAATTAAATTACATAGGCGGTTACCTGAGAATGCAATTATAAAGTCGGCTACACTAACTCGAACTTCAAGTAATAAATTTTACATATCAATTCTTATTGAATATGAAAGCCAAGTATTAAATAAGAAATTAGATGTTAGTAAAAGTATTGGCTTAGATTATAGTAGTCATGATTTTTATGTAGATTCTTTTGGCGATAAAGCTAATTATCCAAAATATTTTAGACAAGCTGAAAATAAGTTAGCTAAAGAGCAACGAAAGCTTTCTAAAATGAAGCTAAGATCTTCTAATTATCAAAAACAAAAAGACAAGATAGCTGATATACAAGAGCATATAGCAAATCAAAGAAAAGACTTTTTACATAAACTTTCTTGTAAATTAACCGATAATTTTGATTATATTTTTGTTGAAGATATTGATTTACAAGGTTTAAGTCAGTGCTTAAAATTAGGAAAATCTACTCATGATAATGGATTTGGAATTTTTTAGATCTTATCTAGCTTACAAAACATTTGAAAAAGGAAAAGTTTTCTACAAAATAAATAAATGGGATCCAACAAGTCAAACCTGTAATGTTTGTGGAAGCAAGCATTCCATAACAAAAGATCTTTCAGTAAGAGAATGGATTTGTCCAAACTGTGGTTCTAAGTTAGATAGAGATGTAAATGCAGCCATCAATATTAGAAATTCAGGTCTTATAGAATTAGGAATTGTGAATTCAGTTTTAGAATTACCTTTCAAAGACTAAAAATTATATGTTTTATTAAAGGCAGGAACTGCCTGGTTAGCCTGTTGATACTGTGTGCAATAGCACACTTGAGCAGGAAGCCGATTGCTTTAGCTATTGGTAGTTCATAAAGAAATATTAGAGGTAAGTATTATATGGCAATGACAGCTATAGAGCTAACAGCTAAAAATCAAATTATAAGAGTATTAAATAAGCAAGGTTATCCAACCTATGCGCGTTTATTAGATTTATTTGATGTAAATTTAACAACTGATCCAAAAGTAGTTGGTTATATGGAGCCTGGTAGAGCTAGAATAGTTCTTAATAGAGGTTTAAATATGGATCAAGTGTCTACTATTGTTAGACATGAGATTTTACATGAATATTTAACACATGGTCCTCGTGGCGAAGCTTTTGAGAAAAAGAAATTTAGAGATCTATTTGGCAAAGAGGGTCGTATCGGTAATCCTGAACTTTCAAATATGGCTGCTGACTGGGAAATATCTAATAAAGGTTATACTGACGCTGATAAAATAACTGTTAGAAATATTATGCTAAATGATGATATTTTGAAAGGTTTAGTTACGGAATTAGATAGACCTGGCTGGGAAACTCTTACATATGAAGAAATGTATGATAAACTAATCGACGAACATAAAGATGATTTAAATAATATTCAACAAGCTTTACAGAATATGCCAGGTTTTGGTAAACCGAGAATTGGTGATAAAGGCGATCCAAGTATTCAAGATGCTGAAGAACTTGAAAGACAAGCTAATGCTGTTTCGAATGATGCAGGTGAGATGATAGATCAAGCTGAGAAAGAAGCTGAAGAGGCTAAACAAGCAGGTGATAAAGCTGGAGAGAAGGAGGCAGAAGAAAAGAAAAAGCAAGCTGAGAAAGCTAAAGAAGCTGCTGATAAAGCTGCTGAAGCTGCTAAAGATTTGAAAGATAAAGAATCAAGTCAAAGTAATGACGGTGAAATTGGCAATGAAAATGGCGGCCAAGTTTTCAAAGATCAGAAAGAAGTTGATAAAGAAAGAAAGATTAGAGAAAGAAAAGAAAAAATAGATAAAATAATTCATGATGCTTCTAAGCTAATTGATTTAGAAAGAGAAGTTGAAAGAAATATAGATAAAGAAAAATTAGCTAAAGCAGCTAAGGATGCTGAAAGATATAGAAAAGATCCTATAAATAATTTTAGAATTTCATTAGACAATTTTATTAAAAAAGAAATTGCTTACAATAGAGGCGGAACTTGGAAGAAGTTCAATAAAAATGCTATAAGTACAGGTATAATTAAAAGAGGTATATCTAGTAGATCTACTAGTAAAATTCCTGTTATAAACGTTTATTTTGATAGATCTGGCTCATTCGCTGGTAGACCTGAAAAAACAGCTAGCGCTGAAAGAGCAATCGCAACATTAAATCAATACGTTAGACAAGGTAAATTAAAAATAAATTTATACTATGCATCTACACACGTTTATGACGATAGAGCGACTGCTGAAAGACAAGGCGGAGGCATGGATAGTGATCCAGTTATAGAACACATTAGAGGAACTAAACCTGATAATGTTATAATTATAACTGATAGTGATGCTAATTATGGCAGTGATTCAGCGACAGTACCTGGTGCTGTTTGGTATTTATTCTATGAAAGTGATGCACCAGATATGGTGGCTCGTTTAAAAGGTGAGAAATTAACTAAGGTATATTCTATATGAGAGAAGTTAACATAGAAGCTATAAAAGAATTCTTAAATAGAGAAAATATATAGAAACTTATAAATCAAGAACATTTTGAAGATGTGTATCTTGAAGCTTCTATGTGTATGTTTAAAGAGAATATAGCCTATATAACTAAAATCTTTAATGAAGCAGGAATTAGTCCTATAGATTACGTGACTAAAGTTCCTAGTAATTATTTTTATAATAATAAAGACATTAAAGATATTAACATTGGGTCTAAATTTACACGTATAGGCGCTGGAGCTTTTGAGAATAGTTCAGTAGAATCTATTGTTATAGGTGAAAATGTGAAGTTTATAGAGACTGAAGCATTTATGCGCTGTAATAATCTAAAAAGAGTTATTATAAAATCACCTGAAACATGTTTATATGAAAACTGTTTTGAAAGTTGTGAAAGTTTAGAAGATTTTAATATTGCTGGACCTAAGGTTACTATAAAACAAGGCGCCTTTGCTGGGGATTATGATTTACTAAATATTACATTTGGTGGAACTATGCACGACTGGTTATACAATGATATAGATATTGGTTTGTGTGATCATAATAATATATCTAAGATTATATGTTCTGATGGTGAGAAAATTTATGCAAGAAATTGAGTTTGATGAAAAAACTAAAGAATTCATAGATAAACATAAAGCATAGTTAAGTGAATTGGATATAGATGTATTTAATTTATTAGATAATAATCCTGTTGCTTTTATAGATAGATGTAAAGAAAATGAAGATTTCTTTATAATTGCTTTAGTACTATCTTTAGTAGATGATAACTTAGATGTGGTTGCAAGAAGTCCTAAAAATAGACACTCTTACACAATTGGATTACAATATAAAAACTATTCAGATGATGTATATGACTTGTTTGATAGCTGGGATTTAGATGAAGAAAATTTAGAAGATTATAGATCTAATCCTAAATTGTATATACAAGCAATGTTTGAAGACTATTTAGATTTTGGTTTAGGATTACCTTCAGATCTATAGACAATGATATCTAAGAATTTTACATTCGATAAAGATTTTATCATTAAGCGTTATCGTTGACAAAACTATCGTAAATGATATAAATATATTAAAAACAAGCTAAAATAAATATAATTGATGAAAAACAATCAAGGAAATGATTTAATATGAGATTAGATGAAAATTTATTTGCTCCTATAGAGGAAGACGTTACTACAGAAAAAGCTTCTATTAATGAAGAAGCAGAAGTTGTAGTTTGTGTAGAAACTCCTAAATGTGATGCCTATAGAAAATATGCTGTATTAGATGATGACGCTGAAATTGATATAAACAATCTCAATGATTGGGCTGTTGATAGAGCATGTTGCTTCAATTGTTGGGATAAAGAACAATTCATGGAAGCATTAAAAGAAGAATTAGGCGTAGCAAAGCAATAGTTAACAGAAGCTACTATCGGTGATGAAGCTGAAAAAATAAATGCTGAACCTGTAAAAGCTGAAGACGAAGAAGATAAGGGCATAGTTGAATTAGAATTAGATAGAGCTTTAAAGAGAGCCAAATTTATTCAAGGTAAAGCTCTTAAGAGACAATATCCTAACGTTCTTCTTATTGGTGAAGGCGGTTTAGGTAAAACAGGTATGGTTACTGATTGGGCTAGAAAGAATGGCATCAACTTAGTAAGTAAGAAATGTGCTACAATGGATGAAACTGATTTAGGTGGCGCAATGTCTCCTGATACAGAAAATAAAGGTGTAGCTCAAAGACTTACAACTGATGACTTTGATTCACTAGATAAACCAAATTCAGTTTTATTCTTAGATGAATATAATCGTGCAAGAGCTGAAGTAAGAACACCTCTTATGGAACTTATAAATAACCACATAATCCCTGATAATAGACATGCTTCAGGTAATAGATTCTTACCTAACTTCTTATTCACGATCGCTGCAATCAATCCTCCTAATGGCAGATATAATACAGATGAAATGGATGACGCTGAAAATACAAGATTTTCTCATGTAAACGTTATAGCTTAGAAGAATGTATTTAAGAGACACCTTTTAGGCAACTTAAAAGATGAATTAGCTGTGGCTGATACTGAAGAAGAAAAGAAAGAAATTGAAGGTAGAATGGCTTTAACTGATGCAATATTATCTTCAAAAGAATTTGAATTTGATGACGAAAAACAAAGAGATAAGAATCACGATACACCGGGATGGAATAAGTTACCTCTTGATTATAGATCTTTTGAACAAGCTATAAACAATAGTGATGGAACAAAAGACGATTTCTTAAATAATTGGAAAAAGAATTCTAATAACTTAAAGTATAATATGATTGATAGAATTCTTCAAAATTATGTTGACATTGATGATAAAGCTAATGACGCTTTAAAGGGTGGCACTGATTCAGAAGTATTTAAGAAAGAAAAAACAAACTTTGAAAAAGTTCAAGACATATTAAAAGGTCTTAAATCTTAATTGTAGATATGATAAAAAATACACTCAATAATAAATTATTTAATGAATAGAATAAGTTAAAACCTGAGGTCTTAGAAGGCCTCAGGAGAGTAACTGATAAGTTTATTTCTGAGTTAAAAGAATCTAACATACCGATAAATGTTTTAGATTGCTGGATTGTTGGATCTAATGCTTCATATAATTATAAACCTACAAGTGATATAGATATTCATATAATAGCTAATGTAAAAGAATCATCTGAAGATCCAGATGTTTTACAATTATTATATAATTATTTTAAAGCAACTTTTAATGCTAAATATGATATAACATGTAAAGGTTTGCCTGTAGAATTATATGTTGAAGATGTTGATTCTAGCTCAATAACTAATGGTGTTTATTCATTGAATAAAAATGATTGGATTAAATTCCCACAAGAAATAGATGAACCAGAAGTTACTAATTTAGAAGATTCTGAAGAATATAAAAAACTTTTAAATGAATATAGTCATTTAGAAGATTATGAATGCGAAGACTTCATAAATAAGTTATATTTAATAAGAAAAGAATCTTTGATTAAAGATGGTGAATTCGGTGAAGGTAATCTAATTTTTAAAAAATTTAGAGATGATGGTTTACTTGATTTGTTAAAACAAAGAAGAGATCAAAATATTTCTAATGATTTAACCGTAGAAGCTTTAAAAGAAGCTATTGATAAATGGTGCTAATTTCATAAACAATATATTAAAAACTTACTACTTAAATGTAGTGAGTTTTTTTTTATGTATAGATTTTAGTTGACATATATAATGAAACATGTTATAATTCAATTGAAAATAAGTATTTTGGAGAAATATTATGAATTCAAACTATATGAATCTACTAAAAAATAGATTCAACGCTAAAGTGACTATATATCCTATACCTACAGCGTCAGGAAGCTGTAGTGTAGCCGTTGGAACTTCTAATGCTACAAGTGGTTATTCAACAGCGAGTGGCTACTACGCAAGTGGCGCGTGGAACAAGCGCAATCTTGATACACAAGAGAAAAATTTAGATAATCTTGAATCATTATTAACTATGTTTCAGCCTTCTATAAATAGTATACATGATAATAAATCTTTTAAAGATTTTTGTACTCATATGCAATTGCAAGCAGGAAGCGCATTTTCATCTGAAATCGTGATGTTTGCAAAGATTATAGTCGCTATAGCGAAGGGTTACAGAGTAAGTGTGCAATACAATATAAATAGCGATATGCTTTATTTGTCTAATGATAAAATAGAGAAAGATGCAGTAGAGTATGTCCCTGATGTAATGCATGTATTTCACACTCAATCAAATTTACACATAAATCCAGTTATGTCAGTAGGACCTAACATGATATCAGATGCTCTCAAGAATTTGTATTTAGAAACGTTCGGTAATGATACAGATATCACAAATTTAGAAAGTATGTTAAATTTTGAAACTACAACAATAAAGTTAGCATAACTATGACGTATTCAAAAATTCAAACAGTATTAAATAAATATACAAATGAAATAAACAGTGTAGAACATATATCTGACATTGTGCAAATAATTCATAATATTTTTAATAATGAATTCGGTACTTATGACTTAGCGTTTACTATGATATGTTTTATCTTATGTAAAACGTTCAAATTAAGATTAAACATAGAGATAAGTACTCCACCAAATCTTTTTTCTACGTATATCATTAAAGTGCTTATGGGCGAAATAGTTGTGTATAAAACTACCATTAGTAATGACATTGAGTTTATAACGCAAACCCATGGCGTTGATAGCAAACAAAAAGCAATAGATATAATAGATCATTGCATACAGCTAGATTTAAATAGCGCTGAAATTGTGAAATATGATGATTATAAAATTATTTCTAATTCAAAAAAGATTTTACAGGAAATTACATTTAATTTATGAAAATTAGTTTTGAAAATTTACCTAATAACATAAGAATTCTATTTGATATATTTGATTGTTTTAATTATGAACTATCTTTAGTAGGAGGATGCGTTAGAGATTTACTTATGTCAAATACCCCACATGATTACGACTTTACTACAAATGCTACCCCTGAACAAATGAAGAAAATATGCGAAGAAGCCAGTAAAGTTTATGATTGTGAGATTATACCTACTGGAGAAAAGTATGGCACAATGACATTTAAGTTTGGTAATGAATTGTATGAAATTACAACCTATCGTTCAGATGGAACTTATGGAGATGGTCGTAGACCTGATAACGTTACATTTGGAACTTACATTAAAGATGATTTAAGTCGTAGAGATTTTACTATAAATGCTATGGCTTGGAATCCTAAAGATGGTTTGATAGATTTATTTGAAGGTAAAAGAGATTTATTACTTAAGAAAATTAGAACTGTAGGAAATCCAATTGATAGATTTACAGAAGATTCATTAAGAATTTTAAGAGCTTTAAGATTTGCTTGTAGATTTAATTTTAGAATTGATAATGATACGTATAAAGCAATGAATAAACTATATTCTTTAATAGATAATGTATCTAAAGAAAGAATAGGCTCTGAATTAATGCAAATTTGGAGCTGTCAGTATATAGATGATAGCAAATTTATAACAGTTTTAGAGAATATTATTAGTCATTTATTTGTAACTTCAATATATTCTTGGGATAAAACAGCTGATTTAACACGAGGTATAAACTTTATGAGCAGAGCTTACTACGATTTACGAAGATGTTTATATTTTGAAAATTATAAACTCACTCATAATTGTCGTGAATTTTTAAATTCTTTTGCTTTTGGTAATGATTTTATAGATAGTTTAGAACATATTTACTTTGCAGAAGAACTATTAAAGAAAGAATCAGGTTTTATGCTTAAAGCTATTTTAGAAAAATGCAAATTAGTTAGTGAAAGAGACGCTATATTTGAAAGTTTAAAGTTTACATCTGAAGATCAGAGATATATACTATTAAAAGCTATAGACGATGACGATCCTATACTCATCTCAGATTTGGCTATTTCTGGTAGTGATATTATAGATTTAGGTTACAGCGGTAAAGCTGTTGGTGATATTCTTAAAAAAGTTCAAGAATATGTATGGGAATTTCCAGACAGTAATAATAAAGAAGCTTTAATAAACTTTGTAAATAAATTGAATTTAGAAATTGTATAATTAAGTATGAATAATAGTTATGATTTGATTTGTGTAGGAGCTGGTATAGCTAACATCGCTCTTACGTTAGGCGTATTAGAAACATTACCTAATGCGAAAATTTTAATAATTGAAAAAGGTAATTCTATTAAAAATAGAAGTTGTCCTAAAAGTAAAATTGGCAAGTGTGTAGATTGTAAGCCATCTTGTCAAATAACTACTGGTTTCGCTGGAGCTGGAAGTTTTTCAGATTGTAAGTTAAGTTATTCACCTGAAGTAGGCGGCAATGTTATAGACTATATTGGTGAAGATAACTTTTATAGATTATTAGACAAAGCTGATAAAATGTTTACTGACTTTGGCGGGAAAGAAACTTATAATTATAATGAACAATTCGCTAATGAGTTGAATTATAAGTGTTCACAATACGGTCTTAAACTAACTAAAAATAAGATAAGACATTTGGGAACTGATGGCACTTATGATGTAATGCTTAAAATTCAAGAATATTTTGAAAGTTATCCAAATGTTGAGTTATTATTTAATTGTAGCGTAGAATATACTGATTTTAAAAATCATGAAATTACAGCAAAATCACCTTATTCTTCTTCTGCAAGATTATCATTTAAGGGTAAGTTTATTTCTTTTGCAGTTGGTAGATATGGGTCAGAATGGCTTAGAAATGAATGTAAAAAACAAAATGTAAATTTAATAAACGATTCAATTGATGTTGGTGTAAGAGTAGAGTGTCCTGCAGCAATAACTGATCCTATAACAAAAGAACTATATGAATTTAAGATTACAAACTGGTCCAGTACAGGAAATAAAACAAGAAGTTTTTGTGTAAACCCTGGTGGGCACGTTGTACAAGAAAACTATCAAGACGAGATAGTTTGTGTAAATGGTCACTCATATTCCACCAATGATAGTAATGCTACGAATTTTGCATTATTAGTATCTACCAAATTCACAGAACCATTCGATCAACCTATAGAATATGGCAAGAGTATTTGTAAGCTATCAAATATGTTAGCTAATGGGAATATAATGGTACAAAGACTTACAGACCTTAAAATACATAAAAGAAGCACAATTGATAGAATGAAGCGCTTAGTGTTTAAACCTACATTAAGTGATGCTGAACCTGGAGACTTAAGATATGTATTACCTTCTAACATTTTAGATTCTATTTTAGAATGGCTAGAGAAAATGGACAATATTATTCCAGGAATAAATGGCAATCAAACTATATTATATTCACCAGAGATAAAATTCTATTCTTCAAAAATAGACGTAAATAATCAATTTGAAGTTGAAGATTATCCAGGAATATTTTTCTTAGGTGATGGTAGCGGTGTAACACACGGCATAATGCAAAGTGCTATATCAGGATTTTGGACTGCTGAAACAATTTATAAGGAGTTATAAGATGCCAGTAAATGATGAATTAGGAAAAAGAATAAAAGAAAATTATGAAGAAAGAGCTAAAACCAAGCTTGTTCGTAGAATGCCTGTAATTATTAGAATTGATGGGAAATCATTTCATACATTTACAAAACATTTTGTGAAACCTTTTGATAAGCTTTTAATGAAATCTATGCAAGAGACTATGAAGTATCTTTGTGAGAATATTCAGGGTTGTGTTTTAGGTTATACTCAATCTGACGAAATTACTTTAGTTTTACAAGATTATAAAGAATTAACTACAGATGCTTTCTTTAATTATGAAGTACAAAAAATTTGTTCCATTGCTGCGAGTATGGCGACAATGAAATTCAATCAATATTTTAGTAAAGAAGTAGAAGATTTAATAAATGACGCTGATCCGGTATTTCATTCATCTATTTATACTAAAGATTATATGAAACTTTTAGACATATATGATATTGCTGCTAAAAAGGGCGCAATGTTTGATGCAAGATGTTTTAATGTGCCTAAAGAAGAAGTTGTAAATGCACTAATTTATAGACAAGTAGATTGCTATCGAAATGCAGTAAATTCTGTCGGTCAATTTTATTTTGGTCAAAAACAGCTACAGAAAAAATCACAGCAAGAAGTAAAAGACCTACTAACTAGTAAAGATATAATTTTTGATGAGTTTGATTTTGTGAAAAGATTCGGAATCAGCTGCGTCAAAGACGCGCAGTCACATCACTGGCAATACATTGAGTTGATTTTTAAAGAGCCAGATATCCGAGTGATGATCGACAATCTTATATTTTATAAATAATTCGAAATAATTTTATTAGAAGTAGCGTTATTTAATAGCTAAATTATATGAAGACAGCTAGATGCTAATAAGGAGCTATTAGATAAAAATATGAATGAAATCATTAAACTAAAACTAGAAGAAAATGCAATTATAACTGAAAATTACTATAATTATATTGAGTTAATAGAGACTGCTATTGCTCAAAATAGGGTTAAGTTACCTCATAATAATGTAGATTATATTTATTATGAAGCGCATCATATTTTGCCAAGGTGCTTATTTAAAGAGTATGAAAAACTTTCGACTAATATTGTATTATTGACTGCGAGAGAACATTTATTAGCGCACTTTTACTTAACTCAAATATTTAATGATTCACGTTTAGATTTTGCATATTGGCGATTATGTACAGATGGTAGAGGAAGAAATGTTACACCTGAGGAGTATGAGGCTGGAAAACTGCTCGCAATAAGCAGAAGTAGCGAGTTAAATACAGGAAGAAAGCTCTCAAAACAGCAAATAAACAAAATGTTAAATACTAAGCGAAAAAATGGAACATTACAACATTCACAGGAAACTAAGAGAAAAATAAGTGAATCAAACAAAGGCAAAGAGATTTCTCAAGCACAAAGAGAAAAAATACGAAAAGCGCACTTAGGTAAACATTTGCCTAAGTGGTCACAAGAACGTAAAGATAGTCTCAGCGAAAAACGTAAAGGTGAGAATAATCCTATGTTTGGTAAACATGTGAAAGATTTTATGACGGAAGATGCGTATAAAAGTATGCTTTTGCATATTTCTGAGAGTTTAAAAGGACATGTTGAAAGTGATGAAACACGTCAAAAAATAAGCGAAAAATTAAAGATTTCATCAGCTTTTATTGGTGGAAAAAATCCAAAAGCCAAACGAATCAAATGTATTGAAGATGATGTTGTATTTGATACATTGAAAGACTGTGCATTATATTATAATATTCCAAGATATTTAATGACAGAGATTGCAAAAAGTGGCGAATACCTTCCTCTAAACAAACATTTTGAGATTGTATAACATAACACAACTGGATGCTACTAAAAAAAAATACCTATCTTTATCAATGAAGGTAGAAACTACATAGAAAGATTAATAAATTTTGATTAAGGAGAGTAACATGTTAATAGAAGCAATTATTGCTTGTATCTTAAGTGTAAGCGCTATAACATTGAAAGTTGTAAATCATTATTTGTATAAAAAATTGGGTGAGTAATATGTTAAACACTAAAATTCAACAATTAAATTTAGATGCAAATATGTCTAAAAAAGAAGAACGTTTGAAGAAAAGAGCTTATAAGAAACTTATGCGTAAACAAAAGAAGGAACGTATTAAGTGGGCGAAAGAGTTTCGTATGTGGGATTGGGGTTTTCTTGACGATCTGATATTCAATTTAATTGCTCAGATGAAAGATTACTACGAATTAGGTTGGAATGTTTGGCAAGTTGAAGAAAGCAAACAAGAAATTATAGATGAATTAAAAGAAGCCCTTAGACTCAAAGACGCAAGAGAGGACGCTTATACTAATTATATAGAAAAATATCCAACCCCTGAGCCTATAAAGTATACTGATGAAAATGGATTTGAGTGTTGGAAATTTGACGATGGTTTAAATGAAGATCAAGCAAAAGAGAAATATAAGGCTTATAAAGAAGCTATGAAAGCTGAACGAAAAGCTTATGAAAAAGCTTATACTTACATAGGAAAACATTTAAGAGGTTGGTGGGATTAAAATGGCTATAAAGATTATTAAAGAAGGAAAGAAAGAATTTGAATACACGTGTCCTTATTGCGGGTGCGTATTTACTTATGAGTTAGAGGATATTGAACCAGGAGACATTGTAGAGTGTCCATTTTGTCATGAACAACTACACATAAATAAACTAAAAGGTATCACAAATTATCCTTATCCTAATATGATTCCTTGTGATCAAAAAGTTTATGATCCAATGACAGTTCCTGACATTGTCTATCCGGGTAAACCAGATATAACGTGGGCAACGCAGCAAATGGGAAAGAGTTGTAAAGATTGTCATGTTTATCAAAAAAATGATGAGAGGTGAATATACTGTAGACGATTCATGTTTTTGGTGTCCAAATAATCCATATAAGGTAACATGCGGCACTGGTTTTGCTACAGTTGTTGATACGCATACAGATTCAATTGCGAATGGAACTAACAAAGATATCAAAGAAGGTAAGATTAAAGCGATAAATGGCGAAACTCCTAAACGTTTTAATGTTAGTATGCAAGAAGGCTAAACACTATGAAAGTTTTTGTTATTAGTGATACGCATTTTGGTCATAAAAACATAATAGACTACTGTAATAGACCATTTAAATCTACAGAAGAAATGGATGAGGCTCTTATTAAGAATTGGAATGAAACAGTTTCTAATGATGATGTAGTAATTCATTTAGGTGATTTCGGCTTAGGCAAAAAAGAGTACATCGCAAGTATAGCTAAGAGACTTAATGGCAAGAAAATTTTAATTATGGGAAATCATGATAATTGGTCTGAACAAACATATAGAGATATGGGATTCCATACAGTAAGTAGATTTCCTATATTATATGCAGATTTTTACTTAATGAGTCATGCACCTATACAAATGCCACAACTAACTTGTTATAAAAATATTTATGGTCACGTTCATACAGACCCTAATTATATAGATACACCATGGTCCCAATGCGTTTGTGTAGAACGAATAGGCTATAGACCATTATTGCTTTATGAAAAAAATTAAAAAGTTTAATTATTATGGACATATTCATAAATATGTAATGCTAAATTATATATAATAAATTTAAAAGGACATATTTATGAGTTATTTAGATTTAAAGAAAAAATTAATTGATACTTTATTATGTGAAGAAAATGAATATTTAGATTTATATATTCAATTAATACTTGAAAATATTAACAATGTCAAAATTAAATATGAAAATTAGAAACATCATATAATACCTAGATTTTATTTTCGAACTAACAATTTGTCTATAGATAATAGTAAAGAAAACACGGTTTATTTATCTCATTATAATCATTGTTTAGCTCATTATTATTTATATCACTGTACTTCAGAAATGTATAAAAGAGCTAATGCTTATGCTTGTCATGTTTTGTTTGGAGATAAAAATTTTCCTGAAACCATCGAAGATTTTAAGATAAAATTCGCTGATTATGATGAGATTCGTATAACGTGTAATAAAGCTACGGCAATGCATATGCAAGGGCATGCTATCTCAGAAGAAGGCAGACGACGTATTTCAGAAAGTTCCTATAATAGAATGATTGGTACTAAAAGAACTGAAGAAACTAAATTTAAAATTTCAGAAAGCCACAAAGGTAAATTGATGAGTAAAGAAGCTTGTATAAATATGTCATTAAACCATCCAAACGTAAATGGAAAAAATAATCCAGCATTTGGTAGACATTGGTATAATAATGGCAAAGATAGATTATATTTAAAAGATACAGATGATATCCCAGAAGGATTTATTAGAGGAAATTTGCCTTTAACAGAGGAAGATAAAAAACGTAAAAGTGAATCTAATAAGGGGAAGCACGGTCAATCTAAAGGTTCCCATTGGTACAATAATGGTGAATGTGAAATTATGACATTTGAATGTCCTGAAGGATTTACTAAAGGTAGATTAAAAAATAATTCCCCGAATTACGTAGATAATGCAGCGGCTTCGTGCTATTGTGTAGAAAGAATAGGTTATAGACCTAAATTATTATTTGAAAAGAATTGAGGCATACTATGAAGAGTATTGAAACGCAATTATTAGATGAATTTATTAATCTTAAACGAACATTAGTGGGTGATTTTCATGTGGTTCATGATAAAAGAGATGAAGTAGAAAATTATATAAATACGCATAGACATGAAATTAATAAAGATGTAGTAGACCAATGTACAATAGATTGGCATAGATATGATTCACAGATGATCTATATTCAAGATCTAATTACTAGAATTGAAGCTTATGCTAAGAAAACTTATGGTGTAATACTAAGTTAATTTGAATAGTCAACTAACAGTTGACTATTTTTATTATATATGATAAAATAAAATTATAGAGGTGAGTATTATGAAAAATATAAATGAAGTGAAAGACTACATTAATTCAGCGGAAGAGTACGAATTTTTAAAAGATAAGTCAGATTTGTTAACCTGTGTATTAGGTGGATCTTTATCTTATGGCACTGAAAGATATGATAAAGAAACAGGAGAACTCTTATCAGATATTGATGTTAGAGGTATCATGTTTTCTCCTAAAGAAGCACTTCTTGGTAATAAGATATTTGAACAAAAGATTGACGCTAAAACTGACACTGTAATTTATAGTTTAAATAAGTTTGCTTCATTAGCTGCAGGTTGCAATCCTAATGTTATTGAGATGTTAGACCCGTGTGATAGAAATAACTTATATAGAAGTAAGTTGGGACAAAAGCTAGTAGATAATAGACACTTATTTTTCTCTAAAATAGCTGTTAAATCTTTTGGCGGATATGCTTCAGCACAAATTGATAGACTTACTAACGCAATAGCGAGAGATTCAATGACTCAAGCGCAGTTAGAAGAACATATGAAAAATTCAATTGATCGTATGATTGATTCTATTGAATACAAATATGGAGAACTTGGTCAACAATTTAAGATTTACATAGATGAAGCTACTCAACGTGGATTAGATGAAGGTCTTGAGAAAGAACTTTTCTGTGATGGAAATTTTAAACATCTTGCTTTAAGAGATTACAAAAACTTTCAAGAAGATATTACTTGTACTCTTAGAAATTATGGTAAGATAAATCATAGAAATAGAAAAGACGATGATCATCTCGGGAAGCACTGTTCCCATACAGTTCGTTTATTACTAACAGGAATAGATTTATTAGAAAATGAGGATATCCATACTTTTAGACCAAATGATTTAAAATTACTTAAAGATTTAAGAAATGGCATGTATCAGTTAGAAGATGGTACTTATGATAAAGAGTTTTTTGAAATGATAGATGATTTAAACGCTTGGTTAAAAAATGCTGCAGAACATACTCAACTTCCAGGTAAACCTGATTATGACGCCATCAATAAATTTGTGATAGAATTAAATGAAGAACACTTGTATGAAGATAAATCTTGCTAAATTATAAATAAGAGTAAATTTTTGAGGAACATTAGATGAAAGAACCTATTAAAAATTTTAATAATATAATTAAAGGTTGGGTTGACACTAAGTCTAATGGCGATAAAGTTTACTATAATTTTAATAACATTATAGTTGCTAGATACTATGCTAATAGAAATGTAACGACAGATTTCAACAATATTATCATAAGTAGAGGCGACACAGGCGTGAGTAGAATTATTTAAATAATTATTGTATATAATTTTATGGATTTCGAATATTATTTAACACAAGCCTATGTTGGCAATCTAGAAATAGAAGATATTGGAAATGTTGTTATAGAGGCTAAGGGTGCTGTTGGTGCTTATTATTACTTATTTATAATGACTAATTTAGGACAGACACATATAGTGCTCTATGGACCTTCTATTGACACAGGACTGATGCCTGACAAAGTAACTTGTACATATGACAAGATAAATTTTGATAGTAAAAGAATATCAAAAACAATTAAATCATTCTTAAATAATAGCTCTTATGAAATAACTGATGCAAGAGTTATTTCAAAGCAAGAAGCTTTAAGCAATTGTCGAGAAATCCTACAATTTATTGCAGACGATAAAAATTTATAAACCAAAGGTGGTGATTTATTTTGGCTACAGTGTATGCCAGGTATGACAAAGATACTAGAACTTCTGAAAGCGTAGATTCTTTAGTTAGACGTTTTAAAAAGAAAGTCGAAAAAGAAGGCATTCTATTAGATATGAAGAAGAAAGAATATTATGTATCTAAAAGTGTCAAGAAAAGATTAAAACACGAAGAGGCTCTTAAATTACAGAGATCTATCGAGCTAAAAAGGCTAAGAAATTTTAAAAAGAAATACGGCTATAATGCAAAAGAGTTTTGATCATAAGAGTCAATCGTTTTGATTGACTCTTTTTCTTTTATATTTTATAATAAAATTAAAATAAATTAGTTAGGTGAAATATGAAAATCATTATTGATGGACCAAATAACGTAGGAAAAAGCTCAATCATTGAAACAATCACAGGATATTTAGATTTAGATGTAGTTCATTGTTCTAAGCACTCAGAGATCTCTAGAGACTATTTTATAGACTTATTAAATAGAGATAACATTATACTGGATAGAGGTCCTATAAGTGAATTGGTGTACTCTGAGATTTATGAAAGAGATTTTAAATTTAATCAAAAAGATGTAAAAGACATATTACAAAATTTATCAAAAGATGTAGTATATGTTATATTACTATCTGATAAACGTACTTTACACAGAAACTATGAACTTAAAGGTGAGAAAGACTTTTCAGAAAATAACAATAAATTTATAGGTCAAGAATTAAAGTTATTTTCAAAATATGGTGAAATGTTTAATTGTTTTGTAGTTGAAGACTATGATTTTCGTTTTAAAGATATCGTTGTAAATAATATATTTAAAGAGTTATCGAAATGACAAATATTGAATAACTTCTTATAATTAGTCGTATTAAAGCTAAAATAAATATAAAATTTGAGGATGAGTTATGTCAATTTTCATAGATGCTGAAAACAAAAGCTTGAATGAGAAAGCTAAAAAGTTTAAAAAATATAAAAAGAATCAACTCGGTTGGTTTTAGAAATTTTCAGATGGCGTAAAAATAAATGCTGGTAATTGTGAAATAAACGCAGCAGCGTTTAATCGTTAGTATAGTCCAGATGGTGGATGTCCTATATATGATGGCGGATCTAGTACAGATGGCGGCGCTAGTGCTGGAGAAAGCGTTGTAATGGGTGAAAGCTTAAAGAATATAGATACTAGTAAAAACTTAAAAGATTTATCTGAAAAAGAACTTGCTGATATTATAGATGAAGCTATTTATCAATATTTTCCAGATACTTACACAGTGTATGGCCGACAATTTGATGCAGATGACTGGGAAGAAAGAGACGTAAGTGTAGATTATTCTATAGAAGATTATGAAAGAGTAATTGAAACTGACGCAGACGGTGAATCATACGAATTATTTAACATAACTATAGAAGCTAGTGCTGAAGGTAAAAGACAGACTATAGAGCTAGAAATACCTTTATATGATTTAGACACGATTGAAGACCTTATAAAACATATAAAATTTGAAGAAAGATACATAGATTTAGATTTTGATATAGACTATGATTACGATCCTACAGATTATGATGATATAGGCGATTCTTTAAAAATTAGCAATAATGGTAAAAAATTAACTGAATCCATTGAAAAACCTTTAACTATAGATGACAAATTTGACTATATAAAAAATTATCCTACATATAATGGTTCTAATGGCGTTTATTTCACAAGACCTTGTAAGATAGATGATTTAGATTTAACTGAAAAACAGGAAGAAAACTTCTATAAATATTGGGATAATGGTAATCTTGAAGGATTTTGGAATAAATATAATGACTTAGCTCATGATATTTATCAAGACGGCAGAATGGGTGGTCATTTGATTTTGGACAAGAAAGTTATAGATCCTAATTATTACGCTGATTTTGAAGATTTAGATGATGCTGTGAATGAATATATTGGCTCTAATTATTACTCTAATTATGATGGCGAATATGATTCTGAAGATATTGAAGAAGCTAATAGAGAAGTTAGAGAAAATGTTGATAGAGATTATGCTTTATTGAAAGATTTTGATAACAGAGTAGATGAACTTATTAAATTATTGAAAAAAGATTTAGATGAACAAGCATCTGAGGACGAATTATGAAAGTTATAAAAAATGTAAATGAATCAAAATTAACAATACCTGAGTCTCGTAAAGCATATATTTTAGATGAAGGGTATAATAGACAACAATTTAAAGAACTAATGGAACTTTCAGCTCAATATGGTTTAGAAAAAGTTACAGATTGGTAGAAAATTTGTGATGAAATGAAAATAGACGATCCATTAGAAGCAATGAGAGCTTGGTCTAAAGAAGTTGGAAAAGATTTCAAAATGAATAACATTGATCAATTACTTTATGATGTTGCTAATCCAAGTATGCCTGGTGGCGGAACTTATGTAGATCCTAAAACGGGCGATTTATATGATAAACATTATAATAAAATTGGCAATGTTAAAGATAGACATTGAGGTTAATTATGAAAGTTATTAAAAATATAAAAAAGATAAATGAATCTATACTAGATAGTATACCTGATAGAAATCATCTTGGCTATGTTATTCACAATGTTACAGCATGGGAGAGAGACTATAGTCCTAAAGATCTAACAAATTTAGATGAAGTTGCTAGAGCTTGTGCTAAGTATGATGATGATTACACTGTTGAAGAGTATAAAACAGCTATAGAATACTATAATTTTACAGATGAGGATGGCAACGTTATTGATCATGATGGCGATGAAGATTTTGATGAATCATTAAATGAAGATGAATTCTATGGCTTAAGAGTTACACAAACATCTAATGCGCCTTATACTTATTATTTTAATTTTAAAGAACCATTAACGGATGATCTATTAAAAGAAATTAAAAATAGAATAGGTAAAGATATGTATGTTTTAGACATTCCTAAAGAGTACAACGCTGTGCAATCTGATAAAGAAAATGTATCTAAACCTACAAAAGTTTTAATGATAAGACTTGACAGAGATGAATTAGATGAAGGTTTTGAAGATAGTTGTAGCAATTTAAATGAAGGTCATAAATTATATAATAAAATAATATTATATAAATCTTCTACAAATCATATATATGCAGATAAGGAATTCGCTAAACAGTTAGGGGATTCATTTAATCTTCAAATGATATCTTTACGCATACCGCCAGATCAAGACAATTTAAATTTAAAAGCTACTACTGCTTTAGATGAAGATATTACGCAATCTAATGATACTAAGACATGCGTGATATGTGGAAAAGAATTTACAGGTCATGGCAATAACGCTCAACCAGTGAAGGACGGTTTATGTTGTGATAATTGTAACATGACTAAAGTTATTCCTACTAGATTAAACGTGTCTAAAAAGGTTGAAGATTTTGAACATCCTTTAGATAAGGTGATAAAAGATGACAAAATAGCTAAATTGAACTCCAGAATAGATGAATTAGGCGCTAAATTAGATATAATGCTTGAAAAAGAAGATTATGATAGAGATGAATTTGATAGATTAGCTAGCATTCAAGCTGAATTAATAAGAGAAAGGATGTCTTTACAGAGATGAAAGAACATTTTAATTTTGATAAATTAATTAAAGAAGATGTTAATTACGAATTAGCTAGACCTAATGAAACTAGATTTTTAAATGCTATTGAAGCGCATTATATTGAAACAGATTTTGAAGATTTATTTAGAGGTCTATTAGAATTTTTACCAGATGATAAGATTGCTGATTTTGTTAAATATTATTATGGTAAAAATATAGATGATGCAATGTTTGATTCTAATGAATATTTCGATGAAGATGAAGAATTTGAAAACGAGATAGATAAATTAGATGATATCGCACCTGAAGATTAATAATACCGAAATTGAGGTAAAAAGATGAAAGTAATTAAAACAAAGAAACTAGTTGAAGAAATAGATAAATTTGGATCAGATCCTTTTGATAAGATTCCTGATGTAGTTGGTTCAGCCACTGGATCTATGTATGCTCAAATTCCATATGCTGGGGCAGACGCTATTGCCAAAGCTAAAGAACATTCTGAAGAAATTAAGAAGATGGCTAAAAAGCAAGTAGATGATGCAAATAAGAGTGGCGCATTAAAGAATACTGAAAAAGATAGAACTGAAATAAAGAAAGTTAAATCTCCTGATTTAAAGAAAATGCATTTAAGTGAAAACTTAGGTGATGAAAAATTAACAGAAGAAACTAATTATGAAAAGGTTATGAAGGTTCTTAAAAATTATAAAAAAGAAGAAGCTTTAACTGAAGCTGAAGATGATGTTAAGAATGAATTTGACGTTGAAGATCTTGCCGATAAATATAATCCAAAAGCTATCAAATTTGAAGACAATGGCTATGGCTTATTCTCAGTTTTATTAGAAGATGAAGATGTTGATTTTTCAGCTTGGATGGACGTTGCTGTAAAAGATGGTGATATAAATACTGATTGGAATCAATATGTATTTTATATGACAGATCCAAGAGATAGATTTAATAAAGCAATGCAAGAAAACGCTGAAGTATATGATAAAGCAGATGCTGCAGTTGTTAATTATTTATTAGATCAAGGCGTTATTATTCAAAATGAAGACTCAACTTGGTCTGTAGTAGAAAAAGCATAGGAATCTTTAAAAGAAAATTTAAACGAAGACTACAATGAACCTGTAAGTGATGAAGTTGAAAAAGCTGTAAGAGATCTTTTAGGTGATGTAGACGGAGATGCTAAATCTGGATTCTATTTAATGGATGAAGATGAATGCAAATTCGCAAGAAAATAGTTAGACACTAAGTTTGGAAATGCTATAAGATTAGATTTCGTTAAAGTGACGGAAGATGATCCAAACTTTGAAGATTTTAAGTGGCTGATGAAAGTGTCTAAATCAGCTAATAGAGAAGGCATCAATGATGACCTTCTTGCTGACGTTCTAGATGCCTTATCTAGAGGTGCTACTTGGTCAAGAAAACGTCCAGAAGGTTTAAAAGATAAAGATGGTTCAAACTTTATAAGTTATGATTACACTGAAGTAACTAATAAACCTAAAAATGGAGATGAAATTGTAACTGTTATCTCTCCTGATAAAGATGGTTTAAAATATGCTTATAAAGTTGCAAAATATTATGGCTTAGATTATGAATTAAAACGTTTACCACAACCTATTAAAGGTGATGTTGATTCTAGATTCCCTTATTATAATTATTCAATAGACATAGTTGTTCCAAGTTTTACTATGAGCGCTGCTAAGCCTGTAGATGATGAAGATGAAGGTGAAGATTTATGAAAATAACTAAGAAAAATGCTATAGTTGAAAATGAAGGCGAAGATATAATTGCTAGAAAATTCTTTGTAACATTAAAAAAATTATATCCAAGAGGATATTCTATTCTTAATGATGGTAATTTTGTTAAAAAGATTTACGCGGCATCAGATGAAGATGCTATAAGACAATTTAATGAATTAGCTACTGAAGGTAAATTACTTTCTGAGTGTATCATAAAAGAAGCTGTAGGTGATCCTATTGATGCTAAAGAGTTAGTCTATAAAGGTTATAAAATAGCTGTAAATAAAACAGGTAACTTAGATGAAGATAAACCTGGTGAATATTGTTTTGAATTAGATGGCGAAAAAACATGTTGTGATTATATTGAAGATTGCAAAAAAGTTATTAACGCTGAAGTAGCTAATAAAGGTGATGGCTTAAGAGTTTGGAATAAATTATATATAAATGAAAAGTTAGATGAAAACTTAAATGAGTCATCTTCTTTTGATGACGATGTTAAAGATTCATATGATGCTTTAATTTCAAGTGGTAAAGTAGAACATCCTACAATAGAAGATATATTTATTGATATGTCAAATCCAGATAACTATAATGGAATATATGTTGATTGGGATTTAAATTCAGATCCTCAAGTATATAATAATGCTAGAGCTGCAATTGTTGGCGCAATAGGTAGACTTGGTATTGATTTAGATGAAAGCTTGAATGAATCTAAACAATCTAAGAATATAGTTGAAAGCGTGATGTCTGAATTAGATACAGAAGTTAAAGACGCTGGTGGCAAAGAAGCTTGGATTGCTAAGGTAGATGAAGAGATTGTAGATTTACAACATTATTTACATTACTTAAACAATCATGCTTTTAATGAAATAAATAGAGGCGGTAACTTTGATTCTGAAGCAGAAGTTGAAGAAGCTATTGCTAATACTGAAAAAGAAATAAACGATTTAAAAGCTAAAAGAGCGATTATAAATGAATCTAAAGAAATAACAGAAGAAGTTAAAGAAGAATCTGAAACAGAAACTGTTATAACCGAAGAAGTAAATTATAAAGATAATTATAGAGATTTAATTGCTAATAGTGGTTTAAATAAAGATTTATTGAATGATTTAGCTTTAGATCACTTTGGTAAACATGATTGGAGAGATCTTAATAATAGCGATATGAAAGATTTCTATGAAAGCGTTTTACTAGATAACTATTTAAATGAATCATTAAATGAAGAAAAAGTAAGAAGTTTTTTCACTGATGGTGAAACAGTTTTGTGTATGGATTATTACGACAAAGTTTGCACGAAGATGCCTATAGAAAATATAAAGAATCCTACAGCAGATAATGTTAGCACAGAAGTTTTAAATAAATTATATAATTCATGTATAAAAGGTGGCTGGCAAGATAATTGGTATGGCGAATATCATGAAGAATTAAAAGAAGATCTTGACGTTGAAGTTGATGGTGAAGAAGTAATTCCAGAAACTAAAGATGAAGAAAATGTTGAAGGTGCTTTAATAAATATTAGTATTGAACAGATTATTAGTGACTTAATTAAAGACGAATTTGAAGCAGTCGATGGCTATAATTCAGCGATAGCTACTTTGAAAAATTTAAATGAATATGAAGCAGTACAAGCTGTTTTAGAAGATATTAAGAATGAAGAATTAGTTCATGTTGGTGAACTTCAAAAATGCTTAACAGAAATAAATCCAGATGCTAATCAAATAAAAGATGGCGAAGAAGAAGCAGATGAGACTATCGCAGTTGCGTCTGAAGAAATAGCTAAAGGTGAAGAACCTATAGCTAATGAAAATAATTGAGCATTTAAAGAGGTGATTAAATGTTAAACGTTAAATTAGTTGAGAATTTAGATGATATAAATTTCAAGGATGATGACAGACCCTATGATTTAGATCCTGAATTTGAATTTGTAGCTGTAAAAGACATAAAAGATGAAGATGGTTTTGCGGCTGAATATGCTTGGTATATGACTAAAGACGGTCGTTCTAAGTTTTTCTATGATGGCGTAGAAGATTGGGAAACTGAAACAGAGGCTGAAGCAAAAGAATGGTTTGATGATTTTACCGGAAGTATGGACGTTGCTGAAGATGATGTTGAAAATTTAGATGAATGCAATGCTGTCATGAATGAAGAATCTAATCTCGAAGAAACTGTTGATACTAGACCTTATGAAACAAAGCTTAAAGACATGCTAAATCAAGGTACTATTAAATACGAAACTTTATGTGAACAGTTATTAGCTTGGCTACCAGATGAAGAAATAAATAGATTTATGATAGCTAATAATTATCAAGTAAATGATAATATCGATGATTTTAATGTCGATAAACTTGATTCACAAAATGTCCTTAATGATGAAGAATTAGATTCAATAGAAGATCTAAAGAATATAGAATTAGGTGACTTAGATGCTGATCTAGAGCCTCAAGATGATGATTTAGGTGAATCATTTGATGCTCATGACGATGATATACTTTTATCAGAAAAAGATATAGAATCTCTAAAGAAATTAAGTGATGGTGAAGAACCTGCAGATGACAGAGAATCTACAGCTGGAGATAAATTAAATGAATCAGCTCCTAAGGAATCTATGTTAGATGAACTTAAAAACATAAAGATGAGTGATTATAAAGATCAATTATTAAATGAAAATAATGTAAACAATAATCCTGATTTAAGTGAAACTTGCGCAATGAGTGCGGGTTCATATGATGACGAAATATAATATAGGAAATTAACATATGAGCATGTTTGACAATTATCAAAATTTAGATAAAGACTTAGATATCAATAATCCTTATGCTAAAGATATCTAGCTTCATGAAAGACCACACATGCCATTAGAGATGTATAACATAAACAATGAACTTATTGGTTTTGGTTGGAATCAAGGTGATCCTATAGTTCTTGAATTTGTTGTAACTGGACAAGTTATGTATGACGATGGCACATACGTAGATGCAGAAACATATCTTAAAAATAAAAATTATCAATTTGAATTATTTAATTTTAGATATGAAAAAGTTTTTGAAACTGTAACAAATTCTAATAATATTATAGATATAAATATAGGTTCTGAACTATCAGCCAAATTATATAAAGGTATGTATTACGGCAAGCTTACTTTGTTAGATAAAGATAACAAAGTAAGTCAAACTTTAGCAGATAACGATGTCTGCAAATTTTATGTAGGTTGATTGGAGATTAAAATGGATTATAGCAAATTAACTACAACTTTAAAAGCTTACAAAAAATTTACAGATAAAGAAAATAATACATCGAGATATAATATAACGTTAAACGTAAATGAAACTAAATCTTTACGTTAGAATATATCTGAAGCCTATGATGATATCACATGGGCTTCTAGTGATTTAAGTGTATTAAACGTAAATAACTGTGGTGTTGTATTAGGTTTAAAAACAGGTCATTCAGTTGTTGTAGCTACAGCTAATAACACTGTATTAGCTATTTTTGATATCAGTATTAATTAAGGTGGAATAACTATGATAACTAGTGCATATGGCGATAGAGTATTCGAACTTTACGGTTTAAGTACAGATACAAAACCAACTGACGTAGGTAATGGTTCTACATTTGTAGAAATGGATACTACTAAAGTATTTATGTTTAGTGCAGAATCAAAAGAGTGGTTAGAATTATCATAATTATCGTAAAGGAAATTATCAATGGATGTAATAACATGGATTCTTTGTAAAAAATATGCAAAGAATTATACAGATGAACAAATAAAAATAGTTTCCAAAGGCATGACTTATAAGGGCTCTGTGGCTTCTAAGGAAGACTTACCTCTTTCAGGAAATACTTTAGGCGATTTATATACCACTACTGATTTAGGAAGAGAATACGTTTGGACTTTAGAAACTGATTCAGGTGAGTTATCAGATTGGCAAGAATTAAGTAAAGTTGACTTATCTATGTTTTATACTAAAGCATAGATTGATGAAAAAATTACAGCGATTGAAGAACTTATACCTGAGAAAATTAGTGATCTAGAAAATGATGCTGGATTTATAACTGATGAAGCGCTACAAGGTTATGCTACAGAAACCTGGGTAGAAGACAAACATTATTTAACCGAACATTAGGATATTAGTCATTTAGCTACTAAAGATGAGTTAGCATCAGATGTCGCTATTTTAGACGCTAAAATAGACGAAGTTGAAGAAAAAATACCAAGCTTAGATGGCTATGCAACTGAAAGTTGGGTTGAAGGTAAAGGTTATTTAACTGAACACCAAGACATTAGTCATTTAGCTACAAAAACAGAATTAGCAGCAAAACAAGATACTTTATCAGTTGACACAAGAGAAGATTATAATGGTATTATAATTAATAATAACGTAATCGGTAGAGACCCAGATATCATTCCTTCTGTTGATTATGTTGATGCAAGTATTACTGATACAATGCGTTACATAGATCAACAAGACGCCAGTGAACATGCTGGAAGAGTTGCTGGTGATAATTTACTGCAAACTGCTATTGATAAAAAACAAGATTAGCTAAAAGTTAATGAAGCAAATCCTACTGTTGATTTAAATAGTTTAACTATAGATAATGTTATTTATAAAATTGCCGGTGAAGCTAAAATAGGCAAAACATTTACAACGCAAGTAACTGTCGGAAATTTAGCAGCAGGTACATCAATTAGTGGTGATACTAAAATTGCAGATATTCTTTATAATATATTATTTGGAACACCTACAGTTGAATTAAAAGCTTTCTATTATGCTGGACCTACTGATCCTGAAACTATTACGAGTGATTGGGAATCTGAAACAATAACAAACTTAGTAAAGGATACTAACTTAGTTCATACTTTCAACACTTCAGCTAAATCATATTATGCAATAGCGTTTAGCAAATCTTTAGGTGAGTTAGTTCACATATATCAAAATGATTTAACTTTATTTGATTTATTATCTAATTGGACACCTCCAAAGGTTGTTACATATGAAGGTGCAGAATATTATATATATGCTCCTCATGAAAGATATACTGCTGGTATAGACAAATATGAGTTAAGATGGAAATAATAAAAAGGGGATAATGAATGGCTTATACTCGTTTTAGTAACGGTTTTGACATAACTTCAAATTCCGCTGTAGATAAAAGATTATCTTTAACTAAAGCTCAAATGCTTACAGCTGAGGATGATTTTAATTTACCAGATGTTTATTTTTGCATTTGTCCAGATGATGGTAAATTATATTTATTTAATGTAAATAATACGCCATCAAATGCAACAGGTAAATTTAGACAAATTGATGAAACATTAAACTATCAAACATCTGAAGCACAACAACAATTAAATACAGCTTTAAATAATTCTTCAGTTATTCAAAACATAGACGCTGATATAACTGAAGTAGAAGTAAAGACTGACATTAATACAGATGCTATTGATATATTAAATGGCGATGCTACAGTTGATGGTTCAGTTGAAAAGAAAATTAAAGATGTAGTTGAAGTATTAACTGTGGACGGAGGTAAAGTAGAGTGAATACTACAATAGAGAGCATCAAATTCAAAAGAGGTGATAAAGAAACTTTAGAGTTAAAGTTAGTTGGAGACAACAAACCACTTGAAGGTGAACCTATATTTGAATTAGATACAAACAAATTAAAAATAGGTAATGGTATAAATGACTATGTTGATCTTCCTTATATAGGAAATGGCACAGGACCAGAACCTGAAGACACAGACATCTTATTAAGAGGATATTTTAAAGAAGCAGACGGGAAATTCTACCCAACTCCAACATCTGTAGATCCTCTTCCAAAATTAAGAAGTAAATTATACTTAGATATCCTAACAAACAGATTGTTTACATATGTAGTTGAAGCTGGTCAATCTATATTAGATGGACACTTCATAACTTGCGTTACATATGCTACATCTGATAAAGCGGGTATAATAAAATTGTATGATGATTTAGGTGATAATGAAGACGGAACAATGACTCAAAAAGCAATCACAGATAGTATAGATACTATTGATTTTGATGTTGCTGGAGATGATTGTTTAGTACTTAAAAAACCTAGAAAACGTACTACTAAAAAGAGCTAAATTATAGTAAATATACGTTTAAAATAAACATATAAAATAAAAGAAAAATAAATTAAATAAAGGAAATATTTAAAGTATGGCTACTTATAGTAACACTCCTGTTTTAAGTAAAATTAAAATTGGTACACAAGACTATTATTTAAAAGATGCAGATGCTAGAGCGCTTTTAACTACTGTAGTTGACACCGATATTCCAGAAATACAAGATGATATTGGTGAAATTAAAGAAAATTATGCTACTATTGAATACGTAGATGCTCAAGATGCTCAAGTATTAGTAGATGCAAAAGCTTACACAAATGAAAAAGTTGGTCAAATCATTCTTATTACATATGAAGTAGTTACCGAATTACCGACTGCAGATGCTGCTCATGAATTTAATAAATCTAAGACGATTTATTTAAAGAATGAATCTGGTTCTGGAAAAGAACAAGATGTTTATGGTGAATACATTTGTATTAAAGTTGGTTCTAATTATCAATGGGAAAAAATCGGTGACACAAGAATTGACTTGAGCAATTACTATACCAAAGACCAAGTTGATGCAGCTATTAAAGTTGAAGCTGATAGAGCAAAAGAAGCTGAAGATGATCTAGCTGATGATATTGCTGAAGTTGCTGGTGGCTTAGCGGCTGAAGTTACAAGAGCAGATACTGCTGAAAAAGCCAATGCTGCTGCTATTGCTGCTGAAGTTACTAGAGCTACTGGTGTCGAAGGTGGTTTAGATACTAGATTGACAACCGCTGAAGGTGCTATAGACACATTGGAAGGTAAGGTTGAAACTATTGAAGGTAAACCTGCTTATAATATAACTACTCAACAAATTACTAACTGGAACAATGAAGTTGGTGCTAAGGCTGCAGTTGAAGCAGAAGAAGAAAGGGCAACCGGCGTAGAAGAAGGTTTACAATCAGCAATCGATGGTTTAGACGATAGAGTTGATGCTATAGAAGGTAAAGAAGATGGTTGGGACGCTAAGTTAAACACTGTTAAACTTGGCAGTGAATTTAAGACAGTTTCTACTGATGAAACTCATGGTAAATACGTAGATTTAGGAAACATTGCTATTACAGAAAATGTATTAACAGGCGCTTCTTATACTAATGGTAAATTAACAATTAATAAAGGCGATAATACAACTCCTATTGATCATCAATTTGGTGATTTAGCTGATACTGATATAGACGATATTAAAGCAGAAGGACAAACGATTTCTGGTGTTAAAGCAACTGGTACTTCAACTGGTGAATTAACGGGTGCGTTGGGCTATGCTTCGACTGGTATGACCTCTACTGGTTCTGTTACCGCAGCTGGTAGCGTTACGTTAAATGCATTTACACAAACAGCTACTGATATTACTTCTACTGGTAAAGTAACTGCTGCTGGTGACGTTGATGTTGCTACGACAGAAGTTGCTGCAAGTAAAGTTAAAACGGCTGGTACGGTTGCAACATTCACTGAGGGTGAATTTACTCCTGCCGCTTTCCAAGAAGGCTTCTACACAGCTGGTCAAGCTGCAAGTTGGACTGGAGCTGATTATACTGCTCCATCTCTTGGTAACGCAACGACAGGTTCTTTTGCAAAGAAGATTTTGAAACCTACATATACTTTAGATACGACGGATTCTGAATGTTTGGTATTAGGCTTTGAAGAATTGACGTCTGGAACTGGTTATTTTGATAACGCTGTTACGGCGCAAGGTACGTTCAGTGCTGGTAATGTTGACTTTGGTACTTTTGACGGTGGTTCTGCTACTGTTATTAACACGGCTAAATTTAGTGGTGGTTCTAAAGCTGCTGATACGTTTGATGGCGGTGCAATGCCTACATTCGACGAAGTAAAAGCAGACAAAGTTGGCACTGTTACATTCACTGGTTCCGAAGTTAATGTTTCGGTTTCTGGTCAATATGACAAAGCTACGGCTAACGGTGCAAGTTTTTCTGGTTCGGCTGTTAATGTTTCCGTTTCTGGTAACTATGACAAAGCAAACCTTGGAACAGTAGCATTTAATGGAAAAGCTATTAGTCTTGATGTTGGTGATATCGTTGTTGATGATGCTAATATTTCAAAGAAAGCTTAATCAATTATAATCATATAAAACAAAATAAAACTAACTAGCGAGAAATCGCTAGTTAGTTAATTAAAATAATTTAAGAAATGAGGCTGATGAATGTCTAACATATCTAGGATAAAATTAAATAATATACCTTATGATTTGAAAGACGCCAATCTAACCCAAGAAGTCGCTTAGGTCAAAGAGAATTATGTACCTAGATCTGAAATAGGTAAATTATATGGACCTACTGGACCTCAAGGTATTCAAGGTGCAACAGGACCTACAGGGCCTCAAGGACCTACATGGGAATTATCTAAGACTTTTACAAGCTTAGCTCAAATGTATGCTGATACTACTGTAAAAGTTGGCCAATATGTTATAATTGATACTGGTAATAAATACGATCCAGAATATGGCGAAGTATATAGAAAAGCAACAGCTGGTGCTGGTCAATCAACCTGGACATTTATAATTGATATGGCAGAAGCCGGTATCAAAGGTGATAAAGGTGATACTGGTGCTACTGGACCTTAGGGCGTTAAAGGTGATACAGGTTCTATAGGACCCACAGGTCCTAAGGGTGAACAAGGCATTCAAGGTATAAAGGGTGACACAGGATCAACCGGTGCTACTGGACCACAAGGTGTTATTGGACCAACTGGTCCTACTGGCGCAAAAGGTGAAACAGGAGACATTGGACCAACTGGTGCTACTGGAGCAATCGGTCCAACTGGAGCCACAGGTCCGACAGGCGCTAAAGGTGAGTGCGGTTTAATAAACGCTGTTAATGGCGCTACAACTGCTACTTCTATATATGCAGCAACTGGTTCTGGAACTAGTGGACAGTATTTGAAATCTAATGGCGCTAATGCAGCACCTACTTGGTCTGATATTTCAATAGATGATGGCGAAATTTCATAAGAAATTTAAGTAAATAATTAACTAATTAAGACTGATTAGAGAATTCTAGTCAGTCTTTTATTTACGTCATAAGCATCTTCAGGTTTTTTTTTAGTTAAATATTCAAATAATTAAATATGAGGATATTTAAATGATTCAATTAAGACGTGGGACGTCTGCTCAAAGATTGGCTTCAGATGATATCTTAAGTGCAGGATAGCCATTTTTTGAGACTGACACAAATAGACTCTATGTAGGTGACAATACAACTCAATTAAAAGATTTAATTGCAGTTAACAACAATATTTTGAATGATGTAAATGATTCTATAGTTTTAAAATATTCAGGAATAGTAGACACTGATCATTATCAAAGTAAAGCTTTAGGGGAAAGTGAAGCTTTATTAGGTGAGGCAAATACTGATACAGCTTCAGCAAAAAGAAATTTAGTTGCAGGTAAGTTAAATATAGTTAGGAATAGCAATATAATTGTTGGTGGCCTAAAAAATGATGTTAGTGGCGTCCATAGTTTTGTAACAGGTAATGATAATACTATGGGTATTCATGGCGGCGCATCTAGAGCATGCGGTTCTACAAACTATATAAATGCTTATACATCATCTGTAGATGGAGATAACAATGATCTATCTAAAAACACTGCAGGATAGAAAGATATTCATGTACAAGGTAGATATAACGTTAGTGATTATAATGATACAAATTTATATGGATAGGGCTTGAGAGCTAGCAAAGATAATCAAACATTAGTAGGTAGATATAATGCATACGCACAAGATAATACATCTACATTTGTTGTAGGTATAGGCACTGATAATCCTACTAGAAAAACAGGTTTAAGAGTAAAAGATAATGGCAACGTAGAAGCACCAAATGCTAGTCCTAGTGCGGATAAAGACCTTATAACTAAAGTATACGCGAATAATAATTATGTAAAGCAGATCACTGGTAGTGGCACAAATAAAGCATATATTCATACATCTAGTGGTGCTGAAGGCACAACTACTATGGCTGAAAGCGCAGCAGCTTGGACACTAGTGTATAGAGGAGATGGAGGAAGATTTCAAGCAGGCACTCCTGTATTAGATAACGATGTAGCTACTAAGGCATATGTAGACGCTACGCATATTGAAGGCACTATGATTAATAACCAATGGGTATCATTAACGTTATCTACGCCATATAGTGGCTATCAGTATGGCATGTTTCAAACAATATATAAACATAGCATATCTTTACTAAAATTTCTTGATAATAGCTCCCCATATCCTGAATGGATGACTAGCAGTGGTTCAATGTATTTCTATAGCACTTATCCTAATAAAATAGTGGATGGAAATGAAATAACATTAGTGCAATTATATGAAACTTATCATATAACTGATATATTTGGATGTAAAAAAATACTAGATTCAAGCGGATCTAATAGTAAAGGTTACATATTAGATATTCACATTAAACCTAAAATTGATTAGAATGACATGTGCTTATACTACACGAAAGATTCTAACACTAGTGTAGATCCTTCTAAAACATCCATATATACAATATGCGATCTTGCTAAACTTTTTCAGATAACTGAAGACACAGTTTCAACCGCTTTTTAAAACATATAATGTATAAATTACTAGCACCAAGTAAAATGCTTGGTGCTTTTATTTACGCTAAATTAATATATTTTGTATAAACTATTTAGGAGATTTATACGTATATGTCAAATAAAAACTTCAATTCATATCAAGACGTTAAAATATGTTGCTATGCAATGTGTGCATCAGAACCTGAAGAATTTATAGATAGATGGCTTGAAAGCATGAAGCCAGCAAACTATATAACTGTTTTAATTACTAAAAAAGATGATTCTAATTACACATATTTTAAGAAAAAACAAGAACTTCCAGAATTTAAAAATAAGTTAATAATTGCAGAACAAGAAATCAAACCATGGAGATTCGATGTAGCAAGAAATGAATCTATGAAATTAATTCCAGAAGATTGTGATGCTTTAATCTGCACAGATATCGATGAAATATTAGATAAAGATTTCTGGGACGATTATAGACAGTGTATATTTGAACATCCTAATTTTGATAGAATATTTTATAAATATGCTTGGAGTCATGATGAATTAGGAAATCCATTAAGCGTATTCTGGTATGATAAAGCAGTTCAAGCAAAAGGCTGGAAGTGGAGATATCCAGTTCATGAAGAATTAACTTTAGATAGAGATAATTACAATTATCAAGGTTGCTATTATTTAGATTCTAATAAAATTTATTTACATCATTATCCAGACCATACTAAATCTAGAGGAAGTTATTTAAACTTATTACAATTAAGAGTAGATGAGAATCCCACAGATAACTATGGACTATTCTATCTACAAAGAGAGTATTCATTTAGATATGACTACCAAAATGCGATAAAATATGCACAACAATATTATGCTAGAATGCAAATAATAAATGATAATAACATTATGATGAGAGCAGTTATTTGTATCGCGTTAGGGACGTACTATAATGAAATAGGCTTATTTGAAGATGCCGAATTTTACTTTAGAAAGGCTATAAATTTTGATAAAACAATTATAGATTCGTACATTAGACTAGCACAAATGTTAGCTTATCAAGGTAAGTACACACAAGTATATAAAGTTTTAGATAATATGAGTAAAGATGCTAAAATTTTAGAAGACTGGAGACTTCAACCTTGGACAACTAAAGAATGGAAAGCTTTGCAAATAATTGCTGATGCTAAGTGTTGGGAAGGTAAGTATGAAGAAGCCGAAGAATTATTTAAAAAGGCTTATAAAAATATAGAAGAATTAAAAGATTATCAAGAAGCTTATAATCAGAAATTCTATATTGATGTAAAATGGTTAGAAGATAAATTAGGAGAAAGCATAGTTAAATAAACTATGCTTTCTATTTTGTATATATATATATATATATAAATATTGGGGTGTATTCTAATTGGTAAGAAAGCGATCTCTAAAATCGTAGGAAGCGCGCCTTTGAAGCGTGATGTGAGCGTTCGAATCGCTCCACCCCAGCCATAACTATAAAATATATAGCTAAATACATTACTATTTATAGTGATTGTCTGTAATAAGACATAATAAAGACGTAGATATCTACGTCTTTTGTTTTGTATATAATTATATATTTAAAATATAGGGAAATTACATAGTGTTTAATAATAAAAAACTAAACAAATTAATGAACAAAGAAATTAAAAGATGCAAAAACATACGTGTAAAAAACGCTAAAAAATATAAAAAATTATATCCAGATTGGGAAGACAACGAATATAATTGTGCAGATAACAAATTTATATTTGCAGTAGTATCTCCAACAGAAACAATGCAACCTTCATTCTATTCACTAAATGACTTATTAGTATATTATAATAGAGGTTCTAAGCAATACTTTTTAGACATTGAAACAAGTTATGATCTTATAAGAGAATTTGAAAAAGAATACTTAAAAAATTTATTAAATAAATTTAAATTATTTGTAAAAACTCAACCAGGTGAATACACACCTAAATTATCTGATATAAATATAAATGATGGTTATAAAATATTTCAAGCTGAAAGTTTACAAGAATTACTTTTTAAATTTAATATGTTTGTGAAGTCTTTCTAAAATATAGTATATAAAAGACCAGTGTAAAAATTACACTGGTCTTTATTTTTTACGTTAAATCAAGCTAAATTAGTATATAATGAGGAAAAGTAGTTATGCTTAGAGTGTGCAAAAACAATAACATATCTTTCGCAAGAGGCGATACGGTTAAGTTTGCATTATTTATAAATCAAGGCACATTGCTTAAACCAGTGAGATATAATTTACTAAAGCATAGAAACTGGGAGATTTATATGGGAATAATGTCTCCTAACCAAAAGTTTGAACATGCTGATGTAAAATTTAAATATACAGAAGAAAATGCCACTATAACAAAAGAAGGTGATTTAGTGGTTGAGATACCGCCTAGAATGACCGAAAACTTATGTGACGGTAAATATTATTACCAAATAAAGATAAAGTATTTTAGGAAGAAAGAAGAGTTTATAACATCAGTAATTCCTAAGACTTAGATGTGTATCTTAGATTAATTGAGGATTTTTTAATGGAAATAGTAAAAGGTAAATTAGATTATGAAGTTGGTGAATGTGATTTCACAGGACTAGCTACAGATTCAATTATAACTGATGTTAATAATGATGATAGAACTATAAAAGCTGATCTTAATTTTAGTACATTACCTAAAAATCCAGATGGAACTTTAAAAGATGGCGCTTATATTCTACAAGCAGAAGTTATTGATGGGGTGATTACTTTGAGTTGGACAACAGGTGGCGCAAATTCTGAACCTTGTTATCATGGTTGTGTAACTATACCAAGTTTAGCAGAATTAACCAGTCAAATTATATTGGACAATTGTGAAGTAGATAAGATTAAAATCGAAAAGAGTATAGGTAAAGAATACTCCTATGAAGCTCTTAAGAATAGATGTTTATTTGCTTATCCAGCTGTTTATGGCGATTTGAATAAAATTATACATGTACAAACAGGTTTTGATGTTACTACTTCATTTAGTAAATTAGAATTAGTTATAAATGAAGCAACTTACAATGTATATATTCAAACAGCATATTCAACTGGTTCATATACATATTCATATAAATTTATATTTTAATGAGGATTAAGCATGTCAGATTTTAGAGAATATATAAAAACTAAAGGTTTTGTTGATTTTGCTACAGGCTTTGCAGTTTTAGGTCCTAATCCAATTGATGCAAGATTTATTGTTCCTGATACAACTTATTTTGAATCTATAGACGAACAATACGGTGCAGCATATCACGGCTTAAAAGTTTTTGTTGAAGCTGAAAATAAATTCTATACATACAAAAAGAATGCTGAAGGTGAATATGCTTTTATAGCTGACGCTGATAATAAGTCTATTGTTACTACAGAAATAATTAATGGTCATTTAATTATTCATTTTAATGATGATACTATTTTAGATGCAGGTGAAGTAGTTGGTCCAGCAGGCGAACCTGGAGAAAAGGGTGATAAAGGTGATAAAGGTGATCAAGGTGAAGTTGGTCCGACCGGAGCAAAAGGCGCTACAGGCGCAACTGGTCCTACTGGACCTACTGGTGCAACTGGTCCTATTGGTGCTGCTGGACTAACCACATCTGTTAAATTTAATGGTTTAACTTATACACAAATAGATGGACTTATCACTATAGGTGGTGAATTTTTAACTAAATCAGAAACTGAAGCTGCTTTAGGTAGTAAGCAAGATTCTTTAACCACGAATCAGTTAAATGCTATTAATTCTGGAATTACTGATGTTGGCGTGACTCAAATTACTACAAATAAAAATAATATAAACTCTTTATAGAGTACTGTAACTGCTTTACAGACAACAATAGGCACAGCAATAACTGATTTAAATAATTTAATTTAAGTGAGGATTATAAATGTCTCAAAATGACACAAGAACACTTGTAAAATTAGTAGATGATTTTAGCTCCTTAAATTATAAACTTAAATCTTGGTATGGTTTATCTGATAAAACCAAAACGTATGAGTTAATAAATGCTCTTTATAGATCTAATTATAAGCCAACGCCTACTACAGATCTTATTACAGGCATTGTTACTACAGACTCGTTATAGAAAGCAGTTACTAACATAAGCAAAGAACAAGTAGGTTTAACAGCTTGGTGGAACTATTTATCCGATAGTGGTAAAACTGATTTCACAGTTAGTGATTTAGTAAATAATATTTATGAGTATTACAATCAAGAAGCCACCGCTGCTAATAGATTTGCTTATGTAAATAACGTTAAAATAAATCCTCTTGAAAATAATTAGTATTATTTTTCATCTAAAGATTTAGAGCATGGTGGATTTAAAATAGATTTAAATGCAGGCGGATTAGTAGACGCTGAAGGTTATTATAATATTAAATTATCTAAAGATGCATTTAATATATAGATAGATTCTAATATGCAAATTATAGGCATTATGTTATATGACAGTTTAACAGATTCCTATAAGCCTTTTGGTTCAGGTAAAAAAACAATTGAATAGATGCTTATACGTACTGAAATTGATGGTTTTGCACAATATACATTAAGTGATATAGGCATAAGTGTAGCTAATTCATAGTTACAAAATTTAAAACTATGCATAATAGTTACAAAGTAGATATAACATCGCAACATTTAAGGAGATATAGACATGGGAAAATTAGATGAATTTGCCCTAACTATTGATACTTCGTATGATTTAACACAAGCTAGTCCATTTGACGCTAGACAAACTGTTAATAGTATATCTGATCTTAGTTCGGCAAGCACTTGGGCAGTTGTAAGTGCTGGTAACATATACTATCCTATATATAAAGGTATGATAGTGTCTGTTCAAGAGGATTGCTGCTTATATATATTAGACAATTTTATACAAAGCGCTATAACTGTAGCTCCAACTAATTTTGAGTGGAAAAAATTAGGCGAAGTAGGTCCAACAGGTCCTGCAGGTGAAATTGGTCCTACAGGAGCTCAAGGTCCTCAAGGTGGCCAAGGTATTCAAGGCGAAACAGGACCTACAGGTGCTACTGGTGCAACAGGCGCGACTGGAGCTCCTGGTACAAACGGTAGAGATGGGCAAGATGGCATAACCGGTCCAACAGGCCCCGCTGGAGCTGATGGCATAAATGGCCAAGATGGTGCTACAGGTCCAACTGGAGCTACAGGTCCTCAAGGTATTCAAGGTATTCAAGGCGTTCCTGGCCAAGATGGCGCTCCTGGAGCAAAAGGTGATACCGGCGCTACCGGTGCTACTGGCCCAACCGGACCTCAAGGTGAAAAAGGCGATATAGGTGCAACTGGTCCTCAAGGTCCTCAAGGTATTCAAGGTATTCAAGGTGATCAAGGTCCTACTGGTCCCAAAGGCGACAAAGGTGATAAAGGCGAAGGATTTAGTATTTATAAAACATACTCTTCTGTTGAATTGATGGAAGCTGATTATGCTAATGTGAATCTAGGTAAATTCGTTCTAATAGCTAACTCTGTTGAACAAGAAGAAAATAGTAGATTATATGTAAGAAAAGATAATACCACATTGTTAGATAAAGATACCGCACACTTTGCATTTTTAACAGACATGTCTGGCGCTCAGGGTATTCAAGGTCCAACTGGTCCTCAAGGCGAACAAGGTGTAAAAGGTGACACAGGCGCTACAGGTCCACAAGGCCCTCAAGGTGGTTAGGGTATTCAAGGTGCAACAGGCCCAACCGGTCCAACTGGTTCATTTACTAGGGGTGATTTCCTTCCAATAGCTAGAGATGTAGATGTAACATATAATGTAGCGAATCCAGGAACAAATCTTTGGAGTCCTACAGGTAGTACAACTGTTTATTTAGACGAAGCAAATCTTAAATTTGGTTTGGATATAACTTTAGATAATATTGTTGGACGTGGTATAAAAGAAGTTAAACTTAATGGCACATACAATGATGCATCTTCTGGTGTGAATGAGTATGATATTGAGTACGATCAAAAAGATGATAGTAGTAAATATGTAAAAGATACAAAAGTATTTAAAATAATCAATGGACGTGGTATATCAAAAATAGAAACTACTGAAAATGACTACGCTGATCATAAACAGACTTTAAATATCGCATATTCAGATGATAAAAATCCTGATGATGTAAAAATCCCAGTCGCTGAATTTAGATATAATGGTACAGCCCCTGCAATTAAAATAAATGGTACTGCAGATACTGGATCTGATGTAAATTTCACTTTAACACCTAAAAATGATTTTGGTACTGGACGTTATGGCTATGAATTAGGTATAACTGGCGGATTCAATATTTATGCTCCTGTTGGAAGTGGATCATCTAATCAAGTATTAATATCCAATGGCGCAAATACAGCACCTACTTGGACTAATCATTCTAACTCAGCGTTTAAAGCTACTACTTCAACATTAGGTACAGTTAAAATTACTAATAATAACGGCTTAAGCATAGATAGTAATGGTGTCGTTGCAATGGCTTTAGGCTCAACTGGAACAGCTGGAGCTGTTAAAGTTACCAATGGTAACGGCTTAAGCATAGATAGTAATGGTACTATTACAAAAGCAGCTGATGATATAACATATATATCAGATGGTACTGGTAACAATCAATTAAAAGTAAAATTAAATGGTGCTACAAACTATACAGTTATTGATATAGTTATAGACGATGGCGAAATTCAATAATTAAACATAAATAAATCCTAGAGGTGTAAAAGCCTCTAGGATCATTTTAGGATTATATATGAAAACTATTAAAATTATATTATTCTATATTTTATCATTTACCTGGGGTGTAATTATGACATTATTTGGTTGTTTTTGTGCCTTAGGTTTATTGATAACGGGACATAAACCCCAAAGATTTTATTAGAACATATATTTTGAAGTTGGTGAAAATTGGGGTGGTTTTGAAGCTGGATGTTTTTTCATATGTTGTAAAAATCCTGGAAAACATTTAAAACAACATGAATCAGGACACGGTATTCAGAATATAATTTTAGGTCCTTTAATGCCTTTCATAGTATGCATACCGAGTGCTACAAGATATTGGCTCAGAGAGTTTAAAACATAGAGAAGTAAAACACTTTATTCATTAATTCTTTGTACCATATTTTGGATAATAAGTGCTGCATGCATAATTCTTGGAATTTTATTTGATTTATTATTTTTATAGATAATAGGCGCTTGTATAGCTGCTTACTTTATAATTATATTTATATGGTTGATAACCATAGAAATTCCAAAATATGAAAATGGCGCTTATGTATATTATGATGATTTTTGGGTGGAAGCATCTGCGTCTAAAATTGGAGCTAAATTATATAAGTAATGATTAAGATTAAATAAAATTTATATTTAAAAGGAAGATATTACAATGCCACTATGGTTGACTATTATTTGTAGTACTGGTATTGCAAGTCTAGTCATAAAAGAACTATGGTGTGCAATCAAGTCTAATACTAAAAAAGCTAAAGATAGAGTTAAATCTGAAAAACAAGAGCAAATGAGGGAAGTCATAAAAGAAGAGATAGATCTTATATCTAAAAAAATAGATGCTTTAGAGGAAAAGACTAATCTATCATTAGCGAGTGACGTGTTAGAATCTAGATGTAATATGAAAGCAATCTTAGAAAGATGTAGAAAACAAGGTTATGCCGATATTGGTGATAAATCTACTTTTAAACAATTAATGGAAACTTATGAAAATTTAGGTGGAAATAGTTTTAAAGAATATGTAAATTATTGGGCTGAAGAAATGGAAAATCTACCTATTAAAGAAAATAACAAATAAAGAGGTGATTGAAAGATGAATGAAATTGTTCAAATTTTACTTGCAGCATTAGGAACTATTATAACTGGCTTATGCACACTAGCAGTTACAAAATTTAGTCAATGGATAAGTACTAAAATAGCTGATAAAAAAGCAGCTGGTTATTTAACGAATATAGTCTCAATAACAACAAATGCTGTTAAAGAAACATATCAAACATATGTTGAGAAACTAAAAGAAGAAGGTAAGTTTGATAAAGATGCTCAAAAAGCAGCATTAGAAGCTTGCTTAAATAAAATAAAACATCAATTAGCACCAGAAGCTATAGATTATATTACTAAGAATTTTGGTGATATGAGTGATTACTTAAAGAGCTTAATTGAAAGTACAATTTATACTTTAAAGGTTGAAAATAAATAAGTTGCACTTTAACTAATTAGGAAATTATTTGGGAGATTTTAGCTAAAAGTGCTGAAATCTCCCTTTTGATTTTGTATATCACAATTTTTGTATATTATATAATAAAAACATGAAATTAATACATTTGAATGAAAATATAGAATAGAATGCTATAAAAATATTTGGAACTACTGCTAATGCTAATAAAGCAGCTTTTATAACGATTAATGGCTCTTTGTTAGATTTTTCAGGTGGTCAAAATAGACGTATAATAGATCATAGATCCATATGCGATGCTTTTGATGGTGAATTATACTACAAAGGTCCTGAAAGTTTATTAGCATTTATGAATAAAGGTAATATTAGATTATCGCCAGAAATACCGGGTATCGAACTGATATTAGAACCTACAAATGCTCAATATAATACACTTTTAAATGTTATAAAACAGTTAGGTTACAATAGACAATATTTTTCAATTCAAATTTCAGATAAAAATGGTTATCAAATAGATTTTTGGGATTATGAACATATTTCAATTAAATCTATTATTGAAGATTTAAAGTATTATTTTAAAACAAATAAAGTCCCACAAAATGAAGCTTATTTAGATAGTGAGTAGAAATTTTATGATTATGGTACTTCAGCTTCTAATGTGGAGTCATGCGACATATTTGACAAAAACAAAACAGGCGTAAGCTATTATGATGATATATTACATGATGCTAAATATATGAGAGATAGAAAAGGTGTTATTGGTTCTATCATAATGATGACGCCTAACTAGTACTTTGATGAATGTGCTAAATTATTTAATAGCACTAGAGAAAAACAAATATAGCAAACTAAAAATGATGAAAATATTATAGAACATTTAAGAGATGTAATAATTAGATATCATAGAAAATTTCCTATTTGTTTTTTAAATTATAATGACGATGGTCAAGAAGGCCGTCATAGAATGATTGTTGCAGGTGAATTGTGTGGGTATGATAAACCATAGCCTGTTTTAATTGTTCAAAATGTAAATGACATAAAATATCCAGATGATTTGATATTAAAAGAAAGCTACTATAATGAGATTGATTTATCAAGCGAAGTAGATGATGAAACTATTTTACAAGATTTAGAAAATAATTTTGAGGTAACAAATAAACCAGCTTATGGTGGATACTATATTTTACCTACAGGTGAATTTTTAAAATCAAACAATCACTTAGATATAGATAAATACTTAATGAAAAAGAAGTATATTAAAAATCAAGATTTAGATTTTGCTGATGGCAGTCAATTTTTAGAAGTTAAATTAAATTGCATAAGAGTTAGAAGCAGAGGCGGTAAAGATTCTTGGATAAGTCCATACATAGTTTTACCTAAACATAAACCTTCTGTAACTCAATTATACTCGTTGTTAACTTGGTTAGATTTTGTGTTCTCAAATAAACAAACAGTATTAATTCATACTGAAACAAATGGTGAATATAAAACGTACAACTATAATGATTACACATCTGATGAGGTACTAGATAAGATAAATAGATATTACTCATCTGGGAAACTACTAAATTAAAATAGGAATTTCAGGTCGATGATGTCGAATGAACTAGATATATCACAATTAAATAACTTAAATGATTTATCTGAACAAGAAAAATCTATGGTTATGTAGATTTTAGGAGAGATGTCAGATAAAGGTTAGTCATAGACTTTTGATGATTTACTTTATGACGACTTTAAAGAAATCCCTGTAGACATAGAAACATTTCTAACAGATGATAGATTCTTAGGAAAAGCTTGGAAAGATGCTAGTGGCAAATTAAAGTTGTATCCTTTTTGGTTAGATATATTAAAGAAATTATTTCCTAATAATATAGATACTGATTATAACACATTACTTGAGTCTGGCGCTCGTGGTATTGGCAAATCTGAAGTGGCTTGTGGTGCAGTAGGCACATATTTAATGTATCGTTTAATGTGTTTAAAAGATCCATTATCTTATTATCATATAAAACTTACTGAAAAAATAATATTTGCTTTTATGAATATTAAATTAGCGCTATCAGAAGAGATCGCTATTAGTAAGTTTTAGAAAACAATATAGATGTCTCCTTGGTTTATGTCAAAAGGAAGTATAACTTAGAGAAATAATCAACCTTACTGGGTTCCTCCTGATCCAATAAATATAGTTATTGGATCTCAAGCAGACGATGTAATTGGTAAACCTGTATTTTTTGCATTTTTTGATGAAATCAGCTTTATTAGAAATCAAGATATAGATAAACAGAAAGAAAAAGCAAAGAATATGATTGATACAGCTATAGGCGGCATGTTAACCAGATTCGTTCATGAGGGTAAAAATCCTACAATGTTATGTGTTGCTTCTTCTAAACGTAGTGAGCAATCATTTATGGAAGAGTATATAAAAACATTATAGGAAACAGAAGGCAGTAATACTTTAGTTGTAGATAAACCTGTTTGGGAAGTTAAACCTAAAGGCACATATAGTAATGAAATATTTTATATTGGCGTAGGTGATAAGTATAAGGCAAGTTTGGTTATACCTAATGATGCTGATATACAATTCTATAAAGATAAAGGTTATAGAGTAATAGCAGCTCCTATAGATTTTAAAGCAAAAGCGTTAGAAGACTTAGAGAGAATGCTATGCGATTACGCTGGTATATCAAGTGCATCTGTTAATAAGTACATGTCAGCTGAAAGAGTTACAGAAGCTATAAATCCTGACTTTAAAAACCCATTTCCAGACATAATAGAAACGGGTAATGGTTCTGAAGATGTTGATTAGTATTATAACTATTTTGACATGCAGAATATTCCAAAAGAACTAATGAGTAAACCTTTATTTATTCATTTAGATATGTCAGTAAGTGGGGATATGACTGGTATTGCTGGAACTTGGATAATAGGTAAAAAAGTTAGTACAGATCCAAATCAATAGGCAAGAGATTTAAGTTTTAGATTAGCTTTTAGTACAAGTATAAAAGCACCTAAAGGCCGATAGATTTCATTTGAAAAGAATAGAAATTTTATAAGATGGCTTAAAAATGTCGGATTTAAGATAAAGAAAATTACATACGATACATTCCAATCTTATGACACTGGACAACAACTAATAGCAGAAGGTTTTGATTGTGAAATTCTATCAGTTGATAGAGTTGATAGTGATCATATATGCAAACCATATTAGTATTTACAATCTTCTGTGTATGAGAAAAGATTTGTAATGTATAAATCTGAACGATTATTTGATGAATTTGTTTAGATTGAAAGAAATATAAATAGTGGTAAAGTAGATCACCCTGCAAATGGACACAAGGACGTACTCGACGCAGTATGTGGATCAGTATTCACAGCTAGCAAATTTGCAGAGCAATATGCATTTGATTACGGTGAGACACTTGATATTATTAAACAAGTAAGTTCTTCTGCAAGTCAATCATCTTAGGTCGCTGAGATGAATAGACAATTCGAAGAAGAACTACAGAGAACAATGGGTTAGTATAATAGCATTGCTCAAGAAAAAGAAGAGATAAGTGAAGAAGATTGGAATAGAGCGTATTTATCTCAAGGTATTATCGTTTTATAAGAGGTTAATTTAAATGCCAAATAACGACAGTGTATTAAATACAGAGAAAGATTCTGCATTTGTAGATAATAAAAATATTTATAATAAGAAGCCTAAAGCAATGCCTAAGCCTTAGGCTAATATAGGTATTGATACTAAAAATACTATTTTAACTAATATTGTAAATGAAGGATCAACTGAAGTTTTAGATATTAGTTCTATATAGTCTTTTACTAGTGTATCTCAACGCAGAGACTAGATGTATCAAATGATTGACACTATGTGTGAAGATAGTCGTATTGCTTCAGCTTTAGAAATATACGCACAAGACGGTACTGAATATAATGACAGCGGTAAAATAATTTGGTGTGAATCCGCAGATGACAACGTAACGCAATATGTAACATATTTATTAGACACAATGAATGCTGATAAGAATGCATACAAGTGGATGCTAAGTCTATGTAAATACGGTGACCTATACTTAAGATTATATAGACAATCTGATTATGAAGATGATGAATTATTTGGTAATAAAGTTGAAGAAAGAAAACAATTAAATGAAAACGTAAATATAATTGCATACTCACCCAATGATCATTACACTGGTTATGTTGAAATGTAGCCTAATCCTGCAAAAATATTTGAATTAGTTAAACATGGTAAAACATACGCTTACGTAGAAGCTGACTTAAATAGCACTAATGCTGATTTAAGAGCTAATGAAGGTATGTATTCTTCAATGTTTAAATATAGATTCAATAAAAATGACGTTGATTTACACGGAGCAGGAGACTTTGTTCATGCCGTTTTAGAAGATAATACAACTAGAACTCCTGAAGAAGTTAGTATTTTTATACCTGATAATGATCAATTAGATGGTACTCAAGGAAAAGATTTAAACTACACTGTAAAACGTGGTCAATCAGTATTTTATTCACAATATAAAATATGGCGTGAAATGAATTTACTTGAAAATTCAATGCTACTTAACAGAGTAACTAAATCATCTATTGTAAGAGTTATTCAAGTTGAAGTAGGTGATATGCCAAAAGAAAATGTTGGACCACACTTACAAGGTATTAAATCTTTAATGGAGCAAAAAACAGCTATAAATGCTGGTGGTTCATTAACTGAATATAATAATGCTGGTCCTACTGAAAATAACGTTTATATTCCTACACATGGTGGCGTAGGAAATATTGACACTAAAGAAATTGGCGGTGATCCTAACGTTAAAGGCTTAGATGATATTAACTATTTTAAGAATAAATTATACGCAGGTATAAAAATTCCTAAACAATTCTTAGGTGATACTGATGATGCTGCAGGATTTAATGGCGGATCTTCATTAGCATTACAATCAAGTAGATATGCTAAGACAGTTAAACATAATCAAAATGCTTTAATGCAAGCATTAACAGATGCTATAAACTTAATGTGTATAGACGCTGGTTTAACTGAATACGTAAATAAATTTGAATTACATATGGTAGCACCTACAACTCAAGAAGAAGTTGATAGACGTAGTAACTTACAGAATAAAGTATCTGTTACAAGAGATGTTATGCAATTATTAGAAGGCATTACAGACGAAGTTACTAAATTACAGATTACTAAAACATTGTTGTCAGGCATTGTTAATGATGGTGAAGCAATGCAGCTTATTCAAGACGCTATAGATGCTATGGCCGCTGAAAAAGAAGAACAAAAAGAACCTAAATCTGAAGATGATACTACTAATGAGATTAGTGATGTAGACGACAATGATTCATTAGATTTAAATATGAGTATAGATGAGCCTATGGATCAAGTTGTTGATAACATAGGGTCTGAACCTGAAGAAAATATAGAAGAACCAGTTGAAATAGAAGGGCCAGTTGAAACTAATGACTCAATTCAACCACTTCCAAGACCAGCTGATTTAAATTTAGATTTTACTGATTCAAGTAATTTCTAAAAATAATTAAAAACCAATTCGTGATACGAAAGGAGAAATATATCACATGATAACTAAAAATGATTTATTGTTATTGTTATCTGAAATTGAAAACAATGGCATAGATACTACTACACAAATTTAGACATTATATAAGTCTAAAGAACTTCCAGTAGATGTTATAAAATTTATAAATGATCATAGACAATTAGATGTTATAGCGTTCTATGAAAGAATAAGACAAAATCATAATAAAAATAAAAGTAAATTATACACTAATATAATGAAACAAGTTGAAGATCCGAATGAAGCTTTAACAACATTAGCAGCTATGCTAAATCAAATTTTATTATTTAGTAGAAGAGCAGATGACAAACAATTATTTTTAAAACATGCAAGAGCATTAGAAATATCAAAAGTTTTAACATTATATTTTCAAAATTATGATTTAACAAATATTCAACAATTGTTAAGACTTATTAAAATTGATATAAAAGCATTTGAAGAATTAAAGAATATTTAACTTCCGGAAATAGTGTTTATATTAATATATTATATAATAATTATATATTTTAAATTAATATATAAACGACTTCCGGAAATAAAATTAATCATATTGCATAAATATTAAAATAAGCTTATAAAGCCATAGCTAAATTATTATATATGATAAAATGTCATATATTTTAAGAGTTATTGGCTTCTGGAGATTTAAATGTTAGAAAGTTTAAATACACCTAAATTTGAATATAAAAAGTTATCTGCAGAGGAAATGAAAGCTAGAAAAATACTTGCTCGTTTAGTTGGTCCTGTTGCTGATATAGCTTTTCCTACAAGAAATGGACGTAGATATTCTGAGCAATTATGGGAAAAGGTTTTTAGTGATCCATTAACTCAGGAAAAATTTAAAAATAAAGTATGTTATGGTGAATTAGGACACCCTGAAGATAGAACAGAGCTTGATATCGAAAAAGTAGCGGTATCAATGCCTGAAATGCCTAAACGTGGTAAAGACAATAAGCTTTATGCTGTTTTAGATATATTAGATACACCATGTGGCAATATATTAAATACATTATGTCAATATGGTAGTACTGTAGGTATTTCTTCAAGAGGAACTGGTGAAACTATTGAAGATTATAATGGTGAAGAATCAGTAGATCCTGATACATATAATTTTGAATGTTTTGATGTTGTATTGATTCCAGCAGTTAAAGAAGCTCGTTTACAATATGTTACAGAATCTTTACAAACTAAAAAGAAAGGCAAAACATTAGAAAAGGTTTTAACTGAATCTATAGCTAAAGCTAAAAATGAAAATGATAAAAAAGTAATGATTGAAGCTTTAAAAGAAATAGGTATAGATTTAGAAGAAAATAAAAAAGTCGAAAAATCAGAAGAAACGAAAGTTGAATCTGAATCGAATATAGAGAAGATTGAAGCAGTCGATGACAAACCTGTAGCCGATGATAACGGAATAGAAGTAGTTAAAGAATTGCAAGAACAATTAAGACAAAACAAAATTTTAAAAGATTAGCTTATTTCCTTACAAGAAAAGCTATCAGTTCACGATGCGAAAGAAGCAGAATTGCAAGAAGAACTTAGAAGATTTAAATCTTCTACAGTTGAATTAAGTGAATCAAGTAAAAATTCTAAAGTTTTAAGATCTGAAGTTGTTAATCTTCAAAGTAAAGTTAAACAGTCTAGTGAAGATATATCAGAGAAAGATAAGACTATTGCTGAACTTAATGAACAATTAAAGACAAAAGATAGAATTATCAATCAAAAGAATATTAAAATTAGACAAATGCTTGAAGCTAAAAAATCTGAAGCAAGTAAACAAACTATTTTAAATGAGTCAGTCGCATCTAAAGATAAGACTATACATAGTTTAAAAGAAAGTTTAGCTACTGAAAGAAAGTTAGTTGAAAGTATTAAAGCAACCAATAATTCTTTAAAAGAAGATTTAGAGGAAGCTAAGAAAAATGCTATCATTAAGAGTAAAGAATACTCTGATAAGATTAGCAAAATGAAATCTATTGCAGAGAAATATCAAAAAATAGCTAATACAGCTGTTGACAGATATATAGATTCTAAGGCAAGACAATTAAGAGTTTCAGCTAATGAAATTAAAAATAGATTGTCTGAAAATTATTCTTTTGCAGATATAGATAAAATTTGTGAAGGTATTAGAGACTATCAAATTAATGTTAACAAGTTACCATTTGCTAATGATCGTAAAGATGTTAGATTTAAAGTAACTGAATCTGTCGAGCCTTTAACGAGAGATGCTTGGCATGATGATACTGTAGACGAAAGTCTAATAAATCTCGCTAATAAACAAATGAATCAATAAGATTCTATATATTTAAGGAATTAAAAGAGTTATGAATACTTTATTCGAAAGTTATAAAAATAGACTCGCTCTTTCTGAAAAAATGCACATGCAAGCACATAATGGTGCTAAGATGAGCGACAATAAAAAATTAGTAGTTGCTAAGTGCCTTGAAAACGTAAATCGTTGCATTAACGAAGCTTTTGAAAGTTCTGTTGGAACTCAAAGAAGTGATTTAGGTGCTTATAAGAAATTTGCACTTAACTTAGTTACAGTTGCATTACCTAACTTAATAGCACATGATATCGTAATAGTTCATCCTATGACTTCTTACAGTGGTTATATCAACTATGTTGAATATGTTGCTGGAAGTAACAAAGGTGCTATTAAACAAGGTGACTTATTCAATAGTCCATTTGGTCTTGGTAAAGTTGACCCTGACTACACTGGCGCTAGAGTTGTTGAAGTTTTAACTGCAGGTCAAACAAAAGTTGTTTGGACACCTGTTATTCCTGAAACATTCAAAGCTTTCGCAAGTGATGGCACAGAAGTTGCAGGCGTAACCGTTGCTAAAGACGGCACTATCGATTTTGGTGGTGCTACAAACGTAGTTAAAGTTGCATATGTATATGACAACCAAATCGTTCCTCAAAACGATCTTCCTACTATTAAAGCACAAATGAAGACAATGCCTTTAGTTGCAAAAGCTAGACACATTGCTATTTACTTCTCTCAATTTGCTGCTTTCCAAGCTAAAACAGATTATGGTTTCGATCTTGGCGACCAATTAGCTGAAAAAGCTGTAGGTCAATTATCTTATGAAATCGACTCTGAAGTTGTTCAACTTTTAGCTGATAATGCTGAATTAGATAACACATTAAAATTCAATATCGCTCAAAGAGTTGGTGAAACAATGTTTGAAAGATATGAAGCATTTGCAAAAGTTATCGCTGATGCAACAAGAATCATCTATGATAGAACAAAGAGATTTGCTCCTACATACATGTTAATTGCTTCTGACGTTCTTCCTGTTGTTCAATTCTGCAAAGGATTTACTGCAGCTCCTGTAGGTGCAATCAATGGTCCTTATATGTGTGGTACAATCGGTGGTATTAAAGTTTACGTATCTCCTGCTCTTGAAGCTGGTAAATTCGTATTTGGTGTTAATGGTTCTGACATGGCTTCAAGTGCAGCAGTTTATGCTCCTTATATGCCTATCGTTCCAACTCAATTACTTGGATTCGCTGACGGTAATATGACACAAGGTTGGTCAACTTTATATGACCTTAAGATCTTAAACAAGAACTTATTAGTTGCTGGTAAGATTTACGAAGACTTTACTGAAATCAAGAACACTGGTCTTAATATTAAGACTCTTGCTTAATTGAAGTAAGTTAAATTGAAATTAAATGCTGATAGATGAATTTCTATCAGCATTTTTTTTTGTTAAATATTTAGTTGACTTATCTTAAATTTTGTATTACAATAAATTTGTAAATTGTAAATGAGGTGTAATATGATTAAATTAAGTAATGGTTGGCAACTTAGATTGAGACAAGAAGAGTGTCATAATAAACTAATAAATAGTTATAAAAAAGGCATAAAAGAATTTCTTATAGCTGCTAATTGTAGATTTGGTAAAACTATAACAACTTTACAAACATTGAAAGATTTAGCCGATGAATTAAATATATCTAATCAAATCATTTTAATTATATCTACTTTATCTATTAAAAATGAATGGAGAGATGGCGCTAAAAAGGTTGGTTTTGATACTTCTATATTAGAACAGGAGATAAATGATATAGATTTTAATAGTTTATCTTATACCGGACGACACGTTATATATTGTTCTACACAGAAACTTGGTAATGAATCTCAAAAAAGTTTAGAATTGTTGAAATTTTTTAATAATCATGACGGTATTAGAACATTAGTTTACGATGAATCACATATTGGCGCTGGCACTGAACGTACAGACAATACTATATTAAATAGACTACGCAACTATAATAAGGTTTATTTATCTGGAACTCCTTATAGGAATTATTTAAAAGAAGAATTTAGCTTAGATACTGCCGATGGAGATGACAAGTCATATATGTACACTATAGCTGATGAAAGAGATGATTTTAATAGTGGACTTATAACTGATTATATACCGGTTCAACTCGAGATGCATGTTTTGAATTACGCTAAAAATTGCGATTCAGCTATGGACGTAATTTCAGATGCTAATGACAGTAAGAAGTATGGCGTAAGTTCAGCATACTTTAAGAAAATATTTTCTGATTATCATTATAAAGAATATGCTATTGAATTTTTAGACAAGATTATAGAGTTTGCAGACACTAAACATATAAATAATTTTTTATTTTTTGTGCCTCTTAAGAAAGTAGGTAATGATATTGTTAAAAATTATTCTAAATTATATTTAAATAAAATAGAATTTATAAATTTATGTGGAGATTACATTTCTGATAATACAACTGAGTCTGAAGATGAGAAGAAACTTGACACAGAAGCTGATAAGCTAAATGACTTTTATTCTACGAATAATGGGAAAGTTAAAATAGGTATAACTTGTAATAAATGTGGCACCGGCACTACGTTAAAACATCTTGATGCTGTAGCTTTCTTAAAAGATACGACTCAAGCTATTCCATTTATTCAAAAAAGTCAGAGAGTTAGAACGCCTGAAGAAGGTAAAACTGTGGGCTATTGTTTATGTTTTAATCAGTGGCAAGGCTTAACAGCTTTCAATGATTACGCTAAACTTATGAATAAATCATCTAATACTTCTGAAAAAGATGCGTTTAATCAAGCAATAGACAATGGCGCTATTAAATTAATTCTTAATTTAGAAGAAGTTAAAGATTATAATCAAATTATAGATATTCTTAATACTTATAGACCTGGACAAAGACTATTATTTGAAGAATTTAATTTTGAATTATTCTCCCCTGAAGTGTTTAGATTTTTCGATGATGCTAAATCTTTAAATGATATAAAAGAAGAGTTGTTTGGAAGAGATCCCTCACTTAGAGATAGTGAAGCTGTTAAAAGAGCTAGCACTTCACAGTAGCTTGCAAAAGCTTTAAGAAATATAGGTAAAGATAATGAAGCTGATGAAGTAGATAAATACACGCAAGATTATAGACAGCGCTTGGAAGCTAGTTTTGTAAACACTATAAGTCATCTAAAAGATTCAGGCGATGATGAGGATACAGTTATTGCTACTGATTTATATGATGAAGGGAAATGGAAATATGTTATTGAGGGTTTGTTTGGTCCTAGAGAAGCTTGGACTTATGTGTTAAAACAATATCCAAGATATGTGTCAATGATATATAAATATTTAGATAAAGTTTGTGTTGAGTAATTATGAATATTTTTAATTATAATAAAACTAATATATCTAAACGACTTATAAATAGCATAAATGCAGTAACTAAGCACATTGGTAGAGAGTATTTTTGTTTTTCAGAAGAAAGTATAAATACTATAATTGATTATGCAAATTTATATAATAAGAAATCTATTTTAGTTATTGATGATGCCGGATTACAGATAGTTAATAAACTTTTAACCAAAAGTAATTTAGATATTACATTAACTTTTTATACAGGTGACAATGATTCAATATTTGATCATATTGTATATTTTATAAAGGATGTGTATAAGAATATTAATATAAATTTTGTTAAATTTAAGGATATAAATACAATGAAATTTGATTTAATTATAGCCAATCCACCTTATGGGAAAATAGGGGCTAATATCACAAAGAAAATTATTGATACAGTTGAATTTAAGGAATATGTAAATCTTGAACCTGGTAATGATTACTTCTTTTCAAATAATATTTATAGATATATTGATACTGATAGCACTCCTAATATTTGTCCTAATGCTTTTTCTGATGCAGCCGTAACTCCAGCACTTACAAAGATTCAACGAGTAGAAAATAATTTCACTGAAGTGGATGCAAGATGTTTACTTCAAATTAGACATAATGATAAAGAAGTTAAATCAGCTATAATAGATTATCTACATCATGTATGTGAAAATAAGACCATTTTTAATGGAGGTAGATGTGGATCTAAGTTAGTATATGATGACACTATATTTACTCAAAATTCTGGGGGCTTTGATGTCATTCATGGGTATTTAGCAGTAGCAAATGGAAAAGATTGGACATATTCCACTAGATATAACATTTTCAAAGAAGATTATAAAGATGGAGCAGACTATCCTAATTGTCCGATAGCTAAAATTAAAGGATGTTTACAGTTTAAAAAATTAGTATATTCAGAATTGGGTTTAAAATTCATTAAATTAATTTATAGCTCAAGTCCTGAAGGTTGGTGTAGATGGGCTGACATTGACTATTCAGATTGTTTAACTTGGAATGACGTATTTACAAAGCTAAATGTGAGCGAAGAAAATCAAAAGATCTTAATCGAAGCCGCTGAAAAATTTGAACTAAATGACAAAGAAAAAGAAATATGTAAAATTGTAAAGGAGATATTATAAATTATGAATTTTCAACAAGAACAAATAAAAGCATTAAATAGAGAAGCTAGAGAACATTTGGGACTAACTGGCACCTTGGAGGAAGAATTAGCTAGAGTAGAAGAAACTTATAGATATTTAGCATCACTTATTACTACTTATTCTGACCTAAAATTAAATGACAAACTATTGTCTAATTTAAAGAAAGAAATTATTGATTTATATAAATATGAATAAATCAGAAATCAAGAAAGAGTTGGATCTAGAACTTCCGGCTCTATATCAATATCTAAAAGAAAAATACGGACCTGTTTCTGAGAACTATTTCATGGATGTTAACTGCACGAGAAAGTCAACTAAGAACGGTAGAGGTAATGAGGGATTGTTTGTCCATCATGATTATGAATATGATCCTGCGAATTCGTTAGTAAATAATTTATCAGATCCTAAAGTTGCTAGACAATTTGACTATATGTATCAGCATGCTGAAAATCTTACATATTGCAATTATTTAGAACATTTAATTATTCATATAAAAATAAATCTTCTTAGAAAAGAACAACTCGGTGGCTTTATATCTGATGGTGTTATAAATTTTATGATACCACAATTAAACGATTGGTTTAGTTATAGTATAAAATTACAACCTTGGCAAGAAAAAGCATTTAGTATTATTGAGTATAATTATGATGATTACTGTGATCTTTTGAAGTACTGGCTTAATCATTTAGATTTAACTGATAGTGACAGAGAAATATTTTATAAAAGACTATTGAAACTAACAAGTATATAATTTAGGAGTTATTTTGTTTAAGTTAACTGATGAACAAAAACTTAATATAAAAACTATCTTAAATAGTGAGGAATTTAAATCTAATCTATATGAAGGTCTTTATAAAGAAGATAGAAAGAATTTAGGACAATTCTATACTCCTGCAGATGTATGTATTCAGATGTTAGAAAAATTTGAATGTGAATCATTGTCAGGTTTAAAGATACTTGATCCGACTTGTGGCTCTGGTAATTTACTAATTGCTTGTTTAATAGCAGGAGCTGATTCTGATAAGATATTTGGAAATGAATATGATTTTAAAATTATACCAGTTTGTAGATATCGTATAAATAGAGTGTGTGACATATTAGGTAAACCACATATACAAGACTGGCAGATACATCAAGGTAATGCATTAAATGAATTTGCTTTAAATTATTTTGGAAAAGATTATGATAAGAAAAATGTATTTAGTAGAGCTAAAAAGTATAAACTATTAGATATATAATTTTGTATAATTAATTATATGAAATTAGTAGACAAATGTGAAGAAAATAATAAGTTTTATTATAAATTTAAAATGATTTCACAAGAAGAATTTAATTTAACTAATATAGTTAATAAACTTCTTAGCGTAGATAATTTTATAATAGACTATAGTAATAATGTCATACAATTTAATATAAGAGGTTATTATTTTTGCATAGATTTATCTGATGTTCAAAATAAATTTAAAGACATATACGCTTATATAGATGCAACCTATATAGATGAAGGTAATGTTGAAAATGATTTTGGAACAATACAGTTAATAATAGATGATAGCTTAAAAGATTGCTTAGATAAATCAAGAGCGATTCATTTATTAGAATTTTCAGACGATTGGAAAACTTGTGAAAATAATATAAAATATAATATAAGATCAAGATCAAGATCAATTCAGATTGATGATGGTGAAATAATTTAAGCAGTGAAAATATTTTCACTGCTTTTATTTTGTGTTGCTAAATTAAATATGAAAAAAGATAAAACAATGATAAGTTTACAAATATCTAAAGAATTATTATCTAAGTTAAAAGATTTTGCTAAAGATAATGAAACCACGGTCGCTGCAGTTATAAGACAAGCAGTCATAGATTATTTGAAAGAACATAAGCAATATAAATAATTAGCGTAGTATTTAACTAATCCTGAAGGTCATTCTATGATCTCTATATTTAAGCTAAATTAAACATTGTAAGACTAATTTTAGGAATGCAAAATGCCAAGATTAAATTTAAATGAAAGTTTTGAAAAATTATATAATGATAATAAGATTATTTTAGAATCAGATGAAAATATGATTTATGATGATATAGATTCTGAGAAAACTTCTAAAGATACTTTTAACATAAAATTGTCATATCCTCAAAAAGATGCTATATTAGCTATGTATGAAGACCCTGAAGAATTTGATAATTTAGAAAGTAGATATGATGAAGATTGGTTTTTGACTAATGATTCTAAATATGATTATGAATTTGATGAATATTATGATGTCGCACTTATAATTGATAATAAAGTTGTTGATGTATTTGCTCAAGAATATGTTGATAAATTTGTTTTAGCAGATAAAGATGTTAAACATTTAGTTGAATAGTTAGGTACAACAGCTTTATATAATATGTATTTAAGAAGACTTCAAAATTTTAAAGATGATAAAGAACAACTTTTATTAGATTTAAATGATATAAAAACCATAGCTAAAAAGTATTTAGAAGAATCTGAATATGAAGATTTAGTTACATCTTATGAATCTTATATAGATAGACTTAACGAGGATTTGATGTTTGATTATACAGGCGATGATGTACAAACATTGAGAAGATTAGTTAAAAATGAAAAAGATCCTGTTAAGAAAGATTATTTAGAAGATACATTAGCTAAGGCCGAATATGAGATTTATCCCGCAATAGTTCCTGAAAAGAAATTGAAAGAAGCTATGGAAGATATTCCTATTGAATTGTATGATGCCTTAGAAGACTTAGATTATAAGAAGATAACTGGAAAAGCAGGATCATATTATGTCTGGCTTATAGATGATAGCAAAGAAAATGTAAAACATATTTTAAAAACTCTTAGAGAGCGTATGCCTAGCGCTGAAGTGAAATCACTTGTAGACACAGGCACTAAACGTAAGAAAATAAGAGTAATGGTAAATAATGAAAGTCATATGAATACATTTTTTGAAAAACAAAAAATGTTGGATGACGCTGTTGCTAAGGTTGGAATGAAAGTTATATGGCCTTTTGATAAGTTAGATATAGAGAAATTATCATTTACAGATATAGAACATTTAGTGTGGTCTTTTTGGAATATAGAATATGATTTAAAGCAACATATTAGAGACAGTGAGAGAGTAGAATTATTTAAAGATCCTCATTTTGCTAAATATTTGAATGATGAATTAGAAAAACGTGGCTTTAATCGTATAAGAATTGTTTAATAGTTCATATCAGTGTAAACTGTATGATATAGAGCATAGGCTGGTTGAATCACCTCCGCAACTGGTCTATGCTTATTTTATGCATCATATAATAGCTAAATTATTATATAATCATAAAGAGAGGCCTTGTTCTGTGGATTTACAAAGTTACATAGACGAAATTAAACTCTCATTAACAGGCTATGTTTTAGAAACTGAGTTAGATGATTCTACAATCACTAAGGTAATATAGGCCGCTTTTAGAGAGCTACAACGTTATATATGTTCGACTACATTAGTTACAGTTCCATATACACATTGTATTGATACATCAGAATTATGTGCAAGTTCTGTATCAAGAGTTTTTAGAACTGAGGGAATGTTAGCTAATACACAGACTGGAATGGCTGATCCTATTTATATGGCTCAATGGCAAATATTTGCTGGAAATGGCGCGAATTATAATACCGATGCTTGGGCTTATAATTATGCAGCTTGGAATACAGCGCTTCAAATGAGAAATACTATCTCAACAGATCTATCGTTTAGATTTGATAGGGATAAACAACAATTGTATATAAATTGCGCATTTGATACACCTGAAAGAATAACTATAGAGTTTGTTCCAAGATATAATGACGTTAGTCAAGTAAAGTCAGATTATTGGATTGATAATTTAGTAAGATTATCAACGGCATTAGCTAAAACTATTGTTGGAAGAATAAGAACTAGATACACATAGTCTAACGCATTGTGGACACAAGACGGCCAAACACTTCTTGAAGAAGGAAACGCTGAATTAGCAGCTTTAAGAGAAGAATTTAAAAAGAATAATCAACTTGTTTTAGGAATAGACTAAGAGGTTTAATATAATGAGTTTAGTAAATATTAACGAATCATTTGAAAGAAAATTTGGAATTATAAATGAAGATAGTGGTGATTTTGCAGATGTTATAAATGAAGATGACATTGATGCAACTATTCCTAAAGATAAATTATTTAATCCAGATTCAGTTGATTTCAAAGACATATTAAGTAAGAAAAAAGCTGAAGCTGATAAGAAAGCCGCAGAGGAAGCTGAGGCTAAAAGAATAGCTGAATTAAAGTTAAGAATAAAACCTATTTTAGATAAAGTAGACAGAGCAGAAGATAAACTTCAAGCATTATTTGATGAATTAGTTCCTGATTCAGGTGCTGCTGATACAGTGGCCGGTGAGTTAGTTCGTGCAATGATGAGAATCATGTATAGAGACTAGAATGATGGTGATATATTCTATGAAGGCTATGGCTTAGAAACATGCGGTTCTTCAGCTCAATACTTAATGGATAGTGACGCTGATTTACGTGATGATTTTGAAGCTATTTCAGCTAAAGGTTTGACAGACGATGACTATACTAATGCTTTAGAAGATATAAGCAATAAGTTAGTTGATTATATTATCGATAATCCAGATACTATGGTTGATAAGAATGAAATAGATTCAAGAGATTACGATTATTCAGAACTTGAAGATAATCAACCTGAGTATGATTTAGAAATTTCTCTTCCTGAAAATGTAAAAGCTCATTTAGACAATGATGATATAAGTTATAGAGATTTACAGTGGGAAATTGGTTCATGGGAAATTTCATTTCAAGGAAGTATAGATGATTGTTCATCTAGTATAGATGTAAGTCCTTATGGTGTTTCTATTTATGGTTTAAATAGAGATGCTTATAATGAATTAGATAGATTATTATATGATTGGCTTGAACAATATGGCGAAGATCTTGATAATGATTATGGTGTTCCTGGTGAAGAAGACGATGAATACGATGATGAAACATACGAAGAAGTTGATGAATCTCTAAACGAAGACTATTATGTTTTAGAGACTAATAAAGGTTTATTTAAAGTTAATGGTAAAGTAGCTATATTTGATGGATATGCAGAAGCAGAAGATTTTGCTGAATTAAATAATTTAGGTGAACCTATAGCTTATGCGGCCGATGAAGATGATATCGCTAATGGCATAAAAATGAATGAAACAGTTTCTAATGATACTCATGAGAATGATAATTGCATTTATAATGATAGTATATATTGTTCTAGTGATGATGATGATAGAGATTGCGCTACTTGTGAAAATAATCCAAATAATAAATAAAATTATATATAAATATATAATTTTGTATAAATATAAAATATAGTTAAAAAGAATTTAAAGCCTATGTACTATGTAGGTTGTGTAAGATAAAAGGAGATAAATATGTCTTATTTAACTGAAGCCTTTAAAGAATTAAATATAATCGATGAAGATTTATTCCCAACCGATAGTGAAGGCTTTAACAAATTAAAGGATTTTATGAAATCAGATATTGATGATGAAATCATCGTATATGATGCTGACGCTGAAAATGAGGAAGACTTACAAGATTCATATGAAGGCAAGGTTATTCTTCAATGCGATGTTTGTAAATCACATTTTTTCAAAGAACCTAAGAATGTTGTAATTGAAGAAGGCAATGATTTAGCTAACGTTGGCGAAGAGTGCTGCTATTGTCACAATGATATGGGTTATAAGGTTGTCGGTGTAGTAGCTCCTTATAAAACTGAAGAAGCTAAAGAAGAATCTGAAGTTAAAGAAGAACCAGAAGTAGTTGATGCTGAAAAAGAAGAAAGAGCAGAAATAGTTCATGGCGAAAAAGATATTGATAATATTGACGTAGATGCAAATATTGAAGTTAATGAATCTTTAACTGAAGCTAAGGAAGAAGTTTGTCCTGAATGTGGCAAAAATCCTTGTGAATGCAAAGAAGATGAAGAAGTTATTGATGAATGTGACGCAGTAAAAGAAGAGTGTGGCGAAGATAAAGAAGATGAAGAAGAACTTAAAGAGGAAACAAATTACGAAAAAGTAATGAAAGTTCTTAGAGCTGCAAAGAAAGAAGAATCTTTAGAGGAAGATTTTAAAGATGTTTCTATAACAACTGATGATACACATATGGAAATGACTTCAGATGAAAATGGTAAAGTAACAGTAACTACTGAACCTATTAAAAATGAAAATGTTCCTGAAGCTGAAGTAGAAGCTGAAGTTATTAAACCTCTATCTGCTGATGAGAAAGATAAGATTATAAATAAAGAAGAAGATGATGGCCAAGTAGCTTTAGATGTAGAAGATGAAGAGGATGCTGATTTAGATTTTGATGAAATCAATGATGACGATTTAAATGAACTTGGAGAACAATATTTTACAAGAGTTTATGACAATGTTCAATCTTTCAAATCAACTGCTTGTAAATTAAATGAATCAGATATCACATTAGATGGTGAGTTAACATTTAAATCTGGTAAAAAAGTAAATACAAGTTTCAAATTCAATGAAGCCTTTGTAACAAAGAGTGGTAAAGTTAAATTACTTGGTGAAAATTTACAATTTGCTAAAAATAAGAGAGCATTTACTTTAACTGGAACTTTAAATGAAAAGAAATTAATTATTGAAAAGTTTACATATAACTATAGAGCTAAAGATGAAAAGACTGGAAAATCTACTAAGTTATACGGTACTATAAGCAAATAATTTTAGAGGGAGATGAGTTCGTAAATGATTATTTTAGAAGATAGAAGAAGTGAACTCATTTCTAAATCTAAAAGAGGTAAAAAAGAAAAAGATGGTTTAAGTCGTTATGAAAAGAGGACTAGATCAAGAGTTGCAAATACTGTAAGATCGTTCAATGAGATAGATATGGATTAGTTATTTAGAAAGAATATTCTAACCGTATCTATCCCAGTAGTTGGTGAAACAGATGATTATTTAGTAACAATTTCTTTTGGATCTGTTTTAGATGAGATTAAAAGAGAAGTTAAGTAGAATAACGATAAATTAGAATTAAAGTCCATTTTAAGAGCTTTAATGAATGCTTTTAATAGTGATAATGTCTATATTAGATGTAATTGTCCTGATGCTAAATATCGTTTCGCGTACTGGCAGTCTGTAAGTGATATTATTACAGGACCAAAAGAAAATAGACCTGCAAAGATAACTAATCCTAATAATGATTTAGGACCTTGCTGTAAGCACACGGCACTAGTATTATCTAATACTAGTTTTTTAATAAAAGTTGCAAGTGTTATAAATAACTATATACACTGGTTTGAACAAAATAGATTCAAACAATACGCAGATGTTATATATCCTGCAGTGTTTGGAAAGAAATATGAAGAACCTGTTCAATTAAGCATAGACGATTTAGATAATAAAGATACTTTAGATACTAGTAAGTCTGATATTGATACATCAAATGAATATGGAAGAACTAGAACTCAATTTAAACCAGGTAATACGTATCGTTATTAGAAAAAGATAAAACCAGATCCTAATTAGATGTCATTAGATGACCTAGATGATTAGAATGGTGAGGAATAAAGATGACTAATTATGAAAAGATTATGAAGATCTTGAATGCTGAAGAGGTCACTGAAGCAATAGAAGATGATGAAATGAGCAATTTAGACGATATAGTTGATGATGAAATTGACTATGATGGCTTAATGACTGATATGGCTTTAGAAGATTTTTATAATAATGAAGTTTTAGATGAATTTAATGAAGAAGCTTTTAAAGAAAAATTAGATAATTATGGCTTATTGAAAGGCGATGAAACTTCAGAATTCATAGATGATTTATATAATAAATATATGATCTATGTAGACAAAGCTAGAGAAGATGAAGATTTATTAGACGATGATGAAATTGAAGAAGATGATCACTTCAGTGTAGACGAAGAAGATGATGATATAAATCTTTATGATATGGCTACTTGTGCTTGGTGTGGTGAAAAATATCCAGAAGAAGAATTGCATAAAGAAAAAGATATGGGTTATATTTGCGATAGATGTAAGAAAGGTATTGAATCTAGGGGTGAACACTTAGATTTTAAAGATTAATAAGCAAGAGGAGTTAAAATGATACAATTACCAGAAAATCAAAAATTTGGCTCCTTAATACATGAAAAAGATATAAAACTATTTAGAAAATACTTTGAAGAAATGATAAAACTTCATGGTGTTCAATTAGTTTATTATAGACCTAAGCCTGGAAAACATTATACTACTTGGGGTGAATTAGAAGAAAACTTTGAAGAACCGATAATCACTGGTTGTCTATTTAATGATCATCCTGATCAATACACTATGAAAAAGCTTGGGTGGAATGCAGAACAACAAATTGAAGCATCTTTAATAGATGTTCCATATGACTTATGTGATATTCAAAGTGGTGCTTTATTTGTTATACCGAGTGGTATTGATAATGCGCCTGGAAGATTATTCAGAGTAGATAAGATGAAAGTAGGAATAATGTATCCTGCATCTATAACCTGTTATTGTGTTCCAGAATATGAAGATACTTTACCAAATGATACTTTATATTTTAAGCAAAATGATTTTAAGTTATTGCATGATGATGAGGATGATGAAGACTAATGGATTATTTAAATAGATCAATTTTAACGCCTACATATCAAAGAAAGTTTGACGAATTAAAAGCTAGCAATAATACTAAAGAAATAGCGAAATATATAACAACTATAATGAGATCGTTTGCGGATAGTCATTAGATGTTTGATGAAAATTCTCCATATTATGCTTCAATATTTCATTCATTACTTAATGATGGTTTTGATACAACTTATAATAAATTTTTATTATTTAGTTTAAACTGTAAACCGGTTTATTAGAATCTTAACAGTGATAGAATAAAATTAATTTAGAATTTTTTTAAAAATGAAGATGTTAAAGCAGACAATGAGTGGCTATATAAACCTGAAGCTTATACGTCTGATTATAAGTTAAAAGCATTAGCTTTTCTATCTTCTAAACAAGCTACAAGATTTGGTGATAATCCAGATAAACTTATTAGTAAAGTTTTAGAAGCTACAAATGATGAGACTATAAAAAGACTTCTAAGTGAATGGTAGAGTAAGAGCGGCGGAGAGGCATCCGTAATATCATTTTTAAAATCTATAGATAGTTAGAAGTTTAATGCAATAAACTATGATGTAAATGATACTAATGGTAATTTAGTTAAAGAAGCTATTAAAGAATTATTAAGTGATAGTAAAGTTAATTATAGTCAAAAGTATGAGTAGTATAAATTAGCTATAGAGGTATTAGTTAAAGATTAGCGACTTTTAAAGAGATTACTAAATGCTAAAGCTAGTGATATAAAAGATGCAGCTGATGAGATTGTTTCTCAACTAAGTGTAATACCTATTAATGTGAGACCTTAATGTTTTTATAGATATTATGTAAACCACAAGATGATTTAATACCTTATATAAATTATGTTATAAAAAACATATAGGAATATGTAAAAGATAATTCTATATATGATTTTAAAGAAGACGTAAAGTGGCAAACATATTTTTTAGAGAATAATTTTGGTTGGCAAAAACCACCAACTATAAGAGATATTTTGATAGGTTACGCTAATAATTTAACATATAGACAAGATTATGAAGGCTACTCAATTTATTGTGATGATAGAGCTAAATATACTAATTCTAATATAAGTTATTATCAATTAGCTTCTATTATAAATTTTGGAACATTAGATTAGAAAGCTTATCCTATTATAGATAAGATGATAAAATATTTTGAAAATAAGTTATAGAGTTTATATGAATTGTGGGAGATGACAAATCATGTCAATTAGACTGTATGATAAAGCTATAACTGATAAGATATAGAATTGGGTTTAGGACCCGAATATGTGTGTTCTAGCGCCTGACTAGACAGCTAAATTATTATAGATTAGAGCTGATAAAGGCAATGATAAACCTATAAGTTTACCAATGATAGCTATTAGCAGAGAAAGAGACATACCTTTAATTTTAACAAATAAGCGTATGGCCGAATTTGAAGGAAGATCTTTTACAGGCAATAAAGAAGCTATAGATCATTTAAATCATGTGCCAATTCAGTTAAATTATAAGATAGATATATATACGAAGTTTTTTGAAGAGGCGGATGAATATGCAAGAAATTTCGTGTTTAGTATAATAAATCACCCAAAAGTGACTATAGAAATTCCATATAATGATTCTAAATTATGTCATACAAGTTTTATGGAATTAAGAGAAAGTATATCAGACAATTCTGACATACCTGAAAGATTGATACCTACTCAATTTTATAGATTTACACTTAAGTTTACATTACAAGATGCTCAATTATATTCATATAATACGAAGCATACTAAGAAAGTTGAGTTAACGGGTATAGAAGCGAATAAAGACTTAGCGAACAAACAGCCGTCATTTAGTGATGATTCTGAATGGTTCGATATTTTGAAATAAGAAGAGATTTAAGGAGAATTTTAAATGCCTAAAATTACTATATACGAAAATGACGCTACTGGTTCAACTTACAATGGCGATGAAATAAATGTGTTTGTTCCAGGAAATTGTTCTGCGTTATCTGCACAACCTGATTTAGGTTTAGATGTTGAAGAGTATACAGAAGGATCTGGCGATAATGCAAAAAAGTATGTTACATTTAAAGATACTAATGTAGTTCCAAATGTTACATATTACATAAAAGAAGTTGGCGCAGATAAAATAGTTATATCTAAAACAAAAGCTGAAATCACTATTGATGAAGATATAGACGCTAATGTCGAGAAAGATTGCACTAGTGGTAATTTGAAATATAAAATTATATATAATTACGTGACTAAAACGTTTACAATATATAAATACATTGTATTAAATCCTGTAGATGAAAATAATTGTTTAGTAATTCCTAAAGGTGCTGATATTAAAAAATATTTAGTAGAAGGAAATGATAAATCATATAAATATGCTAAAGATTTACTAGAAGCAGGTTTAGGTGTAATTTATTATATTAGAACTGATGGTGCGTATGCCGCAACTGAATTAGATTTCTTAAAAGACTATAATGCTTATAATGTAGAGATTTTAACTATGGGTGCTCCTGCAGTTATACCTCAAAGTTTTGATAGTACTTTAGCTGAAATGCTTTTAAACATATGTGGCGTAAGAAAAGATTGTTTAGCACTAATTGATTATCCTACTAAAGATTCAGACAGTATGATAACTGTAAAATCAGGTTTAGCAAATTTAAACAGTAATTTCTTATCTTACGGCGCTTCATTCGTAGATTGGGATTATAATACCACAATGCCTGGTTCATATACTTATTTAGTAAAATTAGCTGCAGCTAATAATGCTAATAAGAGATGGGATAGTGTTTCAGGTGTTCAAAGGGGTGTTGTTAATGATATTTATAACACGTCTTTAATTAAAATGAATAAGTACACCTTAGATAATGATATTCAAACATCTGACGGCATTTCTTATAATGGCATTTGTAAAGTAAGACCTTATGGTTGGACTATCTGGGGTGATAGAACATTAATTAAAAATAATCCAGGAACAGGATTAAAAGCTACATCTTTTTTAAGTATAAGATTTATGGTTTGTGATATTGCTAAGAGAGCGTATAACGCATCTATAAATAATACATTTGAAAGTAATAATGATGTTACTTGGACAAATTATAAAATAGAGATTCAAGAACTTTTAGATAGAATGGTTGCTAGTGGTAAATTAGCTGGTTACAAGTTTGTAAGAATTCCTACAGATAAGAAAGCTACAATCGCTTGTAAAATTAGACTAATTCCAATTGAACCTGTAGAAGATTTTGATATTTATATCAATTTAGAAAATGGTTCAGCATCAATTACTGAAGGTTAATTTTAGGGAGATATAAAACATGTCAGTTACTGAAAGTTTAAATAAAGGTGCTTATCACATTTCTAACAATACTGTTGAATATAACCCAGTAAGAAGAAATAACTTTAACTTAGTTATTCCTGGCTTAAAAAATATATTAAGAGTTGGTGCTGAAGATGGTTCAACTGAAACAGATGATATTATAGCTGATGGTAGTGAAGAAATAATTTTAGCATTAAAGAATTGTGATATTCCAAATGTAGAATTAGGAAAAGTAGAAATAAATAGAGGAAACTCTAAAATTAAATTTGCTGGTAAACCTACATTCTCAGATATAAACATAGAAGCATATGATTATATAGGTGCTAATGTAAAAGATACTTTATTAGCGTGGGAAAATTTAGCGTATAATTCAAGATATGACTATATAGCTGGTGCTAGAAAATATAAATTTGATTGTACATTATATGAATATACTCCAGATTATGAAGAAGTTAGACACTGGGATATTAAAGGTGCATGGGTAAATACAGTTACACAAGATGGATTTGCTGCAGATAGTGAAGATGTTATGACCGTTAAAGCAACAATGGTTGTTGACTGGTTCGAGATGCATATGCCTGATTAATCATTAACGCAATAAATTGATGATACGTATTAGTGGTCATAGTGGTTGCTAAGCCACTATGACCATTTTTATTATAGTGCACATTTTGTATAATATAATATATTATAATGTGTTCACTGGGAGGTGAATTTTAATGGATAGAATAACTATAGCGGAGAGCGCAACATTACCTACTAAAGGTAAATTTTATAGTGAATTAAAGACTCCTACTATTGAATTAAGATCTATGACTACTGAAGAGGAGATGTTAAGATTATCTAATACTGAGACCCCATATAAGTAGCTGTGTAATATTATAGATAGATGTATAATAGACGATATAGGAATGTCTACTTATGACATGCATATGGGTGATTATTTATATTTATTATATAAATTAAGAGTAATTACATATGGCAATGACTATTTAAATCAGTCTATATGTCCTTATTGTGGACAAATAAACGTATCTAAATTAAATTTAGATCAATTACAAGTTTTAGCATTAGATGTAGACGAAATTAATGATTTATTAGAAGTTAAATTACCTGAAAGTGGTCATGTTTTAACTTTAAAGTATAAAACACCAAGAGAATGTGATTTGATAGATAAAGAAATTGATGAATTCAAGGATAGAAATCCAGGTAGTAAAGTTAACATTGATTTCTTAGTTGATTTAAGACACGGTATCAGACTAGTAGATGGTAATCACTATGATAATCTTAAATTAGATGCTTTCTTAAAGAAATTAAACATGAAAGATACTAATAAGATTTTGAATGCATTAGATAGATTAAATTTACAGGTGGGGATTAATAACGCAATAACAGAGACTTGCAGTAATCCTAGATGTAGGTTAGACTATGCCACAACCTTTCGTTTCTCCTCTGAATTTTTTAGACCAAAAGACGTATAAAGATGAGAATGGCGTAGAGAAGCCATATGGTCCTATGAGATTTAAGCAATTAGTAGAAGATAGATATTTTATATCTAAAAATGCTAATATATCTTATAGTGATACCGGTTTAATGACACCAACTGAACGAAAGTATATAATAGAGTTTATAAATCGCGATATAACTAGACAAAATGAAGCGATGGAAAAAGCGATTAAGAAGAAATAATAAAAGGAGATATCTATGGCTGGTAGTTTAAATGTGAATGACGTAGTAAATGGCACTGGTTCAGACAGTAACTATAAGAAAGCTGTAGATAGCGCTGTTGCTTACAAAGAGGCTAAAGAACTTGATTTAGCTAAGAGACTAGCTATTGAAGAATAGAAATTACAGTCAAAATTAAATGGCGCAACAGCTGAATAGAGAGCTAAGTTAGAGGCTGATTTTGTAGCTAAGAAGTAGAAATTAGAACAATAGGTTGCAACGTCAATATCTAAGTATGAATCAGATTTAGCTGATATTCAATTAGCTAGAGAGAAGATAAATTTACATAGATTAGAGCAAGAACGTAAAAACATAAAAAAGAAAGCATTAGTAGATAATACTAACGATAACTTAGCGATGATAAATGAGCAAATAGCTTTAGATGCTCAGGTTGCTAAGGTTAAAAGTAAGAATTATAAAGCTTATGTTAATTTAATGCAACACTCAGATGCTATTAGAGAAAAAGCTAAATAGGATGCTGAAAAAGAAGCTTTAAAAAATTATGCTAAAGCATTATCTCAAGATGCTAGTGCTTATGCTAAATATAAGAAAGATAGCAAAGATAGATTAAAAGCATTAAAAGAAGAACTTAAAGATGCTAATAAAGCTAAAGATAAGGATCGTGCAACACAATTAAAGAAATAGATTGCTGATGAGAAAAAAGCAAGCGGCTAGGTTATTACTGAAACAAATAAGCAAAAAGCTGAAGCCTATAGAGAGGAAGAGGCTGAAAGAAAAAAGAATGCTACATTTGTTGATGGTAAATTTAACACGGATAAATTAACTGATGCTAGAGATGCTGCAAAAGCAGATGGCAATATAGCTGGTCAATTAGGCGCAAGTTTAAAATTAGCAGGAGCTATGGCTTGGAATAAAGCTATGGACTCTATAGACGATTATCTATAGACTTATACTCAAAACTTTACGTCAATAACTACTAGACTTCAAAATTCTGGTTATACTTATGAGGGAATAAATAAGCTTTATAAACAAAATACTGCTGCAAATCCATACGTTAGATATGATAAATTATTAACTAAATTAAATGAATTAGTTGAAGAAGGTATAGCTACTAATGTAGCTCAAAGAGCTTTCTTAGGAACAATCGCTGAAGAAGTAGCAACTACATTCGATGCAACACAGGCAAGTTTATTGCAGATAGTTCGTATTCAACAATCTGATACAACTGCACAAAGATTAGGTTTAGAAGCTAATTTAACGAGATTGTTTAACTTCTATTTCGGTGATACTAGTTATTTAAGTAACGCATTTGATAGTGTACAACAAACATTAATTGGTACTTCTGCTCAAATGAGTTCAGACGCATCAATTGAATTCGAATATATAGTTCAAAAATGGTTAGGTTCATTAGGATCAGTCGGTGTAGATACTGGCACATTACAGACAATTGCTCAAGGAATCAACTATTTAGGAACAGGTAATGTAGAAGCATTAAGTGGAAATGCTGCATTACAAAATTTATTAGTTATGTCTGCTAATAGAGCAGGATTAAATTACGGTAATGTACTTACAGGTGGTTTAAGTTCTACAGACACTAATAAATTATTAAAGAGCTTAATTGAATATGTACAAGAGATTTCATCTGGAAATAATAACGTAGTAAAATCAGCTTATGCAGATTTATTCGGTGTGTCTATAGCCGATATGGCTGCTTTCTAGAATTTAAAATCAAGTACTATAAGTAGCATATACAATCAAGCGATGACGTCTAATGACACTATAACTGAGTTACAGTATCAACTAGGTCAAGCAAAATCTAGATATCATATATCTACCCAAATTCAAAATGTATTAGATAATACATTTATGGGAATTGGTATGGGTGTTGCTAATAGCGCAGCATCATATGGCATATATAAAGCTGCTGATATGTTAGAGAAAATAACTGGTGGTATTCAACTTCCAGCTATCGGTATAATGGGTAACTTTATAGATCTTAACATGTCATTAGAAAGTTTAGTTAAAACTGGCGTAGTTGGATTTAGTGCTTTAGGTTCACTAGTTGGTGCTGTTGGTAATATATTCTCTGGCCCATTAAACTTAAACAAATGGGGTTTATCTGCTAATAAAGGTGAAGGTTTTAGAGGATTCACAAGCGGTAACGCAGTTCAACAAACTACTTCATCTGCTTCTTATGTTTCTAACTCTAATGCTACAGGAACTAAGCAATCATTAGTAGATCAGCAAAAGGCTGAATCATCTACGGTTAATGGTGAAGAAGAACAAGAAAACCCATTTAGTAAGAAAGCAACTGATTCTGGCGGCGCAGATTATTGGACTAACATATTGTTGGCTATATAGGCAGCATTAGACGGTACTTTAAAAGTTAAAGTTACAGATAGTGATGTTGGCACTGAGATTGCGCCTATAGTTGTTAGAAGTTTAATTCAATAATTTTTTACGTGATTTACATTGAGGATTATAAATGCAAAGATTTGATGAAAATACTTTATAGGGTGCTTATATATAGAACCTATTATATAATTACTATATTCCAAAGATACGAGTCTTGAGTGACTGTTTTAGAGATCCTGATGATGATCAAGAATCAGAAACTAAGTATACATTTACGCCTTATCCTAACGAATTATATATTTATAAAGGTTTAGTAAAAAAGCATAAAGAAAGTAATAGCGTATCATTTGAGCCAGACTTAGATGAAAACGTACAAGCATATATTCCTGGACAAGATTATAATAATTTGACAGACAATTATATGTCAAATGTTAATTATTATAGTAGTGATGTACATGAAAGATTAGGTGAATATTTAAGATTTTATAGAGACTATTATAATATAAATTTAATGTCTTTATATAATTGTTTTTCAAATAGATATATTGATAAATTTTCATTACCTATAACTATGGAACAAGTAGGCGGTGAAGTTAAGATTGTGAGTTCTTAGGTAGACTATACTAAGAAACTTATTGTGTTACCCGTTAAATTTGGCAAGAAATATAAAATATACTGTGAAAGTTCTACTTCATACAACACCGTGCAACTTGGATTCTATGATAACAATAAGTTACTAACCAAACAACCTTCATAGAATCAGGTGTATAATCCAAGATTATCTTTTAGAGTTCCATATGTATTTGAAGTTAATGAAGCTAATGACCAAAGTGAATTTACATATGAAAGATATCTTCATATGTTTATATAGATTCCAGCTTCTGTACAGAGCTCAATTGTAATTACAGAAGTAGATAACTATATAAATGATTTTTGTTTGAATCCTACATTAGTTATAAAGAATTATTTTTCACAGCATGCTTTTGCTGATAGATTATTTGAATTTTTAGTAGGTAATGTTATAACCCCTAATGACGAAATAATTCAAAATATAGTTAATATTCAAAAGATTATATCATCTAATAAGTTCGCTGAATTATATAAAGGACGTAAGTTTGATAAGTATATATTAGGTGAATTTGATACTAGAATGCATAAATTTATCTATAATACATTTAGAGACTAGCAGGTTCATTATGATAAGCAAGATCCAGAACTTATTAGAGATTTTACAGGTTATATAGATAAAGACATTGAAGATTTAATAATGAGAGCTCAAGGTTAGCCTTCTAAATTATTTGATAGGAGTTCTTCATAATGCGTAAAGAAGCGTATGATTTAATAGAGAATTACATTTATATTTATCAACTAGATAAATATGTAATAATTCCTACATATCCTGAAACATTCACAGATGCTTTAGGCTCTACATTTAGTAAGACTAATCCATTATCTAGAACAGCACCTATTTATTCATATTCATATGCGGGTCCTAGATCTATTCAGTTTACATTAGATTTACATAGAGATTTTATGTCTCAAGTAAATTTTGATAATATAGATTTTTTAGATAAAGATGAATTAACTGATGACTACATAGATACATTGATTAAGTATTTACAAGCAATGGCTTTACCTTCATTTAAGGCAAAAGAAATATCTAATAAAATGGTTAATCCTCCAATGGTCGCTGTTAGATTTGGTAATACTTTATTTATAAAAGGCATTGTAGATGGTAATGTTTCTGTTACATACTCAGGAGCATTAGACATGCGAAATAAATATCAACAAGTATAGATAACTTTCACTATAAGCGAAGTAGATCCATATGATGCTGATACTATTGCGAAATGGGGTAGTTTTAGAGGATTAGAAACTGCTTTAACGAAGAACATGTACAAGAAGTGAGGTGCTTTATATGAAGAATGCTGAAAAGAATTTCAAATAGTATCAAGGCATTTCAAGATATGAAAGTTTTCCATATTATTACAGTGAAAAAGATAATAGATATTACTATGGTTTAACTAGCAATCTAAATACTGATATAGGCTATGTTTTACACACTGTAAAAGCTGGAGATAGCTGGGATAGCATTTCATTAGATTACTATGGCAGTCCTATATATTATTGGGTTATATGCGATTTTAACCAAATTCTAGATTCCTTAGAGGAACCTAAAGTAGGAAGTGCTATTAAAGTTCCGGCTATAAATTCTATATCATTTGTAAAGAGGTAATTATGTCTGTTGCATTACTTTCAACAACAACGCGTGTAGAAGCACCTCATATATCTGTAAAAATTGGTAATTATACGTTTGGTATGTATAGTAGAAAAAATGTAACAGTTGAGATGAATAAATAGTTGTACTCAGCTGTTAAAGTTACATATCCAAATTATATATAGTCACTAACTGTAACAAAAGTAAATGGATCAGTAAATAGATATTCACTATCATTAGTATATCCTATAACATAGAATGATGATCCTAATATGATTGATAGAGTTTTAAGCTCAGTTAATCAATCACGTAAAATCGTATTTACATATGGTGATTGTGCTACACCTACTTATATGTATAGAGAAGAAGAAGGCATAATTACAAAAGTTAGTGAATCATTAGACGCGGCTAATTCAAAAATAACATACACTATATCAGCTGTAAGTACTGCTATAAATTTAAGTGCTGGTACTTATACATTTCCTAAATATTCAAGTAAGAAACCGAGTGATGTAATTAAACAAATCTTATTTAATAAAACATATGGTTTGCAAGACATATTTTATGGGATGCATAATGAAGATTAGATATTACAATTAGGTTTAATCGAAGCTGATGATAAAGAAGTAACTATTCAAGCTAAGAAAAATATTACAATATTAGATTATCTTAATTATTTAGTATCTTGTATGACAAGTTCTGGAGATGCTAATAATACTATTAAGAAATCTAGTAAGTACGTTCTAACTGTTTATGATGACACGTCAGGATTGCTTGATGGCCCTTATTTTAAAGTATCTAAATTACTTACAAATATAAACAGTAGTTCATCAATTGATTACTACACTATAGATGTAGGTTATCCTGGAAAAGATATAGTATCTAATTTTTAGATATAGAATGAACAAGCTTATGCGATATTATATGATTTTTCATAGAATATAAATCAATCAGATTTCGTATATAGGATAGATGATTCTGGAGATATGACACAAGTATATTCTCCTACACTGACTAAATCATCTAGTTTAATGTTAACTACTGAAGCTGATAAGTCTTGGTGGTCTAATATGACTCAATATCCTATTACTGCAACTATCACCTTAAAAGGTTTATTAAGAGCAGTAATGTTAATGACATATGTTAGAGTTAATGTGTATTTCTTTGGTAGAAAACACACTAGTTCAGGTATATATGCTATAACTAAGTAGGAAGATAAGATAGACGAAAGAGGTTATACTACAACGCTATCTCTACTTCGTATAAATCAAGACGACGAGCTAAATTAAAATATAAAAAAGAGAGTGCAATGATAACTAGAGCTATTATAAATAAAATAGATTATGAATCTAGTAAAATAAGAGTTAGAATACCTATTTTTGATGGCATAGCTAATGACCCACATTCTACAGCTGATGAAGATTTAAGTTGGGCTACAATATTATGCTTACCAGGTTTTAACATAGATTATGAAATAGGCGATATAGTTATAGTTGCTTTTGAAGATGATGATAACGGTAAGCCTATAATTATAGGTTATCTAAAATTAGATAATTCTAAAAATGATGACTATAAAGTTAGAGCTAATTTAAAGAGCGCAAATATAGAAGAAAACTTAAATACTAGTACTCAAGTCAATTTAGGTAAACTTACGTATAAACAAATATTTGATAAGGTAAATCAATAATGAATGCTGTGAAATTTCCAGACATGCTGTCTAATAATAAAACCAATATCATTAAAGATTTAGATGCAACAAAGCAAAATATGGCTTTGTTGCTAAAGTCATTTAAAAAGACTTTATTAGGCGATCCTTATTACGGCGTTAACTTATAGAAATTATTTTTTGAAAGAAATAATGTAGTACTTAGAGATTTAGTTATTGACGATGTGTTCACAGCGATATCATTATTTCTACCTCAAGTACGTGTAGAAAGAAAAGATATTTCAGTGACATCTGAAGGCAAGAATGTGTATGTAAATATTAAAGCTCAAAACATGCTAGATTATAGTTTTATTAATTACAGTATAAATATGCTTAATACGGAGGAATTATGATATATAACAACGATAAAAATGCTTCAAATATATCATTTATAAATAAAGATTTTGAAAGCTTATGGACTGAAATTCTTAAGTTAGTTCCTAATCTTACTAATAAATGGGTTCCAAGTGAAGCTAATGAGTCAGACCCTTTAGCTGTTCTATTGAAAGAATCAGCTATAATGACTGATAAACTAAATTATAATATTGATAAAAATATATTAGAATTATTTCCTCAATCTTTAACGCAGTTAAGAAGTGCTTATGATGTTTATAACACAATGGGTTACTATCCAGATTGGTACATAAGTGCTACAACCAATTTAACTTTATAGAGAAATGGGCTTGCTACAAAGGTTAAAACTGGCGAAAATGGAGATGGCACAGCGATTATAGCCGATGCTAATTTACAGATTCCTATGTTCTCTCAATTTAGTGATAATGAACAACAAACAGTCTATACTGGTCTAACTTCATTAACATTCACTGATGTTGATTAGAGACAAATAATGCCTGTTATAGAAGGCGTGGCATTGAACTTAGAAGTAAATGGTGATGATTGCATAACAGCTGAGTATTTAGATAGTCAAAATAGAGTTTATTTTGCTGAAAGTAATATTGCTCAAAATGGTATATTTATTTCATTTGAACAAGATTTTAGTGATATAACATATTCAACTGAATCAGGCTTAACTTTAAAGTGGAAGCCAATAGATAACTTATCTCAAGCATTATCTGGTCAATTAGTTTATAAATTCGGTGTAGATGCAGTTAATAATGCTTGTTATATTCAATTCCCAGATGATATTGGTACGTTAATTAAAGATGGTTTATACATTAAATATATAAAGTCCAGTGGTTTAAATGGCAACGTAACCGCTAAAACAATTTCTCAATTCTTTAGTAATGATAATGCAAAAGATCCTGAGGGATTAGATATTATTGATGTTGAATCTAACGCTATAAAGTTAAATGATCTATTTACATATATCACTAATTTAAGTGGCACAATGAATGGTTTAGATCCTATGACTATTGATGAAATGAATCTTAACTACGATAAAGTTAAGAATGTTTTTGATACATTAGTTTCACTGTTAGATTATAAGAACTATTTATATGAATATAAAGATTCTCAGAATAATAACATAGTTTCAAATATTCAAGTATCTGATAGAACGAATGACTTGTACAAGTCTTATTTAGTTAAAAGTTTTGATGCTGAAAACAAAATTCATGTAGACATTCTTAAAAGTAATGCAAAAGATGAAGATAGTGTAGACACTTCTACAATGAGTCCATATGCTATTAGATTCTTCCCATTAAAATCAGTTGTAAGTGTAGAATCTTTAAAGAATTTTGATGCCACATTTGAATATTTAAAAGATTATCAAGATAGTATAGGTGTAGATGATGCGTCATCAGTTATAAATAAATCGATAAAAAATGTTAAATCTTTAAATCATGAACGTCAATTTAACGGTGAACCTATCATTGTTACATACGATTTAGAAGGTCAAATATACTTAAATAATAAGGTATCATAGATAGATGCTAATGAAGTTAAGACTAATATCGTAAAAGCTTTATGGGCTAGATTTAATGCTAGACAACTTGGTTTTGGTGAAATGCCCGACTATGGTGAATTAGTTGAAACTATAAAGAGCGCTGATAATAGAATTCAATATGTAGCATTGCAACCTATTGCTAATGATGATTATGAAAAAGTAGACAATGATTTATTCAATAGTTACTTTAAAGTATTAGACATAATGAAAAGATCTATATTAGCAGGCATAACGCCTTGGTCTACTAGATATAAAGGTTTAGATATTAGATTTGGTTAGAATTATACTGATATGACTGATAGTTCTCGTGAACTACCAGACGATTACAAGAAAGTTAATTATAATAGTTTGCCTGTTAAGTATGTGTATGAAGTAGTTGGTGGTAAACCTGTATATAGATATGATGATAATGCTATAATATCTTCTAGATGTTTTACTAGAAGTAGTGGTAGTATAGCTTATGGTAATAGTACAACAGTTAAAATTCAATCTAATGAACAGCTAAGCATTTGGACAACGTTATATAAAGACGATGTTATATACTCTAATTATTTATATTATAAATGTGTAGGAAACAGAAAATTAAAAAAGAATGTCGTTTATAAGTTAGCTGATTCAGAACATATATATCTATATGAAACTAAAGAAGACGCACAAGCTGGAGATTATATTGAAGATTTAACTGATAAGTATATAAGATTAAATTTCAACTTAGATATGACTGAAACTGCGGCATCTGCGGTATCAATAGGTACTAATTAGATTGCAGTTTTATCTCAAGTAAAGTATGATTGTGTGTATGTTCCAACAAATTCTGTAGACTATGATAAATTATATTTTAGTGATAAGTAGTTGCTACAAGCATTTTTATCAATGAGCAGTGCTAATAAATCTATTTATATACCTACAGGTTCTTATATCATAAGAATTACATATAGCAACAGCGTACCAAGTGAATTTGAGATAGTAGGTGAAGGTTCAACGATAAGCGTATATAATTCAACTGTAAAGCAAGGTGATGAGGCTAAAAAATTACTAGATGAGTATAAGCAGTAGTTTATAGACCTAGCCTTTTTGCAAGGATATGGTGATTTACAATCTATAGATAGTTTTTCATATCGTGTATCTGATTTATTAAGTACAGCTGGTTCTGGACAACAAACATCATATATAGGATTGATATTAAATGATATAACCACAATAGGTAGTGGCTATGAGATTTATTTTAGTGATGTAAGTGGCGCAGAAGATAACAGAGCTTTATTAAGAGACATTGGTATTAGCGATGAAACTACATTCGCTATAAACAATAGTGGAGACAAACATTATATTATTAAATATAAATCAGCCACAGATACTAATTACACAGAGTATGAATCTGGTGATTTAAATATCACTGGTAGATATGGCTTAATATTAAATGATGCATCTAAAACATATAATTTAAAATAGACTATAAGTAGTGATCCAACGTATATTAGTCATAGTCAAACATTGGTGTATAGTGCTACATACGATAAAAAAGGCGCTGGCGATGAACCTGAAGTAAAATCAATTGCTTATAATTTAGTAACGTACAGCGATACCGTTGAAGACTATTCTAAATATATAAGTTTTAATAAGTTATTAAGTATAGGTATTCAATAGCAAATAATATTATCATCTGATGACATATTAAGAGATAATGTATATAATTATACTGATACTGAAGATGTTGAGTATAGTACTAAACCTGAATCATTTGAAGCTGATAAGGTGAAAGTTCCATATCTAATTGCAGACGTTGTAGATGATAATACTATATATTATCCTATAATTTTTAGATATAAGTATAATGACGGTCATGTTAATTATATTTTGACTGAAACAAATGGTGCTGAAGTAAATATAGAAACAGGCGTATCTGGTGAGTACTACCAACCTGTTATATATGATGTGGACGCTGAATGGTACTAGGCATCAGATATTGGATATAAAACGCTATTAAAGATTTTAGAAGATAATAAAGGTGATAAAAGTTATTTCAATTTAAATAACGCTTCTAGTACATATTTTTATGAATGTAGTGAATTTGATCCAACATATGAACCAGATCAACCTATATTGGATCCTACACAGCCTTATACTTTCTTTAATAAAAATCATATATTAAATAGATACGTAATGGCTAAGATGTATAATTCAGCTGCAACATCAGCTAATCCACTTCTTAATTTAGTTATTAGTGACTTATCTATTATAAAGTAAGAGGTAAATTGGAATGTTATTTAAATTAGAAGATAATGTACCTGAAGTTTACACCACTTTATCTAGAGACTTTTAGTTACTATGTAGATTATATGATACATTAGTAAATTCAAATATAATTGCTCAATAGAAAATTAGAAAGCAACTCAACACTAAAACTATTGATGATAAATTAATTACACTATTAGCAAGAAGACTTGGATTTAAAAGTAATGATTATATTTCTACAGATATATTAAGAAATATTTTAACGTTGTTTCCTTATGTTATAAGAAATAAGGGAAATATAAATAGTATAAAGTATGCGGTAATTAGCGTAATAAATGCATATTATAATGTTAGTAAAGTTGAAGTAGCTAATGTAGAGAATGGCGTAATAAAAGTTGAATTAACTTCAGATGAGACAGTCGATCTATCGTATCTTTCAGAAGTTTTAAAATATGTAGTTCCAGTAGGAAGCACAGTCGAAATTATAAGAAAAACTACAGAAGTAGAAGAAGTTGTTGTCGAGCAACCTGTAGTTAAATCTACTAAAAAGAAAGCGTCAAAAAGTGCGCCTATTGCAGAAACAGTGAGAGTTAATAAAGTAAAGTAGCAGACTATTGTGAGATTATAATTAGAAGACCGTTAATTTTAACGGTCTTTTATTTTGTCATAAAAACTGATTTTCGAGTTCATCAGGTGACCTACGTGATATCTTGCGATATCACTAATATGAATAATCATAATAATTTTTACTAATCTTAAAATAACTAAAAATTTTTTATTTTTTTCAAAATTTTTCATTTTTTCGCGCGCGCGTGTTGTATAAAGTTATATAAATAAATTGGAGAATTTTTGAAAATGAAAGAAACTAAAAATAAATTTGTTGTTATTGAATGTCCTAATTGTGGATATGAATATCTTCCTGCTGAATTATTTATTCCAAATGCAGTATTTGGGAACCCTGGTGATATCCAAAGAGATGAATCTGGGAAGATTATTGATTTTACCGGAACAAGTTTAGATACTAAAGAAGTTTATACTTGCGACAAATGTGGTAAAACATTTACGATTGATGCAAAGATGAATTTCAAAGTAGATATTGATCAAACATTAGATTTTGATTCAGATTATTCTTATAAATTAGGTAATGATAAAATAACTTGTAAGGAAGAATTTTAATGACAATAATAACTGAGAATCAAGCTAAAAAGATTCCAGCTGTAACGTCTTTATTCATTCAATTAGGAATTATAGAAAGACAATTATTTGATACTATCATTTAGACTACTAATATAGTATATGATCATAAAACTAATACATTTGAAGCCCCTGTAAATAAGCTTCAATTTTTAGTTAATTTAATAACTAGATTTGATGATTGTAAATTTATCCCATATGTTACAAACAATAAATTAGATTTAACGTGTGAAGATTATGATTTTAAAGTTAAACCATATAAACATCAGAAAGATGGCATAAATTTTGGACTAAGCAATGAACATGGCTGGTTGTTATTAGATGACGCTGGACTTGGAAAAACTTTCCAAATGATTTGTTTAGCAGATAATCTTAGAATAAAAGAAGGTTTACAACATTGTTTAATTATATGTGGCGTAAATAGTCTTAAGAAGACTTGGTTAAATGAAACAAAGCTATATTCAGATTTAGACGCAGTTATATTAGGCCAAAGAATAAATAGACGTGGTAATTTAGTTGTAGGATCAGTTGCTGACAGATTAAATCATTTAGCTAGTGACATAAAAGAATTTTTTGTTATAACTAATATGCAAACTTTACAAAGTAAAGAATTTGCTGATGTTTTTAAGAAAAGTAAAACAAAGTTTGACATGATAGTTTTTGATGAAGCTCATCGTGTAAAGAATCCAAGTAGTATGTCAGCTAGAACTTTAATGAAGTTAAAAGCTAAAAGACGTATAGGATTATCTGGAACTGTCATAATGAATAAGCCAGAAGATGCTTATGTGCCATTAAAATGGACTGATAATGTGAGTTGTAATTATGGACAATTCAAGTCTATGTATAATGTTTATGGTGGTTTTGGCGGTGTTCAAGTAGTTGGTTACAAGAATTTGAACTTATTACAAGACTTAATCTCATCGTGTTCGTTAAGACGTTTGAAGAAAGACGTATTGGATTTACCTGAAAGAACATTTGTTACAGAATACGTCGATATGGGTAAAGAACAACAAGAATTATATGATGATGTTGCAGATGGTATAGCGAAAGAGCTAGATTTGCTGCCTGAAAGGCCTAGTATCATTCAGGAGCTTACAATTAACTTAAGATTAAGACAAATAACAGCTTATCCAGGAATCGTTTCTACAGCCGTTACAAAGTCTGCAAAGTTAGAAAGACTTGAAGAATTAGTAGATACGATTGTTGGTCAGGGCGATAAAGTTGTTGTATTTAACACATTTAAAGGTGCTGCTTACGCTGAAAAAGACATATTAAGTCAATATAATCCTGTTGTATGTACTGGCGATCAAGACGATGAAGAAATTAATATAAATAAAGAACGATTTAACGCAGATGATGACTGTAAAGTAATGATTGCTACATGGCAAAAAATGGGAACAGGACATACTCTAACAGCTGCATCATACATGATTTTCATAGATACACCTTGGACACAAGCAGATTTCAGTCAAGCGTCTGATAGAATATATAGAATAGGACAGAAGAATGCTTGTACTATAATAACTTTAATAACAAATGATTCATACGACGAACGTGTAGCGGAAATTTTAGATAGAAAAGAACAACTTGCAGGATATTTAACTGATAATAACGCTATACGAGACTTAAATATTTTTAGTGAGTAAATTAATTTTTAAGGACTGATGTAAATTCAGTCCTTTTTATTTGACATATTTTATTCGTAGTGTTATAATATCATTAAACTAATGAATAGAGCAATAAAACCGTGACAGATTTTGTATTTTTGCGTTATTTCCGGAATTATGCTATATACTATTAGAATATAATTATAAATATATCGCATTAGTATAATTACATATTTTTCGAAAAAGTCATCTAAAAGTAGTTGACTTATTTTTGCATATTAGTTATTATGTTTTAGAAAATTTTTTGAAAAAAGTTAAAAATTATAGTCATAAATGTTGTACATTTTTAAAAATAGGTGTTACAATACTATAGTGAGGTGAAGTATGATTAAATTGTACCAAATTATTCAAAGTGTTGCAGACGCAGATCCTAGACAATATGATAGTATAAAAGATTTAACTATTGATATTGCACTAAAGGCTGGTTATAGCAGGCAGGAGCACGTTTGTAAAAATGGTAGTGTGCACATGAGAACTACTTATAGTAAACCATTTGATAATGGTTTAGTTGCTAAATGGTTTATGTATTATAAGAAATTGTTTTTAGCAAAACTTAGTCGACATCCAGAGTTTAAAGATTTTTATTCTCAAATAATTTATAGAACTTTTGAATGTACAATGAAAGCATTTGTTTTAGAAAAAACAATTGACGATAAACTTGTAAGTAAAGTAGTTAATATGTCTTTAGCAAATAGAATCGGTGAAGTTTTATATGAAATGGGTTCTAATGCGAGACTTGAAAAATATGAGTGTGATCATAAGAATGGCGTTAAGGAAGAAGGAAGCGTAAATAAATTAAAATTAAAAACTTCAATGAATCATATGTGTGCATCATTAGATCAGATGTATGAAGATGAGAATTTTATGCCGTCATATGAGTCGAGTGATTTAACGTCTATAATGGTTGATATGAGAATTAAACTTGAACATAATCCTATGGGTCAAAGACTATTAGATGCAATGTTGAATTGTGATAAGAAAATTCAGCCTAGTCATATAGATGATTTTGTATATATGACTAAAGAAGAATGTACAGAAGACAATAAGAAAAATTTAATTGAAGCTTGGAATATTATTGAAAATGTGTTAAAAGCTTATAAGAAATTAGATGGAAATTTTAATGAGAATTTAAGATGGGGTAAGACTAAAAAAGTATCTTATTCATTTGAAAAGAAAAGCAAAGTAGCTGAGGAGGCTTAATGACTTATTTAAATAGCAATAGTTACAATGTTGATATAGCAAAAGTATTTGGTGTATGTTCAGCTATATTTTTAACTTGTATTGAAGAAGAAAGAGCGTTTCAAATACGACATAAACTTATAAATGATAATGATACATTAGCTATTTCAAGACAAGAAATTTATGAAAGAACAGCTTTGGAAGATGAAAAGCAGATTGATGTAGAATTAGCATTAAGTGAATGTGGTGTTATTAGTGTGAAACCACTTAAAAATGTTCCTAATAAAAATTATTATATCTTATATGAAAATCAATTAGATAAAATAATGAAGTCTTCTAATCCAGAAGACGTTATTAAGAATTCATCAGCAAAACAATTTATTAAGAAACCGAGAGTTGAACCTATGTCTAAAAGACAAACTCATATAAATAGTTTAAAGCGTGTAGTAAATTGTGACGATCAAGTTATAAAACAATATTTATGTGATTGGATTGACGCCGTATATACTAATCCAAAGGGATTTTTATCTCCATCAAGTGTGAATATTGCACAACAAGAACTTGAACAATATGCAAAAGGCAGTCAAGCTGTGAAGATTGATTTATTAAAGATAGCAATAAAAGGTGGTTTAAGAGATTTAACTTGGGCTATAGAGACGTATGAAAAAGAGCATAAGTTTAATTCATCGAATTTTGCAAGTTATAATGATATTAAATCAAATGGATCTAACATTGTTAATGAGGTATTTTAATGAAAGATTTTGAATATGATATAAATACTAAAGAACAATGTTGGTATAAAGCAATTTGTGATCATAGTAAATGTGGCAATGAATTTTGCATTAGACATTATAAAATAGACGCTTTAACGCATATGGCAACTTTAGAAGGAAAGCAAAAATATCCAATTCCTTTGAAGCCTGATGCAGTTGATTATGAAGCGTTTACAAAATTAAAGAATATTAAAAGTGATATAAAGAATTTCGTAGAGTCAGGTAAAAATTTACTTATTTATAGTGAAAATACTGGTAATGGTAAAACTGAATGGCTTAAGAAAGAGTTATTAGCTTATTTTGATAGTATTTGGCCTTTTACAGATATTGAATGTAGAGGCTTATTTGTGTCTATGCCTAAATTTATTAGTGCAATGAAAGCAAATATTTCTAAAGAAAATGCATATTTTAAATATGTTGATGAAAATATTATAAGTGCAGATTTAGTTATATTTGATGAAATAAACTATAAAGATTGGACTCCATTTGAACAAGATTATATGTTGAATGTTATAAGTCAAAGATTAGCTATAGGTAAATCTACAATGTATTCAACTAATTATAATTTACAAACGATAGAACAGAAACTTGGAACTAGATTAAGTAGTAGAATTATAGGACAGTCAATTACAATTGAGTTTAAAGGTTCTGATAAACGTAATGCAGAAGGTGTGTAATTTATGGCAAATGGTGTTTATCAAGCAATGACTGAGTTGCAAGTTATCAATAAATTATTTCAAGATAACTCGATGCAATTTATAATATTAAATGGAATAACATCTGATTATTTCACTACATATAAAGATCATTTTGAATTTATATCTCAGTATTATCAAAGTTATAATCAAATGCCTTCAAAAGAAACTTTTCAAGGAAAGTTTAGTGATAATTTTGAATGGATAACTATAACTGATCCAGATGATTATTTATTATCTAAGTTAAGTGAAGCGAAGTTATACAGAGATATTATTGTTGAGTATAAAGAATTAGGTGAACTAATTAAAAATGAACAAACTGACAAAGCTATTGAAAAGATGGCTACATTAAGTCAAAGTCACTTAAAATCTAAAAATACAAAAGCAATAGATTTAATAGACGATGCAAAACTTAGATATGAAAGTTTTGAAGAGAGATGTGCAGATCCAGTTGGTTCATTTACTTTAACAGGTTTAACTGAATTAGATCAGATAATTGGCGGTTGGGATAGAAAGAATGAATCAGCTGTTATAGCTGCAAGAACGGGTATAGGTAAATCTTGGTGGTTAATATATTTCGCATTGCAAGCAGCTAAACAAGGTTTAAGAGTTGGTTATTATTCTGGCGAGATGGAAGTTGATTTAGTTGGTTATCGTATGGACACATTTTTAGGAAATATTCCAAATGGTGCATTAAATCACGGAAATGAATATATAAAAGATAAATATGAATCATATATTGAGTCATTAAATAAAGTAGTTTCAGGACATATCTATTGTATAACACCTGATATGTTTGATGGTAATGTAACTGTAAGTAAACTTAGAGCTTTTATAGAGAAGTATGATTTAGAAATGCTGTGTGTAGACCAATTTTCATTATTAAATGATGAAAAGCATGCAAAAAATCCAAGAGAACAGATGATAAATATTTCTAAAGATTTAAGAACTTTACAAAGATTGAAGAAAATTCCAATTTTATCAGCAGTTCAATTGAATCGTGAAGATACTACAGAAAGTGGTGGGCCATCTACAAAGAACATTTCAGAAAGTGATAGAATAGGCCAAGATTCTACAATTGTTTTATTTGTTGAAAGAAAAGGTGATAATTATATTTTAACATTAGGTAAGAGTAGAGGTTCACGTTCTGGAGATAAATTAACGTATTACTGTGATTTGAATAATGGTATTTTACATTATATTCCAAGTGAAACAGACGCATTAAAAGGTGCAGCTTCACAGACACTGCCGCAACAATATAATGATACTCAAAAATCAGATTCAGTATTTTGATGAGGTTATATGCCATTAATAGTTGATAACAATAAAGAGATACAAACACCTATAAGAGATTTATTGGAAATGTTAAGACAACAGTTGTACGTGTCTCATATTGATAAACTAAATATTATAGATTATTCTAATAATAACAATGCGAGAATAACTTGTCCAATACACGCAGATGGCCACGAAAACACGCCATCTTGTGATATTTTATTGATAGATAAAATTAGAAATGGAGAAGCGATTCCGGCAGGGACAGTTCATTGTTTTGCATGTGGATATAAAGCAGGTTTTGTTAAATTTGTATCAGATTGTTTAAATATATCATATAGAGATGCGACTGAGTGGATATTGAATGTATCTAATTATGATTTCATAGAAGAAAAGCGAGAAATAACAGATTTAGAAAAACATGAAAAATATGAGAATAATTATAATACATTACCTACTGTAACATTGGATGAATTAAAGTCATATGATTTTATACACCCATATATGTTTAAACGTAAACTTACAGATGATATTATAAATAAATTCGATGTAGGTTATGATCCAAAAACTAAATCTTTAACATTTCCAGTTTGGGTAGATGGCAAATGTTTATTTGTGGCAAGAAGAAATGTAAACTATAAAAGATTCGATATGCCAGAAATATATCCAAAACCAATTTATGGTTTAGATTATTTAACAACTAATGAAGTTATAGTTTGTGAAAGTGTTATAAATGCATTAACATGTTATGTATATGGGAAAGAAGCGATAGCATTATTTGGTACTGGTAGCGACTATCAAATAGAATTATTAGATAAGTTACCACAAAGAGAGATAATTTTAGCTTTAGATAATGATACTGCCGGAAGACATGGTTTATATAACATAGCGAAAAATTTACATGGAAAAATCGTTACTTGTATGAGAGTACCTAAAGGAAAGGATATAAATGATCTTGAACAGCATGAGTTTGAAAAAATTTATTCTGAAAGAGAAATCATGTAAGCGATTTTATATATTATTATGAGTGACACATACATAAGGTCACAGGGAGATTTATGGAAGAGAATAGACAAATTGAATTTTTCAACTTAAACAACGATGGTGATTCAGCTATTGTAAGAGTATTACATAGTAAAGTTGAAACAATTGAATCAGTAATGATTCATAAAGTAGAAGTTAATGGCAAACCTAAAATGGTTAAGTGTGCAGGTGATGGATGTCCCATATGTAGTGATGAGAAACAACCCGCTAAAAAGATATTCGTACATCTTTTTGATTATGCTGATGAGAAAGAAAAGATTTGGTGTAGAACTGATAAGATTCTTACTCAATTTTCAGAAATTGAAAAAGATTGGGGAAATATTAGTGAATGTGTTGTTAGAATTACACGTAAAGGTAAAGAGTTTCCTAAGTATAGTGTTGATATCTTGAATGCTAAAAATTATGCACCTGTAGACGAATCTTTAATAGACAACAAGTTAGCTTATAGATTCTATCTTACAAGAAGTGTAGATGAGCTTAAACAGTTTTTAAAGACTGGTGAAATGCCAAAGCATGTTTCAAACTACATTCCTAAAGAAGAATACTTAAAAAAGAAACAGGCTGAAAAAGAATCTAATAAAGATGATGTAAAAGCTAATACGAGTCATTCTGATTTTGTAGAAACTATTAAACAAGAAGAGCAACCAAAAGAAGAAGTTAAATCTACAATAGTAGATGATGACGATCCATTTATGGATGCTTGTATAAAACCAAGAAAAGTTTAATAGATATAAGGAGACAATATGGCGGAATTTAGAAAAGCTTCATTGCTAGATGATTTTGAAGTTCCTGTTATAAATAATGACGCTATTCGTCTTCAACTTATAAAACTTGGCAAAACTCATGCTGTTAAAAAGAAAGAGTCTATCTCTAGTATGCCACTAGAAGATAGACTCGATTATATCTCAAAAGAAGTTTATAAAATTTTAGGAAGATATAAAAACTTTGTTAAGGTTATAAGGACTGATGATGAATTACGAGAGTATATAGATAGAGCCATTGCAGTAGATTATTTGTCATTCGATACAGAAACTAATAATAGTTTGGATCCACTAACTTGTAAGTTAATGGGTTTGTGTATGTATCTTCCAAATACAAAACCAGTATATGTTCCAATGAATCACTGTGTTCCTGGAACAGACGAAAGATTAAAAGATCAAGTATCAGATGAGTGCGTAAAGGAAGTATTTCAAAAATTAAAAGATAATAATACTAAAATGATATATCATAATGGGAAATTTGATATACGAGTTTGTTTTAACACTATGGGTGTATATCTTCCAATATGGTGGGACACAATGATAGCAGCTCAAATGATGAATGAAAATGAACAAGCTAAATTGAAGTTTCAATATAAAACCCATATAGATCCTACAATTGGTTCATACAATATTGAAAAATTATTTACTGGTTTACCTTATGCTTGGGTCGATCCTGAAATATTTGCATTATATGCAGCTATTGATGCTTTTGATACTTATAAATTACAACAATATCAAGAAGAGTTATTTAAGCAGAAGGGCTGTGAAAAATTATACAAGTTATTTAGTGAAGTAGAAGTCCCAATAGTTTTAGTAACATCTAAAATGGAAGATGATGGAATTTGTCTTGACGTAGATTATGTTAAACGTTTAGATGATAAGTATACTAAAGGTTTAGAAAAAGCATCTAATAAGATGAATGAAATATTAGCCCCATATAAGAAAGAGTTAGATAGTTATAGATCATTAGGACAATTAGATGATCCAATAAATTATGAAAGTCCAGTTCAACTTAAAATAGTTTTATATGATATATTAAAGATAAAACCATTAGATGAAAATAAGTCTACTGATAAAGCAGCGTTAAAAGCGATAGATCACCCATTTACAAAAGCGTTATTAGATTATAGACACTTTAGTATTTTAATGAAAACATTTACTAAATCTCTTCCAAATTGTATTTCTGAAAAAGATGGCAAACTTCATGCTAACTTTAATCAAATGGGTGCAGAAGATAATAACGTAAGAACAGGGAGATTTAGTTCAACTAATCCAAATCTACAACAGATTCCTTCACATGAAACTTCAATGAGAATGATGTTTAAAGCATCTACGGAATATAAAGATGAGAATATAGAAGATTCTAATGAAATAATTTTAAATGATTATGTAGATGTAATGTGTAACAATAAATGGGTTAGAATAAAAGATATAAAAGAAAATGATATTATCACTGGAAGTGATGATGAGTTTTATAAGGTAACTAAAGTAGAAGTTTTAGAAAATAAAATAAAATTAACCTTAGAGGACGTAGCATGAAAGCAAAAGAAGTGATGAATTTGTTGAAGATAAGCAAGCCTACATTGTATAAGTATGTAAAACAAGGTTTGATAAAAATAGATTCTAATATAAATGGTAAATATAGATATAATGAAGAATCTGTAAAAGCTTTGCTTACGTATAAACAAAAGGTATAAAATTTAAAGAAAGATAAGAAAATATATACAATTTAGTAGAATTACCTATAAAGTGAGTATTCATTTTGTAGATATTAAAATATTAGATGGTGCCAAGAGGGTACTAAAGGAGGTGATGCTAATGAGAAGTCTAAGAACACGAATTAATTATTCAATTGTGGGAGGAGACTTTTCCTGAAGTCAGCGCAAGAACCACGGTTATTCACTCATCTTTCTCAAGATCCAGAATTGAGAAGAACATTTGAAGAGAAACGTGACCCATATGCAACTATATATGCACCAGCAGTCCATAAAGATTATTGGGAATGTATGGAACATTGGGAAGATGGTTCTCCTAACTTTGCAGGAAAACAATTAAGAAAAAAGGGTAAAACTTTAATGTTGGGTAGACTGAAAGGTTATATAATGCCCCTTTACACAGTGATGTGTATCGAATAATTACGTGAACTCTGATTACAAAGAGGTGTAACTAGTGATAGTTGCTAACGGTAGAAGTGAACTAAGACTTTGTGCGAATAAGCTTCGTAAGAGATTCTACGGTCCAGCGATTGGATAGCAGATAATACCGTGCTAAGATTTATGTATGTTAACATACACAATACCTAGCTAAATTATACAGGAGAGTGTATGAATAACATAAATTTTGATATCTTAAAACACAAATTATTGCAAACTAATATATTTATTGATAATGAATACTTAAATGAATATGTAAATTTAATTATTAGTAACATTGATACTAATTATGAATCTTATAGACATAACTAGCATCACATAATTCCCAAATATTATTTCATATCTAATAATTTAGATGTAGACAATTCTGAAAATAATTTAGTGAATTTATTATATAAAGATCATATAAAATCACATTATTTTTTAGCATTATGTAGTAAATCTAATGATGATATATCTAAAAATATTTTATCTATACGCTATATATTACATGGTAAGTCTTTACAAGATTTTAATATAGATGATATTGATTTAGAATTATATTAGAAAGCATATGAATGTAGTAAACAATTTTAGGCTAATTTAGATCATTAGTATGAATCTAATTTAGAAATATCTAACAAATTGAAAGGAAGAATTTCGCCTAATAAGGGATTAAAGAAGTGTACTAATAGATCTAGATCTAGATTGAATAGTGGCGTAAAGAATGAAAAGTTAAGCATATTAGCTTCACAACGTGTGGGTGAACGCAATTCATTCTTTAATAAACATCATTCTTAGCATACTAGAGATATTATTTCAGATAAGAATAGTAAATCAGTTGCAATGATTGATAGATCAAATAATTAGATTTTAATGACATTTAAATCTATGACATAGGCTTCTAAATATTTGGTTGAACATAAGATAGCTGTTAGCTTAGCATCAGCTAAAGCTATATCAGCTGTGTGTAAAGGTAAAGCAAAACACGCTTATGGTTTTAAGTGGAAATTCATAGATAAAGTGTAACGACTAACACAGACATGTGTGTAGATTAGAGATTGTTACTAATCGAAGTGCGTAAAATCCTAAATATAGGATTATGAGATAGTCTGGTTTAATAGAAATATTAAAATAAAACGATTATGTATGGCATGGGCGCTAATCTTATGTCACAACAATTAAAGGTTTCATATGAAGAATGCCAAGAAATACTTAAAAATTTTTATGAAAAGTTTCCTAAAATAAAAGAATTTACAGATGGCAATGCTATAGCTGCTAAAGAACAAGGTTATGTTGAAGATTATATGGGTAGACGTAGACACTTACCTGATGCAAATTTACCGGAAGTTAAAGTAACAGCTAAAAAGAAAGTGAGTACTAATTGTGATCTGTTTTTAGATTGTCAAGCTAAAGATGTATTTTTAGAAGTTGAAGATAAAGAAGCTACAGCTAGATGGACTAATGAATATAATACTAACTATGCTGGTAAAGGTTTTAAGACTAAAACTAAGTTTAAAGAATTAGCTAAAGAAAATGGAGTTGACGTTTTAGATAATGGCGCATTTATTTCAAAAACAATGACACAATGTACGAATGCTAGAATTCAAGGAAGTGCAGCATCTTTAACTAAGAAAGCGATGGTTAATATTTTTAAAGATAAAGAAATAAATGATCTTGGTTATAAATTACTAATTCCTGTGCATGATGAATTATTAGGAGAATGTCCTGTAGAAAACGCTGAAAAAGTTTCTGAAAGATTGGCTTATTTAATGTCTAATGCAGCTAAGCCTGAGGTCGACGTTCCATTTGTTACAGATCCATATATCTTAAAGAGATGGTATGCGGATGAAATGTTGAATGAAATTCAAGAGTATATTTCAACAGCTATTGAAAAAGACGGTAAAACTAGAGAACAAGCAATAGCAGAAGTTAAAGCAGAACATGAAGAATTTAGTGATGAAATTTTAGATAAGTTTTGTGATGGAACGTATGATCTATTAAGAGACGAAGTGTAAGGAATTTGTATAGATAATTATGAAAGTTAACATAACAGAATTAAAAAATATAGTAGCTAAAATGAATTTAGCTATAGAGAAAACTAAGTTAAATCCTAAGTCTGGTTGGATAGAATTAGAATCATTTGAAGATAATACGATGACATTAAAAGTATCTAACTATGATTATTATTTAGAAGCAGTAATTCCAATTGAGTGTGATAATTCTGATAAAATTCATGCGACTATAGTATCTGATACTTTTGTCCCATTAGTTGCAAAGTTAGATGATGACTACGTTGAAATGTTTGAGAGAATGAACGCTTTAATATTTAAAACTTCTAACAGTGAATTTACATTTCCAATTATAAAGGAATTAGATGATGTAAAATCCGTAGATGTTATTAAATTTAGAGACACAGTAGATAATATCATTTTAAGTGGTAATGATCTGTCTTCAGTTGCGACTATAAATACTAAAGGTTTCGTAGATTCAGTATTTTCTAATGAAATTCAGCAATTTATTTATGTGGATCAAGAAGGTGCTTTAACTTATACTGAAAATTTATATGTAAATACATTTAAGAGACTTGGAAATAAAGATTTTAAGATATTATTAAATGTAACACAAGCAAAGCTATTAGAAGTATTCAATAGTATAGATGAAGTTGAGTTGATGATTGATTCATCAGCTAATTATGATTATGCTAGTAAAATTAAATTTAAGGCAAATAATATAAGTTTAGTTTTAGTTATTCAAAGTCAAGCATTAACTGACACATATCCATCAATAAGATTAAGAAAATTAGCATCTGTATCTCATGTAACACATGTTATATTAGATAAAAAAGCAGTAGATAAAGCATTAGCAAGATTGATGGTTTTCGATAAGAAGTTTGGTATAGAAGTAATGCTATATTCTAAACTTGTATTTAAGGAGAATGAAGTCCAGTTCGTATCTATAACGAATAAGAATTTTGAAAGAATTCCTTATATATCGAGTGAAAATGCATTTGAACATGAATCTATTATTAGATTTTCAGATTTAATGAAACAACTAAAAGCTATGAATTCTAAAACGTTAGATGTTTCATATGGTACAACCCCTGCTTTAGCGATAAATAGTGGTGAAGGTTTAGTTCAGCTTATTCCTGAAATTCTTATAGATGATAAGATTTGAGGCTAAATTATTATATAAATTTTATATAATAGTTAGGAAATATTTTAATGGCCGCAAATCGTGGAAAAGAATTTGAACAATAGGTGAAAGCAGATTTTTTAAGATTAGGTGACATATTCGTCTATAGATTAAGAGACTTGACAAATGGTTATGGCCATTCATCTGCGCAATTAGCTGATTACTTAGTATATAAATACCCATATGGTTTGGCTATTGAGTGTAAGAGTGTAGAAGGAAATACTTTTAACTTTGCAAAATTAAGATAGTATGAAGATTTGATTCATTCTATTGGACCTAAAGGCTACGGTGCATTTGTTGTACTATGGTTTATAGATCATAAGAAAGTGTGTTTTATTCCTATTGAAGAAGTTAAAAGACTTAAAGAATCTGGTTATAAATCTATAAATGTAAAAATGGTTAATGATGAATAGTTTAAAGTTTTTGAAGTGCCATCAGAAGCTAAAAAAGTATTTTTAACGTCAGATTATTAGATTATATTTGACTATATGAAAAAGATAGAGACTGTTGAATAATCAACAGTCTCTTTTACATTTAGCTAAATTAAAAGTAAAAAATATGTAGGAACTATATAATGGATAGTAGATTAAGCTATAAGATAGAAGATTTTTTAAATGATAATGCTAATATAACACTAATAAATGATAGTAATTTCTTAGACTTATTTAATAAAGCATAGGCTTTGTAGATACCTGGTTCTTATATAAATGAAATATTAGTAAAAGCTGGGTTAAATCCATTAAATAATTTACTTGAAATTCCTGGAAAATATATGGAAGATACATCTATTGATCATCTGTTTATTCCTAATAAAGTAAGATATATCGGTCCTTTGGCTTTTTCTAAAGGCAAGTTTGTAGATATTAGATTTGAAGAAGACAGTCAATTATAGTACATAGAGAATTATGCTTTTTCTAGTTGTAATAATATACGAACAGTACATTTTGATGATAATTTACTAGGTTTGTATAGAGGTGTATTCGCTCGCTGTGTTCATTTAAATAGTGTATATTTTGGTAAAGGTTCATTATATATTGGACGTGATGTATTTGACGGTTGCGATAATTTAAAAGATATTTATGTACAAAATACTATCAATTCTTGTGAAAGATTATTTAGATCTGGTACTATGTTTACAGGTAAGTCACACAAAATTACGATACATTGCTCTGATGGGAATTTTGAAGTATGATTATATATGATATAGTTGATAAATTTTTAAGTGATGAAGAAAATATAAAAGCTTTAAACGCTAATAATTTCGATAAACTATTTGAAAATGTTGTATCATTTACTGATGAAGTTGATGAAGAAATGCAGGCACACTTTATGCAAGCATTGGTGAATATATTAAATAAAGCAGATATAGATGTAATGTCTCATATAACATCGTTACCTCAATACTATTATTACAATGATAAGATGCTAGGTGAGGTAGGAACATTTCCTGAAAACATAACTGAGATAGGTTGGGGTTGTTTTTGGATGTGTGAAAACTTAGAAAAAGTACATATACCTGGCACTGTGAAAATTATCGGGTCTTATGCTTTTAGTGGATGTGAATCGTTAAAAACCATTATTATAGATGAAGGTGTAGAGCGTATAGAACAAGGCGCATTTGCTTATTGTGATCTTGGTGATAAAATAGCTATTCCTAGAAGTGTTAAGTTTATAGACGGTGATGCTTTTGAAGATGTAACTAGTTTAAGAGCCGTAGTATATGAAGGGAGTTATGCGCATAAGTGGTTTGAAGCCTATGCAGATGAAGATGTTTATGAAGTTATAAAGTAATTAAATGTAATTAAATTTTAAGCACTAAGATTAATTTCTTAGTGCTTTTATTTTATCATTTTTTGTATAAATATATAAGTAAAATGATATTTTGAGAGGAGTTTATGGATATAAACAATTTAAGTAATGATTTATCTACCGGTATGAGTGATATTCAAACAATATATAATAGTTTAAATTCACAAGCGAAAGATATTGTTAAAGGCTACACTAAATCTATAGATGAACTTATAAAATATTTAAATGATAATATAAACGAACTGACTAATGAAGATATTAGACGAGCTGAATTACAATTATCTTTAAAAGCTTATGATTTAGGCGATATAAAAGATAAAACTAATATAGCATCTGAAATAGCTGAAATTGTTCAAGATGAAACACAGGCAGATGCATTTAATACAGCTGAAGGTAATAACGAACAAAGAAAAAATACCGCAATTTTATCTGCGAGTAAGGATAAAGCTGTAGCTAAGTTGTACAAATTAATAGCAAGTCAAATAAAAACAAAGTTAGATGAAGCTCATAGAGTTGTAGATTCTTTAAAGAGTATTCTAATTTCTAGAGCAAGCGATAGAAAGTTAACTGATAATTATGAAGATCAGTGAGGAGATATATGGCTGAAAAAGTTAAAATGACATTTGCAGATTATGCTAAACAATTTGCAAAAACAAGAAAAAATGAAAATATTTTACAAAAATCAAGTTTAATTCCGCAATATACTAGAATTAAAAGTTTATGTCCTGGAATTGCTTATCCTACTTGGGGTGGTATTCCACATAAAGGTAGAATTATAGAGGTATCAGGTTTAAACTCCACCGGAAAAACATCTGGTGTAAGCGCTATAATTGCAGACTATCAAAGAAATTTCCCAGATAAGTCTATTTTATATGCAGATATTGAAAGCACATACGATGTTGAGTATCATGCTAAAGCTAATAATTTTGATCCAGACAAAGTTTATTTATATAGACCTGATGTTGGTGAATCTGGTGAATTAGTTTTAGGTACACTTTTAGATATGGCTAATAGTATTTCAGATATATCGTTAATTATAGTGGATTCTATTCCTGCATTAGTTCCTTCTATTGACTATGAAAATGAGTTTGAAAAAGACAATGGTATGAGAGGAACACTCGCTAAGTTCTTATATAAGTGGCAACGTGAAATGATTCCTACTATTGCAGCTAATGACATTGATTTAATGCTTATCAACCAAACTAGAATTAAAGGTAAGACGTTTACAGGCGCTGATATTTTAGATGAACCTTGTGGTGATGCTATAAAGTTCTACGCAAGTGTGAGAATTAGATTTGGTAAGAGAAAATTCTTAGATGAAAATGGTGAAGAATTAGCTAATTCTACTAAAGCCGGTCAAGAAAAGAATGCAGCAACTGGACAAGGCGCATCAGGTTATAGAATTCAGTTTAGTTTCTTAAAAAATAAAACAGCTCCTACGACTCGTGGTGGTGGTTTTATTACTTATATGTTTGATGAAACAGGTAAACAAGCGTATATGGACGTGACTAAAGATATGTTCAATATTGCCACTAAGTTTAACATGATAAATAGACTTAATAATGTAACGTATGAAGTTTTAGATCCTAACACTAAACTATTAATGAAAGATGAAAATGGTAATGATTTACGTGGTAAGAAAGATGATTTATATCAATATTTCAAATCTCATAAAGAATTTACTGAAAAGTATACATTAGCGTTAAATGAAAAGTTATCTTCTTCATCTGAATTCTCTGGCAACTTGTTAGATGCAGAAACTGCTGCAGCTATTCAAAAAGAAGACCAAGGTGTATCTTTAACCTTAAAAGAAGCTGAAGAAATTAATAAGCAAGAAAGGATAACTGTAATGGATGAAGAAACGGCTGTTATGGTTTCTAGGGAGTCAGAATAATTAATGGCTGGAAAGTTTGAAAAATATTCATTTAAAGACGAGAAGAAGCCTACTAGATATTATTCTAAAAGACAAGAAGATTATGTAGCTAAAACTGTAGGTGGTAGAACTACTGCAAATTCGGGAGCCACAATGTTTTCCGGCAAAGGTGATGTTACAACAAAGGGCGCTGAAAGCTTTTTAATAGAATGCAAAACAAAAACTTCTAATTCGGATTCAATATCTATAAAGAGAGAATGGTTTGAAAAGAATCGTAATGAAATGATATTTTGCAATAAAGAGCATCAAGCGGTTGTTTTTAATTTTGGACCGGATGCACCTTATAATGAAAATCATTATATTATAGATGAATATTTGTTTAAAGAATTATTAGAATATTTAAATAATAAGTAAAAATTTAAAGAGAATTCTTCAAATGAGGAATTCTCTTTTTGTATATTTTTAAGAGGTAAAATAAGATGATTAGATATATTTTAATGGTAGTTTTAACTGTATTTATCGCATTATTCGCTATTGATGTGAATAATAGTTATGATAAAAATTACTACGATAATAGTACACCCATAACTATAACAGATGAAAAGAAAGATGAGAAGTAATTGACATATTTGTTTGGGGTATGATATTATGGATTAGAGGTAAAAGATATGAAAAGACGACAAGTTTTAAAGTTAAGTAATACAGTTATTGATAAAATTGTAAAGATTCAAGGTACTAATTATGACAGAAAGAGAGTTTTAACTGATAAGGATCGTAAGAAGATGTTAAAACTTTATAGTAAAGGTTTATCAGTTCAAGCTCTTGCACAAAGATTTAATGTTAGTGAATGTTGTGTGAAGTATAATGTAGTTCCTAATTGGAAGACTATATTCAATGCAACTAGAAGTGGCTTGCATACTGGTGTAAATAATATTACTGCAAATGATAGAGCTTTATATAAGAGAACATTAGTTAAACGTAGAAAAATTAAAACTAAAATGCTTAGTTTATAAAAGAGGTTATTATGATAGATTTTGAAAATAATTATACGAAATTTAAGAACTATTTATCTAAATATGTTAACAGACCAGGTATAGATAAATTATTAGCTTGGTTAGATAAATCTGATATGAAAGAAGCCCCAGCTAGTACTAAATTTCATTTAAATGAAAAAGGTGGTTTAGTTCAACATAGTTTAAATGTGTTTAATAGACTTATTAGAATGATTAAATATGAATACGGTGATTTAGAACATAGTCCATATTCTCAAGAAACAATTGCTTTAGTATCACTACTTCATGATTTATCTAAAGTAAATTTTTATAGTCTTGAACAGAGAAACACTAAAGATGAAGATGGTAATTGGATAAAAGTAGATTATTACGGTGTTAAACCTGATGAAGAAAGATTGTTTTATGGTAGTCATTCAGAGAATTCAGTTTATATGATAAAGCAATTTATTAATCTTACTTATGAGGAAGAAATTGCAGTATTGTATCACATGAATGGCATAGATGTATCGACAGATGTATTTACGCCTAAGAATGTTTTAACAGCATATGAAAGATGCCCATTAGCGTTATTACTTGCACAAAGTGATATGCAAGCAACTGCATTTGATGAGAGTAAAATATTGAAGAATGAATGATATATTAAAAGAACAACTTCAAAAGTGTACTAATTTAGAATTTAAAGTTGATGGAAAAGTATCAACCACTATTCCAAATGATTTTAAAGAAATTGTATTTATGAAACAATATAATAGAGATGATAAGCCAGTTTTAGATACTAAGTTTGAGTTTGTAGACTGGTTTATACATCCATCGCCTTCATTCGATTTTCATAAACAATGGAATGGAGGTAATCCACCCCCAAGTTTAGTGATGTATGGTAAGATATTAAAGGAAACTGAGAAGATGCTTCTAGTTGACTTGTATGACTCTACAAGCAATAACTGGACTGGTTGGATTATTAAAAAATGTGTAACAATAACAAAATGATTTTGTAAAATAAATCAGAGGTAATTGATGAGTAACGATACATTAGCAACATTATTAAGACCTAAATCATTTGCAGAAATTGTTGGTCAAGAATCTATAGTTAGTATATTATCTAGACAAACAGCGACTAAGAAGATAAAACATGCATATTTATTTTGTGGAGCTCATGGTTGTGGTAAAACAACTACAGCTAGAGTTTTTGCAAACAGTTTGAATGATAATGAAGGTCATGTTATAGAGATTGATGCTGCATCTAACAATGGCGTAGATTGCATTAGAACTTTAATTTCAGATTCGCAACAAATGGCGATTGATTGTAAGTATAAAGTTTATGTCATAGATGAATGTCACATGATGACAAGCGCTGCGTGGAATGCAGCATTAAAGCTGTTGGAAGAACCGCCTAAACATGCAGTATTTATTTTATGTACTACAAATCCTGATAAAATTCCTGGAACTATTTTATCAAGAGTTCAAAGGTTTGATTTTAAGAGAATTGATACTAAAACAATAGCTGATAAGTTAGAATATATTTGTAATGAAATAACTCATAGTAAGTATGAAAGAGAAGCTTTAGATAGAATAGCGATTAAAGCTGATGGTTATATGAGAGATGCTATAACTGATTTAGATAAATGTTTAGATTATTCGAATGATTTAACTTTAGATAGCATTGAAAAGGTTTTAGGTTTAGTTAAAGAAGCATCTTTATTAGAAATAGTTAATAATTTATTAAATAAAGATATAACAAAAAGTTTAAATGAATTAGAACAGTTAAAATCTATAAGTAATGATTTAGTTCAAGTTTATGATTCACTGTTATCGTTTGTTATAGAGTATGCAATATATGATAAAACTTATAGCATAAATTGTGTAAATATTCCACGTAGTTATGAAGATAAACTTTATAAAGATAAGTTAGAATTTTTAACTAAGTTTGCTACAAGATTGTTTGAATGTAGAAAGAATGTAACTTCTAGTAATGCTGAAGTATTTATTAGAATGATTCTTTTAGAAATGACTAATGAGGATTAATTATGGACGTAAAAGAATTTGCAAAGTATGTAATAGATAATATGTCAAGAGCTTCATTAGCTAATTCATTGAATATAGCTTCAAAATTAGACAATCCAGAATATTATAAATTATTAGATTTTTTAAATGAAGTAGTTTTATATGTGAATGATTTATTGAAAGAAAATAAAATGGACACATTGAGAGCTTGTAGAATTTTAGTAGCTAGTGATGATTGTAAGAAAATGTATGAATTAGATAAGCCAGCTATAAAAACTATGATTATAGATGATTATGTAATGAATATTTGGAGGGCTTTTAACTAATGGAAATAAAAGCTCTTAAAGCTGCTGTATTGACTAATAATATTCCTAACTTTTTAATATTTATAGAAGATGAACAAGCGTTAGCGAAACAATATATAACTAATATTTCAAATACTGTCAGTAGACCTTTAAAATATTATGATAGTGTTGATAATGTTTTATATGATATTCATAATAATATGAAAGAAGATGTCATATATGTAGTTATGAATGATGAGAATGTTTGTAAGAATTCTAATTATGTTGATGAATTAGTTAAAACTAATAAACGTATAATTTTAAGATATAGTGAATTTGATAAGAAATCTGATACATATAAAAAGTATAAAGATTATTTTATAACATTTCCAAAGTTAGATAATTACACGATATTAAAGTATTTATTAAAGAAGTGTGAAGAAAATAGTGTATCTGTAGATCAAGACAAACTTTTAACTTTAATAGATTATTGCAATTGTGATTTAGGTGAATGTTTAAATGAAATTGATAAAATATTTACATTAGAACAAAGTAGTTCAAATGTTGTAATGTCTTATATGTTAGAAAATGGTTTTTCTGATTATAGACAAATAAATATGTATACGTTATTAAATGACATTATAAATAATAAGAAATGTCCAGCATCTATAAATAAAGTATTTAAGAATAGATTAAAATTAAATGAATCATCGATGACTATACTTTTTAGTTTGTATAATTTATCAAAGAAAAAACTTATAGATACTAAAGATAACAGTTATGCAAATATAATGAAAATTTGTAAAGATTTAAGTTTTGGTATAGTTGAAGGTACTATAAGTGATCAATATGCATTAAGTTATCTAATGCTTAAATTAGTGTAAGAGGTAGTATGGCTAATATAGACATTTACAATACAGAAAATAAGTATCAAATTATATATGTAGATCCGCCGTGGCAATATGGCGGTTCAGGTGGGACAAAGTGGCGACCAGCTAATGAATATTATCGCACAATGACATTCAATGAATTAACTTATTTTGGAGAACATGTTTCTAAAATAGCTGATGATGATTGCTTAATGTTTATGTGGGTAGTAAGTGCAGAACTTAAAAGATGCATAGAGGTTGGTGAAAGTTGGGGATTTAAATACGTTACAGTTGGATTTGTATGGTATAAAGAACGCGCAAATGTTGGAAATTATACAATGCCACAATGTGAAATGTGTTTAATATTTAAGAAAGGAAAGATTCCAAGTGATAGAGTTAGAAATCCTGGAACTAAACAGTTTATAAGTCAAAAGATTTCTTCACATTCAACTAAACCAGCTGAGATTAGAGATAGAATTTGTAATATGTTTCCTAAATCTAAAAAGATAGAATTATTTGCGAGACAAGCTGTAGATGGTTGGGATAGATGGGGAGACCAATCTCCTAAAGATATATGATAAGATAAAAAGTCAATCATTTATGATTGACTTTTGTTTTGTGTTTATGTATAATATTTTATAAAGAGGTTTTTATGAAAGCTTTAATTATAAGTGATATTCATATTGCAGAAACTACAAGTATAATTTCAGGTGCTGGAGAAGTTTATACGGCTAATTTGGATCAAAGCATAAAAGGACTTAACTATTATAATGATTATGCAGTTAGTCATAATTGCGATGTGATGATAGTTGCTGGTGACATGTTTAATAGTGCCACGGTGTCAGATAAAGAAATAACAGCAGTAAAAAGTGTTAAATGGAATAGTCTTCCAAAGTATTTTTTAGTAGGAAATCATGAGTCAAGCGCAAATAGTGGTTTAAGATATAATGTAACTAAAATGTTAGCAACAGAAACATCTAATGTAATTGATATGCAAGGTTTTAGTTTAATGGCTGGAAATACTCAGATCCATTTCTTACCTTATATACTACATAGTGATAAACAACCATTAGACACATATTTAGTTAAAAGTAAAGAAGCAACTAAACATATTATAATTTCTCATAATGATATTGCAGGAATTCAGTATGGCGGGTTCATTTCTAAAGATGGTTTTACTACTGAAGAAATAGATGCTAACTGTGATTTATTTTTAAATGGACATCTACATAATGGTGGTTGGTTTTCTAAGAAAGGATTAAATTTAGGAAGTTATTCTTGCTTCAATTTTACAAATGATGCTTTTAACTATAAGTATGGCGGTTGGATTTTAGATACAGATACGTTAGAATTAGAATTTATAAATAACCCATATGCTTGGCTATTTTATAAATTTGAAGTAAAGACTTTAGATGAATTAAATAAGGTTTTAGACAAGTTAGGTAATAATTCAGCTGTATCGGTTAAGGCTCCAAACAGCATAATAAAAGACATTAGAGATATTTTACACGCTAATGATAAGATAATAACGTATAAAGTTTGTGTGTCTCATGATACATCTGATGTTCCTACAAGCGATATTAAAGAGTTACAAAGTGTAGATCATATAAACGAATTTATTAAGTGCTGTAATGACAATATAGAAGATCCGGAAAATGTGTTAGAATCTGAGTTAATGGAGATTTGCAAATGATTATAAATTTTAAAAGAATTAAATTTAGTAACTTCTTTTCATTTAAAGATGCAGATATTGATTTAACAAATAGAGGCTACACAATTGTAAAAGGTGTAAATTATAATCCTACAGATAATTCACAATCTAATGGTTCTGGTAAAAGTTCTATTTGGGAAGCTATAAGTTATGCTTTAACTGGAACAACTATTCGTGGCGTAAAAGATGTAGTAAATCATAATGGTGATGATGGTGCTATAGTTGAGTTATATTTTGATATAGACAATGATCAGTATAAGATTTGTAGATATAAAGATACTAAAGAATTTAAGACTGATCTTAAAATTTATATAAATGGTGAGGATAAAAGTGGTAAAGGAATTAGAGATAGTGAAGCTTTATTAACTCAATATATTCCAGATTTGAATTCTCAACTTATAGGTTCTGTTATTGTTTTAGGACAAGGACTTCCACAAAGATTTACTAATAATACTCCAAGTGGACGTAAAGAAATTCTTGAAAAGTTATCTAAATCAGACTTTATGATTGAGGACTTAAAGACAAGAATAAATGATAGAAAACAAGCTCTATCTAAAAAGTTAAGAGATGTCGAAGATATTATTTTAACTAAAAATACTAAATTAGAATCTATAAATGAACAAGTAGAAACTAATAAAAATAAATTAAACGAGTTAAGTGATACTATTGAATTAGATAATCAAATAAATACACTTAAATCATCTTTAGAAGTCACTAGAGTCAATCTAGAGGCTGATAACGTTAAACTAAATAACTTATTCACTGATCTAAATAATGAACGTAATGTTTATGCTATGTTATCAGATAGAAAGTCTGCTGAAGTGAATGAAATTCAAAGTAAGTATAAACAGGATTTAGAAGATACTAATAAAAATATATCTGAGTTAAAGTTAAAAGTTAATTCATTACAGAATGAAATAACTAAGATAGACAATATTAAAGATATTTGTCCTACTTGCGGACAAAAGATTCCCAATGTAAATAAGCCCGATACTACTAATTTAAAAAATGAATTAAAGTCTACAAATGATACATTAGATATCTTTAATAAAAAATTAAAAGAAATTACAGATAAACAACAGATTGAAATAGATGAACTTGATAAAACTTACAATAAATTAAAAGAAGAATCATATGAAAAAGGCAATGCTCTTAGAAAATCATACGATGATTTGAAGAGAACTGTAGATGAAAGACAAGGAATCTATAACATTGACAAAGATAAACTTAATAAACTTGAATCAGATAGAAAATCTTTTGATACATTAAAACAAAGTATTGTAACCGCTATCGCTGATTTAGAAAATAGCGCACGCGTTATAAATGAAGAATTATTGTATAATAATAATATAAAGAAAGATATAGAAGCAAGGCAATGCGTTGTGAACAAGATGTTTACATTAGCTACTAGAGACTTTAGAGGTTTATTGCTTTCTAATGTTATTAGTTTTATAAATGAAAAAGCTAAAGAATATAGTTTAGAAGTTTTTGGAACTGATAAATTAGACTTTATACTTAATGGAAATAACATAGATATTATGTATGATGGCAAGCAAATTGAGTCTCTGTCTGGTGGTGAAGCTAAAAAGGTAGATATCATTATTCAGTTTGCAATAAGAGACATGTTGTGCAAGTTTTTAGGTTTTAGCTGTAATATTTTAGTTGCAGATGAATTATTTGATGCTTGCGATAGACTTGGGTGCCAGAAGATTATTGATTTAATATCTAATAAATTGTATGATATTGAAAGCGTATTTATAGTTACGCACCATTCAGATCTTAATTTGCCTGAAGATTCTATAATTACTGTTGAGAAAGATAGATACGGGATAAGTAGAATAGTATGATTAGAAAACCAACGTAGCGTTTCGTAGACTTATGTATAGATGTAGACGCTAATATTATGAGTAAAGACCCTAAAGTTATCGAAAGAGTTTATACTGAACTTACTTAGATAGCTTATATGCTAATACTAAAGAAGAAATATTTTAATAAGTAGTATTATAGCGAGTAGTTTGCTTACTATTTAGCAAATATAACGTATATACGTATGACTACTGATAGACAATTTTTACCGGAGACTGATCCAAAGTTTTTATCTCCTGTAAAATCATGTCTTAATTACATGAAAGCTGTGTTATATCCTAAGAAGTGTGAGTTTGCAGCTCAAGAATTTGGATTTAGTACAAGAGAAGGTGATGCAGAAGCTGCTGAACTCTTTAAAAATTATATGGCTGGTCCAATAAGAGCTGATGCCGGTTAGATGAGACTAGTTGAAGTGAGATCATATTTAAGATCACTGCCTGGTTTATTTAAGAAAGTAGTTAAAGAATGTGCCTATGGAAATAATACACGTATGGCTCATTACATATACATATCAATTGTTAAATCGTTTATAGATACTATATCTTTAACACCGCAACAAAAGAAGAAAATTGATAGATTAAGAAGTGGCAATAGTTTAGATGATAGAATTTAGAATGCTATATCCAAATTTTACTTAATAAACAGTGATGCGCCTTCTATAACTTATGGTTTAGGAAGTGATTTTGAGACATATATACATGTATTAATGCAAAAGATTAAGAGAGCATTTACATCTAATATTCGTGAGATAAGTGCAGAATATGATTTATCTGATAAAGTTATTGAAGATGTTATAAAGGATAATTTATCAGAAATATTAAAGGAGACTGACAGTTGAAAAAGAATTTAAGTACATTAAAAGAAACAGACCAATATGCTTTACTGATGTTTGTATTATATAAACTTACAGATATTCAAGAGTATTCCTCTATAAGTGAATTAGCTTATACATTAGACAAACCTAATTTTTTAAATTTATGTGCAATATTTGGTGGGAGAACCATAAGAATTCCAACAATTGCTGAAACTAAGTCATTAGCAAATATTATATTGCTTTATCAATATGTTAATATTGATGGTAAAGACTATGATGCGGCTATAAGAACCATTGGTTTTAAGTCATCAGAATTACGTAACGTAAAATCTATTTATTTACAAGTTTGTAAGATACTTAAAGACTATAATTTCGTAGGAACTTCTAATGATAACTAATATTATAAATGATTTAAATAAATATATAGATGTAGATGCAAAAGAGTTATTTGCATCATTAGTTCAAAAAAGATTGGATTTAGCGTTAAAATCATATTATCGTGACATGAGCACTGTTAGTGACATTGCTTTTGCAGAATTAAAACGTAAGTCTTTAAAGACTATAAGTAAGACATTAGAGGATATTTAACGATGGGAATAATTGATAAATGCAGCTCAATTTCTGGGGTTGCAATGAAATCTTTAACTAAATTAAAGAATTATATGAATATGATACATAGCGATGATTTGTATCTTGATATGAAAGAAGGTAAGACTATTTCAGAGATTGATACATTTGAAGGAAAAATTTATATATCTTTAGAAAATAATGAAATAAAATATAAGTTTATTCCAAGTGCAGAATTTAATAAACTTATTGTAGATACAGTTAATAAACGAGAAAGTGGTTTAATTAAAAGCTTAGATGAATCAGTTATAAAAGCTATGTCTAACATATATGAGAATTTGATATGAGTGAAGAAAATAAAGATTTAACACAAAACTAGACAGCAGAAATATCTGAACAAGTTCCTGTTTCTATAGATGATTTAATTAGTGTTATTCCATTAGATAATCAAACAGCTAAGATCACAAATGATTTAATAGAAGAGCAAGATTTAGATAAAGTTAAAAATTTAACTAAATTATTCAACTTAAATCAAGCTAAAAGAAACGCTGTTAGAGTTATGAAGTTAAATTCATTACTAGATAAAGTTGGCGATCAAATGATTGAAAGATTTGATAAAAAGCCAGGAGAGTTTAGTAATAAAGAATTATTAGATTATATGACAGTGGTTCAATCCACAATTGATAGAGCCAATAAATCTATTGAATTAGTAGATGAAACACCGGCTATCGTAGTTAATCAGCAGAATAACCAAATTAACATAGATGGCGCGCCTGTTTTAGATAGAGAATCTAGAATGAGAGTAGTTGAAGCAGTTAAAGGTATTATGAAAACTTTAAATTTAAATAAAACTACTCAAAAATTAAATGAAAATGATGAAATAATAGAAGAAAATTCTGTAGAATATATTAGTAATGAAAACAAGGAGAATAACGATGGCAACTAAAACCACAGTTAATGAAGAAACAAAAGTAACCCCTATTATTGAAGATAATAAGAATACTGAAGTTGATACTTTGAAAGCACAACTTGAAGCAAAAGAAAAACAATGCGCAGAATATGAAAATGCTTATAAAGCATTAGACGAAAAGTATAATAAATTATTTAATTTATTTGCTACAACTGTAGACTTATATCTTGGAAACACTAGACAATAAGTCTAGTGTTTTCAATTAACATCGTGACTGCTAAATTAGTTATGGTGTGGAGGCTTAAATGATAGATAAAGAATTTTATGACAATTTATTAGATAAAGCTGAAGGAATGTCAGTCTCTGAATTTATAGACCATTTAGTTAAAGTTAAAAGTGATGACAATAAACTTACTTGGTCAAATATAAAGAATCTAGTAAATGAAGCATTTGGTTTAGATTACTCTGAAGAATATTACAGAATTCATAATTGTGATAAACTAAATGCATTATCTAGCGTTTATTGCGATGACGTTAGTGATATTAGAGAAGAATTAGTAAATCTTCAAAAAGAACGTGTTAAATTTAGAGATGAAGCGAATGCTAATAGAAAATATATTAGAGATTTAGCACGTAAAGAAACTATTAGAGACATAGCAGTAGAAGCTGCTATTGCTGCTGCTAAAGAAAAACCTTACATTCCTAATAAAATAGTTGAAGGCTTAAATATAGATAACGCTAAATATGAAGCTATTTTAGAGATAGGTGATTGGCACTATGGCTTAGTCTTTAAGAATTTTATAAATGAATATAGTCCAGAAATCTGTAAGAAACGTGTAGCTGAATTATTTAAGAAAGTAGTTGAAAGATTACAATTTTATAACATTAAGAAGTTATATGTAGTAGATTTATCAGACTTAATTGCTGGAAGAATTCATAAAACCATTCAGCTTGAAAGTAGATGTGATGTTATTACGCAGATAATGGAAGTAACAGAGATATTAGCTGATTTACTTTATAACTTGTCTAAATATGTAAAAGTAGAATATTATAGTACTATAGATAATCACTCTAGATTAGAACCAGATAAAGAGGCAAGTTTAGCTGTTGAAACATTGCAAAGATTGACACCTTGGTATTTAGAGCAAAGATTAAAAGATTGTGATGTTAATATAAACGAAAATTTCTACGGTGATGATATTTGCGCATTTGAAGTTTTAGGTCATAAGATTTTAGGTGTTCATGGCGATAAAGACTCACATGTAACTGCTGTAGATAAATTATCAATGATGACTGAACAGCATTGGGATTTATTGTGTACAGCTCATTTGCATCACTTTAGTGGAGATGAGAAGAATCGTACAGTTGTATGTTCATGTTCAAGTTTAATGGGAACTGATACATATGCTAAAGATTTAAGATTGACATCAACACCTAGTCAAAATTTAATTATAGTTTCTAAAGAGAATGTTATAGAAGCTATATGTAGAATTATTTTACATTAAAATTAAATTACCGTTAACATATAACCTAGAAAAGATAACCTTTGACTTTAGTCATAGGTTAAAAAATTTAATTTACCTTTTATCGATTAAGGTAATTAAATAAACTAACTTGAGGAACTCGAGGGATAGCTTGTTGATACTGTGTGCAATAGCACACTTGAGCAGGAAGCTTATTACTTTAGTAATAAGTAGTTCACAATAAAATCTGATATGGTTGAACTATAAGTCCTATTAGGTAAGGAGTTCAAGAAAAGGAGATTAAGATGCAAATTATAGGTAAAGACGGAAAAGAATATAGCACAGTAGAAAAGTGCAAAGAAGCTGATAAAGCATTTGACAAAGCACAAGAAGAAAAACGCATGGCTGAAGAAATTAAAAAGGCTGAAATCAGTAAAGAGCGTAAAGAACTGGCTGACAAAATTGATGCAGCTAAAGATGCTTACAACTTAGCAGTTGAAGCGTATAATGAAGCAAAAGCCGAAGCACGTAAGATTATCGAAGAAGCTAACGCAAGAGCTAATGAGATACTTAAAGAAGCTGGGGACAATGTTGATAAGGCCGCTACTGATAAGCGTAATGCTATGGTAGAATATAATGATAAATTTAACAAGCCTTATGTTAGATACATCACCGGTGATGAAGCGAAGCGCGAATATGACAACATTGTCGATGAGATGAATAGCATGTTGAATGACATGTTTACATTCAATCCATTTAAATTGTTTCAATAATATTTTTCAACGGTAATTTAATTGTGATAAAGACTATCTTTTAGATAGTCTTTTGTTTTTGTATAAATAATTATGATTGAAATTAAAAATATGCATTTCGAAAAACCATCTCAACCATTTGACATTAGAGTTGATCGTGAATCAGTTTTAGGAAATCCTTTTTATATGAAGGATGAATCATTTAGAGATGATGTTTGTGATAAGTATATAGAATATTTCAATAAACGAATAAAAGATGAAGACGAGTTCATTGATGAACTTAGAAGGCTATATTTAATTTATAAGGCTTATGGGAGATTAAGATTGTTTTGTTGGTGTGCGCCTAAGAGATGTCATGCTGAAACTATAAAGAATTTCTTAGATCCATATGTAAAGGATTTATGAAAAAGATAAATTAGTATGAAGAATTACGTCTAACTGATAACGCTGTGAATTGGTTAGTGTAGTATGCGCCATTATTTGTGTCTGATGACAATATAATGCTATATGCAGTTATAATTAATAAAAATATTAGTATGATGATTTTAACTACAGGTTAGTGGTTCTTTTTAGATAGATCTACTAAATAGGACGCATCTCCAAAAGTTGTTGTTAAAATGATAAAGAAATTATTACGAGAGCATTTTATAGAATATAGAATAGAACCATTTCCAGAGTTTGCATTAGATGCTAATATCCCATATGATTTAAGTAAAGCAATACATATAAAAGGTAAATTTTATGAAAATTAAATTATTTAAGTCAAAAGATTTGAAGTATCTGCAATTAGATGTAAATGAATTTATAAAAGATAAGTTAGTGATAAGTGTAAACACATGCATTGGTGATGATAATACTTATCTGATAACTATATTGTATGATGATTTGGTGAAAAAAGATGAATAAATTTTTTGTAATGTCTGATATACATTCATTTGCTGATGAAATGTTTAAAGCTTTGAATGATAAAGGTTTTGATAAAAGTAATAAAGATCATTATTTGATTGTATGTGGTGATTTATTTGATAGAGGCAAGAAGCCATTAGAAGTTTTAAAGTTTGTGCAATCATTAGGTGATAGATTTATATATGTTCGTGGTAATCATGAAGATTTGCTATTTGAGTGCGTTGATGAAATGATACACGGATATGAACCCTCAAGTCATCATTGGCATAATGGCACATTTGATACTATTTTAGGTTTATGTGATTTAACTAGAGACGATTATTGGAGAATGCAAGTAAACGCTATTAACGATAATAACGTATTCTCAGTTATTGAAGAACGAATGAAACCATATTTAGATTTTATAAATAAAAAATCTATAAACTATTTTGAGACTAAAAATAATATCTTTGTGCATGGTTGGATTCCCGGTAAACCTGATCCTAATAATGATTTATCCTATTATGATGTATATGGCAAATATGATATATATGATGATAATTGGAGAACATCATCTTTTTGGGAGTATGCTAGATGGAAGAATGGCATGCAACAATATCAAAGAGGTGTAAAAGAACCGAATAAAACTATTATTTGTGGTCATTGGCATTGTTCTTGGGGTTGGTCAAATTTATTACATCAAAGAGAAGAATTTCCTAAAAAGACTGAGGGCGATTGGTTAAAGTCATTTGAGCCATTTATTGATGATGGTATTGTAGCATTAGATGCTTGTACCGCTTATAGCGGAATATGTAACTGTATAGTTATAGAGGACGAAGAATTATGAGTAAATTTTCAGATGTTAAAGTAGGTAAGGTTTTACACTGGTTAAGTGATTTAGCAATCATTAAAGTAAGTATAGATGGCAAAGTTATTTGGGACGATGGCGCTGAACCATATATAGATTATGAAGAAGTTATTAAAGATCCAAAATATAACATATTGTGTGTTGATAAATTTGAAGTAAATATAGTTTATGTTCATCATATTGAAGTGAATATAACTACTTTAAAAGAGACAGAATAATTGAAAAAAAATTAAAGAGATCAGCTAAATGCTGGTCTCTTTTGTGTATAATATATTAAAGTATTGAGGTGATTTATGAGTAAACGTGATGTTGAAATTTATTATAATGAAGTTGAAAAACAATTTTTAATTATGCAAAAAAACTTAAATGCTTATGCACAGCAAGCTGATAAAACAATGATAGATCCAAATATTATGCAAAATTTAGAAACAGTTATTGCACCATTAAAAACTAATTATCAAACATTATCTTACATAATGTATTTGCTTAATAGACCTGTTAGAACTAAAAAAGTGAATACATATAATAAACAAATGGGCAATAAACTTTTAAAGATTGCTGAAAAAAGAACCAAAGAAACAATTTTAGAAGAGAATGAAAAAGTTATTGACGATTTAGATAAAACGTTGTATAATAAATAAAAAGGTGATTAAATGAAGATTGTTATTGAAGGACCTAATAATGTAGGTAAAAGTACTTTAATAGCTGCAATAAAAAGTACAGTTGAATTTAAAGACTTTGAAATTGAGCATGTTGATAGTAAATGTCCAAATGATTATAAATTTCATGAGGACTTACTAAAGAGTTCACAAAATATGATTTTTGATAGGTTTTATATTGGTGAAACTATTTATCCAGAATTGTATGGTAGAGACTCTAAAATGACACAAGAGCAACTTTTAAAGATTTGTAAAGATTTCAATAATGAAACTTATATTGTTGTCGTAGATGCTGATTATGGGTTTATAGCGAGAGCATATGCGAATAAGAATGAAGAGATTGATTGGGATTTTGTTACAAAAGAAAAAACAATGTTTGAACAACGTTATCAGTTATTAAAAAATGCAGGAGTAAATGTTATAAAACTTAAGAAGCATTTTGACACATCTTATAAAGGTGAAATTGATACAACAGCAGTTATAGAAGAATTATTAAAATTTTTGAATAGGTGATTTATGAATTATGTTATTTTAATGGGTAGAGGTGTTGAAGGCACAGGTAATACTAAGTATGCAGTAGAACTTCAAAGTTATATTGAATTTATTGGCGATACTTGCAGAACATTAGCTAATAAAGATAAACATTGGGGGAGAGAAAAGTCTCATCCTAATCATATTGAGATTATTAGTTACACAAAAGATACTGAAACAATTTTAAATGCTTGCATGAAAGCAGATAAAGTTATTATTTTAAGTGTTCCAGCTAAAAACTTTACAGATGAAACAAAGAATGTATTTATGGATATTATAAAGAAAGTTAAGGCTTGTAATATTCCTACAACTTATATTCAAGTAGACCATAAGATTCATTCAATTAATAGAAATTTTTATGCTGAAGAACAATATAAAGAATTTTTCACGTATGTAGATAAAGTTATTACTCACTCACACGACGGCGATTTTGTAAGATTCTGTAATAAACATGACATTACATTGAATAATCTTGTAACAGCATCAGATAAGCTTAATGGAATTAATGGCTTAGATTTTGATAAGTATAAGAGATTTTGGAAGCCATTTGAAGAAAAAGAGTATAGAACTATTAAATTCTTAGGAAGAGTTGCTGCTTGGAAAGGTCCTTGGTTATTTAGAGAAATGCATGAGAAGTATTTCAGAGATAGAGGATTTATAGCGACTTTAGAAGGAATTGAGATGTCTATTCAAAGCCTTCAATTTTTATATAAATCTTGGGATCCTGTAAAGATTGTGAGAGATGACAATACGTTATGGACTACTAATGATTATATTGATAAGATGAATAATAATGAAGTAGTATTTGAAAGAAATCATAACGCATATATGTTACCTCCATATGATAATGAAAAAGCAATGGGTCGTATGAGCAGACAACAATTTGGTATTGAATTATTATTGTTAGATGATAGATTCTTACCTGATATTATGGAATATGCAATGATGGAAACTGTTGCAGTTGGAACTGTTCCTATTTATAGAAAGAAATGGGGTGAATCATTTAAAATAAATGGTAAATCTCTTGTAGATTACGGAACAGAGACAGGAATGATTTTCTTAGATGAAGAGAATCCTCAAGAGGCAGTTGATTTAGTTTGCAAATTAAGTGATAACAAAGATTTATATAATCAATATAGAGAAAATGCATTTAATTTCTGTAACAAGTATTTGAATAATAAAGTTATCTTTAAACAACTTTTAGAAATTATCTAATTTGTATAAAATATTGAGGTGATTTATATAGTGTATAAGAATTTCCAAAAAGCATACTATGGTATGATAAATAAAGTATTAAATGAAGGCGATGATGTAACTGTTCGTGGATTTGATATGAAAGAAATAATTCCTGGTTATTTCGAAATTGAGAATCCACGTGATAGATTACTTAATATTGATTGTAGATCAAGTATAACTAAGTATATATTTGGCGAATTGATGTGGTATTTAACAGGAAGAGATGATGTTCAATTTATTAGTAAATATTCTAAACAATGGGCTCCTCTTTCAGATGATGGTTTACATAATAATTCAGCATATGGCAAATATATTTTTAATAAAATGCCGGCAATTGGTTATGGTTCAGAATATGAAAAACCATATGAAGAATATGTAGCAGATCATAATAACTATAGAGTTCAATGGGACTTTGTAAAAGAAACTTTAACTAAAGATCCATTTTCAAGACAAGCAGTTATTCATATAAAACCAGTTCAAATGTATGCAACTAAAGATACTACTTGTACATATTTCTTACAATTCTTTGTTAGAAATAATAAATTAGATATGATTGCAGGAATGCGTTCAAATGATTTATTGTTTGGAACAACGTATGATGTATTTATGTTTACATTTATGCAAGAGTTAATGGCTGCTGAATTAGGCTTAGAAGTTGGAACATACAAACATTTTGCAAGTAATATGCATATTTATATGAAAGATAAAAGTAAGATAGATCAAATATTAGAAGAACCTGAAGATAAAGAAACTTTTAAGTTTGATAAAGTTCCAGCTGATTTTAGAGAAAAAGATTTACCAATTTTAATTGAATTAGAACAAGATTACTGGTTAAATGATAAGAAAATTACTAAAACTGATTTAATTGATAAACTTTCAAATGTGTCTAAACAACTTTTAAGTTTGCTTACAAAAGAAAACTATATTTAAGGAATAATTATATGGATTTTGAATTAACTAGTGGTAAACATACGTTATTGGAAATGGCAAGAGTAGGATCTATAGACAATATAGAGATTACAATATATGGAGGTGAAGGACCTATACCTCATTTTCATTTCTATGATAAGCAAACCGAAAGAAAAGGTTGTATTCGTTTAGATGAATCTTCTTATTTTGATCATAGCATGTATAATGATAGATTAAAAAGAAAAGAAATTATAAAATTGAATGATTGGGTTAGAACTACTAAAACTGTATTTACAAAGTTTGGTGCTGAAATAACCGTATTTGACTATATGTGTATTCTTTGGAATGATAATAATCCTACACATCTTATAGATAGTTTAGAAATTCCAAATTATTTAACATTAAATAACTAAAATTTAGTTGACTTATTTAATTTATAGGTTTATAATATAACTATAAAATTAAATTTGAGGTGAAATATGGAAGAATTAAAGTTATTCAATGAAGAACAACAAGAACTCATTGCTGAAGCTGTTGAACTTGACACAGATGAAAAAACAGAATATAAATACATGCATGAAACAGCCGATGCAGCAAGTAAAGATTTGCTTTTAGATAAGCAAGTCATTACAAGATTTAAAGATTATAGTTACTACTATGGTCGTGGCTGGGTTAATGGTAATCCTCTTGAAAGAGGTAAAGGTGATGAATCAGTAGAATATCCTGATAGAGTATCATCTATAATGATTAAATTTAATCAAATCATACAAGATTGTATTCAAGTTGGTGATATTAACTTTTTAACACCATATCTTCAAGCATTAGATGCTAAAGGTATTCATATTACTATCGATGGGGCTCAAGCAGATGCGGCGAGATTACAAAAAGTAGATCAGTACATTCAACCTATGTGTGCAAATCAAGCAAATATTTGTAACATTGCTGATCAAATTAAAGGACCTTTAACTGAAGCGGCAGTTGAAAAGAAAATTAGTTCAAAGTCTAAATTTAGAACTCTTGTAAGACTTACTAATAAGTTACAAAAAGCTAAAGAAAAAGGTGAAGATGCAACTAAAGCTATTGATAAGGTTACAGACATTTATACTGATGCTAATACAGACGCAGACGGCGCTGTAAAAACTATCAATGGTTATAGAGAAGGCGCTGAAAATCTTGATAGCATAATCTAAAATAATAAAATTAAATTAAAATCGCTGACATAATCGTCAGCGATTTTTGTATATAATTGTATAGAATATTGAGGTGATAAAATGTTTTTTAATAAAAAGATTAAAGCATTAGAAGAAAAAGTAGCATATTTAGAAAATCATGCTTTGTTTGATAATAAAGAAGCAGTTGTTAAGATTCCATATATAACATTTGGAAAGAATAGTCAACTTCCAACTCGTAAAAAAGAAGGTGATTGTGGCTATGATGCTTATGCATTAGAAACCGTTAAGATTCCAGCACATTCTGGTGCTAAAGTTCCTCTTGGTATAGGTGTTATTATTCCAGAACCATTTGGAATTAAAGCAGAATCTAGAAGTGGAAATTTCTTAAAAGGTATAAATGTTGGTTCAGCTTGGGTTGATAGAGGTTATCGTGGCCAAATTAATGCGTTAATTCAAAATATAACTGATGAAGAAATAACTATAAATAAAGGCGATAGACCTTGTTCTATAGAATTAGAACTAACTTTCAAAGCAGAATTTGTAGATGCAAAAGAATTTTATGGTGATAAATTCGATGAAGTTATGAATACAGAACGTGGTGCAACAGGTTTTGGTTCATCGGGTAAGTAAGTATGAGTATTGGACAAGTTTTAAAAGAATTAAAAATAGATAAACCCGGTTCATATGTTGAAGATGATCTATATGAGATAGATTTAGTTGATAGTAATGAATTCGGTAAAATGTATTCAAAACTAGAATCTAATGATGCGACAGAAGAGAAAGATGAACTAACTCAAATGACATTAGATTCAGCTAAGATAACATATGATTATAAAGATGTAGAGATTACTATAGATGCTAATATGATTGAAGATGAATATAAGCTATATGTAAAATCTAAAGAAAAGGAAAATAAAGATGAAGAAGATTCTTAATGCTATAAAAGATTACGATAAGTTTTCAGATAGATGTGATGAGATAAATCCAAAGAAACAAAATGCTGAAATGCGTGAAACAATTTTAGCGATTAAAGAAGTTATGGAAGCTAAAAAGTTAACAGCTTTAGCTGCTCCACAAATAGGTTATAGAAATAGAATTATTTGTCTTAAATTTGGAGATAAACAACCTATAACTTATATAAACCCATTTATATCAAGAGTAACAGGTTTAACGATATCTAAAGAAGAAGATATTTGTTTACCGAGTAAGAAATATATCATTCCAAGAAATACTGATATTGAAGTTCAATATTGTACGCCTTTAGGTCAATGGATGACTCAAAAGATGACAGGTTTAACAGCATATGTAATGCAAAGACTTGTTAATGTTTTAGATGGTTTACTATTATCTGATATTGGTTTAGAGATTGATGATGAATGGGATAAAGCTACCGATGAAGAAAGAGCTGAAGTAATTAAAGCTTATTGCGATAGTTTAGATATCACCTTAAAAGATGTTCAAAAAGATATTGAAGAATCTGGCGGTAATGTAAAACAAATATATGATGCAATTAAGTTCAATGAAAAAGTTGAAAAAGGCGAAGTAAAATTAGAAGAAAATAAGTGACTTTAGGTGGCTAAATTACTTATAAATTGAAAATTTTTGGAGCGTTAGATGAAATGTAGAAGCTACGCGTCCCCCCCCCTCAGTAAACTTAGAGTACCCTAAGAAATAGTTGAGTGGGAGGGAGTTTTTACATTTTTATCATAGATTAAAGCGCTCCAAGTAAAAAGGAGCGTTTTTTATTTATGTCAATTTAGATTATGAGAGGTACCTCAGAGAAAAGAAAAAGCAGTACCTTGCGTTTACTTGATGGTTAGCCATTTTATGATAAGACCGAGAATAAGTTATATATAGGTGATGGTTCTACATAGTTAAATTTATTAGAGTCTATTACATCTAATAATGATAATTTATAGAATGGTGTGGGTCTTAGTTCGCTTGTGTAGAAAGGAGCTTCTTATGTAGAATTAAATGCTTATATTCGTCCGGTGGTAGTTGCATACCTTGTATCACAAGGTATGACACAGGCAATGGCTGAGCAGATTGCTGATGGACCTATAACACAAGAAGGTTCTACTAGATATATTCTTGCAGGTTTAGGAATCACTACTAATGTAAGTAATGGTAATTACGGGATTTCAAGTATGGTTCTTGGCGCGAATAACATAAATGGCAGTGCTATGGATCCTAATTTAGGCGTTGCGAGTTTAGTTAGTGGCTTTGGTAACAGCAATAATGGTATGGCTTCATTTATAAATGGGAAGTCCAATAATAATGAAGGCGAGACATCATTCATATCAGGAGTTAACAATAACAATGAAGGCAAGGCATCATTCATAGCAGGAGTTAACAATGTTATCAATGATAGATATTCTGCGGCATTAGGTAAAGGTAATACTGTAAACGGTGAAAGAAGTGTTGCGTTAGGTTCTGGTAATACGTTATATGGACGTGGGGCTTTTGCTACAGGCGGTGACTGTATAGTTGGAAACCCTAATATGACTAGCGTTGATAATTGTTGGGCGCACGCAGAAGGTGATGGCACTCAAGCAACTGCAAGAGGTGCTCACGCAGAAGGTATGTCTACTATAGCTAGTGGAGAACATTCACACGCGCAAGGTTATGCATGCATAGCTAGCGGGGAGAGTTCATTTGCTGGTGGAAATGCGTGCACAGCGTCTCAATTCGCGTCTTTTGCTTTCGGTAATAACTTAAAAGCCACAAGGCCATATCAAACAGTAATTGGCATTAGTAATAAAGAAAATAATAGCGCGTATTTTATTGTAGGTAACGGCCTTCAAGCTGGAAGTGTACAAAGTAATGCATTTGAAGTTTATGAAGATGGCTCAGCTAGAGTAATGTCGGCCCCTAAAGATGATGAAGGCGTAGTAAATAGAAAATATCTTGAAACTTGGGTAAATAATTTTGTAGGTACTTATTTTGTCTATAAATCAGGTAGCACTATGACTGGGAATTTAAAAGTGAACGTAGCCCCTGTAGATGACACAGATGTTTGGAGAAAAGGGGATAATACTGCTACTTTAGTAGCTACTAATGCTACGGTTGCTGGTAGTATCAATGATAAACCTATATATTTTACCATTAATAATGTGAATCATGCTAATACTGCTTCTAATATAGAAGGCATAGTTTTTAATTGATAATGGGGATAAAGTATGTCTAAAATAACCCACTATATAACGCAAAATAACAAAAAGGTTCATGATATTTACGCAATAGACGACAACCATAATATCATCGGTCGTAAGCATACAGCTATTATGGATTCTAGTAAAGCATTAAATAATAATAGGTTGTATTATTACTATGGCGGGCCTTATTATGGAAATAAAGATTGGGATCCAAATTACCCTATATATAATACTAGTAATAAACTAAATCCAGCTATGGTTAAAATAAATATGTCATTTCCAGTTAGTGCTAGTAGTCATTCTAGTTATATTTCAGCGGGCGTGGTTCCTGAAGCTATTTATTTTAGCGCAGGAAACAGTATATTGCGTTCTACTGGTAATGTGATTTGTTTTAGTTCTGATGAAAGCACATCTCATACAGGTAAAACTAATATTTGGTTAAGAACTGAAAATTGGCATTTGAAGTTAGATATTTCCTATAACGGTTCTACTAAAACCTATGATTTAGGAATTTTAGATAGCTCTAATCCAAAATTTGCTATTTGGATTTTTAATAACACTGATAGGGTTAGAGTCAATTATAAGATAAATAACGATGTAAATAATGAAACAGAGGATACACCGGGAGAAACTATATCTGGTTTTACATTAGATTTAATTAGTAGTTTACATGATGGTAGTGGTGTATTATATTATCATGATTATGGCTTAAGTTATACAGCTAATGATACGCATGGTTGTGGTGTAGTATATTCGTATATATAATATAAACGTTATTACTAAGTTATTTAGCACTGGGATAATGATATCTCAGTGCTTTTATTTTGCTAAAAATAGTTGACTATTTTCTTTTTATAATGTATAATAATATAAAGAAATATAAAGAGAGGTTATGTAATGTTTATAGAAGATTTTAGATCTAATGAAAAATCATTTTGGTCAGTTATATCTCATATGTCTCAAGCATATTATAGTGGAAGTCCTATAGTATCAGATGCAAGATTTGACGAATTATATGATGATTTTAAGGCTAGATATCCAAGATCAAAATATTTAAGACAACCTGCTAAAGGTTTTAATGTAAATGAATCTGATTTACAGAAATTTCAACATAAATATGAAAAAGTTGGAAGCTTAGAAAAGATTCATGCAATGTCAGAATTTACTAATTACGGAGAAGATTCTAATTATAGTATATCGTCTAAGCTAGATGGTTCTACGATGGTTCTTTATTATGTAAATGGGGAATTTGAAAGAGCTTTAACTAGAGGTGATGGCGCCACAGGTTTAGATGTATCTAGTAAAGCAGTTTTAATTTGTGATAATTTAAAAGATAAGTTATCTATTCATAACATTCCTTTTACTGGGGCGATTCGTGGCGAAGTTGTTATGTCAAAAGATAATTTTAATAAATATAAAGAATTGCATCCTGAAGCTAAAATGGCTAGAAACGTATCAACAGGTGTTCTTAATAGAAAAGATAACTTTGAAGAAGATTGTCAATATATAAACTTTGTAACATATAAAATACTAGCAGATGAATCAGTTGATGATGGCGCATATACTATAGGTGAAATAAGAGATCAACTAGCTGTTTGGGGTTTTGAAGTAGTAAGCAATATTAGTTGCAATATGAGACTAGTAACTGATGAAAGACTAGCAGAAATTTACGCGTTAGAAAGTTTCTCTAAGTATCCTACAGATGGTTTAGTATTTACAAAGAATATATGTTATATAAATTCTAGTACGTCTATAGAGTACGATGAAATTGCTTATAAGTTTAAAGCAGAATCTAAAGATGCTACTGTAACTAATGTGAGTTGGGAATTATCTAGAACTGGAAAAATGATTCCAGTAGTAAACATAGAACCTGTAGAGTTATCAGGTGCTATTGTAAAGAATGTATCTGGTTTTAATTATAAGTTTATAAATGACAATAAAATTGGTCCTGGTGCTATCATAAATGTCCTTAGAAGTGGTGAAGTTATTCCTTATATAGATCATATTGTCAAAGAATCAGATAATATGATTATACCTAAAGTATGTCCTATTTGTGGAGAACCTTTAAATGTAACAGAAACAGGCGTAAGTTTAATTTGTAACAATCCTGAATGCAATGGTACTAAATATATGAATGCATATAGATTTATTGAAATTATGTGCAGAGACATAAAAGGTATAGGACCCGCTATTATTGAACATATACTAGACAAAGTTTTAGATAATTATGGGAACTTAAATGAGTATATTGTTTATTTATTTTTCACTGAAACTAGATTAGAAGATATTTTAGAAGGTGAAAAACCAATGATGATTAAATTACTTACCAGTGTGTATGGTGTAATGAATAATCTTTGGGATAAACAAACATTCTTAGAAGCTTTAAATATTCCAGGTGTTGGTAAAACTATTGCAGCAGACATCGTTAATTCTAAATTATTTGATGAATTATATGAAGATTATGCTAAAAGTTATAATAAAATAGATAAGATTAATACATCTAGTTTAATATATTCTAAACTTACAGAAGTAGTTGCTAATAACTTAATCTGCAATTTATCTAGAATATTTAATTTTAGTTTTAATAAGTTTGCTATAACAAATGTTATAGAAAAGTTTGTTGCAATAACTGGAAGTTTGTCTATATCTAGAAAAGAATTTGAAAAGTTTTTGGCAGATAATGGATACGGGATAACTGATAATATTAAGAAAGCAGAGTGTCTTATAACTAATGACCCTAATTCAGGAAGTTCTAAGAATAAGAAAGCAAAAGAATTAGGTGTAAGAGTTATGACTGAAGAAGAGTTCAGAGGTTTACTATGAAAAAGCAAGTATATGAATTATTTATAGACCCAAGAACTAGAAAGAGCGTTATAAGAATTGCACCATTTAAACATGACGATTTAGAAGTAATAAGAGAATTACAGAAGAATGAAGCTGATGCTTTAGAATCAGGTGAATTTAGATATTTAAGTTTTGACAAAGCTTTTTTACAAGAATCTAAGAAAACAGTTGAAAATATGTATAAGAAAAAGAAGTTTGCTAATATAATTAGAAACTACTTTAATAAGAAACATATTGAATTCACTGAAGAAGAGAGTTACGGTGGCTCTATTTATTTCAAGTTTCATTTAGATTCATTCGATAAAGAAGTTAAAATTAGATTATCTGATCATGAACCTAATGACATTTGTGCTTCATTAAGTATAAGATATGATAAACATAATATATCCAATGCTAACATTGTGAGTTTACTAGAACATACGTTAGACGCGTTAGTTAGTAGAAAGTCATTTGAAAATACTAAGAAAGTATTAATGCGTGGAGGTTTACAATGAGTCCTGAAGAATATTTAGAAGAATTAAAAGAATTAAAAGAATTTCTTGATGAACATACACAAGAACTGTATGAAGATGAGACTAAAAGATGTTTATATCTCTATGTAACTGATTTGGAGAATTATTTCAAGAGTTTATGTTAGTAACTGATGAATTAAAGCAAAGAGCTAATGAGGCTATAGACTTATTAAATAGCTCTATTAGTGAAGAAAAGCTTAATAATATGCGTCATAATATAGAATTGTACTGTCAACGATTAGAAAGTCCGGCAGTATGGTCTGATGCTTCCAAGTCAGTTGAAATTTCTAAGAAGTTATCAAATTTAAAAAGTCTTGTAGATCGTTATGAAAGTATTCATAAGACCTTATTTGAGGTCATAGATTTACTTCAAATGCTAGAGATTGTTGAAGATGATGATATAATAAGTGAAATAACTAAGATGCTTGAAGAGTCAGAAAAAGCAGTAGATACATTGCATTTAGAGACACTATTAAATGGCAAGTATGACAGCTTAAATGCTATAGTAACATTACATTCAGGAGAAGGTGGTACAGAGGCTTGTGATTGGACTGAGATGCTTTATAGAATGTATATGTGCTACTGTCAAAAACAAGATTTTAAACTAGAAGAAATAGATAGACTAGCTGATGGAGTTGCAGGACTAAAATCTGTATCATTTAGAATTATAGGCACAAATGCTTATGGCTATTTAAAAGCTGAAAAGGGTATTCATAGATTAGTTAGAATATCTCCATTTGATGCTGGTGGAAGAAGACACACGTCATTTGCTTCAGTAGATGTTATGCCTGAACTTGAAGATGATAGTGATATGATTATAAGGCCAGAAGATATAGAAATTACAACTTGTAGATCATCTGGAGCTGGTGGACAGAACGTAAATAAAACTGAAAGTAAAGTTAGAATTTTACACAAACCTACAGGCATAGTGACTGAATGTCAGGAAGAAAGAAGTCAGTTGCAAAATAAAGAAAAAGCAATGTGTATGCTTAGAAATTTACTAGCAGAAAGGAAAGAGGAAGAACGATTACAAGAAGTTCAAAATTTAAAAGGTCCTATAAAGAAAATTGAATGGGGCAGTCAAATAAGATCATATGTTTTCTGTCCTTACACACTAGTGAAAGATCATAGAACAGGATTTGAGACTAGCGATATTCAAGCAGTTATGAATGGTGATATACATAATTTTATATGTGATTACTTAAGAAAAATGAATTAATTTTTTGTGAATATACTCGTAAGAATTATACTTACGAGTATCTTTTTATTAGGCTAATTGTGTATAATTATATTGAGGAAATATTAAATGAAATTAAGTCATTCTAAGTTACAAAACATTATAAATAATCCAGCTGAATATTACTTATCAGCGATAGAAGGAATTCAACCTAAAGAAGAAAAAGCAGCATTCGCAGTAGGTTCAGCTGTTCATTATAGTATAGAACATAGTACCGATGACTTATTAGAATATTTTAATAAAAAGTCTATAGAAGAGCTTACACAACAGGAAATAATGGCTACGGCTATGGCTTATGGCTATCAATTACATAAAGATAAAATAATGGCTAAGGTTTTAGAAGGCTGTACTGTTTTAGAAGAAAATCATGAATTATTTTTAGAAAGTGAATTACCTTCTGATCCTTATGAGAAACACGATTTTGTAGGCATATTAGACTTATTATGCAAAACTGATAAAGGTTGGGTATTGATGGATTATAAAACATCTTCTCAAACACCTGATTGGAAGGGTTATATAGATCAAATTTATAGATATATTTTTCAATTAAAAACAAACTATCCGGACATTCCAATTTATAGATTAGGAATTATAAATATTAAAAAAGCTTCTTTGTATAAGAAGAAAGATGATACAAATGCAACTTTCTTAGAAAGATATAAGAAAATGTATAAAGAAGGTTTTGATACATTATTTGATTATCATGAATTTAGAGATTGTGAAATAGACTTAAACGACTACGATAAGTATATTAGAAATTTAAGATTTATGTCAGATATTGCTGCTGCAATTGTTAAAAATAAAAGTTGGTTTATAAACTTCAATAATGTAGAAGGAAAATATGGCAAATCAGAGTATTATCCTATATTCTATAGAGAAGTAGATGCTTATAAGCTGTATAAGATTAGAGATAGAGTTTTTATGAAAGATCAATGGTTTGATGAAAGAGGCTGTTGTGAACTTGATATGAAAGTTCTATTTGTAGATAATATAATGAATCACTTTTATAAATATGAAGAAGAGTATAATTTAGATAATGTCAATTATTTAGAAAATATAAAATCTAAATATACTTATGATGATAGATTATTGAAATTATATGAAGATACATTAAGAAAGAAATTAGTAGAAGCTGAAGAAGCTAATAACATAAAGGATGATCCATTCTAAGGAGATTACATTTGAAAAACACATTAGTAGTTAATTTGTTTGGTGGACCAGGTACTGGTAAAAGTACTGGAGCTGCTTATATATTTTCAAAATTAAAGATGGCCGGAGTAGATGCTGAACTAGTTACTGAGTTTGCTAAAGACAAAGTTTGGGAAGAGAATAAAGAAGTTTTTAAGAATCAATTTTATATTTTAGGCAAGCAAAGTTTTAGATTGAGCAGATGTTATGGTAAAGTTGATGTAATTATAACTGATAGTCCATTACCGCTAAGTACTTTATACGTTCCTACAGCTGATTATACTGAAAATTTTAGGAAAGCAACTGTAGATTTATTTAATACTTATAATAATTTAAACTTTTTCTTAAAAAGAGTTAAAGAATATAACCCAAATGGTCGTAATCAAACAGAATTTGAAGCAAATATTATTGAAGCATCTACAGAAGCGATGTTAAATAACTATAAAATAGATTATGAAACAATAAATGGCTTTATAGATGGTTATGATTATATTTATGAAAAAGTGATGGAAATAGAGAAACAATTAGGGGTAGTGCAATGAGTAATTTAGAAAATTGTGATGAAAAAATGGTAAATAGTCCAAGCCACTATACTTCAGGTAAAATAGAATGCATAGATGCTTTGGATTCTATGATATCAGGATATAAAGATGCTATAGATGCTAGTTTAAGTTGGCAAGTAGTTAAATATATGTGGAGACATCCATTTAAAGGTAAACCATTACAAGATTTAAAGAAAGCTAAGTGGTATTTAGAAAGACTTATTAGCAAGTATGAAAATGAAGAAATTAAAGGTGAGTAATGGATAAATTTGATAGAATTATTGGCTATGAAAGTTTTAAGAAAGACTTAAGGTGCATAGCTGATATGTTGAAACATACTTCAAAATATAAGAAATACTGTGTAGATTTACCAAAAGCTATTTTAATCTATGGCAAACCTGGTTTGGGCAAAACACTAGCCGCTGAATCACTTTTATATGAATCTAAACGTAATAGTTATATTATTAGAAAAGATAAACCAGATGAGAAGTTTATAGAGTATATAACTGCTACATTTGAAGAAGCTATAAAGAATCAGCCCTCAATTGTATTATTAGATGATTTAGATAAATTCGCTGAAAGTGATGAAGATCGCTATAATGATGAAGAATTTATCGTTATTCAGAGTATTTTGGATAATTTACAGGATCAAGATGTGTTTGTAGTTGCTACAGCTAATGACATAGACGTATTACCTTATAGTTTAAAAAGAGCAGGTAGATTAGGTAGACATATGCATTTCGATATGCCTAATAATGCAGATGCTTTAGCTATTATAAATTATTATTTAAGTAACACATCATATAAGTTAGATGTTCCAGCAGATTTAATTGCTAGAATTATGCGCAATAGAAGTTGCGCTGAATTAAAGAATGTTATATCTGAAGCAAGTTTAAGTGCAGGCTTCGCTAAAAGACAATACATTACTAAAGAAGATATTAAAGAGGCTTTATTACATGGTGTCTTAGGAACTAGAGAGACATATGGTGAAGCTACTTCAGAATCTAAGCTTAGAACAGCCTATCATGAAGCTGGTCATGCAATAGTTGCATTAGCTTTAGGTGGCGAAGTAGATATGATATCTAATGTAGTTAGTGGTAATATTGGAGGTTTTACATTAAAAGGTGATGGCTGGAGAGAAGAAAATTTAATATGTAATTATAGCTATAAAGATTATGCTACTAATTGTATTATAGATTTAGGTGGTAAAGCTGCTACTGAACTTATATTTAAAGATATAGATTTAGGTACATTCTCAGATCTGAAAGATTTAAAAAATAATATGGATTTAGCTATTGGTGCTTTAGGTGTTAATGGCTTTAAATATATGAGAGCTACTGGAAGAAATGATTTTGGTCGTGGCAAACGAATAGATGATGAAGTTGTTAGACAGATTCATAGATTCTACAATAAAGCTACTAAAATATTAAAAAATAATAGAAAGTTGTTAGAAATTATTAAAGATAAATTGATAGAACAACCAATTTTATTGTATGACGATATTGTAGATATTTTAAAAGATTGTCCAGTAAAAATGTATGAAATTTAACCTAACTCAGCAGGAAATCCTTTGACTTCAGTCATCGGATGAATTGCTTTAGATGATTTGAAATATTCTTTGAATTTCGGTATTTTTCTATGTATTTTATTAGCTAAATTATCTGTAATCAGAAATGATTATTGTTGATTTGGCGGAATCAATATTGTATATTATAATGTTATTAAACTAGCAATAGTTTGATATAGAGTAATTATAGCTTATTTGATCCGCCAATCAAATAAGCTATTTTTATTTTAGTAAGGAAGTTGTTCATGAATAAATGTTTCAAATATCGCCTGTATCCAAATAAAGAGCAAGAAATATTACTACAAAAAACATTTGGCTGCTGTAGATTTATCTACAATAAGATGTTAGCTGATAAAATTGAGGCTTATAAGAAAGATAAGGTTAATCTCAAAAACACACCTGCTCAATACAAAGAAGAATTCGATTGGTTAAAAGAAGTTGATTCTTTAGCTTTAGCTAATGAGCAAATGCATTTACAAACAGCTTATAATAATTTCTTTAGAAATATTAAAAATGGATTTCCTAAATTCAAATCGAAAAAATTTGATAAAAAATCTTATACTACTAATTGTGTAAACAATTCAATAAGAATTATCTCTAATAATAGAATCCAGCTTCCCAAACTTGGACCTATTAAATTTGTTGAACATAGATTCATTCCGCAAGATTACATTATAAAATCAGCAACCATTTCTCAAACAAACTCAGGTAAATATTTCATAAGTATTCTTGCTGAATATGAGTATGAAATACCTGAAATAAAATTAGACAAAAATAAAGCAGTTGGATTAGATTACAGCGCTCCAGAGTTTTATGTTGATAGCCAAAACAATAAACCTGAGGGGTTTGTAAAATTATTCAAGAAATCTCAACCAAAATTAGCTAAAGAACAACGTAAGTTATCTCATATGAAATTGTACTCAAATAACTATGAAAAACAAAAGATTAAAGTTGCAAAAATTCATGAACAAATAACTAATCAAAGAAAAGATTTCATTGAAAAAGAATCTAAGAAACTTGCAGAGAAATATGATATAATTTGTATTGAAGATATTGATATGAAAGCTCAATCTCAAGCACTAAGACTAGGAAAATCAACTATGGATAATGCTTTTGGTTATTTTAGAACAAGACTTCAACAGAAATTAGAATCTCAAGGAAAACAATTAGTTAAAATAGGAAGATTTACTCCTACAACCATTGTTTGTTCTGAATGTGGTTGTTATCACAAAGATATTGTAAATTCTCTTTCTATAAGAGAATGGACTTGTCCAGATTGCGGAACACATCATAATAGAGATCAGAATGCGGCAATAAATATTCTGAATGAAGGACTTAGACTTCTGTATAATCAATAAAGTATAAAAATTATAAAAACCGTAGGGACTACGGGGTTAGCCTGTTGATACTTGCAACAGTGGTTGCATTGAGCAGGAAGCCGATTGCTTCAGCTATCGGTAGTTCACGGATAGTCTATATCGTCTTAAACGAGCTAAATTAAACACAAGAAATTTAAGATTGCTAGAAGTTGTATAGTAACAACCATCTATAACAATAGACGGTTTTATCTATAAAAGAGAGGTTTTATGATTAAATTATATAGTCAACCAGGTTGTCCACAATGTCGTGTAATTCATATGTTGTTGGATAAAAATAATATATCTTATGAAGATTGTCAAGATATTAATATTATGAAAGCTGAAGGTGTAAGGCAGACGCCAGCTTTACGAGTCGAAATTACAGAAACAGATGAAAATGGTGAACTTGTAACTAGACAAGAAATTATATATGGCAAAGCGATAATGAATTATATACACGAGGCGAAATAATTATGGATGAAAGGACTTTAAATAAGAAACTTAAATTTATTGAGAATTATAAACAAGCGTGTAACGCTGCATCCGGTTCTGAAGTAGATGCTAATGCTAATGTAACTACTAAGAATGTAGCAACAATGTCTTCAGAATTATCTAAGCCTGATTTTATAGACGTAAATCGTGCTATAACAAAGAAATATTTATTGATTAAATATGGCCAAGAGTTGTGTGATCAGTTTGATTTAGATTTAAAAAATCACATCATATATTCACATGATGAGAGTTCAATTATGCCATATTGTGTAGCTATTTCATTATATCCATTTTTATTAGATGGCTTAAAGAAGTTAGGCGGAACAAGTGGCCCGCCTAAACATTCAGATTCATTTATAGGTGGTTTAACAAATTTAGTATTTTTAATAGCAGGTCAATTTGCAGGGGCTGTCGCTGTTCCAGAATTTTTACCTTATTTAGATCACTTTTTAAGAGTAGATTACGGTGAAGATTATATAACAAATTTAGATGAAACTGTAGAAGCTTTTGGCAATAGAAGAGCTACTTTAAGAAATAAAATTGAAGATTTATTTCAACAATTTGTTTACTGTATAAATCAACCTGCAGGCGCTAGAGGTTATCAATCACCATTTACTAATATTGCTTATTTTGATAAGGGATATTTTAATTCAATATTTAAAGATTTTATATTCCCAGATGGTGATGAACCTAATTGGGAATCTACAAAAGAATTACAGAAAATGTTTATGAATTGGTTTAATAATGAAAGAACCCATGATGTTATCACATTTCCTGTTGAGACAATGAATTTGCTATGGGACAAAGATACACATAAATATGTAGATGAAGAAATGGCTGATTTCACTGCTGAAATGTGGTCCAAAGGTCATTCATTCTTTTTATATAATTCAGATTCAGCTGATGCATTAGCTAGCTGTTGTTTTAAGGGAAATGAGTTGATAACGATCAGACATAAGACATCTTTAAAAATTATTACTATGCCAATTAGCACTTTCTGTATAAATCACAGTAAAGATTATAGTGATTATGAAACAATGTCATATAATATTGAAAAAGATATGATAGAATATTCTGATATCACTGGTGTACTTATAAAAGACAATGAGTATCCTAATTTAATTAAGATAGAATCAGAAGATGGTAGTGTTTTAGAAGTTACTCCTGAACATGTGCTTCTTGTAGTTGATAATGTATCTGGTGACAAAGTAGAAATTAAAGCAAAAGATTTAGTTAACAACTTTGAAAGATATGAATTGATTAAAAAAGATTAAAAATAATTAAATTTACTAGCTAAATTAGATAATGGTGATAGTATGGAAAAAGAAAAAACAATTATAAAAACAATCGCTCTCCCGGAGTCTATTTATAAAAGATTACAAATAGAAGCTGAAAAAGATTTTAGAAATGAAACGGCTGAAATTCGTTATATTATCACCAAATATTTAAATGAGGTAGATAGTATAAATGTTAACAACTCAGTAGAAATACAATCTAATTTATAAAAAGTTTGAAGGCAAGAATTAGGTAGGCAATTAGCTATGTCCTATATGCGGTAAACATTATAAAGAGAGTTTTACACAGCAATCTTTAAAACATCATCTTCATAAATATCACTTAGATATCTATGAAGAATGCATAGATGTATTAGATAAGTATGAGCAAGCTCGCAATGCTGAATATGTAATATGTCCTATATGCGGTAAAAAAGCGATATCTTTACTTAGACATTTACGTGAACAACATGGCTATGTTGATATAAACGATTACAAATTAGAATATCCTGAATATCCTATATCTGTTAAACTTAAGAAAAAGATAGGTTATTACAGATGTGAGATATGCGGAAAAGAGTTTAAGTATAAAAATGAATATTGTAAACATTTGAAATAGAAACACAATGTTATATTACATAAAGATGAAAATGATATTGATAAGCCATTTAAATGTGAAATATGTGGTAAATATCGTGTAGCTATTAAAGATCATGTTGTAAGATCACATAATATATCATGGGAAAATTACTGTAAGACTTACAATCTAGATGTTAATGTTAAGAATATTTTTACAGAAAAGCATAAATAGAATTTATCACAAAATAAGAAAAAATTTTACAGTGACACTGATAGAGGCAGAGAACTTCGTGAATTATAGCGTCAAATCTGGCACGAAAATAATCCTGCTTCAACGCCTGAAGCACGATAGAGATTAAGTAAATTTCAAGCAGAAAGATAGTCTGCATATGCATATGACGGCACATTTAAGCTTACTTCTTATGGTATAAAATTTAAATGTCCAAATATAGGTTTGCATAAATACTGTAGAAGTTTTGAAGAATTTAAGGTAGCTGCCACATTATATTTAAATAATATTGATTATTTATATGAAGCAGAAACTATAAATTTAATTAATTGCAATAAATATTCTTATCTACCTGATTTTAAAGTAAATAATGAGTTTTATGAGATAAAGTCTAGTTTATAGCGCTATGATGCTGACAAATACAAAGAAATATGTAGTAGTATGCATAATTTAGGTTTAATTTTACATGTATTAGACTATAAATCTTTTTGTAAAATATTAAATATAAAAGAAATTAGCAATAAAGATTTATATGAATTTGCGCATTAGCTATTATATACTGATTAGTTAGATATATGTTGGTGTAGAAGGAAAGATTATAATAATAGCAATATTTTAAGAAAAATTTGTATTGATTATGAGCATCATGAGCGAATACATATACATGAATGTTAAATAGAGGAAGTTATAGAATGAAAATAAGATCAGTAACAGTAGAAGCTACAACTAAAGAAGTATATGATATTGAATTACAAAAGAATCATTGGTTTTATGCTAATGATATACTAACTCATAATTGCAGGTTGAAAAATGCAATTGAAGAAAATGTATTTAGTTATACATTAGGGGCTGGCGGTGTAGAAACTGGATCTAAGAAAGTTATTACTTTGAATATAAATAGAATTGTTCAAAATTGGTTTAATGAAGAAGTAAATAAGAAATACAAAAGAAATAGGAAGACTTTATCTGAGTATATTACAGATATAGTTGATAGAGTTCATAAGTATTTAGAAGCTTGGAATGATCACTTATGGGATATGTATAACGCTAATTTACTTACAGTTTATAACGCTGGATTCATCGATTTGGATAAGCAATTTTTAACAGTAGGTATAAATGGTTTTATTGAGGGCGCAGAATTTTTAGCAAGTATGAATGAATTTGTACCTGATGAATACAAGGATATTGCGATTAAATCCGATAATAAAGCGTATAAGCAATTTGCTTATGATATTTTAACTACAATTAAGAACTTGAATACAATTCATCATTCCGAACATTTGAAATATAACACAGAGTTTGTGCCTGCAGAGAATGCAGGAGCTAAACTATACGCTTGGGATAAACGTGATGGGTATGTAGTTCCTAAAACTAGAAATCTATATAATTCTTATTTTTATCCTGTTGAAGATCCTACATATGATCCAATTGAAAAATCTTACCTACAAGGAAAAGATTTTATCGGAAACTTAGATGGCGGAAGTGCCTATCATTGTAACTTAGATTCACATTTAAGCAAATCACAATATAGAAAGTTAATGGATATTTGGATTGATGCTGGTTGTAGTTATGGCACATTTAATATTCCAAATACAATATGTAATGAATGTGGTCATATAACCAAAGATAATTTAGATCATTGTCCAAAATGTGGATCTACAAATATTGATAAAGCTACAAGAATTATTGGTTATTTAAAAAGAATATCTAATTTTAGTGATGTTAGAAAAGCTGAAGCTATTAAGCGTTATTACGCTAAAGAAGATACAATAAAATGATTAAATACGTAGATTATTCTATAGTTTTTCAAGAAGTGCCAGATGAAATAAGTCTGGCACTTGAGATCTCAGGATGTCCACACTTATGTAAAAATTGTCATTCTCCACATTTGAGAGAAGATATAGGTGTTGAACTAACTTGTAATGAGATAGATAAACTTATAGTTAAAAATAAGCATATAAGTTGTATATGTTTTATGGGCGGAGATAATAGACATCAAGAAATAATTGCACTAGCAGATTACATTCATTCTAAAAATTTATTAGTTGCAATGTATAGTGGCGATGATATTTTCGATGAAGAGTTATCTAAACATTTAGATTATTATAAAGTTGGAAGTTATCAAGAGGATAAAGGTCCATTAAATAAGATAACAACTAATCAAGTAATGTATAAAATGAAACCTAATAAACAAGATATAACTTATAGATTTAGAAAAGGTGAGTAATGGATAAAATTATTTTTGATTGCGCTATTATAGGCGCAGGACCAGCCGGCTGTTCTGCTGCGATATATCTTAATAGAGCTAATAAAAATGTTATAATGTTTGAGAAAACAGCTGTAGGTGGGCAAATATTAAATTCACCTAAAGTTGAAAATATTCCTGGTTTTAATTCTATATCTGGTGAAGAATATGGATTTAAATTATTGGAACAACTAGAATACAATAATATAAACGTTATATATGATGAAGTAGTTAAAGTAGATCGTAAAGGTCGTACTAAAATTATAACAACTGCTTTTGGTGATGAATATTATGCTAAATCAGTTATAATTGCTAGTGGAACTAAGCATAGATTATTAGGTTTACCTAATGAAGAAGACTTAATTGGAAAAGGCATATCTTTCTGCGTAATGTGTGATGGAGCTTTTTATAGAGATAAAGTTGTAGCGGTTATTGGTGGTGGGAATTCTGCTTTACAAGAAGCGTTAGAACTATCTAATATCGCTAAAAAGTTTATGTTGTTCAAGATTTAGCGATATTAACTGGGGAACAAAAATTACAAGAAAATATATATGCTAAAGCTAATATAGAGATTATTACCAGCGCCAAAGTTCAAAGCTATCGCATAGACGATGACAACAATTTAGTAGGTATAGATTACTTTAAAGAAGGAGTAACATATACATTAGAATTAGATGGTGTATTTTTAGCAATTGGTTTAGTTCCTAATAATGAACCATTTAAAGATGTAGTAGATTTAGACAGTAACGGTTATATAGGAGCTATAAATACATTTTCAGGAATATATGCTGCTGGAGATTGCATGAGAGAAGCAATGCGACAAGTTATAGTAGCAGAAAGTTCTGGAGCATTAGTTTCTAGACAAGTGGATAATTATTTAAATAAAAATTATTCAGATAAGAGTCAGTCAATTTGATTGACTCTTTTTTATTTATGTGATACAATAATTAAAAATATTAAATTTGAGGTGTATTATGAGCAAATTTGAAGCTGGACAAACTGTAGAATATGTAGGAAACAACAATTTATATAAGATTGATAAGTACTATGACGTTAAAAGATCTATAGATGATAAATATGTTATAGAAAATACTACATTTAGATCGATAATTGTTGAAAAATCTGACATTAAGTTAGTTGACTAATTGTATAAAAGTATTGAGGTGATATAATGAATAAAGTTACATTAATTGGAAACTTAACAAGAGACCCTGAAGTTGCGAGTATAAATGATGGTACATCTATTTGCACTTTTTCAATAGCTGTAAGCAGAAATTATTCTGATGATGTTGATTTCTTTCAAATTGTGGCATGGAGAGGCTTAGCTGACAACTGTGGAAGATATTTAAGCAAAGGTAGTAAAGTTTGTGTTGTTGGAAGTATTCAAAACAATAACTATCAAGATAAAGAAGGTGTTATGAGATACAAAACACAGATAGTTGCTTCTGAAGTTGAGTTTTTAAATTCGAAGTCTAAGTCTAACGATGATAGTCAAGACTATAAACCTAATAATCGTAAGAAAGAAGAGTCATCTGTTGAAGATGATGACGATCAATTACCGTTTTAATTATGGAATATAATCCCGATAAAATTAACCTACCTGCATTAAAAGAATTCTTTAGTGCTTTAACATATGATTCCACAGGAGAACTAGTGTTTAATGAAGAACAATTAAATATGTTAACTCCTGCATTTAAGAACATGATTCAAATGTATATTTCACATCCCGAAGTATTTGAAACTAAAGACATTGAATGTGATAAAGAGTGTCCAGGTTTAGGTTGTATTATAGATTTTAAAACTAAAGAAAAAACTTATTATTGTAAATTACAAGAAGATTGTCCTGAGATATTAAATAATAAGTGTCCATTTAGCAGTGAAGAAGAAATTCAGTATGCTTACTCTATGATGGAGCTTAAAAAAGCTTTAGATATTAAACCTACACATTTAGATGATCCAGGTCCACAAGGTCCTAAAGGAGCTGAATAATGTTTATTAGATATGATAATGAAAATCGTATATTTTTCTTATCTGATAATAAGATGAGAGATACGTTAAACATTTATAAGCAATTCGAACTTAATGCTAATGAAGTAATGCGATTTATAAGAGCTAATTCTCATTGGAAACAGCTAGATGATCATACGCTAGTAGCTAATTGTAGGGACGATATGTGTCAATTGTATAAATTATTTAGTGAATTAGTTTCTAAGCGTGTAGGTGATTCTAAGGCCTCAGAAATCATTGAAAAGCCGCTTCCAAGCGCTAATGTTTTAGACTTAAATAGCAAGGTAGTTTATTATGTTGAAGGCACATCTAAACTAATTCGTAAGAATAATAGTAAACAAATTTCTATTGCTAGAAGAACTGGAAGAGAAGATGTATCTTATTGTGATAGTGTTATAATTAATAATACAGTTAGAGAAAGATTCTTTAAAGATGCTAAACAAGGACTTTATTATAGAGTTCATAGTAAATACATTATATCAGGTGAAGATATTGAAAAATATAATTACTGGTCTAATTTTATGGATAATCTATTTAAAAGTTATAAAGACGTAACATCAGGAATTGTATAATTTATACGAGGAAAAAGATATGGATAGTTATTATTTTAGAGAAAAAATTAAAGATATCGTAAAAGAAGCTACCACTAAAAAGTATTCTGAGTCTATTTTAAACTATGATTTAGATAGAGCTATCAGTGAATATGAAGATGAAATTCGTGACGATGAAAGAACTGAAGCATTTCGGGAGAGTAATATAGATGATGAATACGACTTCTAATTTAACCGATGAAGAGATCATAGCTTTATTTGGTGAAAAAGACGAATATTGTAGATTTACATGCGAAAAAGGTTGTAAAGCGCAAGATAGATTTATAGAACAAAATAATAGTGCATTTGATGCAGTTATTGACATGCATTTCTTTTTAGATGATTGTAGAAAGACATGCGAAAGATGTTTAAATAAAGAGAAGTATCTAAATAAGTAATTCTAGTTGACATATTTGATGAAATGGTTTATAATTAAACTATAAAATTAAAGAGGTGTTATTATGAATTTAAATGAAGTTTTAGCAAAAAAGTTACAATCTGGTGATAAAGTAAGAATTGAAATGAGATCTGACAAGAAAGGTCTTAAAGGTATTAAATTTATTAAGCATTCTATTATAGAAGCACAATTTGGTGTTAACTATGAAGATATTGCAGGTGTAAAAGAAAAATTACAAGAAAGACTTGAACAAGGAATTCAAAGTAGACCATCTTGGTTTGAAAAGACAGACTATGTTGGTATAGTTCAAAATAAGAAAGATCCTGAAAAGAAATATATTCAATTCGCTAATCCATCTGCAGGAACTGCTAGTTATTTTCTTGAAGATGGTACGCCTATTACTAAACAAGCGTTGATTAGCATGGGTGCTATTAAAGAAAAAGATTCTGAAGGTTCACAATTCTTATTGTGTTCTTTAGATAATCTTCTTAATATTGAGGTTATTGATTAGTAATGATTTTCGCAGTAGATTTTGATGGAACATTAGTAAATAATGCTTATCCAGCAATTGGTTCACCAAAATTAGATGTTATAAACAAGACTATAGCTTTACAGAAACAGGGTCATACTATAGTTCTTTGGACTTGTAGAACTGATGAATTATTGGATGAGGCAGTTGAATTTTTGAAGTCATATGGTTTAATATGTGATTATATAAATGACCACACTGACGCTAATCTTGCTAGATTTGGAAAAGCAGGGCGTAAAGTTGGCGCCGATTATTATATAGATGATAAGAATTTAAGTGTAGATGAATTCTTAAAAATAGAGGTTTAAGATGAGCGTTGTTGCTGTAAAAGTTTATAAAGATAAAATAGAGATTTCTGCTGATACAATTGGTTTAAGAGGTAATACTAAAGAACAAGTGTGTAAATTAACAGAAATTAATAATATGATTATTGGTTCTTGTGGTTATATTAGAGAATTTGGTTTATTAAATATATTTGCTAAAACACACCAACCTGCAGATGCCACTGAAAAAGATATTATAGACTTTATGTATGAGTTTTGTAAGTGGAAACAAAGTTATCTTGATTTTGAATCTGATAATTCTTATATAATGATTTATAAATCAAAAGTATTTTATATCGGCGGTTTTGAAGTTTTAAGGGTTAACGATTTTAGTGCTATTGGCTCTGGAAGAGATTTCGCATTAGCTGCGTTATATCTTGGACATAGTGCTGAAGAGGCTGTTAAAGTTACATGTAAATTATGTAATCTTGTTTCAGAACCGATAGAGACTAAAGTTATTTATTTGTGAGGTAGCATAATGATATCAGTATTAGATCTATATAGTAATTCAAAATTAATAAAATCTACATCTAAATTCGCTAAAAAGAAAGATGTTACATTAGCTGAAATTAGAGATATATTTGAACATTCAAATATACCTGATTCAGAGAATCCGTTTAAAGTTACATATATGTGCGAAGAAGATTATGATGAATTATATGAACTTCAATTAGCTTTAAAAGATTTTGGCTTTACATTGATGCAAAAAGAAATAAATATAAATAAAACAGAGAAAGTATTTAGTATTGTCTGGAATACATTATTTATTATGTGTGTATTAGCCACTTTAGTTTTAGGCATATTGAAGTTATCTAGTGTACTAATGATTAGTTGGTTTATAGTATTTATACCAATGATATCTATGGTTGCCACAACAGCATTAGTAGCTATAATAGCTATTATATTAGCGTTACTGTTTTTGAAAGAAGAAGATGAAGTTAGTGAATCTGACAAAATGGAATAAAAGATACATAAAATTGGCTGTAGACGTATCTAAATGGACTACTTGTTTATCTAGAAAAGTTGGATGCGTAATAACTGTTCATAATAGAATTGTTGCAACTGGTTACAATGGTGCACCTTCTGGCGTAGAATCTTGTTTAGATAGAGGTTATTGTCTTAGAGAGAAGTGTAAATCAGGTGAGTGGCTAGACAGATGTATGGCAACTCATGCTGAGCAGAATGCGATAACACAAGCAGCTAGATTAGGAATTTCTATAGACGGCGGTGATGCTTATATAACCACACAACCCTGTACAACTTGCACTAAACTACTTATAAATAGTGGTATTAAGCGAGTGTTTTATATAGAATCATATCCAGATGATTTAGCATTACAGATTGCCGAAGAAGCGGGTTTAGAGCTAATTCAAATAGATATGAGTCAGTTAGAGAATTAAGTCGGTGAATAACCGACTTTTTTGTTGACATTTTTAAGACTATAGTGTATAATATAATTAAATTGGAGGAAAAGCTATGCAATTAACTAAAGAAATATTAAAACATTATATTTCTAAAGTTCCAATAGGCTATTATGTCGGCAAAGATGTAGAAGTATCTATTGGTGATAATGCTGATACATATTTTGATTTATCACGTGGTAACGTAGTTATTTCTTATCCAACTATAAGTGATAACGCAAGACTTATTAGAACTGATGCAGACGCTGAAAGTAGTGTAAGACATTTGATATTTCATGAGTTATCACATGCATTATTGACGCCAAGAATTTTAAAAATAGATATGATTATAAACGTATTTGAAGATGAGAGAATAGAATCTATTTTAAAGAATTATTATTTAGATACAGACTTTAAAGCTTTTTGTAAAAAATTAAATGGATTTAATAATCAACCTCCTGAAAATGAGTGGGATGCTTGGTATCAATTAGTAAGATATAGAATTGGTCCTGTAGCGTTTTTAGAGGAAGTTCATAATTTAATCGATAAATATACACACTTAGATATTGCAGTGTCAAAAATAGATACTAATATTAGAGAATCTATTAGAAACTATGAGTATGATGTGAAGTATTTATATGAAAGATTTGTTGAATGGTATAATGAAACTAATCCAAGTGATTTACGAATTGAGCAATCGCTAAAAGATTTAATGGAAGCTGATAGTGAAGATAGTGCATTAAGTAGTGAATCACAGCAATCCCAACAATTTAAATCGTCTAAAAGTAAAAAGAGAAAGAGTGCTAAAGAACTTAAAGACTTACAAGAATTAAAGAATATATTAAGTTCTATATTATCTGAAGAAGATTTAAATAAATTAGATGAAGAATTAGACGATGAAAGTGACGAAGGAAATTCATCTGATAATGAAAGCGGTCAACTAAACAAGTTCTCTAATATACAGACTATGGGTTCAGTCGATGTCAGTGAAGGGGATTATGACGATTTTTACACTATTATAGATGATAGCAAAGATAAAGCTGGAAGTACTTGGCATCGTCCTGGTAAAGATGATGATAAAGCGAAGCAGAAAGCGGATAAAGCTGTATTCGATATGATAGATAGTTTAATATCATTATTAAAAACTACACGTAAAAACAATGGTTCGTCTATAGCTGCATATTCAGGAGTTATTACACCGAGAAATATAGCGAGAGATGACTATAAATACTTCTTGCAACAGAACAGAAAAGGACACGCAAGTGTTTATTCTAAAATGCACTTAAATATGTTTATAGATTGTTCTGGAAGTTTTCAAGAGAACGATGAAAAAGTTAACACATTATTATGGGCTTTAACTAAGTTTGAAAGAGCTGTTCCAGATTTTTCATACGATTTAATATCATGTGGTGTAGGACAGAAGCTTAGACCGAGATACAATAGAACGCAGAGCTCATATGATGGCACAGTTTTAACTGATGATATATTTGATACATTTAAGAAACAACAGTTTGATAATGCAGTAAATATGAATATTGTACTTTATGATGGACACGTAAATCATGAACATAAGTATAAGACTGTAGGTAGAAATATAGTATCAAATTGGGAAGCATTTAATAATGTAAATACAGTTATAATCGTAGATGATTCTAATGAGAAGGAAGTTAATAAATACTGTCCTATGGCTCATAAAATTATATCAAAAGAATATGTAAACGAATTATATAAAAATACATATGCAGCATTATTACAGCTTATTAGACGCACTTAATTGACTTATTGCATTTATAGTGTTATAATTATAAAAAGATTTAGTGGTGAGGTTATATTATGAAGTTAATTACAGGACAAACAATCACATTGATGAGCGGTAGTCATACTATGAAAACAGACATATTTGGTGGTTGGCAGACTATTCATAATCCTGTTGAATTTTCGAAGTTAGTTAACATATATAAAATTCAAAATAGTGTAAATTTAGATGATGATGAAAAGAGAGCACAAATAGAACCTTTAATAAAGGAATTATTAGACAATCACGTAGATGTTGACAATACGCCTAATCCATTTATAAGTACACAAAGTATGATTGATCAACAAGTTCCTACTCAAGTGAATGACCAACTTAAAGCAACTGTAAGCAGTGATGAAACTAAACCTGTTGCGTTATTAGCTTTAGAAAGACTTATAAATTTCTTTTCAGAATTTCAGTTTGAACCTAATTTTAGATTTGTAAACACAATTGTAAATTTAAAGAATGATAGAGCACGTAAATATGTTGAGAATTATTTTAAGTTAACTGATAATTCTTATGCATCTACAATTTTAGATAAGATGTCATCCAAAGAATTTACAGAGATTTTAGATATATTATCTAAGCAGAATCCAACTAATATTATAAATAAAAGATTTAAGATTTACTATGGTCCACAAGGAACTGGTAAAACTACACAAGCTTTGAAAGAGACCAATGGGAAGTGTATGGTTTGTCACTCAGCGATGTTACCTTCAGATCTTATGGAAGATTTCACATTTAATGATGGCAAAGCAACTTTTCAACCTTCAGCTCTTGCGTTAGCAATTATGAATGGTGAAACTATAACATTAGATGAAATAAATCTATTGCCTTTTGAGTCACTCAGGTTCCTTCAGAGCTTACTTGATAATAAGACTGAATTTATATATAAAGGAACAACTATAAATATTAAAGAAGGTTTTAAGATTATAGGAACTATGAACTTGACAGTTAATGGGTCAGTGTATGCATTACCAGAACCACTTGTTGATAGAGCAGAAGATTTAGTAGAATGTAGACTTACAGCTGAAGGTTTATTAAAAGCAATAAACTAAAAGTTGTATAATTAAAATATAAATTACGCGTTTAAGGAGGATTTTTGATTCTATGGGTAAGTTATTAAAATATCTTATCATCGTAGAATCGCCTTAACTTAACAAAATTAAGACGATTTCTCAATTTTTACCAAATAATTATAAAGTAATGGCTTCAGTTGGACATATTAGTGAATTGTCTGATAAGAAAGGTTCTTATTGGAATACAGGAATTGAACCAGATAATAGTTTTAAGATGAATATAAACGTATCTGACGATAAGAAAGACGTTGTTAAGAAACTTAAAGATGAAGTAGATAAATCTGATATGATTTATATTTGTTCTGACCCTGATAGAGAGGGAGAAGCTATTGCTTGGTCTTTAAAGAAATTCTTAAAGATTCCAAAAGAGAAGTGTAAGAGAGCAACCTTTCACGAAATAACTAAGACAGCAGTTCTTAATGCTTTAGCGAATCCTACAGACATAGATGATAATTTAGTAGATTCTAGTCATTGTCGTATGTGTGTAGATAAGATGGTAGGTTTTAGATTATCACCAATTGCTAGAAGACAGGTAAGTGCTAAATCAGTTGGTAGATGTCAAAGTGCTGGACTTAAAATTTTAGTGGACAGAGAGTTAGAAATTCAAAATTTTAAACCTGAAAAATATTACGATGTATTGCTACATTTTAATAAAAACATGCATCCATATAAAGCGAAGTATTTTGGAACCACTAAGAAAGAGGTTAAAAGAATAACTGATGAGGCTATAGCAAAAGCAATTGCTAGTGATTGTAAAGGTAAAGATTATATTATTAAAAATATAACAATGAAAGATAAGACTAGCAACGCTAAACCTCCATTTACAACTTCTACATTTCAACAAGAAGTATCTTCAAAGTTAGGTGTAGGAATTAAGACTGCGATGGGTTATGCTCAAAAGTTGTTTGAAGGTATAAATGTTAATGGACAACATATAGCTTTAACTACTTATTTAAGAACTGACTCAACCTCTATGGCTAAGGAATTTATTCCAGTTTTAGAGAGTTATGTAAAAAATACGTATGGTCAAGCATATTATGCCCCTCTAAAACAACCTAAAAAAGCTGCAAATGTTCAAGATGGGCATGAATGTTTTAGAGTAGTAGATTTAAATATAACTAAAGACTATCTTAAACAATATATAACTGATGAAAAACTTTTGAAAGTTTATGATATGATTTGGAGAAGAACTGTTCAATCGATGATGGCTCCTTCAATAACATCAGAAACTACTTATGAAATATTAAATGGAGATCATAAATTTACATTTAATTCTCAAGAGTTAAAGTTTGATGGCTATAAGAAAGTATATAGTTATAAAGAATCTGATGAAGAAGATGAATTAGCTAAAGATACGTTTATTATAGACGAGAAGTTAGAAGAAACTTCTTTAGAGAGTTTAGAGAAAGCTACTCAACCACCTGCTAGATACAATGAAGCTACATTTGTAAAAGAACTTGAGCAGAAATCGATAGGTAGACCATCAACATTTTCGTCTATAGTTGCAACACTTTTAGATGAGAATAGAGGCTATTGTAGAGTTGAAGATAAACGTATAGTTCCAACAGATAAAGGTATTGCATTATCTAAATATTTAGATTTAGCGTTTCCAAACTTTATAAGCTTAACTTATACAGCTGAAATGGAGGCAGAGTTGGATACTGTAGCAAGTGGCAAATTAAAGAAGTTAGACTTCTTAAATGATTTTTATAATAAATTAGAAACTAGCGTTAAATCAGCAACTAAAAATAGCGCTAGTATTCCAAAAACACCTAAAACTCCTGCTGTAGTTGTTCCTGGAGTAACATGTCCAATTTGTGGTGGACCTATGGTGTTAAGAAAAGGACCTTATGGAGAATTCTATGGCTGTAAGAGTTATCCAAAATGTAGAGGAATGTTGTCTAAAGACAAGAATAAATAATTGAGGTGAATCATGTTAAACTCAAAAGGTGAAAGAGAATTAGCTTATGTAGCAACTATAACGGATATGAAAAGAATTGAAGGTTATGATAAAATTTGTACTTATTACGTAAATGGTTGGACTTGCATAGCTGGAATAAACGATTTTAAGATAGGTGATAAGTGCGTATTTATTGAACCAGATTCTTTATGTCCTTATACTGATATTTTTAACTTCTTAAATGAAGGCATAGATGAATTTACTGGAAATAAGAGAGCAGATAGACATAAGATTAAAGTTCAAAAATTCTGTAAAGGTAAAGCAATATCTGCAGGATTGATAATGACTTTAAATCAATGTAAGTTAAAAGAAGATATCGCTATAGGCGAATTTTTGACTGAAAAGTTAGGAATAACTTATTGGGAAAAAGAAGATAATCAAAGAAAAGCAGATTATTCTAAATATACATCTATGCAAGCTCGTCATAAGAAATTCTTTAAGACTAAGCTTGGTAAGTGGCTTATGAAGAGAGAATGGGGAAGAAAGATTTGCTTCTTCTTTATGGGTAAGAAAAAGGACAAGAAAACTGATTGGCCTTCTTGGGTTATCAAAACAGACGAGGAGAGATGTCAGAATAATTTCAATCAAATGAAAGCTCTTAATAAGAAATGGATAAGAACTGAAAAGATTGATGGTACTTCAACTACCTTTACTATGAAACAAGCAAAACCTAAAAAGAGAGAAATGCTTGTATGTTCTAGAAATATAGTATTTAATACTCCTGAAAAAGAATTGAGAAATTTCTATAAAGATTCTGATGGTAATGTTTATTTAGAAATGGCTGCTAAGTATGATATGAATATGGTATTAAATTATATTCTTAATAAGCATCCTGAATATGAATATATAACTATTCAAGGTGAAACTTATGGCGGTTCAATTCAAAAAAGAAACTATGGAAAAGAACATAAACTTGTTATATTTAATTACATTTATAAAGAAAATGGTAAAGCTCCTGTAAGATTAAATCCTATAGAGATGGTTGATGTTATTCAAAAAATAAACAAAGATTTATGGGAAGAATCAGAGAGATCCATCGATAGATATCTTGCTTGTGTTCCTGTTTTAGACACATTAGATAATCCTTTTGAGCTTCCAAAAACTTGTGATGATTTATTAGCTTTAGCAGGCGGTGAATCGATAATTGATGGCGGAATGAGAGAAGGTATAGTGTTGAGAGCTTTAGATGGGGAATCTTCTTTTAAAGCAGTTGACAACGAATTTATTGTAAAATATCATGCAAATTGAGGCAACATATGTTGAATTTAGAAAGAAATAATGTAGTACAAGTTAAAACATTAGAAGAATTTAAAAGAGATATAAGCAGCAAAAAGTGTAGTACAAATAGTTATGGTGATATCTACTATAAAAGTTCTAATTTGGCTTTTACGGATGCTATGAAACGTTTTTGTGGAATGTATTTTTCAGTGCATAAATATGTGAGCGATAATGAAATATATTTATATGCTGAAGATATAGAGCTACAAGGTATTGAAAAGTATGTGTTTACAGCTGATATGATAAATGTATATGAAGGACCTACTGATGAGGAAGACTCAGATGAATTTAGTACTCAGAATTATTTAGATATCATAGCTTTAATTAATAAAGAAGAACAAACTTTAATTGAGAAAAAGAATTTAATAATGTACAATCCAGAATTAAATGATCAATACATTTTAGATAGAATAACTTATTTAGACAAAATAAAGAATATCATATGTAAGAAAATTATGAAGTAAGAGAGGTGATAGCATGAATTGTTTGAAATGCAAACACATGAAATACTTAGTCAATCAAGGTTTATATTGGTGTGAAGTGGGTAAGAAAGGCGTTGAAGGCAATTCATGCAAAGACTTCATAAGAACTAACAAAATAAATGAAGTAGTTATTGATGCTTCTAAATATAAAACAGCAATCGCTGCTGACTTATATTATAAACAGCTTCAAAGAGAACTTACTCAAGCTAAGAATAATCTTAAAGCTATTGAAAATAAAATAAATAAATTTAATAGTGATTCAATTTATTGTCCTACATGTAAAAAATACTATTATAAAAATGGTACAACAACTATTAGAAGATTGTGTCAAGAATCAAAGCTTGAGAATGACGCTATAGTAACAGTAGAGAATATAAAAGATTGTTACGTGTGTCCTAAGTGTAGAAGCGTTATAAAACCTAAAGGTGATAAATAATGAAACGAGAATTAACATTTATAGATGCTTTAAATATAATTAATATTTTAGAAGATAAGAAACATATTGATAATATATTATTAGAAGAAGAACAAGTAGGTTCTATGGAATACAGAAAACTTACTACTGAAATAGCGACTATAAGAAGCTTACAAGAAAAGCTTAGAACATATATGTAAGGGAGAAAAGTATAATGTCAAATGTTTTAGTAATAACAGCCAAAGATGCTAGAAATCTTTGTGATTCTATTGAATCTACGAGAGTTAGAGATGATATTTATAGTGGCATTAGAGGTGTAGCTATAAATGGCGAAACAGAGTATTCTTATAGCGTGTACAAGATAAGTAAGAAGCTAACTGAAGATCTTATTAAGGAGTTAAAGAGTAGAGGTTTCGAAGTTGAACTTCAATATGATCTACGAGTTGGTGGGGAAAGAGAAGAGTATCCACATTATATATTAGTAAAATGGTAAGGGAGTTTGTATGAGTAAAGATATTAGAGATGGCTATAGACCAAAGAGAAATACCGATAAATTAGATGCATCATTAGCAAAAACTATGATTCATCATTATGAGCATGAAAAAGAAATGATGGAAAATGCTAGAGACGTAGAACTAATAAAGTGTACTCAACATAGAGAAGACTATAGAGTAGAATTAGCTAAGTCATTTAAGCAATTAGACGATGAATGTGGTCATGATATATTAACTAATGAAGAGTATTTAGAACAAGTAGATAAATGTCTAGATGAATTTGTGGAGAATGTCAAGAACAAAAGATCTTCATACGATTTAAGAATATTAGAACTAGATAAACTAATAAAGCAATACAAGAAGCAACTATAAAATGAAAAAAGATTTTAACATAGTCTCAGATGTAGCTGATCAAATAAGCACAGAACTAGCTAAAGAACTAGATAGATTTATAGTTCAAAAATATAGAGAGAACTATAAGTACATAGTAATATCTAATGGAGATTTAACTCAAAATAAATATACTATAGAATATAGAGAGTTCAAAACAAGAGAAGAGCTAGAAGAATATATAAAATCTAAGAAACTATTAAATCCAGAGATTCTAGATCTAACTGAGATAGATAAAGACCCAGAACTACAGAAGCTTATACAGACTATAGAGTAACTAAGTCTAGAGAGTGAATAGAGACTTCTAGTGATACATAATATTACTTGTATGTTTCAAGTAGCAGTTTTATTACATAAAATAGTAATAAAGTGATGTAAATAGCCATAAATAGCAGAAAAAAGAGGCGCGAAAGGCTCCCTACATCGCGCTAGAGAAAAATAGTGATGCTAAAATAGATATAGTGTTTTGCTCTCGTTAAATTGATATTTAACACATGATAGTATTTTATATAGCTGTCATGTGTTTTTCATATTTAAGCTAAAATAAATATCGAGGAAAATTAGTATATGAGTTTATCACAATCTGACATACAAACCATATTAAGCGAAGAACCTAATTATAGTTTATTGAACAGTAATTAGTTTGATAAGTTATATGAGAATATTTATAATTATAAAAAATCATATTGGCAGTATATTGGCTAGTTTACTGAGTTATTTTTTGAAGCAGGAATTGATCCTTTATTGTATACTAGCAATGTTCCTGACTTTTTTCTATTAGAGAGTGATATTGCTTAGATAGCGATTCCAAATAATTGTACATTTATTTCTCGTGGCGCTTTTATGGATTGTCATAAATTAGAATAGATAAGATTACATGATAAACTTGAAGGTATTGGATCTGAAGCTTTTTCTAGATGTTATAGTCTTACTGAGATTGATATTCCAAGTAGTGTTAAATATATCCATTCTTATGCTTTTAGTAATTGCAACTTAGTTAAAGTTATTTTACATAAGGGTTTGCAATCTATTCATGACTATGCGTTTAATTATTGTAAAAAATTAAATAGTATTATATTTGATGGCACTATAGATGAGTGGAATGATGTAGATAAGAAGTATGAATGGGATTACGGTATTCCTAAAACGTGTAAAATTCAATGTTTAGATGGGATTATTGAATTATGAATTTACAAGAGTTTATTATAAGCATAGGAAATAATTTATGTTAAATGAAAAACAACTTAAAATATTCAGTGAATTTTTTGATGAAGTTCCAAGTGCTGAAGTAGCTTTAAATAAGAATGACTTAGAAGAATTATATAAGTTAGTTGGTAGCGATTATGTAGATACTTTCGCTAGAGAATTTGCTTGTATACAAGGCATAGTTTGTAGTTATCTAACAGACCTTCTAATGTCTGCAGGAATTGATGTGATAGATTATTTTACTAATAAGACTACGCTTCCTATAGGATGTTTTTATGACTGTGAAGCTATAAATGATAGTAATATAAACAGACTCGTAGCTAATAAGGAAATTATTCCTGCCTTTTGTTTTTGTAGATGTGACAATCTTACTAACGTAAAGTTAACTAATACTATTTCTTTAGGAGAAGACGCTTTTCATCAATGTAAGAAACTTAGTAAAATAGATCTTGGCGTTATTAAACACTTAGGTATACATTGTCTTGACAGTTGTGGAGATTTAAGAGAATTAAGTCTTCCAATATCTATATATTATATAGGTGAAGGCGCCTTAGGTTACGATACTTCAGATGTTTATTATGATGGGACTTGTGAAGATTTTAGAAATATATTAAATGCTAAATTTGAAGCTATATTTGATTTAGGAACTAGAGTTAGATGTTCAGATGGCGTAGCTGACATTAAGAGTGAATACAAGAGGAATTAATTGTGGTTGTTGATAATGAAACTATAAACGTAGTAAATGATTTTATACAAGAACATAAGAATTTGTTAATTGACAATGAAATAGATAAACTATTTAAAGAAGCGTATAATCTTGATGATACAGAATTCGCCACATTCACTGTTGTAATGTTAAAGGCTGGTATAGTTTATACTAAGTCTAATAATGAAGCTATAACTGAGATTACCTCTAATGTTGATGATGTTACTATTAAAGTTAAGATAAATGAACTTGATAGTATTTATAATTCATATAAAGATGAAATATATAATAGCAAGCCAAGAGATATGATAGATATAGAAACTTGCATTAGACTCGTAGAAGATCCATACGACGTTATAAAAGATTGGAATTATGATAGTCAAGATTACGACTACGTTTTAGATGAGATTCAAAATGGTGGCATAAAAATAGACGAAGCTAATAAGTTTAAATTGCAGCAATTAGATGAGAGTGATAGAACATCTGCTTTATTGCAAGCAGCTCTACAAGCTACAGAATCCGCTGTGGCTAATGATGCTAGTAAATCAGCTATAGATGCTATTATAGAAAGTTTCGAAAAAGATAATTGGTCTAAGAAGACAGAAGTAAAAGATTATGATATTGTAGAAGTAACTGTGTCTATTAAACAACTAATAAAAGATATATCCGATATAGATGAGTGGTCTACAATTTATTACAGAGCTACTAATTTAATTATAGAAGATTTATGTCGTACTTTTGTAGACGGATATATATTTGAAGAACCTTCATATGGCTTTGATTCTTCTTTTACAGATGCAGAATATAACACAGCATTAAGTGATGTATTATTGGATTTTTAATTATGACCTTTGAAGAATATTTATATGAACATAAAGATGAACTTAATAATTTAAAATCTGCAAAAGATATAACTAATTTTGGGCAAGAAGAAATTATGCGTATATCTAGTCCTATGCAAGATTACATGACTTTTTATATTATGTACGCTAGATTTATGATAGCTTGTGCTAATCACGTCACTATTAAAGTATTACCGATATATGCTGCAACTAGTGATAAAAAAGATAGCAGCGACTTAGTGTTTGTATTCTTTGCAGATGATGAAAAGTATCCTATAATGACATATAGTAATGTAGATGGACATGACATTCCTACAGATAAAGAAAGTTTAGCAGATTATTTATATCTAGAATTATCGCCTTATTTTACAAGAAAGTATTCAAATAAAGATATTATTTTAGAATTTTTAAATATGACTAATGTTATTTTTAAGGAGCCACAAGAATGACATTTGAAGAATACTTGAAAGATCATAAATACGAAATTGATAATGTAAAAACAATTAAAGATATAGATAATTTTGGATCTGACGATGAAGGCAATTGGACTAATTTACTAAATGATCCAGATCATATTATAGATTATCAAACATACACGTAGTTTGTTTTGTGTTGTATAAAAGGTTTTGAACTAAGAGTTATATCTGTAAATGCAGGTTCTCATAAAGTGTTAAGTGTAGGTGCTAGTGATTCAGATTTAGCGTTATTATATATGACATATCCAAATGATGTTAAAATACCTCACGATGCAGATGAATTAGCGATATTCATAAAAGAGAATTTACACTTAGTCGTGAATGAAGAACCATCATTTACGCTTGAAAATATTAAGAAACTATTACGTATGACAACAATAACTTTCGCATACTAATTACATAATGAAATGATTAGATTATTTGTGATTAGATTATTTGCGAAGTGAATATATAGAAAAAGCCTACATAGTGTAGGCTTTTTTACTTTCTATTTTGTATTTTATATCTATAGAGGTGAATTATGTTATACACATGTCATGATGAAAATAAAACAAGTATAGATACAAAGAAAATTATGTATATGGACAGAAGTTCTGAGATAAGAGGTGTAGGTCTTACAGCTGTTGATGAAAATTTTATTTTAAGCATATATTTCGATGTAGGTAAAATAGCGTTATTAAATTATGGTTCAGATAGTGATGAAAGAGATTTAGATGCTAAAGCCATTGTAGATATTAGAAATTGGGAAAATTTAGTATATAAAGATAAAAATAATGAAACTAATACTGTTAAACTGAATGGTGATGAATTTATACCTATAACTGATTTTAATAATTCACAAGGAATGGATGTAAGTGGTTATAGAGGAGTTGTAATTATTACGGGCCCAAGAGGTTGTGGTAAAACTTCTACAATGATAAGACTTGCCGAAAATCGTTTTAAAGCTGCTAATAATGATTATGAAATCATTGGTCCAACTTACTTAAATGGTTTAACCAATGATTATTACTTGAAATATGAATACACTAATCATAGAAACAATCCTAAGGTCATAGGAAACATTCTAGACATCGAAAGAATGAATCCTATTAGTAAATATGATGATGTAATTACAGACTCTGAAGTGTACATAGACGCTGCTGAAAGATTACTTTTAGAAATAGTTTGTATGTTGTCTGGAAGTAATTTAGAGAAACTTTCAAAGTTAGCTACTGTAGGTTGTGAAAGAAGGAAAGAAGTTATTGTAGAATTACTTCAAAGTATATTTCCTAAATTAAAAGTGGTGGTTTTCTAATCTAATTAGTAGTAAAAGCTGCTAAATTAAACAATCACCATCTAACAGCAATGAAAGATTATGAGGTAAAATATGCCAAAGTATTGTAAAAACTGCTATAAAGAAAAGGTTGATCCAAATGCAAAAGACGAAGATTTAACCTATACTGAAGAAGCAGAATTATGTGAAGGATGTGGAGAAACTAAACATTTAGTCATAGAGCCTGCTAAGAATCCAGACGTAATGACTATAGCTGAATGTAATGTTGAAACTCAAAAGCACATAGAGAATGTTAGAAAGTACATCAGGTTTATAACTGACAAACTTACTTTAAGAGGTGTAGACCATGATGCTAGTAAAATGGAATCTCCTGAAGTAGAATTATTTGCTCAGCATACTAAAAAGTTATCTACATTAGAGTACGATAGTGAAGAATATAAAGCAAGTTTAGAAGCCTTAAAACCTGCTTTAGATCATCATTATAATTCAAGTAAAAATAGACATCATCCAGAACATTTCATAAACGGTGTAACAGATATGACACTTGTAGATTTAGTTGAGATGTTTTGTGACTGGAAAGCTGCTATTTTAAGAATGAATGATGGTAATCTATTAAAGAGCATCGAACAAAATGCTGAAAGATTTCATATAGACGGACAACTAAAACAAATTTTAATTAATACTGCTAAATCATTAGATGAGCAATGTGAATAAGGAAATATATAGTGATGGCGTCATTGCAAACTGTATTGAATAACATAGATGAAGAAGAAAGATCTATAATTAATAATGTTAAAGATATCTATGGCGTTGTTAATTATGGTAATAGAGCTAGAGGAAAGTATATATTTGCTCCAGTATTTAGATTTGTTTTAGCTTGTGTAAATAAAATTCCACTAGATATTTTTCCAGATCCTGATAAACAATCAATTCATATATGTGTTACAGAGCCAGTTAAACATACTATGTATGAGTTATTTAGAGTAGATACTTCAAATAAAATTACTAATCCAGTAGAATTAATTGATCTTTTAACTTACTATTTTAGAGTAGAATGCAATGTAGAAACTACAGTTAGTGAGTTAGCTAGATTCATAAATGACTTAGAAATAAATTTCTTAAACTGAGGATTTATAATGACTTTAGAAGAATTACTAACTAATATGACTCCTGATTAGAAAGTTAAATTTAATAATATTCACAATGCTAAAGATATATTATGGTGGAAAAGGGATTGTTATATAAATTCTTAGTATTTAAATGAAACGATATTATTTGTTTTAATGTGTATAAATGGATGTAATATTTATTTACATCACATATACAACTATAATACAGAGAATCCAGCTAATAGCAAAATAATTTCCTGTGATGTAGCTATTGATAGTGAATTTAATAGCGCATTATTTAACATTAAAACGGATTCATACATAGATGATGAGTACATATTTAAACAACTCTTATTGAGAAATTTTAAAAACACAGGTGTAACTGTTACAGAATAGGAGTTACATAATTTGATATCTAAGATAGATATAATAGTAGATTAAAAAAAGACTGTCTAAAAAGACAGTCTTTTATTTATGTCATTTTGATGTTCAGGTTTTTTTTAGTTAATTTATTCATATTGGAGATTTAATAATGATTTTATTTAGACGAAAGAAAGGCGTTCCTACTTCTTCAGATTTTAGTGATGTAGGACAGCCTATAGTGAATTTGAATACAGGTGAATTATACATTAAAACAGATAATTCAACCATTAAAAATGTTTGTAGTGTAGTAGATTCACTATCTATAACTAGAGCTAATACAGCGGAATCTAATGCTAAAAATTATACAGATACAGAAATTGTTAAAATAACTGATGGCACATACGCATCATTTAAATCAACTAATTCTTCTTATGCATCAAAAGTTGGGACTTATTCATCACATCCTATGATAGGTTCTACCATATAGCCTACGTATGTTGATAGTGATGGTTCTATAAAATAGATAAGTTATACTATATCTAAAAGTGTTCCTTCAGATGCAAAATTTACAGATACTGTTTATACTTTACCATCAGCGACTGTGACAGCTCTAGGTGGTATTAAAATTGGTTATAGTGAGACTGCTCAGCATTATGCTGTTAAGCTTGGAGCAGAGAATAAAGCTTATGTAACTGTTCCTTGGATTAATACTACATATATAGCTGGAACTGGCTTATCATTGACTGATACCACATTTTCATTAAATAGCGCTAATTAGACAGCGTTATCTGGGTATGATTCAACTAAAGGTTCTATAGAATCGAGGTTAACTAATTTGGGTTTTAATTCGGAGTCAGTAGATATTTGGCAACTATTTGACAGCGCTACTGGCTCCAAAAGCATAGATAATCATTCTTTACGTAAAGAAGGACGTTTTTGTTGGTTAGATTTGAATATAGCTATGACCGCAGGCACTGGTAGTATCATATCTGTAACGGCCAATAAGACTACAACTAAAACTTATTCATATACTAAACCAAGTTGGTTACCTAGCGGATTGTCTTTTGATTTAATGATGCACTGTAGTGGCGGAGCTTCTGCCGCTGGTGGTGGAGGTTTATGGGAAGCTGATTTACCAATTAAAATAACTACGTCATCTAGTACATATACACTTTCATTTTCACTAGTATCTACAGGTAATGTGAATATATCAGTAACTAGCATTAAAGGTAAACCTATATTTTGCTGGTCTAACTATTATTGATAATTTTATATGCATACTTGTCTTCGTGTTTTTTTTTTTAGTTAAAATCATAAATTAAATTTTTTAAAGGTAAATATTTATGATTTTATTAAAAAGATTTAAAGATAGGTTACCTACAGTTAATGATTTCTCGCATGTAGGACAACCGGCTGTTAGATTAGACACAGGTGAATTGTACATAGCTACATCTGAAGATAATCAAGGTCGTGTTACATCTTTTAAAAATGTTAGTGATATAGAAGCTAATGGCCGTTAGAATGCTATAAATAGTTTAAATCTTACATTATCTAATAACTTAAATAATGAGATAAATAGATCTAAACAAGCAGAATCTTCTTTACAAGTATCTATAAATTCATTAGATGAAAACAAGGTTAATAAAGCTTTAAAAGTGAATAATCATGCGTTAAGTTCAGATATTACAATCACTAAATCTGATGTTGGTTTAGCTAATGTAGCGAATTATGCATAGACAAATACGCCTACATCTGAGAGTAATTTATATTTCACAGCAGGAGGTGCTTATAGTTTAAAATCTAACTTAGAATCTACTATTACATCAGAGATACAATCTTAGTTGATTTATGGCACGTCTGATCCAACAACTTCTACAGTTGGAACTGTAGGTTAGTTATATCGCAATACATCTACTGGTGATTTATTTTCATGTATCGCAGCTAACACGTCTAAAGGTACGTACACTTGGCGTAAATATTTCTTACTTAAAAGTGGTCCATTAGCTGATAATGAAGCGTATCTTACATATAATGGTGCTACTGACACTTATGGTTGGAACTGGCCTAATTGGGCATATCCGTATCAAGTATCTAATGCTTTTAGTGCTGCATTATATTGCGCATTAATAGGCGCTAATGGCACATTGACTAAATGTGCATCTCGTACATAGACTATAAGTTTAGGACTTAAAGAATGCTTAATAGTTTATCAGTATACGGGATATTCCAACGCTAGTATGAGTCTATCAGGTGGAGAATGGTACAACGGCTATCCAGGATTTATTAGTATGGGATCACCTGTAATACTAATTCCTAACTATGATGGTTCAATGGCTGGTTCTAGAAAAGGTTGGTAGGTTTGTACTACAGGATTTGACACAAGCTTTAGTTTGTATACTGCGTCTAGTAGTATAACTGTAACTATAAATAACGCAGCTAACGCTGACACTAGTCCAACAGAGGTATACGTATTTTATAAAAAATTTGCATTAATACCGTAAATTAGTTTTAAAAATTAAGGAGTTTGATTATAAATGTTACAACTTAGAAGAAAAAGAGGTGTACCTACACCGGCTGATGCTTCAGCTATAGGTCAACCTGTGGTTAATTTGCAAACAGGTGAGTTATACATTAAAACTGACGATAGTTCAATGATTAATGTGTGTGCAGTTGAAGCGCAAAATAGATAGGCAGCTATAAACAATTTGAATGTAGATTTAGTTGGGTTAGATGGATGCTATATTAAAACAATATATGAATAGAGCGGTAAAGTGTATGCATCAACACAGCTATTTGATGTAGAAATCGATGATAACGCTACAGATGATAACACGCCCACTAGTAAGGCTGTTGTAGATTACGTAAAAAGCGAAACTAAGAGAACACTTTCTGTGTCATTAGCTACTTTAATTGATTCAGTAGTAACACCATTAACAGATGTAACCATTACTATTTTAGATGATAATGATAATCAAATAGCTGTAGGCACTTCATCTAATGCGCCTATAAATTTCTCACTACCATTGAATTAGATTTATAAAGTAGTATGTCCTTCACCTATAACTTTAGATAGTGTTGTTTGTTTTTATCCACATGCGATCAATATGTAGGGTACGTTGTCAGACAATGTTACAGTTAGTGTAACTTATGATAACACATCTAGCATAACGACAATTCAATCTGTAAAAGAATTTTTAGCTTTAGATTCTATAACTTTAGAGTAGAAAAGAGAAGCGTTAGTAAGTAATGAAAACAACTCATTTACATTTGACTGTGAATTAACTGATCCAGATACTAATACTTCTTACACTATGCCGTTTAGAGTTTTAGACGTATCTGACAACATGATTAAAAAAGTCGATGGTGAAGATGTTACGTTTACTGGTGCATTAATTCAGTCAGCTTACACATTGGTGTCAAAAGTGTGTGATGAAAGGGAACAAGAAAAAGCGACAGGATTATTTGAAGATAGTTTATATTACTATTATGGCACTAATAAAGTTTTAGGTGACCAAAGTTTTACGGCTTTAACTAAAGGTGAAGATTATCAAGTTGGTGATAGTATACAGACTTGGGAAGATACGAATGAGGGCAAATACGTATTTAAACACTCATTTGCTCCAGGTTCAGGTATCACTTCAACTATGAATCTAATGAGATACGGTTCAAATATAATTGAAGATAGTAATTTATATAAATGGTTAAATGGTTCTGGTTTAGATTGGTTTTCATCTTCTCACGTAGGCGACGTATTAGCTACTTCATACGTAAATAAGCATGGTTTTAAAGACTGGTGGAAATCAGAAGATTTGGCTTGTATTGAAGATAATGTAGCTTATGGCGTTTATAATAGAAGTGGCTATGAATTACCTAACAATAAATTATATTGTCAATTTACTCTACCAAGTGGCACTGAACTTGCGGGTTCAGTGAATAGCTATGAAGGCACTGTAACAGATTATTGGTTATGGAAAAATGGTGGTGTTGTAAAAAATGATGCAAATAGTAATCGTGTAATGTAGTCAGTTACAGCTAAAACGTCTAATCAATATGTTTGGACTAGATCGCCTTCTCGTAGTCGTTCTCACTTTGTGTGGTGTCTGCTTACTTCAGGTTCCCTCAGCACCTACTTCGGCGCTTACTATAGTTATGGCGTTTCTCCGCTTTTTACAATTTAAATAATTAACTAATTGTAATGCAACCATTTGCATTACATTAAGAGGTGATATGTCAGTACCTGCTTGGAAACGTAATAAAAATAGTGATAATACATTAGACTTATTTATGGAATCATAGTCATTCGCTATTTATATTTTAAAGATAACAAAGAATTAGAGAATATTTTTGCCAATATTTCAAACGTCTATAACTGATAGATTGAATTAGTTAGCAATAGATATTCATACTAATTTATGGAAAGCGAATAACACTAAATTAGATGATAAAAATAAAGATGAACGATATAGATTATAGAGATTAGCGATACAAAATTGCATAGATTTCTTGTCTATATGGGACATTGCCATGAAAGCTTTTCATCTAAGAGTAATCGTGTAGAATATGTTGTTGGTCATGTTTTAAATATCAAAGAAACACCATTAAAGTGGATTAATAGTGATATTAAGCGTATTCAAAATAATTAAATTTTGAATAGTCTAATATAGAGAGTGTCGCTGTAGATCGCCTAATCGTAGTAATTCTAACAATGTGTGGAATCTGAATACTTCAGGTAACCTCAACAACAACAACGCATACAATAGTAATGGCGTTTCTCCGATTTTACTAGAGCATAAAAAGATACATCACATAGTGACGTTATATTGTGTTTTCATAAAAGGAGCTTAACTCTCTTAATAACAAAGTGTAACAAGGTAACTAGTCTTATAGTGAGATAATTAATTCTGCACGTAAGATTAGTTACATAATTGTTACATACTTATTGATCTGCAATGAAAGATATTAATAATATTTATACTTTTAATAATTTGTATGATAGTTGCAATAAATGTTCTCACGGTGTAAAATGGAAGAAAACAGTTTAGCATTACGTTTTAAATCAATTAGAAGAAACATATAAGTTATATTCTGAAATAAATAGTAATACATATGTAGAGCGTAAACATAAAAAATTTAAAATACATGATCCAAAAGAACGAGAAGTACTTGCAATATCATTTAGAGATAGAATATATTAGAGACTATTAAATGATTTAGTGATATATCCAACAATGACTAGATCTTTAATAACTTATAATTGTGCTTGTTAGAAACATAAAGGCACAGATTATGCTAGACAATCTCTAAAGAAATTTTTAAGGCAGTATTATGAAATTTATAGAGATAATAAAGGTTATTTAATTCATATAGACGTTAAAAAGTATTATAATAACATAAGACATAATAGAAGCGAAGCATTGTTTAAACAGAAATTACAAGATGAATATTTTTCAAAAGTTCATGATATATTAAAAGTTTACGATAATGATAATGCTATAGGTTATAACGCAGGATCATAGCTGGTTTAGATTTTAGGTTTGATATATTTAGATAAACTTGATCATTATATAAAAGAAACTTTAAAGGTTAAGTTTTATATTAGATATATGGATGATATGATATTGATTGTTAATAGCTCGCCTTAGACATACATAGATAAGATAGCTTAGCAACTTAATGATGTTGATTTATAGATAAATAAAGATAAAACAAGTTACACACATCTATATAAGGGAGTCACATTTTTAGGTTTTAAATTTTTATTAAATGATAAAGGTAAAGTTTATTAGATAGCTACAACTTAGTATCTGAAAAAGTTACGAAGAAAACTTAAGAAAAAGATTTTTAAGTAGTCTATTAATGAGTTCACAACCAGTTATACTTGCTATAGAACTTATTTAGCAAGAGCAGATAATTTATAGAAAATAAAATTATTAAATGAGCTATATTATAGTTTATTAAAATATAAAATAATTAAGGAATAGTAAATATGAAATCAATTTTACGTAATAAATTAAATAGATTTGGATTTAATGCACAAGAAATAGACGCAATAGATTCACTGATATCTTTAGGTGAAGATATGAAGTTACTTAATGATAGAGTTGATGACGATAGAAAGATTGAACAGTTGATTCGTGAAAAAATATCGCTGTCTAAAGAATTATCTATTTTAAGAAAACAAGCTATGGGCGTATTACCGATTGAAGAGTGGGATGACTACTGCACATTTATTCAAGAGTGCATAGATAAAATATTAAAATAAAGTTTACTTAATATAATTTATTTTTCTTTATAATTAAAATAACGCGTGTTGACTATGTTGACATGCGTTATTTTATGCGTAGTTATAAATTAGTTGACGTTTTAAGTTAAATGATTTATAATATTATTGTAAATTATATTAAGGAGATTTACTATGAGATTATGGCACATAGATTTAATTCCATATTTACCTAAAAGTCAGCTATTAGCACAATGGCGAGAATTAAATTCTATTTTTAAGAAACAAGATAAACATATTTTGATAAACTATATTTATAAGTATCCAAAAGATTACTTATATTATTACTCTAATAAAGTTTTAGTAGAGATGGTTAATAGGGGCATCTCTATAAAGTCTTGGGATAATTATAGAAATTATTTTTCAAATTTTTTGATGTCGGGTGTTTATACTCATGAAGATGACGAACCACTTAAATATGACGAACATAATGCAGAATATTTAGCAATATGCTATCATAATTTACTAGAAAAGTATAGACGTGGACAAAAAGATTTTAGTGAAAAGCAGTATAGTAAACTAACTAAGTTATATCATACGTATTGTATATAGATTATAATAGAGGTGTGATATGTTAGCAACAGAAATTAAAAACAAATTTATAGACGCAAGAAAAGCTCAAAATAAAGAATTAAAGGCTACTTATGAACAAGTAGTTGCAAGAATGATAAATGAAGAAAAATCAGGTAAGTATCCTGTAACTATGAAAGAACTTCCTGATGATGCAGTTCAAGGTTTAATTATTAAAATAATTAAAGAGTTAAAGGAAACTCAATCTTATTATAAACCTGAACAAGAACAATTTATAGTTTTAGAGAATCAAGTAAAAGAGTTGTCTCAATATCTTCCTAAAGAATTGTCTGAAGATGAAGTTATCACCATTATTAAAAAGATTGTAGATTCAGGAGAATCTAATCAAGGAAAGATTATAGGAGCAACTATAAAAGAAGTCGGTAATTCTTTTGATAAGAGTAAGATTGCTGGGTTAGTTAATAAAATTCTTAGAGGTTGATATTCATGTATAAAGATGAAGTAGTCTCTAGAATTAAAGTAAATGGTAAAACATATAAACTTCCTACTAGAGTTAAAATCACAGCAGAAGATCAAGAGTACTGTTTTAAGGAACAAGATGAATCTATGCTGTCATTAATTCTACTTAAACTATTGTGCAAAGAAGAGGACATTGGTAATGAATAAATGCGAAACTTGTGTCTACACTATAGATTACGGTGAAAGATTTAAGGAATATGCTCCTTGTGATGATTGTGAAAATTATTCAGAATATCAGAGTGTAGAAGAAGCTAGATATACTGAAGCAATAAATGATTTTCCAATTGAATATAGACAAAGATATAAGAAAGATTGTATGTATGATTTAGTGAATTATGTCTTAACATCTTTAGTTAAAGATCCTATAGAGCATTACCAATTTACAAAAGTTCTTAAGAAAGCCTATAAAGATTGTACTGGTGAAGATTACAAGAAATCTGAGGTGAAATAATGTTAAAATATATTCAAGGTGATATAACTGAAATAGAGTCTGGAATAATTTGTCAACAAGTGAATTGCCAATCTGTGATGGGGAGTGGGCTTGCTAAAGCTATTAGAGATAAATGGCCTAAAGTTTTTGATGAGTATAAAACTTTTTTAAATACTCACACTTATTCTGCACGATTTAATTGTTTAGGTAGAGTATGTTACTATAGTCCTAGTAAAGATATTATAATCGCTAATGTTTATGGCCAATTTAATTATGGACGTGAAGATAAACGATACACTAATTACGCTGCGTTATTTAAGGGTTTGTGTGATATAGTAGATATGTATTCTTGTAGCGATAATAAGATATATGTTCCTAAAAATATAGGATGTGGATTAGCTCATGGTAATTGGGAATTTGTAGAAGAATATCTAAAAGACTTATCTGAAATGTATCATAAAGACATTTACATTGTGGAGAAAGTATGAGTTTTGATATGATAGTTCAAATAATCGCTTGGACTATGCTTACAATATTATTTATAGTGTATATTTGTAGCTTATATCCAAAAGGCTTGTTAAAAATTCAAATAGATATAGACAAAGATATTAGGACATGCGAAGATTATATAAGATACACAAATTTATTGAAATATAAGAATCTGTTTAGTTTTCAAATAAATACTAAAGTAAAAATTGAAGGTTCAAAATCTACAGGTGTTATAATAGACAAGCTTAAATATAAAGATAAGTTTGTATATGCTGTAACACATCAGTATAAGAAAGTTGATAATTTAAAATATTTAAAAGTAGTTTGGTACTATGAAGACCAACTAGAAATTTACTAAAGAAGCTACTCAATGAAGAGTAGCTTTTATTTTATAGTTGACTTTTTAACGCTATTAGTGTATAATATCTTTATAAAAATAATTTTGAGGTGTCACAATTATGGATGTTTTAAAGGAAATTGAATTAGAGAATAAGTATAGAGATGCTATTGAAAGAAATAAGAAAGAACTTAAAAGTGTATCAAAAGCTATAGACGAAACTGCTAAAGAATTTGACGTAACTAATAAGACAATTATAGATTGTATGAATTATGAAGATTATGTTGCTTTTTTAATTGAAGAGAAAGTAATTCCTGACATCGATAGATATGACTTTATAGAAAAGAATTTTGATAAAGAGTATCTTAATAGCATTGGAGACGCTTGGTTGAAGTAATATATAAGGAATGTAAAACAATGATTTCTAAGGATAGATTTGTAGAGTATATAAATTATATAGACAATCTAATTAAGAAGGAGCGAAAGTTCAATAAGGACCTCTCGAAGTGTTTTGGTGCACAAAATGTTAATAGCATTTTTATCTTCACAGATGTTATTGAGAAGATGAGAAAGATGCTATGCGATCTCATGAAAATTGATTACAGAATTGATGATGTATTTGATGGTGGAGACATTATAGGTTACTTTATGTATGAAAGAGATTTTGGTAGAGAACCTGGATCTAATAAATGCATAAGTGAATTTATAAATGATGAAGAAGTCTTTTATGACATATCATCTCCTGAAAAATTATATGATTATATTGTTTCTGAACAGAGTAAATCTGTATAATTCTTTAGGAGATTTTATATGACAAATAAAGATTTTTATGAAAGAAGTAAAAACTTCTGTGGTGATATAGAAGCGTGGTTTAGTAATTGTGTAAAAGATACCGACTTATTTAGAGTTTGGTTTAAAGATCATGAAGATGAAGAATGCAATTACTATTATTTCGTGAATATGATTAAAGTAGGAGATAGATATTTAGTAGGTTTAGTAAATTATGGCTGCGAACCTGGTAAAGAATCTATCTGGTATGATTATGTTGACGAAATGAAGTTCGAATTAGTAACTAATGAAGAGGATTGCGACTAATGAAACTAGATAAAAAAGAAATTAAAAGATATTTAGATGAGATTTTTACAGGTGATGAAAATAATCTTATCTTAGCTAAAGGGTATGGAGAACGCGTAGCAAATTATTGGGATATTATTGATTTTGAAGAAGCTAATAACGAAGAACTTTATGATGATGTTCTTTGGGGTAATAGATATAGGAACGAAGCAGAATACTCTAATTCAGAATATGCTACAGGTATTAAGTTCTGTACTAACTATGAAAACCCTGCTGTAAAAGTTTTAGGTGAATTACTTGTTGCTAATATCGCAGCCATTAAAGAAAATAAGCTTGTCCTTTTGTGCGCAAGAAATGAATACGGCAATGATATGTGGGATGTAGTTGTTTGTGTTAATAAAGATGGTGATATTGTCTTACATGAAGTTAGAGATGATGGCATGATTAGCGCAAACGTAGAAACAATCAAGGAATTTAAAGACTATACTATATAAAAGTGAGGAGTAAAGAGATATGAACTGGTTAATAACAGCGATTTGCTTTTTAATTGGACTTTTAGCAGGAATTGTTCTATTTAAGCTATAGGAGTGAAGATGAAATTAGTAGAATTTGTAGAGAAATATGTAAGTCATAACGATGTGGTTTATTTATATAATAAACATAAAGTTCCAGATCCAGAAGATGATAAAGTCATGATTTGGGAGTGGGATTTGCTTTGGAAGGGAATGGATTGGCAAATAGCTATAGGTCCTGGTGAAGAAGAATATTTCAAAGTACATCCTGAGGTAGAGAAATGTCCATATAGAGATAATGAAGTAATTTCTATCTGTCCAGCTATAGACGGTTTTAGAGACTGTACAGATGAAGTAGGTATAGTTATCGCTGTCATAGATGATTTAGTAGAACCTATAGAGACAAAACCAGCTTATAACGTATCTAAGATTTCATCTAATGGACCTGTATGTGTAGTGTGTGGTGAACCTATGGACGAAACTTATAGAGGCTCAATGATGTGCTGGAGTTGTGAGCAAAAAGTTAAGGAATATAGTGAATGAAGAAAGAACTAATTTTTAATGTGTATCATAGAAGTTCAAGCAATAAAATTGAGTTAGTAAATATTCTTGATTATGATTTTATAAGAGAAGAACTAGTTGAACTTCGTAAAGAATATAAAAAAGGTTATAAAAAATTCAATGAAACTTGGTTCTATGCCTATAATAAAAATGGTATGAACGTAGAATTTAATCCAGAGACTTGTATGAAAGCTGGTGGATTTAACAATAAGTTTAAAGATGAAGTATTTGCTAAGAGATTAGAAACAGTTTTAAGATACTATTTCTGGTCTAGATGTGAATGTGAGATTGTTTTAACAGACTGGCCTACGTCAATAACGCATAAAGAACTTGAAAAATTAGTGAGTGAACCAGTTACTTATAGACACAGCGTAGAGTTAGACATATCTAAGAAGATAGATATGTTTGAACAAGTTCAAAATAACTGGAATATATTTATAGATTATGTTTGGTCTAATTTAAATGACGCAGACTTAACGTTAAAATATACAAGATATGATAAGGTGAATAATTGATGAGTGAACGTATAAAGAAAATAGATTTGGAAGTTAGTAACAATATTTCTAATGAACTATATAACGTAGTTAAATCAGACGTGCCTACGGTTGATTTCATAGTTAATAGATATTTAGATAAAGAAACAGCCGATCAATATGCTAAGAAAATTAAAAAACAATTAAAAAAGCAAATTAAAGCTACTGAGAAATTGAAAGAAACAATTTTAGAATTATCTTATTTATACGATGTAAATGATGAAGTAATTCTTAAAGATCCTATTAGAAGAGCTGTTATAGTTAAGAGACTTCCAGTAGACCAGATTAGATATGATAAAAAGAAATATGGTGTACTATTTGAATTTGATCGTGCATATAGTGCATATAAGTGTGGTCAACTAAAAGCAGAAGACATAAACTGTCCAGTGTTTGTGAGAGAAGATGAGATCGAGCCTTATCCTGGAACACAGGAACATATTAAGAGGCTTACATCGGCGTATTTAGATTTACGTAAAAAAGAAGGTATCTAATGACAGGCTTAGAAGCGTATAAATCGTTAGTTGAGTCAAGTGATAAACTGGTTAATGTTGGATATAAATATAAACGAAATAAAGACTATGATGAATTAATCTTTAGAGATCTTAAGATTTTAGAATTCATTAGACATCATATTGAATCAGTTACTAATGAGTGTAGTTTATATAGCAACATTGCAACTGTAACATTCAGCTTTGAAGTAGATAAATTTCCTGAAGTAGCTGAATTTATAAAAAATGCGCATGATTATTCATTGCATAAGGGGTGTAGCATATGAAATTTTTAAAATTTTGTTTTGGAGTTCTAATTTTACTTGCAACGTTATGTTTACCAATCATAGCAGTTATTACTGCATTAGCGCTGCCTTCAGCGTTCACTGGTAATATACTCTGGATCTTATTAGAGATACCAGGATTTCCAATAATTCTTTATTACGCACTTGAAATATATCCTAAAACAAATTTGTCTGATTACGCTTGTGATTTACTAGAAGATCGTTGAGGTATGTAAATGAAAGTACTTGTAGAATCTAATAATTATAGATTATGCACTATAACCAAAATTAATCATGAAGAAGTAAGTGAAAAAGAAGGCTTATGCATAGATAAGTTATCGAGTTTTAGTGAAAATAATTATTATGTAATTATGGACATTGCATGGGACAATGTACACGGTTGCTGTGAAATAACTAGTGTTGACACTAGAATTTTAGATATAGCTGATGCTGAATGGCAAATAGTTAAACCAATGATTAAAGTAGCTCATGATATTCTAGAATTAGCAAATAAGGTGATAGAATGAATAGAAATTATAATGTACAATTTTTTGGAAAAGAAGATGTTAAGAAAGGTCTTCACTTAGAATTTATAAACAGTTTATTAATGTTTGCAAGTAAATCTGAGTGCGGATACTATAATGATATACACGTAACTACGGATGGCGAAACTATAGAAGTAGAATGGTGTCAAAGATTCTACGATTGTGATGATGAAGGGAAATTTCAATTTGTAGATTCCGATGAAATAGTTATGATAGAAAGAGAAATGCCAGATAATACTTATAGATATTTCTTAGATGAAGAAGATTATAATAATCAATTAAATGAATTTTTGAAAGAACACCCTAATTATTATAAGACACAATTTGGTCGATGGGCTAATAAAAATTTAGAAATAGATTATAGAGACTTAGTAGATGAAGAGAACAAATAATTTGATTAAGTGACCAAAATTAGTTGACATTTGGTCACTTTTGTTTTACAATAAATTTGTAAATATATAATGAGGTATGTTATGAATAAGAATTTACATAGAGGTAAATCCAAAGCTACAGGCAAATGGGTTAAAGGTTATTTAATAGGTGATGACGTTTTAGCTAAGCAAGGTACTACATATGATTTAGATGAAGGCTATATCAATGGCTTAGACGCTGATGAAGTAGATCCTTATACTGTAGGAATGTCTACAGGAATTATAGACGAAAACGATGTAGAAATATTTGAAGGTGATATCGTAGAAGTAACTGTGAATCAAGTAGAAGATGTCGATGTATATGGTAGAGGTGCTAAAAAGATAGGCTATATAGTTTATGACGATAACTATGGATTATACACATGTAAAAACAACTTTATGAATTTTATAACTTGGTCTTTTAATGATTATAAAGTTATAGGTAATGTATTTGATAACGTTAAACTTTTAGAAAAGAATCATGAATGATAAACTTTATAGAGATTTTGAAATAGTATATACAACAAAGGTTGCTTACAAAATGACTGAGTTTTGTTCAAGTAATTCTAATTTAGATGAATGTAAGAAAAAGTTGCATAGTCTTTTAAATGACTTAATTATTTGTCATGAAATCACTAGATATAAAGTAACGTATGATAAAGACTTAGCAACAATTTTATTATATGATTGCGGTGTATTTCCGATAGCGAGAGCTGTATTAAATTTAGGTATAGAGGTTAAATAATGAAAAAGTGTGATAGTTATCATGTTAGAAAAGAGAGACGTTATTTAAATGATTTTGAAAAAGGTTACTACTATGCACATGGCATAAAGAAAGATTATATTGATGAAGAAGTTACTGAATGTTATGGCACTAGAGAATGTGATCCTTGTAGCTGCGGCGGAGACAGAACTAAATGTGACTTTTATGAAGATGTAAGAAAGAAAGCTAAAGCTGAATTAAAAAAGGCTAAAGATAAAGTTAAAAGAGATCCAAATGCTATATGTCCTATTTGTGGTTATCCTTTATACCCTAATGAAAAAGATTGTGGGTGTCAATGTTATTATGCTGGTAGTTGTCATCCTGATAGAAGTAAGAGAGAAAGTGTAGTGTATGAACATTTATACTTATTAAGTTCAGATCAACTTAAACATATTATAGATCTTCAAAGGAAGAAACAAATAAGTTATGCAGATGAAGAAAAGAATAGAATAGTTGAAGAACTTAAGAAAAATAAGGAGAAAAAACATGAATAAAATAGTTAGAGAACTTAAACGTAGAATAGAACAATTAGAATCTGATTTAGATGATCAGAGAAAATTAAACAAGTTCTTATCGTATGATAATAATAAAGTAATTATTACTGATAGATTTATGCAAGGTATTTGTTTGGTATACCCTATAGTAAATTATATTAAAAATGGGAATCTTATAGAACTATGTTTACCGCTTGAAGCGAGAAGTAAAGAATATAAGTTAATCATGAGTGATAATAATAGAGCTATATTTGAAATGGAAAATGCAATGTATGTAATAAATAAAGATAATGGCACCTATTGTTCATGTCCTAAAGATTTATTTAAGTTAACAGAGTCTAATGTAGATTCTAAAAAAAAAATCTAAGGAGATGAAGTAATGACAGGATTAGAAGCTTTAGAAAAGTTAGATCATACATTATGTATGAATTCAAATGAAGGTAATCTTAAATTTGGAATTGATACATATGAAAATCCTTCATGTGATTGTAAAGATGTAGATGAAATGGTAGATTGTTTAGAAATAGTTAAACAAGATTTACAAGATCTTGAAGAAATAAAGAAAGCATTTAAACCAGTGATTCAAAAGATACTAGACAATATAGATGCATTGAAAGATTATTATAATCTATAATTTATTTTAAGCTGAGAAAATTAGTTGACATTTCTCAGCTTTTGTTTTATAATTATATTGTAAAATATTATAGGTGATAATTATGAATATAGGAATAACTTTTGGGACTTATTGTCCTTTACATCAAGGTCATATGGATCTTATAATGCAAGCAAAGAAAGAAAATGATATTACATTTGTTTTTGTTTGCGGATATGATGACGATAGAGGTGGAGATATTTTACCTTTACAGAAAAGATTTAGAATCATATCAAATTTTTTAACTGATGATACCGTTATTGTTTGTAAGATAAACGATACTGAGTTAGGACTTGATGAATCTATGTCTGATAGTAATTGGAAAATTTGGATGTCAGAAGTAGTTGATCAAATAAGAAATAAGTTATTACTTGGAAAACAAACCACACATAATTTTAATTGGTATGTCGGTGAACAATCTTATGTAAGTGCTATAAAAAGAAATTGGCAGTGGATTTATTATATTCCAAAAGTTGCATACATTAATCGTATTGAAAACCCAGTATCGGGAACGTTATGTAGAACAGAACCATTAAAACATTGGAATAAGATTACTACACCGTTTAGATCATATTTTAGTCATAATATTTTAATAGCAGGAACAGCGTCAGAAGGTAAGTCTACATTAACAAGAGATATTGGTAAATATTTTAATCTTCCTTATTCTTATGAGAAGGGCAGAGATATTTGTAAGATAAAGACAGATAACGAATTTACTGTTAAAGATTTTATTTATAATATTTACGAACAAAACAAGTATAATGAAGAACTTATTTGTAGTCCTCAAAATCCAGGTGTATTTATAAGCGATACAGATAATATGGTTACTTTAATGTATGCTTGGTCTTATAAGAATAGATCAAATTTTGCGTTAAAACCTGAAGATTATCAATTATTAGAAGATCTTGCAAGAGTGTATTCTAAAACAGTTAAATGGGATAAGATATTTTTACTTAAACCTTCAACACAAGATATAACAGATGACGGCGAACGATATATGCCAGATTCTGATTATAACATAAGACGAATATTTTATGATAACTTAAGAAATTTCTACGATAATTTTGGTTACAAGTATGAAGAACTTGAAGGTAGAGATTATTATAATAATTTCTTAAAGGTTAAAAACTATATAAATAATTTATATAAGGATTGAAATGAGTAAAGTAGATTTGATAGATAGTTTAAGTGATATAAAACAACAAATTATATATTTTCAAGAAACAGAGATGTATGAACATAGTAGAAGTTTAACTGATGATGAGTTTTACGATGTAATGAAACTTACACAGGCAGCATATGATAGTTTAGTCGAAGCAAAAGATTATTTAAAGGATAGATTAGGAGATGATTAAAATGAAAAAGATAGAATCAATAGAATTAATTACAACTGAAGATATTAATGGGAATTCTTCAGAATCAATTATTGCGTTAGCAAATAGAATGAATGAACTTATAGTAAAGTTCAATGCGCTTAATGAGATAGTATTTAAGCAACTTAACAAAACTGAACAAAAAGTTAAAAAGGAAGAAGTTACTGATGTCAACAATAATGACTAAGGAAGAATTTAATAAAAAATATTGTGAAGGTTGTGGATCTCAAAGATGTCCAGGTGTTTTTTGTGAGGACATGTCGTGGGCTGAAGGTTGTTCTAACTATAGACAATTTGTTTTAGGTGAAGAAGAGAGTAAGGAAGATAAGTTTTATAGAGAAGTTGTGATGAATTCTTTTAATAAACATAAAACAACTAATGAACAAATATTAGAAACTATGGAGAAGGCCGCAGCTGAATCATGCGAAGCTACTCATAATCCTGGAATATTTGTAATATCTAAAGATGATTTAGATAAGTTAACTGAAAAATCTGAATCTATGACTAAAGAACTTAAATCACTACAAGATAAAATACGTAAAAAAGTTAAGATGACAGATGATGAATATGATTTTACGCCTAAAAATCCTGATGACAATATGAAAAAATGGGGAATGATTTATTTAGCGCAAGAAATTAAAGCAAATGTGTATAATCATGGTAGAGATGTTCTTAGTATTGAGAGTGTTATAGAAGATATAGACAAAGCTTTAGATACATTTGGAATTAGCATGAAGGAGACCAACTAATATGGGATTTGATTTACATTACTCTGGAAGTAATACAAAGAAGCTTCCTCAAAAGAAAGATAGTGGAAACTACACTAAGATGTATAATAAGTACGCATATGATGATTTCTTTACTTTATCTAAAACTACTTTAGGTGAGAATAGTGATCCTTGGACCGAAGGTCTTGAGCTAGTTAAAACAGCGCCAGTAGTTGTGGCCGCAAATGGCACAGTAGATTATTGTTCAACAACTGGAATATATTTATATGAAGAACTGATGAATCTGAATGAAGGTTCAGAGAATGCGTGTTTGAAATATCTTAAAGAAGCTGTAAAGAAACAGTGTGTAACAAAGTATGTATATATACAAGTTTATTAATATAAAGGTGGATTATGAACAAATTTAAACAATTGTTAAAAGAAGAATTTGTAAATGGAATGAAAACATTTGACTGGTGTTTTCTTGCGTTTGGTCTATTGTTACAAGTAGTAGCAATTATATTAGCTGCGACTATTTCAAGTTTGCATGATGATTATTTAGCTATAACAGCTATTTCAGGAATTACAGGTGTAATTTCAGTTGTACTATGTTCAAGAGGTAAGATAAGCCAATACTTCTTCGGATATATTCAATTATTTACGTATTTATTCGGTGTAGCAATTCCCTGTGGTTTAGGTGGCGAAACAGCTGAAAATATTGTCTACGCTGTTACAATGATTATAGGGATATTTATTTGGATTAAGAGATACCGCAGAAAAGATGAAGAAACTACTGTTGAAACTAAAAATATGACATCATTCTCCTGGGCGATTACATCTGCTGCTACAGTTATATCTATTCTTCTATTTGCAATGTTGTTAAAGTTTGTTCCTTCAGTGAATATCTGGTTAACAGGTTCGGAGAATCCTGCTCCATTTTTAGATAGCGTAACTACAATAGTTCCTTTAGCAGGACAGATGTTAATGGTATTTGGTTATTCTGATCAATGGATTTTCTGGTTTATTGAAGATGTAATGAGTTTAGTAATGTTCATTGTTTTAGGAAATGGAATAATGATTGCTCAATATATTTTCTGGACAGCTAATTGCGTTTATGGCTATTTGAATTGGAGAAAACTATCTGTAAAAACGGTTGATAAGTGTGAAGTTGTTTGATATAATATTAAAAAAGTAAAATACATATGAGTGAAAAATGTAAAGATTGTATATATCAAGGTTATATTGCTGAGGCAGGCATGACTTGGTGTAATAAAGATTGTGATACTGAAGCTGAAGATTGTGAGCAATTTCGTAGTTATACTTCAGCACAAACTATAACATCTATCACAGTAGATCCAGCTAATATGGTGTCCGCCGGTTATATGAATGAAGATGGCTCACTAACTAAATTAGGACAAGATCTTTTAAATGAGGTGATAAACATTAAAAGTCCATATGTATTTGATCCAGGAAATATATCTAGCGTTATCACAACTACAGGTGTAGATGACACTGTTACTGAAATACGAAGAGATGTGATAGATAAAGAAAGTCTTTTAAATTATATTAAAATGCGTCAACATGAAGATATTGTTAACGCTATGAATACAGATGATGTTAGTAAATCAAGTTATCATAAAGGTAAAGCAGAAGCTTACGATCAATTATATATTGATTTAATGGAAGGTAAATTATGAGTGAAACTGAAAATAAGATAATTGAAGAAACTAAAGATATAAAGAAAGAACATCCTCTTAAAACTATTGCGGATATCTATAAGAAATCTGTAGAAGAAGCAGACGCTGAAAATACATCAGAACTATTTAAGCAAGCGTCTATTACTTTCATGAAAGTAGTTAACAATACTTTAAGAAGTAGAGCTACATACGATAAAATATATAAAGCTGGTGAAATAACTTTCGAAGATTTAAATTATCTTGATGGTTATTTTATATTTGGTACTGGAACTAATTCGGTATTTCATTTTCATGTAAAAGAATGTCCTGGTTGGTTATTCGGTATTTGGTGGGACAAACCTGAAAAAGAAGAAGCCAAATATGTTGAAGGCCAACTATTTGCTCAATACGAAGATGACATTGATAAGTTTAAACCTTCTGCTTCTGAACTTGCATTAGACTTTACAATAGTTCCAAAAGAAGACGATAAATGCGATACCTATTATAAAGTCTCCAGCTTCTTTAACTTTATTAGAACTGAACCTTATCTAGCGTTCTGTAGACATCTTAGAGGCTGGAACTACAACGAAGAATATCATACTAGAAGAGAAGCTAAGAAAAGATTTATAGCTCATAAAAAGTGGGCAGATAGAAAAGAGAAATTCAATAAATATACTGAAGAGAAGATTTTAAACTTTTATAAGAAATATATTTTACCTATATATTTTACAGGAGCAACTATAAAACCTATGGGTGAAGGTTGGTCTCCAAAATATGAGATAAGAGTACCTATAAAAGGTAATGAAGATTTAGTTACTAAACCTGGTTGCTACTCACTAAGAAGTGATAATGACCCTCCTGAAATAAAAGCTATCTGGAAGAGATATGATAAAATGATTGATAAATTCGAGTGTAAGAGTAATAAGCTCGGTATTTGTTGGTTTGAATCTAATACGTTAAATGATTCATTTGAAGCGTATGATAAGAAAAGAGGTAGTAAGTGAGTAAGAGCATGATTTATCCTGATTTTGGTTATGTAAAAGAACTCGATGATGAAATAGCGAGTCTCTATAAACAACAAGATATTTTGAACAATAAGATTATTGAAGTTAAGAAAGCTTTAGGTAAAAGTGTTTTCTTAAATCATCAATACTTTGATTTAAATGAAATATGCGATAAATTTCCTGAGAACATCAGCATTGATAAGTTAGTTGTTATACTGAAGAATAAGAGACTTGAAAATATCTACGCTGACAGTTCCTTGGAAATTAAACATGATAAAGAAAATCCATATGTTTATATTAATGATAGTGGTTTTGTAGGGAGCATAGATCTTGTAACAGGTGAGTATATAACTTATAGTTATGGCATTAGAAATAAGCATCCTAATGTTATTGGTATAAGGGAGATAGTGGCGCATGAGTGAAACAAATAATGTGATCGAGATAGATGGTGAAACTTATGTGAAAATGGGTAAGTGTGAATATCAACGCTATTGTGTATATAAGATCATAGAACCTCAAATAAAAGGTTGTCTTGATAGAGAGAAAGAATATATACAACAACTTAAAACAGTGAAAGAGGATACCGTTAAGGACCTTGTAAAGCAGTTAAAAGAAATTACTTGCGAAATGTATCTTAAAGAACAGTTACATCGCTGTATTGATGAAGTTGCTAAGAATTTTGTAGAAAACAGTTGAGGTAATTGAGATGAGAGATATGAATTTGGGTTTACAGTATATTATATATTTGATAAGGTGGCAACTATCAACACCTATTCTCGCTATAGTTCTACAGCTATTAGGTGAATCGTCAGGAACACCTTGGATTCCAACTATAATTGCAAATTTTATAGGTGGTTTAATATTTTTCTGGGTTGATAAATTTATCTTTAAACCGAGAGATAGAAGAACATTATACAAGAGATTCGGTAAAAGTGATACATTAGATTTTTAACTAAAAGACCTTTGAATTTTCAGAGGTCTTTTTTCATCTAGTTGACGTTTTAATAAAAGTATTATAGTATATAGTTATAGGGAGATATATTATGTGTGTTAGTAAAGTGAAGATGACAGTTAGTGATTTACGCAAATTTGGAGATGAAGTTACAGCTGTTTGTTTAGAATTTGAAAATAAGAAAGACACAATTATTTATAAAAAAGATTGTGATCAAAAGTACTGGAAATCTTTAATTAAATGGTTTAAGGAGAATAAACAATGCAAAAAGTGACTGAAAATAAGATTAGAGAATATGTCACTGATCAAATGACCAAAATAGAAACCAAAGAAGATTTAGTTCAATTGATTAAATACTGCGTTGTTAATTTTGTTCTATACGATCAAGACTTCTTAAATGAAGCAATTCCTAAACTAGTTGAAGTAAAACCGATAGATGTAAAGTCATTTACAATGAAATATGTAGATATAAAAAATAAAATTTAAGGAATACAATTATGAAAATTTTAAAAGGTAAAGAAAAAGATTGGGAAGAATGTCAGAGAGTAAATAGTAGTGATCCATATAGCAATGGTGTTATAACTTATGTCAAGCGTTGGGCCGAACTTATGGAAGAAGAAATAGCTAAAGGATCAAAGTTAAATGAGATAGCTGAGACTACTTCTCATAAAGCAGATACTGAAGGTATAACTGGATTTATGTATGGTTGTGCTGTATCAATTTTATCACAAATTTGGGAATATGGCGAAGAATTAAGAGCTTGGCATAATGGCGAGTATGGAGTTCCTGAAGCTAAAGGTGTTGTAAATCCTGCGATTATAACTATAAATGATTGATTTGAAATTATACAAGAGAACAGATTTCTCTTTAACATCTATTTAATTGACTTATTAGTGTTAATGGTTTACAATATAATTATAAAATTAAAATAGAGAGAAATTATATGGATGATGGAGTGTCGTTAAGTAAAAGAGAGAAAGCTTATTTGAAAGCTGCGAAAGACATATCAGTACTAAGTGATCACAGATGTAAAATAGGTTGTGTAGTTGTAGATCAACATAGAATTGTTAGTTCTGGTCATAATAGCAATAGTAAAAAGCACAGTGTTCAAAGAGATATTGACAGTAAATATTTTAAGTGTAGTTGTGATGGTAAACTCCATGCTGAAACAATGGCACTTCTTCCATATATTAAAAGTCATGCAGATTTAAGTCATGCAACACTTTATACTTATAGAAAAGATAATAATGGTCATTTAGCTCAAAGTAGACCATGTCCTAGATGTATGCAGTTAATAAAATCTATGGGAATTAGAAAAATTATTTACACTACAAATGATGGCGTTTGTAAAGAAAGACTTATTTATTGAAGGGGTTATTTATGAAAATTATTTGGGGATTAGTTTTATTTTTAGTAGTTCAAGTTGTACTTAATATATCAAAATTCGCTAAAGGATTTGAAGATAAAGATTTTCATTATGCAGTAGGATGTCTTTTAACATCGATAGGATGCATTATAGTTTTCATAGTGTATTCACTCTGTAAATATGGTGTAATTTTATAAGGTGATATTATGAAACTTTGGATAGATGATGTTAGACCTGCACCAGAGGGCTATAATACAACTTGTTTAAGCGTAGATGAAGCTAAAGCTCGTATTGAATTGTATGAATCATATAACGATGATTATTATAAAATAGAGCTTATTGACATAGATCATGACGCTGGAGCTTTTACTTGTTTTGGCGGAGATTATATTAAACTTTTAGACTGGCTTGAAGAAACTGGTAGAAATTATCCTATTCATATTCATTCGATGAATCCAGTTGGTGTAGAAAACATGAGAAGAATAATTCAAAGAAATGGTTGGAAGGAAGTGTAATGGGTAAGATAGCTTATATTTGTGATTATTGTGGCACTATAGTTTCTGAAGATGCGATAGCTGATCACGAAGCTATGTGTGATAATAATCCTAGAAATAAAACATGTTTAACTTGTGCTAATTGCACTAGAAGAAATAATTATTGGTTAAGTGGAGAGCTTATCCAATGCAACATTCCCGGTAAAGGTACAGAAGAAACTTATATACAAAGAAATTGCACTAATTACTTAAAAGGAAAACCAACAGTTTATAAGGGATGTTGATATGACTAATACAGAAAAGAATGAAGCATTAGCCATGCAAAATATCATTAGTAATGTTATCTATAGAGAAAATGAAAAATCTCTTAATAAGTATGGAAGAGTAATGACTAATGAAACAGAATATCTTTCAACAAGAATCGCTATTGAATTAGCGAGAAAGAACTTTGGTAACTTAAAACCATATCAAGATGATATTGAAGGCTTATGCATGGATTTAACTGCTGAACATAGTATTAATGAATCTATAAAATTAGACACAGTTAAAGAAGTTATTAAAAAGATTTTAGAAGATTCAGTGTCAAATGTATCGGTAGATTATATAAAAGATATAGCGAAAGAATATGGGGTAATCATAGATGACTAAGAGTTATTGGTTCAACTCTGAAGAAGAATACAAAGATAACGTACAGGACTATAATGATAAATTGTCTGAAAGTGAGTTTGGTCAACTTCTTCCTTATCTTAAACAAGACGTGTTACATGAAGTATATGAGAGTGATAGAGTTCTTGGTAATGTAAGTGATTTACTTTTTAATATGCTTATATTTGCAAGAGACACTGAAAATAAAAGTGTTGTTCTATCTGAAGAAGATATTGAGTTTCTTTATGATATAGCAAATAAGAAAAAACAAGTTAAGTTTATGAGATGAGGCTTAAAATGATTAAAGACATTGATAAGTATTTCAGAGTTAAGCACGATAAAGTAATTCTTAAGACGACTAACACACGAGACGAAGCTGTGAAGTATTGCGAACAAAAAGCTAGAAGTTTTGTTCCTATAAGAGTTAGTCCGAGTGAGTTTGTAGATAATAGTGTCGTATTTACGATAGAATTAGTTCAAAATAAAAAAGTTGTAACAAAAGAATTGTATACAACTATAGTTGTAATGAAGAGGTGAGATATGTTAATTATATTGTTAGTATTATTTATAGCAATGATTATTGTAGGATGTGCCTTTTATGAGTATGCAGAAGGTTGGCTTGCTATGACAATTTTAGGCGCTATGGCTGCAGTTAGTACTGCAGCAGCAATGATCATAGGTTTTGTAAAAATAGCAGAAGAGCCTATTTATGAAGATAAAATTGCTATGTACGAAGAAGAAAATACTAGGATTGAGGCAAGCGTAAAATCTGTTATTGAAACTTACATGGATTATGAAAAAGAAATTTATGGTGATATAGATATTTCAGAATTAAATGGCGAAAAGCTATTGTTGTTGACTTCAGTATATCCTGATTTGAAAGCTAATGAACTAGTTCAAAATCAGATAAATTTATACATTGAAAATAACAATCAGATTAAAGCTCTTAAAAATGATAAATTAAATATAAGAGTTTGGAAAACAGTCTTATATTTTGGTAAATAATTATGAAAGATTATGAAATAGAGATACGTGATGCAAGCATATGTCCTTGTAATGAAGCTTATAAAGAAGTTTACGGCGGACTATACACATTAGAAATTGCTAGAAATCTAGCAGAATCACAACCCACACCTGCTGATATAAATTATTCTTTAGAGAGATATAATCTTATTCGTAGAGCGTATTGGGTGAATGGACAAAGAGAAAAAGCGATGAATCTACCTTGCGCAATTACTCGTCCTATGGGTTACGTAATTCTTATGACTGAAAGTGGCGCAGTAGTCGGTAGATTTACTGTAGATGGTAAAGTTACATCATTAAATTCTTACTTAACTCCTGACAGCGAGTATTATGAATATAGTGCAGGAGAATCAGCACGTATAAATAAATGGTTAGCTGATGTTGATGGCAGCTATGGTTCTAACGATGATGGCGTATTTTTCTTTACAACTGATGGTAAATATGTAGAATGGAGCGGTATTTATCTATATTCTGATATTCCATTCATTATAGAAAATCCAGTAATTACGGTAGAAGGTGACTAATAATGAGAAAAATTATAATTGTAATATGTAGCATCTTGGCTGCGTTATTAATTGGTTTTGGAGTTTGGGCAAATTGTACACAAAGTGGTATTAGAACTATGGAAACGTGGAAAACTAATTTACAACATGCAAAAGACGATACTAATTATGAGACTAAAAAACAAGTAGAAGATACTTGCAGAGCAATGATAGCCGAATATAATACGGATGTTAGTCGATATAACTTATACAAAGATAGTCAAGATTCTGAAAAACAACGTTGGGCTGAAGAATCCTATATGAGAGCTTGTGAAACCGCTAATAAGTATAATGAATATATTTTAAAGAATTCATTCGTATGGAAGAATAATGTCCCAGATGACATAAAGATGAGTCTTTCGACACCAACAAGATAATTATGAAGAAATATAGAGTTTGTTATCATTCCTATAAAGAAGGAATAGATGTAGATAAAGAACAAATAGTAGAAGCGAGAGATATTTTAAACGCTTATGACATAGTAGAACACTATTGTTATAACATTTATGCAACTTTTGAGGCTACAAAAATCGAGTTAGTTAGTGAGGATTAACATGAATTACGTAGAATTATGGACTGCGCAAATTATAGCATTAGCTAATCAGGAAATGTGGTATAACGTAAGATGTAAACAATTGAGTAATTTAGAATCATTGACTAATAGACATATTTCACAAAAAGCAAGGGAGTTAACCGAATGAGTTTTCAAGGAAATTTTAATAATAATTTAATAGGTATTGCTGCGGCCGCGAGTCTTGTAGCTATAAATAATTCAATAAAGGAATTAGGTTTCGCTAATTCAGATGATTTAACTCATGCTATAAATGAACTTAAAATAGCAATAGCGGATTGTAAAGATAGGAATATTGACTGTGCGAATAAAGAACAACTTCTTAAAGAGTATATAGAAGTTAAAAATAAATATGATGAAGAAGTTAGAAAGCAACAAGAGAAGCAGAGAAAGACAGGAAAGACGTTAGGCATAATATTTTTAGGTGGCGCTATTGTGTGTACTATAATTATGATTGTAACTCTATGTATGATGTGTTAATTATAGAGGAAAATGTATTATGAAAAACTGTTTATTTTGTAAAAAGTGTATAAATGATCCTGAAGTTGGCTATGAATGTGGTTTAAACGTTCCAGGTAATTGGGTGCATAGTTGGAAAGATCAAACTAGTGACAAGTCATGTTCTGATTTTGAACTTGATAAGAAATATTTAGAGGAACAGTTAAATAATGGTTATGAAATACCTACTAAATATTTAAAAGCTTACATAGATAGCACGTTGAAGTTAAAAGATTACTGTGTTACATTTGTACCTAAATTAGATAACGTTGAAGAAAGACTCATGAAAACTAAACAAGCTTTTATGAAACTCCCGGATGATTCAGCTGAGAAGTTAAAGAAATTGTTTGAAAATAGCGAAGAATTCATTATTGAAGAATTCAAAATAGAGGATGAATGATGATTAAACAAATGAAAGTTTTAGAAGAAGGTTATTTAATTCGTAAAACATGGCATACAAAAGTTACTGGTTCAACTAAAGTGGAAGAACATGTAGAATATGTAAAACCAAGAGAGTCTTCAATATTTAAGACACGACTTAACGCTGAAAAAGTTAAGAAGTTTGAAGAAGAAAATTCATCTAAATTCATTAAATATGAAATACTTGAAGCTCGTATTTTAGTAGAGGATAAAGAAAGAGAAGTAGATCCTATTGATAAATGCATAAATTTAGATGTAGGCAACTACGCCTCAACTGAAAGAGAGTTATCAAAACATGTTCATCTATCAGATGAAGAAATTGAATAATTAAATAAAAATTAACATTAAATGCTGAGGAATCTATGAATCTTCAGCATTTTTAATAAACTAAAAATGTATAATTATTTATAAAATTATGTTATATGAGGCGTTAAATGGATTTTAAAAATTTAAAAGAAAAAGATAACGAAGTATATAGTGCTATTAAGCAGGAATTGGAAAGACAACAAAATAATATAGAACTTATAGCGAGTGAAAATATTGTCTCTGAAGAGATTCTAGGAGCTGCAGGCAGTATTTTAACTAATAAATACGCTGAAGGATATTCAGGTTCTAGATACTATGGTGGTTGTCAATTTGTAGACATTGCTGAAAACTTAGCAAAAGAAAGAGCTAAGGAATTATTTAATTGCGAATATGTAAATGTTCAACCTCATTGCGGTGCTAATGCTAACTTTGCAGTTTACTTTGCAGTGTTAAATCCAGGTGATACAATTTTAGGAATGGGCTTACCAAGCGGTGGACACTTGACACACGGTTGTAAAGTAGCTGTATCAGGTAAATACTTCAATGCAGTAAATTATGGTCTTACTGATGAAGGTTTTATAGATTATGACCAAATAGAAAGATTAGCTTTAGAACATAAACCTAAAATTATAGTAGCTGGCGCTTCTGCTTATCCAAGAATTATAGACTTTAAGAAATTTAGAGAAATAGCAGATAAAGTCGGCGCTTATTTGATGGTTGATATTGCACACATTGCAGGACTAGTAGCAACAGGTTTACATCCATCACCTGTTCCATATGCAGACTTTGTAACGACGACAACGCATAAAACTTTAAGAGGTCCTCGTGGTGGAATGATTATGTGTAAAGAAAAGTATGCCAAGCTTATAGATAAAGCTGTTTTCCCAGGAACACAAGGTGGTCCTTTAATGCACATTATAGCAGCAAAAGCTGTAGCATTTAAAGAAGCATTGCAACCTGAATTTAAAGACTATCAACAACAAATCTTACGTAACGCACAAGCTATGAGTAAGAAATTTTTAGAAGCAGGAATTAGATTAGTTTCAGGTGGAACAGATAATCACTTAATGTTATTAGATCTTACAGGAACTGAAGTTACTGGTAAAGACCTTGAAACCATGTTAGATGCAGTTCATATAACAGTAAATAAGAATGCAATTCCTAATGATCCTGAGAAGCCTACAATTACAAGTGGCGTAAGAATTGGAACACCAGCTATAACTACTCGTGGATTCAAAGAGGAAGACTGCGAAAAAGTTGCTGAACTTATTATAAAAGTTATAAAAGAAAAAGAATCAGCGTTTGAAGAAGTAACTGCTGAAGTGAATAAATTGACTAATAAATATCCTATCTATAAAAATCTAATGTGATTGGTTGACATATATGACAAATTGTGTTAAAATTAAATTACAATAAGTAAGATGTAATTTTATAGAGGTGCATATATGAATAATAACGTTGAAACATTATCATTTCAAATGGATTGTGAATGGTTATGTGATTTTATTAGAAATAGAATCTTTTATGAAGGTAAATCTTTTAGTTGGGGTGTAGAAACACTAGAAGAATCCTTTGGAATTTCAGAAGAGATAGCTACTGAAATTATTACTGGTACTAAGACTGTTCAAGGTATAAATGAGGGTGAGTTAGTAGATTGTAATAAAACTAAAGAATATCTTGAATACATGCAGAGAGAAGAATCTAATAAAGTTAAAGCTGAACTAGAGCTTGAATTAAATCTTCATCCTATAAAATATGTAGATCCATTTGCTACTTGTTATTCATATAAACACATGAAAGAGCAGATTGAATATTATGATGCACCAGGAGACATTAAACATTTAAGGGAATATTTTCAAAAAGAACCTGCTAATAGTGATTGGTTATTTCAAGGCGGATTATACTCTATTTCATTACAATTCGTAGATAAAAAGATTCAAACAGTTGATGATACTGAAGCGTTTTGGAAACGTTTATATGACTATTGGAACAATGAGCTTACAAGAAACGCTTATTGTTATACTAGCAAAGATATTACTCAAATAAAACTCAGACAAAAATCTTATGAGCTACATTTGAAAAAGGAAGAAGCAAAAACTAAATTTACTAAAGATCAAATAGACAAAGTAGTAAAAGAATTAGCACCAGACAAGTTATTAAATGATAAAAAAGAATATACTTTATGTGATGGCGGAGAATTTTATTATCAACGTAAGGGAGAATATAAGCCATTAGAAAAGGGTGTGTTTCATACTTATGGACTTATCTCTCCAGATGGTGATTTTTATTCATGTGATTTTGCTTCTCATCACATTGCAGCATATGCTATTTGCATAAAAAATAAATGGATAGATGGCACTGAAGAAGACGGCGATCCATTTGAACAATTAGGTCATAAAGCAAAGGATTTATTATATGATAAAGGTTGGGTATTTGTTAGAACGAATGGCGCTGACATGTTTTATTCGAAATGGGATGAAATAGAGAATATGCCACAAAGACAAATGGATACCGCTTACGATTATGTTATATGGGATAGAGAAAAGTAATTAGTAAAAAAAAATGATTTTCGTAATTAGGTAATGATATATGAAATTTAAAAGTGAAATTATTAGATGCGATATTCCGAATGGAAATGGAAGAGTATACTCAAAAGAAGCTATAGAGGATGCTTTAAATTCACCTATAACTAAAGAAAGAATAGATAGCGGTTGTTTCTTTGGCTATCTTTTGGATGATAGAGTGTTAAATAACTACGGCGATCTACCTATGAATATTGCTTCGCATAGACTCCTTAATTATTGGTGGGAAGATAATGTGCTTTGGGGTGAATTCGAAACTCTTAACACTCTTAAGGACAAGTTGTTAGAGGAAAATTTAGATTATAATATGTTTTGTGATAAGAAAAACTGTATGACTATTTATGGTTACGGCGCTTTAAAACCTACGGAAAATGGATGTAGCGTTGTGGAAAATTTTGAATTGACTAATATTGATTTTACTAGGAATAAAGCATAAAGGGGAAGTAACATGATAGAAAAGAAAGTTACATTTGACGTAGTTAAAGTATATGATTGTCATCAGAGTGCAGCTCAAATTCAAGAAGATAAAAATAATCTTATTATAGACGCAGTTGTGCCTAGTTCCAATGATAGTCATAAACTATTAGGTTTGAAAAGAGCAAAGCCAAAAGCCAAAGCTACATGTAGTCTAGATAAAAATCAAAGTATATTTATAACTAAAGAATCTAGAGAAAGACTTTTTAATAAAATAAGTGAATTAGAGAATGATCCTCAAGAACTAGCGGAAAACTATGACGGTGAAGTATTAAAGATGTATAGATTTATGTTTTCTCCAGAGATTTTAGAGGATTATTGTATAGGAAAGATATGGCTTTGTGATAATGCTTATAAATCTATAAGCAGAATGTTAGAAGAAGAATATATTGATTGGAAAAACAAACCAAGAAATAACTTTGTATTTTAATGAGGAATGTATGAGTTTAAGTGATTATAGCGATGAAAAGAATTTAAGATGTCAATTTTGTGGATACTCGTCTCATCCAGAAATTTTACATGTAATTATAGGTAAAAATAAGATCTTACATATGTGTCCAACCTGTACTGTATTACATTTTGATGAAATAGAAAGTCTTGAAGAAGATGAAAGATTTATAGACGATATAACAGGTTATCCTGGTGCGATTTTATTAACTGATCCACAAAGTGAAGAAAGTTATTGTTTAAATAAAGATGCTGCTTTAAGAATGATAAATAGGAGTTTAACTCAAAAAGAGTGGAAGATTTTAAATGAAAAGTACAAATCACGCGGATTCAACTTCGAAATTCATGATGATTTTTATGATGACAACGGGGGAGCTATTCAACCTAACACTTTAATAGAGGAGTGATAATATGTCTCAAACTTTAATAGTAATTTTAATAATTTATGCTTTAATTTCTTTAATTACTCTTATTGCATTTACAGCAGCAACGATTCAAGAAGATGAATTAAAGGTTATATATAAATCACCAAAAGAAATTTATAATAATATTAAAGTAAATTGGTTTGGAGCAGTTTCTATATTTATTCTATTGATTATAGTTTGCCCATTAGGCTACATATTTTATGCTATACCTAAAATCTTATTTACAGTAGGAAGAGAGTAAATTATGAGTGAAATATTACTAATTATACTGTTATCTTATATTGCAATAGGTGGTCTTAGCAGTTTACTTGGTGTATGTTATTACATGGGATTTAAAACGCAAATACTCGGTAAAAATCCTATAGAAATATACCAAGATACAAAACTTAACTGGTTCGGGTCTCTTATAATGTATTTGATATTTTTTGTTGCTTTTCCAGTATTATATATTGCTTTTGCAATTATTAAAATTTTTAGGCTTATATATGATATAGTATATTGGCTATTTACGTTAGGGAGAAAATAATATGACATTTGAAGAAACTAAATATTGTCAAGAATGCAAATATTGTAAAAGAATACAAAAAGATACTCACAGTGGCCAGGCAAGTTATAGAGTAGATTGCAAACATCTACCAAATACCTGGGGAGAGAGTCTACAGGCAGTAATGTACTGTAAGTATAAACAATTAAAAAATAAATAACATTGTGAGGCGGAAATGAATAAAGTAATATTTTTAGATATTGATGGTGTAGTTAATTCTGCTTTTTCTAAAGCTAGATGTCAAGGTTTCATTGGAATAGATGGACCAAAGGTAGCTTTATTAAAACAAATTATAGATGCAACAGATGCTAAGATTGTACTTACATCAACTTGGAAAATAGACTATGAGAAGTATATGTCAGATGGGTTTCATTACAAAGTGGGTAAATATCTCAGAGAAAAATTAAGAGAGCATAACTTAGAGATATACGATACTACAACGAGATATGAAACAAATCTAGCTCATAGAGGAGAAGGCATCTATAATTACGTAAAAGAAAATAAAGTAGATAATTTTGTGATTTTAGATGATGATATTTTTAATGATTTTGAAGAGTATAATTTAATGCCACATTTAGTTAAAAGTGAATGGTCTGGTACTAATCATACTGGCGGGTTAAATGAAGATTTGGTAAGGGAAGCTATAGAAAAGTTGAAGTAAAAGGAATAATATGCTAGATACATTTATTGATGTTGTAACTAAATTTAGACAAATTGATGAATTAAAGAATCATAAGCTTTACAATAATCCATATATACTTATAGGTAAATATGCGTATGATATCATTAAAGAAGAATTAGAAGAATTTCCTCACAAAAGAGATAAAGATATTGTATGCTACAGTATTAAAGGATTTCAAGGATATACTTTAAAAATAATTTATAGTAGTAATTATGCGGAAAATGGTTTCTATATAGATCATATTGGTTTTGATGCTACTGATTATACATTAACAATGTGGCCATATTTACCATATTTAAAAATGATTAACGAAAAAAGTAATACTGAAATAGTATAAGATTATGTATTTGAAAATATGTTTTTAGTGGAGAAAATAAAATGTTAATTAAATTAGAAACTTTTATAGTTGATGGTGGAATACCAACAATTAATGACATAACTGAAGCAATAAATATTTGTAAAGAAAAGAATTGTATTGTAAAAATCATGTGGTTACCTAATGCTTACGCCGGTTGGCATGATACGATCGTTACTATAGATTCTATTGCACAAGATGTTTATGATAGACTTCCAAAGGTATATGGTTTATAAAAATAGATGAAATTTTAGAAAAAGGCAAAGAACAAAATAAGATTAAAGTCGCTAAAAAGATAACTATAAACAGTAACTTTAAACAATACTCAAAGAAACAGCTTATTTATCTTTTAGAGAAATGCAAACATAGCGCTTTCATTGTAAGTGAAATATGCGTTGATGAATCTAAAAGCGATATATCTTCAAAAGATGCGGTAGAGAAAATAAGAAGTAATATATACTTTCCAAATACATTTGCTTCTAAAAAAGAATTACAAGCTGAGATAGACTACGAGAATAGCGAGATATCTGTTGAAACATATAGAAAGATAATGTTGGGTGAATAATCATGACAGACATTAAGTTTAGAGCTAGAGATATAGACACTAACAAATGGCGATATGGTCAATACATTCATTTGCATAGAACAACACATTGTTTTAAAGAAGACAATGATGCAGATAAAGATAATGACATTCATCAGATTGTTTTTGAAGAAATGACTGATTGGGATTTACCGAATCGACATCTGAGAGCTGATATAGATGTAAATACTTTATGTCAATTTACAGGTATATATGATAATAATCATGTAGAAATATATGAGGGTGATATAGTATCTTTCTTCGGTATGAAAGGTGAAATTGTTTTCGATAAAGGTGCATTTGGAATATATTCACATAATATCAACTGGGAGAAGATAGATGAAAATATTCTATTTTATACAAGCTGTAATAATCCATTAGAGGCTTGTATGTGTGATACCTTTATATCATTGTGGGAATTATATTGGAATTTTAATGAGTTAGATAACTGTATAGATTTTGTAAAAATAATTGGAAACAAATATGACAATCCAAAATTACTAGAGGAAATATAAGTGAAAGAATTTATATTTAGAGCGAAAAGAGTTTTAGATAATGAATGGGTTTATGGCGGACTAATTCATCAAACAGACTACTATGGAACAGAAGCAAATAAATACTTTATAATAGATGGCACTAAAACATATGACTACGATATAGGTGAACCAGAAGCTGTGTTTGAAGAAACAGTTGAACAATACATAGGTTTAATAGATAAAAATGGCAAGAAAATTTTTGAAGGAGATATAGTTAATGTAACAGATGGATCTTATTCTGAACTTCATGTAATAGAATATAAACAATCTGTATGTACATTCGCGTTCATTCCGATTAGCAATGCTTATGTTTGGTTGAACCCTACAGACTATACAAGTGATAACTTTGAAGTCGTAGGGAACATATATGATACTCCTGAGCTAATTAAGTGAAGCTAAATAATTAGAGGTATTTGTATACCTTTATAAAATAGTCTATGTGTCATAGCGAATCAACTATGACACATTTTTGTTTTTATTACATAAACATATATCATAGAAGCTAAATTATTTATAATATATTATGAGGTTTATTTACGGGAATACCTTTTGTTACTCCAGATTAGTTAGAAAGTCTCAGAAATGAATTTAAAAGAGAAACAAAGAAGTCTGATATTTGGGAATTAGGTACTGGATTACACAGTATTCAAGCAAAAGATTCTGATTGTTTTGCTATAGGCGATTATAGTTTTACCAATGGTTATGGCGCTCATGCTCAAGCTAATTATTCAGAAGCAGGTGGATTTAATTGTAGAACATTAAAAGATAATGATGGACATGATGCTCGTTACGCTGATGCTAAAGGTTATATGACTGACGCTGGAGGACTTGCTTCACATACTGAAGGTGATACTACTCATGCTCAAAATATTGCTGAACAAGCAGTTATAGACTGTTTTGATAAGAAATTATTTAATGCTCATTTTAACTATGATAATGATCCAAATCACCCTACTCTTATAGTAGAATTTGAAGTATCTAATGAATTAGCTGAATTTTATAAAGAAGCAGCTAATGAGAATGAAGCAGTTGACTTTTATAGTTTAATATGTTATATTATAATTAATAATTATAGTTTCATTGAACCTTATGCTGGATTTAATGATAATTTTGACGATATAGTTTTTAATGATGAATTATATAATGTTTTATTGGATTTGAAATAATGACAGAATCAGAAGAAAGACTTTATGAATTTTTAGAAGAATATAAAGAACTTCTAAATGAAAATAAATTAGATGAACTGTATAATAAACTTATAACAGTTCAAGGTATAAGTAACCATAAATTAACTGAAGTGCTATATAGTGCAGGCATACCTGTTTTAAGTTATTTAACTTATATTCCTGAGAATTATAATAGTTATGATGTTAAATTGATAACTGTTAATATCCCTAAGAATATTAAATACGTAGCAGATTATGCTTATTTTAGATGTAAAAATTTAAGAGCTTTAGACTTTGAAAAAGATAGTCAATGTGTATTAATTCAAGATTCAGCTTTCGCTGAATGCAGCATGTTATCTAGCATAAGATTTGCAGAAGGTTTAAAGACTATAGAGCCATACGCATTTAGTGAATGTAGAAGTTTAAATACTGTGGTACTTCCAAATAGTTTATGTGATTTAATGTCTAAAGCATTTTTAGGTTGTGCTAATCTTACAAGAGTTTACACAGGACTAAATTTAGAGAGCATAGACAATGACGCATTTAACAGTTGTCGTAAATTAGAATATATAAAAATTGATAATCCTAAAATACATTTAGGAGAAAGAGTTTTCATTGGGTGTGATAATTTAAGTACCATAGATTTTAATGGCAGTAAATTAGATTGGCAGAGTGTTGTAAGTAATGCAGATGATCATTGTAGCACTTGGCTAAATAGACCTTACACTGTAACTAGAGTGCATTGTAATGATGGCGATGTCCATATAGATGGCACTAATTTCGAATAGGAAAATATGATATGATGAATATATCTTATACATTGAAATAGTTTTTAGAAAAACATGCTGATGATATAAATGCATGTAAGTTTGGAAAATTATATAGTGATGCTTATCTTGGAGGCCAAACATTAAGTTCTATGGAAGAAATAGGTGATATGACTCGTATTTTAATTGACGCAGGATTAAGTCCATTAGATGATTTAAAATATATTCCTGTTGGATTTTTTGCTGGATGGGATTTTGAAGAGTTTAGAATTCCAAATGGCATTGAATCTATTCACATGGGAGCATTCCGTAATTGTCGTGAATTAAAGAAGATTTATATGCCAGATAGTGTTAGAAAAATTGAATCTATGGCGTTTAAACATTGTAGATAGTTACAAACAGTAAATTTATCTAATAAATTAGAATCTATAGAAGATTATGCATTTAAAGATTGCCAAAATTTACATATACTACATTTACAGCACGTGACTTATATTGGAAAAGGTGTATTTTAGGAGTGTCCTAATTTAACAGTATTGTCTTATGATGGCACTGCTAAACAATTCACGTTCGTATGTAAAGCATATGATTTAGGATTTGAGCTAGAGCATGAAACAAACGTTAAACAAGTTTATTGTGAGAAAGAACCAGTAGATCAATTTAATGATAAATATATAAGCGTAAGAGAGTTACAAATTCAAGAATGAAAGACTATATAGTAGATATCGTAAAAGAATAGATAGAGAAGTATAAAGACGACATAGACAATTTTAATTTTAAACCTATATATGATTAGCTGGGTTTCAGTATACATTATGTAGAGGCAACTAAATGTTTTACTGAGATATTATATAAATCTGGTATAAATCCAATGCCTTACTTAACTACGATACCTGATAATTTTATGTATGAGACAGATGAATTTTCAACTTTAAATTTACCTAATGGTATTATAGACATAGGTAGTTATGCATTCGCCAATTGTCAAAATGTTAAGTTAGTTATATTACCTAACTCTATTAAACATATTGGCTTAAATGCTTTTGACTTAGAGAGATCTTCTAATAGACCTATAATATGTAATTATAGAGGTAGTATATATTAGTGGCATAATGTTACTGTTGATGACAACTGGTGTGGTGGCTATAATGATAAAGTTAAAGCTTTTGAAAAAGAATTAAAGTTACGTATAATAGATATTACTAGCATATTTAAATATATAAATTACGCTAAAGAAACGTATGGTGAAACGTTTTATGATTTATACGATGATAATAAAAGATCTTGGAAAAATTATAGATAAGTTAAAATAGTATTTAGTTTTTACTACTCTTGTTGTGGCGAATTGGAAAGACAATTGACATTCTGGAGAGACAGAAGACCTGGGCTCATAGTTCAGTTGGTAGAACGCCTGCCTTGCAAGCAGGAGGTCATCGGTTCGATCCCGATTGGGTCCACCATAGAGTATAATGCTTAGTACTCTTGTCAAGAAAACCTAAGCGCACGTCCAGCGAAAGAGAGGATGAGAGTTTATAAGATGATTGTTATAGTCTTGTAAAGTCATAAGACTACATAACAAAGGTATTATCTATTTACCTTAGTATTTTTATTTATTGTTAGTACTTTAAGATGATGACAAGTCAAATAGATTACCTGGCCTTGAGGAAAAACAAGCAGATTCGCCAGCCTGTCACGCTGGAGATAGTGGGGGCAGCACCCATCGAGGTCGCCACTGATTTACTTTAGTTCAAATAGTACGATCCATTAAATGTAGAACATCTTTGGTTACAGATCCGCTGTATAGGAATCTTTACAGGATAGAAGATATTAGTTAAGAATCGGTTAGCTAATAAGTAAATTTATACTCTTGTTTATATTAAGGAGATTATATGCCAAAATTATATGTATATTCTAAACCTAATGTTATGACTGATCATGATTTTTCAGATGATGTCGCAATTACAAAAGCTGACAATATAGAAGAAGCTGTACAAAATTTTAGAAAATTTTATGATTTATCTGATACTGATATAGATTCATTCGTTAGATTAGTTGAATTTACAAATGATGTAGCTATATTAACTGAATACTAATTTATAAATATTGCTCCGCTGGCATAGATGTGTTCGAAAGAATCTCTATTGCAACCGGAGCCTGTATTATCGGGGTGTAGCCCAGTTGGTAGGGCGCTTGATTTGGGATCAAGAGGTCGTGGGTTCAAGTCCCGCCACCCCGACCATAAGATTGATCAGTCTTTAAATGATTAGGATTCCCTTGGCCGATTCCATAGTGGCCTTAGTCCTTAAGCGGTAGGAGAAGAAGCATGGAAAAAGAAAGTAAAATAACAGTGATAACCGCTGAAGAAGCGAAACAAATAGCTGATAGTTCTAGAAGTACGATTAATAGAATATATAAAGCTATTAAAGAAGAAGCTAAAAATAATAGCCATATGATTAATGGCTGGGACTTAACTTCAGTAGGTTTAGAAACAGCTAATAAAATCAAAGATGAATTATTCTCAAAAGGTTTTGTAGTAGATTTAGTTGTCAATAAAGATTCAGAATATAACTTAGACGTTATAAGTCTGTTTATTAATTGGTTAAATTAAATATATTTAGGGAACTGATATCCGAATTAGGAGACCCCGTGAGGACGGCATTACAGTATTCGAGACTGTTAGATGTAAACGGAGTGAGATAGGATTGTGAAATTGATTTATAACCTCTGTTAATCAATGGAGTCCAAGTTTAGTTCAATTAAACTACGAATTCTTTAAAGGTATGTGGATGGATATCAATGATAACCGAGTAAGATGCACACGAGAATTGGGTTAGAGGTTATCAAATGAACAAACTTTGTAATGTGGAAGTTTAAGAGATTGGCGTTATGCGTTAAACTTGATTTTCAAGCATTGCTCTATGCCAAGAGTAATATGGTAGGTTATTGGTGCAACAGTTCAAATGTTTATCTCTTTATACGGAGTTTGAAATTGTCTGAGTCAAATGGAGTTTGAGTAACTGCCAATAATTGCATGACTAAGGTTGGTATCCAATCCAATCAGGTGCGACTACATTGTAGTTGGTACTGGACATGCCTTTCCCAAGGATTGTCGTTTCGATAGTTCTGTTGGCGAGCAGAATAGAAATATTGGGAATCGCCAAATTGTTTGATAGATCCAATCATGCCTCTTAACAATGCACAAATCGAGCGGACTTTCAATAGATAATAGTTCCACCACCCAGTACTGAATGTTGTCGCAATTGGTAGCCTATGTGCTACCGAAAGCGGTTAGTGGACTTCTAGAAAGCTGGGGAATTTTGAAGATATTCTTCAATGAGTAAGTTTGGGCTTATTCCTGATTAGAGGGAGAAATCTAATACATAAAGGGTAAGGAAATTCTCGGTAAATTGTCTAATAACCTGTGTGACGTTTAGTTGTTTACGTCCTAAATAATATTACATAACGTTATAGTCTTTTAAGTTGGCAGATAAGAGTGAGATAATATCAAGAGATGAGGAGCTGGTAAGCTCAACCAGTAGCCGCAATAGAGCGTATCATATAGATTGAAGATGTAGAGTAACGCCTAACACTGTTGAATAGATCCATAAAGTGATAATAAACACAGAAGTGGAGTAAAGTAACTCGTCAATCTTGTTATATCGCAGACGAGTGGAATACACATCATATAGTTTTTGATATTTGTGTATAGCTAAATTATATATAGTAAATAAAAATAAAGGAATATTTTATGCTATATATAATTTATAAAACGACTAATATGTTAAATCAAAAATTTTATATTGGTAAGCATCAATGTAAGAATTTAAATGACGGCTATTTAGGCTCAGGTATAGCTTTAGTAAAAGCTATAAAAAAGTATGGAAAAGCTAATTTTACCCGAGAAATATTGTTTGTATTTTCTACAGAAGAAGAAATGAATGCTAAAGAGAAGGAATTAGTTACTGAAGCGCTAGTTGCAGATCCTAATTGCTATAATTTAACTTTAGGAGGTGAAGGTGGCCCTGTATTTAAAGGAAGACATCATTCAGATAAGACAAAACAACTATTAAGAGATAAATATAAAAAAGTAAGCTTATCAGAAGAACAACTGCTAGAGAGATATAAAAAATCAAAGGCTACACGTTTTGAAAAATACAATAGTTGGAACTCTCCTATTAATATAAATAGTAGAAAAAAATTAAAAGAATCTGAGATAAACTCTTGGGAAAGTGAAGCGCATTATTGTGAAACTTGTGGAAAACTGATGTCTATAAAATATGGTTCAGGTAGGTTTTGTTCGAAATCTTGCTCAATAAGACCTTCATTATCCACTGAAAAGTTACTAAGCAGAAAAATAAAAGCACAAAACCGAGTCGTTTCAAATGAGACTAGATTAAAAGTATCAGAAGCACTTAAAGGAAAAGCTCCAAAAAATAAAAATAAGATTCAAATTACAAATGATTCTATAAATATTTATATTAATGTAGATGATTTAGATAAATATATACTTGAAGGCTGGCATAAAGGTAACTGTAAGTTAAAAGGCAGACAATCACCGAATCGCAATAATAAAAAAGTATAATAATAATAAATAAGTATATACAATACATGCTATACTGGGTTCGACTCCCAGGCCTGCACCCATTAAATCTTATAGTTGTAAAATAGCTATAAGATTTTTCGTTCTCTATAACATTTTTAGTTGACATATAACGAGAAGTGTTGTATAATAAAATTGAAAATAAGTTAAGGTGCTACGAAGCTATTGATAAGTTTTGATTGAGCTAGTTGGTTTGTAATTATTCGTAAATCAATCATTATACGAATCACAGATGCAAGAAGCAGTAGTAAATGGAATGAGATAAACAGCCTTAACAAATATACTCTTTAGAATAAATGCTGGTTACCATGATGGTTTTACACGTCTGACTTAAATGTCAATGGAAAGTTCCCCTCCCTTCAAAGGAGGAAGTTGTAGACTTGCAACTACAGAGAGTATTTATGAGATATGGCTGAAAGGTAAGGCACTCTTACAGGATGTAAGAGGTACAGGGTTCGATTCCCGAAGACGTGGTGGTCGTTGAATAGTTCAAGTCTATTCTATCTCATTTATCTCGATAGCGGAGTCGGCCGCCATAGTCTCGTTCAAATCGAGGTGTCGGGTCTGGATATTACGCAAGTCCAGAATTGCGTTATTGTTTGGAAGTAACAGCAGATATGCGTGTAACTTCAAAGAGGGTATGTGAATTAAGTCAGCTACTTAATTTGCAGTGGAAATCCTTGTGGGAGGTATACCTAAACCTTCAATTATATAGATACTTATCTAAAAGGTGAGGCAACTTAAATGTCCTTGGAATTCCTTGTGTATTAACAAACATGTTAAGTATCATAAATATTAAATCCCTTCCATTTGGTAAAAGACCGCGGAAATAGTCGACTGCTACCGAGGTTAGTATAAGTTAAGATAAGAATAGTCTTATTCGAGGTCTTATACATTAAAATTATAATTCGGTAAAACTCCGATATATCCTGTAAGATGCTCAGTGGAATAGCGAACTTGGTGTTTGAAAGTGATAATACCTACGTTCTTATGGGATGAACCGCATGTAGCGGGTTAATAAGGACTGACGTAAGCACAAAAGTAATAGATGTATATGTTGGCTAAAACTAAGCCGTTATCTATGATGATAGTGTAAGGCATACGACAACTGCTTATAATGCGCAGTGTAATTCAAAAAAGTTAGAACTTCGACAATGTGTTGAGGAATATGGTGCGAATCCATCGCTGCGCTGCGAAATGAATCATTGGAAGTTCGTTAGTATAGATCAAGAGTAATAATCGCTATACTTATAGAGAAGTAACTTCACAAAGTAGATTATAGGGTAAAGTCTATATGAAGAGGTGCACCCAATTCCTCTTAAATATTTAAAATTAGTTGACATATTAGTTTTAGTGTGTTATAATATACTTGTAAATGATTAAATAAATTATTTACATTTTATCTCTTATTAGCTCAGCGGTAGAGCGGCTCCATGTTAAGGAGTGTGTCAGAGGTTCGAATCCTTTATAAGAGACTGCTCGAAGGTTGTAGGGTATGAGCCTTATGGAACTACTGGAAGTTAAGTAGCGTTTCTCTAGAAGGAAACTAGAGTCCTCGAAAATAAGATAGACCTATTATTAGAAAGTTTGCGCAAAAGGTTTATAACAAAACCATCTAGATCTCTCAATAGCTTAATTGGTAGAGCCTCGATGTTTCAAAAAGTCGAAGATATAAGTTTGAATCTTATATGAGAGTGACACTACTATATAGAAAGTAGCGATTGTTGCTCAGAAGGAGACCGAGTAATTGTAAAGAGGGGTTTAGTCTCTGCAGAAGACTAAGCAAACAAACCATACGTATCAAGATCAGCGAGTCAGGGAACTCAGACGAGCCAGTACCTAAAGCATGCACAGGGAATCTTTAGGGAAAACCCGTCAGAAGAATAAACCGTCATAAGGTCTTCTATAGGTTCGAATCCTATTGTCTTGCAAGTCATAAACTTCGACGGAAGTTGAGAATGAATGGCCGCTTGGAATAGACAAGCATGCATCACTATTTAGCATAAATGAAAGTGCAACACTTGTAGTAACAACGAAAAGTGTAGATATCAGTTTGAATCTGATAATGGTGTCGGTAGTCAGATACCGAGTCTGACAAAAACTCCTAGAGGGAGTGATAACTCCCTAAAGCACGATAGTAAGCAGGTGTACAGAAAGGTGATGGTACTAGTCCTTTCAATTGATGGGTATTTTGTCCACGGAATTAGCAGTGGAGCAAATTGTGGCACGAAATCGAGGTTTTGTTATTTTACCTACGTTAGATGGTGTATATGTAAGGCGTACAGAGAACAGGGGCTTACATTAATAGGTTTAGTTAGGCGAGACTGGTAATCCGCTGATTGACTCTAAACTAAATCATGGGATGGCATCTTGAAAATAATAATTTTATGGGGTACGTAGTGTAGACACACCTGAAGATATCATCAGAGTGGGAAGCAGCACAGATATAGATACTTATAGAATAGTGCGCATATTTTTATATTGAGATCATATCAAGGCGCCAAGTGCAAATCTTGGGTACCCTTCCGATATCGGTGAATAGCTCAACGAAAGAGCATTGTAGTATAGGCTAATAGCGTACTATGAGAGACTTCAGTTTAACTCTGAAATTGCCGACCAATACGTTGGACAGCGTTTCCTAAAATGTCCCAGACCTCGTTAGCTGTAGAAATAACGATGCGGCAGTGCGCTGTAGGTGAAGCGAACTTTGGATGAAGGGTGTGCCATCCGAGAATAAGCAAATAGGAATGCAAGCACATCAATATATCACTTATTAGTTCAGTTAGGAGAACGCTAAGGTCGTAGGAAAAATAGATGTGATTATCCTAAAACCAAGAGACGATATTCCGACATCACGGGAGACGTTAAACAAGAGTGCAATTCTTTTATAAGTGACCAATTTCAAAACTTAATATGTTAATTGTGAGGAGAGGATGAAATTTATTAGTGATCTTGAGATGCTGGCCTGAAAAGGATGGGTTCAAGACATTAGTAAAAGGTGTGGCAACGTCGACCAACTCAAGAGTGTCGAAGCGATTGTGTAACAGTTAATCAGATTAAGTAGAGATAGGAAGAGCATCCGAAAACAAATGAGCCGTAAAAGGTTCCCCAGAGCACTGATCAACCACTGGGCCTTAAAAGATAGAAAGGAGAAAGGGCTGTAAGGCGAGCAAACACCAAGCAGAACGACGTGCATCACGCAAGGGATAAAGATGCTGGCTGTCAGTGAAGGCGAACTGAATACGCTTAAAGCTGCTTGGACAGGTTTAAGGAGAGGATATTATATTCGCTGTGAGTGTAATTCAAGCTCTGGCTTACAGCTTAATGTATGCACCTTTAGGCTAATGGAATAGACCAACCGCCTTCTAAGCGGTTTATACAAGTTCGACTCTTGTAAGGTGTACCAAATTATATTTAATCGACGTATAGGCTAGCGGAATTAAACCATACGGCTACGGACTGTAGATCGAGGGTTCGAATCCTTCTACGTCGACCATTATATCCTGCATTATATCAGTTGGTTTAGATAGCACGTCTGATAAGCGTGAAGTCCTTTGTTCGAATCAAAGATGCAGGACCAAATGTTGGGAGTAGCTTAGTCGGTTAAAGCGCCAGGTTGTGGCCCTGGAGATCGCGTGTTCAAATCACGTCTCTCAACCCATTTTGCGATAGTAACTCAATTGGCAGAGTGCTACCTTGCCAAGGTAGATGTTGCGAGTCCGATTCTCGTCTATCGCTCCAGTATAACATAGCCGTTTAGCTCAATTGGTAGAGCACAGGAATTTGACTCCTGTTGTCGGAAGTTCGAATCTTTCAACGGCTGAATTCTATAATATAGTTACCTTCACGATGGTTAGAATTGTAAGTAAACGAAAGTTGAAACTAAAAACTATAAAAACATGAAAATCTATATAAGTTATTTTTATCAAATACGATTTTTCAGTCCTAATATGATACCTATAAGCACTGCAGCTTTTGACCCTAAATGGTTTTATAATGTAAAACAAGGTCATTATTATAAAGATAAAAATGGTGTTTATAATGGCTTAAGAGCTGATATTCTAAATCCTCCAAAAGGGATAGAGGGAGACTGTTGTAGAGATTGCAAACTTCCTATTCCGTGTTACTTTATGAAAAAGTATAGAGAATATTTAGATACATTAGATTTCGATGATATTATAAAGAGATGTGAAAATATCGGTAATAAAATTAAATCTATGGAACATTTTGAAGAAGAACCTATAATAGTTCTAATGGTGCATGAAAAGAAATCATGTAAATGTGCTGAAAGACCAATGTTACAAAGTTGGTTTAAAGATCATGATTTAGAATTATTAGAATGGGAACCTCAAAAAATAGATTCAGGATTGTATAAATATAATATATTAAATTTTTAAGCACATGGGCCTGTTTATAGATTCGATTGCTTAAACGAGGTTAGTAGATTCACATGTTGGTTACTTACATAAAGTGACATTAAATTTAAATGCTAATATGAAAGCAGTTGCTTGAGTTTAATTCAAGGCCAAAACGAAGAGTCTCCAAAACAACTTCTGAGGTTTAGGAATTTGGATAGTCATAGTATCTATGCTGACAATAAAATCATAGATTTTGTTTTCTTTATTTTCTCAAAATAAAGTGGTGGAGTGGGTAGTCTAAATATCCCCCTTATGATTGTGATATAAAAGTCTATTAAATAGTTAGGTAAGACCAGAGTGCAAGTCTCTGCAGGTCCACCATGTATATACTTAGCATTAAGCTAAATTATAAATATAAATTAAAACTTAATAGATCAAATGTCTTAATAGGTGCCACGAAGCAACAAAGAGAAGCAAAACGCTTGGGACGTTAGTAAGCTTGCTTGAGAGTAATAGGAGCAGTGGTAAATGGAATTCGATAAACAGCCTAAATTCTTATATAAAAAGGAGAAGCGAAGATGTTTGATCTTAATAACATCGATTTGTTAGCATTAGCTGTTTATGCTCAATTATTTAATTTTGGCAAAAAGAACAAATAGAATGAATATAATGACTAACAATCGCTAATCAAACTATGTATTTATTAGAGGTGATAAATACAAAAATGATTTGAAAATAATGTCTAATTTATTGTTAGATTTTACATAGAATTTTGTATATGAAAATATACATATATTGGGAAATCGCCAAGTGGTAAGGCTGGCGTCTCTAAAACGTTAATTCGTTGGTTCAAATCCAACTTTCCCAACCAAACAACTTAATATAGAAGAGACGTAGCGGCTTGAAGAGTTACTTCGGATATATCTGTTAAATATAAAACCACTTAAACCAAATTTAAGCATTTTGTACTCTTCATATTATTCACGTTTTAATTTTTGATAGTAATATCTAGAAGCGGATTAACGGTTACTTCAAAAAATGCTTTGGGTGCACGGTGTCATAGGTTCAAGTCCTATCTCCCCGATCATCGGGGAGTAGCTCAGTGGTAGAGCACGTAAAAATGAAAAAACCCGTTAAATTATTCTCTAGAATGCTATATTGTTAACAGAAAACAAGTCAACATTAGTTGACTTGTTTTTATTTTTGTTATATAATTAAACTATAAAATAAAAGAGGTTAAATTTATGGAATTATCTACATTACAAGACAGAATTAGTAATCTTAAAAATACTATTGAAAAGAAAACTAAAACTATTCAAACTAAAACTAATTTAATTGCAAAGAAACAAAAACAATTAAATGATTTAGGAATAGATATCTTCGATAAAGAATCTATAAAATCTAATAATAACGCTTTTTGGTTAGCGTATGATATTGAAACTCTAGAAGATGATATAAAGAATGCTAATAAAGTTATTGAAGAATCTAAAAAGAAATTAGCTGATTACGAAGAACAACTTAAAGATGCTTCTAATGTAGAAGATTCGTATGTAAGAGAAGTTCCTGAATGTTTAAAAGAACTTCAAAAAGAATTAGAAGAAAGATGGACTGAGTTTGACATCGCTAGAAGAGATAAAATTTTAGAAGTTAAAAAAGTTAAAAAGTATAAAGATGTGATGTACACTTATTCAAAATACGATTGGACTGTACTAGCTTATAAAACTGATTCTGAGATCATAGAAGACAACAAGAAGGACGCTAAACACTTTGTTATTGAACTATTTAATAGAATAAAATCAATCACTGGAGAAGTTACTGACTGGCGCAATGTTGAGTTAACATATGGCGCTAGAGGCATGGCGACTTTAAATGGCGTAGTTACTGGCGTAAATGGCAAATGTAGAGTAGAATCTATATTCGCTGAAGGTTCTGTTCAGAGATTACATGTTAGAGTTTTAACGAAGAGAATTTAATTTAGTAGTCAACTAGTTTAAAAATTAGTTGACTATTTTTATATTGTATGATATAATATAACTATAAAATATAGAAGAGGTAATTTTATGAATAAAATTGATTTAAGTAAAGTAAATGAAAAATCTATGACAAGCGTCTTAAACGCTAATTATGAATCTGTAAAAGATGTAGCTAATAAAGGTTCAGTGAATGATGTTTTGAATTTAGTAGAAAACTTATTCAATGAAGCAGGTATAAATACTAAAGCATCTAATAGACTTCTTAACAATATTAGAAAATCTAAAACTTCTACTGAAGCAATTTGGACTATAACTAATTCGATGTTAAGCGGATTCGGTGAAAGTGTAATTTAAAAAAAAATAAAAAAAAATGAAAAAAGTTTGCATAAATAGTTTACAAATGCAAATGAATGTTATATAATAGTAATAGAATCAGTTTTGGAGGATTTAATATGATAAACGATTTAGTAGGTAAAAAAGTAAAAAGTCTTAAGACTAATGAAGTAGGTGTTATTACTAACGCAGTAAATACTACAGGCAATAATCTTTGTAATGATTATGATATCAATGTTACAATTGAATATCCATCATGCACTAAACAAATGACTTTACTGTATTGCTTAAATAAAGGCATCTTGAAACTTGAAGAAGATTTTGATTTTACTTCAATTAAAGAAGATCTTAGAATCATGAAAGAAGATGACGATAATATGAAAGCTATTCAAGAAGAGCAAAATAAGAAACGTAAATTAGCGATAAAAGCTGCAGAAGAAGCTAAGGCAGCGGAAGAGAAATATAAAAAGAAAGTTGCTAAAACGCTTGAAAAAGTAAATAGCTTATCGAAAGAAAGACTTTCTAAATCAAGTAATTTATATTATGCTTTAGGTTGGTTAGCAAAACATACAGGTTCTATAAACGCTAAGATGCCAGATTATCTTGAAGATTGGTTTGTTAAGAATTTTGGAGATGTGCCAAGGTCTGTATCAGATGGCAGAAAAACTTCAAGTGGTGGATATGCTTGGCAGTGGAGTTATTCATTTAGTTTAACGCTTACTAAGATGAAAGACACTGAAATTCCTGCTTATTTAAATGATTATGTAAAAGCAAATAGAATTCAAAGTGTGTCATTTATCTGGAGTTTAGTAGATGATTATGGTTTTAATTTTGGCAAAGGCGTAAATATTGAAGAAATTAGAAGTAAAATTCCTACAGATAATTTACAAGATTTTGATTTAGGTTTTAGCGCTTAATTTGTATAATCAATAAAAGAGGTTAAAAATGGAATTTAAAATAGGTGACGTTGTTACGTTAAAAACTTTTGTTAATGATGATAAGATCAAAATAAATAGCGCAATAGCTTTATATCAATTAGAATTTATAGGTATTGTAAAAAACATAAATAATTCGCCATTTGAATCAGCGCCGATACTAGAATTAGAAGTTATTAAATCAGATATCTATATGAAGAATTCATTTACAGAATTATATTCTACGCAGTGTTCA